TCAAGGTCTTCAGGGATTGCAGGGAACTCAAGGAACTCAAGGAACCCAAGGTCTTCAGGGTCTTCAGGGTCTTCAGGGTCTTCAAGGTCTTCAGGGATTGCAGGGAACTCAAGGAACTCAAGGAACCCAAGGTCTTCAGGGTCTTCAGGGTCTTCAGGGTCTTCAAGGTCTTCAGGGATTGCAGGGAACTCAAGGAACTCAAGGAACTCAAGGTCTTCAGGGATTGCAGGGAACTCAAGGAACTCAGGGGGTTCAGGGATTGCAGGGTCTTCAGGGCTCTAGAGGAAGACTTAATGGATGCTCAAGATTTAGATTTGAGACTTCCGTTGATCTTTCCGGAGATATGGAAACATCCAATGGTTCGTTTGATGGCTCAACGACTTCTGTAACTTTATGGGATGTTGATTACGACGGAAATAATATTGATGTTGAATTGTCGTTGCTGACGGTGGGTTCTTATATATCTGTTTCGTCTGGTGGCAATGGCCCAGTAACATACAAAATAACATCTTCCACTAAATCAGGAAGTTTGTACACTTTCGGCGTTACTTATGTTTCTGGAACAACATACAGCCCTTCTCCTGGAACAATAGTGAATGTGTGTTGGTTCTATTTAGGGCCTCAAGGATTACAAGGATTACAAGGATTACAGGGGATTCAGGGGAATCAAGGACCAATAGGATCAGGAACCCAGGGACTTCAAGGACTTCAAGGACTTCAGGGGGCAAGAGGAACGCAAGGAGCAGAAGGAACTCAAGGCCTTCAGGGACTTCAGGGATTACAGGGTCTTCAAGGACCCCAAGGAGTTCAGGGATTCACAGGCCCGCAGGGTCCTTCTAATGGAGGCGGCCCAGGAGGAGAGGGTGCACAGGGACCACAAGGTCTTCAGGGTTTTCAGGGCCTTCAAGGTTTTCAGGGCGTTGCCGGTCTCAATGGTTCAGGAACACAGGGTGTGCAAGGCGTTCAAGGAACTGCACAGAGCAACATGATTGTCCTTGCTGCAAGTGGGGGTATACCTTCAGGAACTGATGGTGCTATAGGACCGTTACAAACAGAAACCCCGACAAATAAACAGAACTATGTGACACTAGAATTCATAGATGACACCAAGAAACACTATGCACAATGGAGTGTGTTCATGCCCCCTCAGTATTCAGGAGGAACCGTGACTGCTAAGTTTGTATGGTATGCTGCATCGTCATCAACAAACTCAGTGGTTTGGGGCTGCCAGGCGTATGCATTTGGAGATATGGTGAATTACGATCAATCATGGGGGACTGCGCAGGAAGTTACCGATGCGCATAGTAGCACAGCAAATGATGTACAAATATCTTCTGCTACAAGTGCAATAACTATAGGAGGCTCCCCTGGTGCAAATAAAATGGTGCAATTTAGAGTGTATCGAGACCCATCCAACGGAAGCGATACGCTAGCACAGACAGCTTCATTGTTAATGGTAATAATAGAATACTAAAATGACGTTTAATTCATTAACAAGTTTTATTGATCAAGGTTCATACCTTAACTATACAACGAATACATTTTACCCGACAGCAGGAAGAATAATGTTTGCGTTTATAGTTGTCTCCAATAATGATGATACCCTTGATTCTGTAACAGGATCACAATATACATGGGAAAAAGTAACATCCATACAATTTACCGGAGACGGAGGCGGGGGTTATGGATATTCAGGGTTAAATCTCTATTGGGCATATTGCGATTCTGGAAATAGTGACACTTTAAGCGTACAATGTCCTGGATCCTCAAACCCGAACACATGCATGATTTCTGTTTTTGAGATAGCTTCATCGTTTGGAAAGAATTGTTTTACTCCAAGGCAGATAACCTCAAATAAAACTAATGGTACAATTTTCCAGACAACATTCAATGCTAGCAAATTAGAATCCAATGGTGCTTTTACGTTTGTAGCAGCGATTGATAAATTGACAACAAGCACAGCACCTACAAGTTATTCAGTCCTTGATACTATATCAGGAGGCACTCCGTTTGACTGCGGGGCGAGATTGGGGGTGATTGGATCAGGCACCAGTGGAACAAACGTACAATGGGGGGCGAATGATAGTTCTGTTGAATACGGGATGATAACAGTGGAGGTTTGGAATCCTCATACTGTTACAGGAACTGCCTACAGTTCTCCTATGGCATATTAAAAAAAAAGAAGGTGGGATATATATAAAGAACAAAAATTATCGGATATTTATGATTTACATCGAAAAAGTAGTACAGCGTTTTTTACAGACAAGAGACCAGGCACACTCACTGCACTGGACAACAAAGAGTTACGCGGCACACAAAGCACTAGGAGATTTTTATGATTCTCTTCTCGACGGAATCGATAATTTCATAGAAGCATACAGCGGAAAGCATCCTGAAGCTTTCTCACAGAAAGCAAAAATCCCCGTGAGCATATCAATAGAACCTAACGCATCGCCCGATGGAATGATGTCATATTTCATGGATTTCAATAAATTCCTCGAAACTCTTTGTGCTGATCTCGTAGAGAACGGAGACGGAGACTTAGAGCATCTTGTGCTCGACCTTAAGAACGACACAAATAAGCTCCTCTACCTCTTACGTTTAAAATAAGAGAACAATCACAAACAAACAAAATTTATGAATCCTGAAATAAAGACAAAAAACGGCTCCGATAAATCATATGATAGCAGCGAAACCATCGCTAAATCAGAAGAAATTGAAAACACATCGGCATGTTATTTGAAGGTTATAGAAGAGATATGCAATCTCAAAGACCGTATGAAAGTGGGAAGGTCTAGTACAAAGAAAGCAAAATTTAAGTGGGTGTACTAACGACGTTTTTTTCGTTGTTTTTTCTTCTTACGCTGTCTCCAGGTCATAAAATCCATCAGATTAGGCCAAACATCCCCGCTACCCCTCTGCTCAGCAGAGGGTAGCACAACATCCCCCATTCCAGGAGTATCCTGCGGTGTAGCAAACCCCTGCGCATCCGCAGAGACTGCCCCTTCGTTCTCGTTTGTTTTCATACTGTATATATCAAAAAATTTTATGAGATGAAGAAAAGTGTTATTTTGAGTCCTATGATCATTAGATTGTTTATCTTTTTGTGCCTCTTCTTTTCGGCGCATGCGAAAGAATGGGTCTATTTCGTTTCCCCGGATGACGTGTCTATCGTGATGTCAAAAAGGGCCATGACATCGAAGGAATGGAAAAAAACAGGACACAGCAATTTCGTGAACCTCTGTTTTTTTGAATCCCGGAATGTCGTCGGCACTCTCATCATAAACGGAAAGCACCAGGGAAGAACAAGGTCAAAGTGGCCATTCTTCTCCATCAGGCCTACTGCAGGAGAACTTCTGAAGTGTGTAAACGTGATCGACGGATTCTCCGGCAGCCACGAGCTTGTTGTCGATTATACTGCCACCAGATTCAAGAATACTAAGTTCTCGCGAAGGAGATGCCAAAGAACCTGCATCGGGGTGAATTCTCAAGGATGTATTGTGATATTCGTGAGCACGGGGATAAACCTCAACGATGCAGCAAAGAGGATGCAGGAAATAGGCTGTTCGTACGCAGTGAACGCAGACGGCGGATCTTCAACGATGCTCACAAAATCAGGAAAACATCTCTGCAACACGAGTAGAAAGGTCCCTGTTATACTGAGCTGGAAGGAAACAAACAAAACCGAATATGTGGTTCCTATTCGTTAAGTATTGGTATGTCATAGAAATTCGGGTGCTCCATAGAAACATGCACCCAAAATCCCTTCTTTTTAAAGTCGACATCGACATCCACCCTGGACGTTATCACACGCCGAAGTTTGAGTTCATTTTTAGCATATCGCAGTTAACAATCTTTTCACTGTATGTGTATAATAGACGAAACGAAAGGTCTGTGTTCGACTTTGACGATGAATTTGATTCAGAAGATGTAATCCGTTGAAAAAAATATTTTTTTCTTCGTGCTCGATTGTTTATATTTGCACAACAACAAGGAGAAACGGTATGAACATCTTTGCGATAGATTCGGATCCTCTGATGGCAGCTTCATGGTTGGTAGACAAGCACGTTGTGAAAATGCCAGTCGAATATGCCCAGATGTTATGTACTGCGCATTGGGTTTCCGCTGGTATATCCAAAAGGAAATCCGTGGGTGAAAACGATGCCGATGGAATATTTAGGAATTTCCCTGATGGATGTAGTCCGTATCTACCCACACACGTGAACCATCCAAGTTCCGCGTGGGCCAGAGAAACGTTGGGGAATTACATGTGGCTCGCGGCTCACGCAAAGGCCACATGCAAGGAGTACACACGAAGGTACAAAAGAATCCATGCATCTGAGGCTGTCATAGATTGGTGTGCAACAAACATACCAACTGTTTGCGGAAATGACGTGCACATAACTCCGTTTAAACTCGCAATGCCAATTGAATTCAAGATCGACGAAGATCGGATAGAATCATATAGAAACTACTATCGGTATGCAAAAACCCATATACATTCATGGAAGATACCAGAATGCAAACCGAATTGGATCTAATCACTTACACAGGAAATACATATGTTTAACGTTCGATACAAGAACTATACAGATCAAACTCCCTCAGGGGATATAAGCATGAACATGGAATGGAAGCCGTTTGTTGCAACAGACGGTTACGACCAAAACAAATACTACATGGTCTGGTCTGACAATTCGTTTTCACTCCACAGAGGGACTTCTGACGTGCAGGAAAAAAACATAATCTGCGAGGGGGATGTTTACATTGCAGAAGTGACATGCCCTCAGGTACACCGTTTCCCACTTGCAGCAGGCTGCTAATCAAAGGAACACATGCAAACAACTCAATACTACGATGAATTTCTACGTTACTTCCAGTTGGCGCAAAAACAGCAGGAACTGTGTAATTTAGGATCCGTCCCTCATCAGGAGAGTGATATCGGAGACGATCTCATGCACAACGTAGAACTGTATGATGTCGTCGAGAGAAAGTACGCCGGATTTTCACAGATAGTCAACGATGTGTTCTACGGATGGTCTGAAGAACACCCGTACTGGGAAAAAATGAAAAACGGTCTTATCACAAAACAGAGATCAAGGGTATCGAAGAATTGGACCGGGAAGCAATCTGATTTTTCATTGCCTGAATGGCTCTACCTGTTCCTTCTTCACAGGATAACAGGGTCTGCTATAAATTACGCAACCAAACCTTCCGGGTATCATAACACACTTTTGTTCTATCTGCATGAATCAAGATCTATAGAAGATATGATCGGCCATGTAAACCGCCACAATGAGCCGTTCTACACTTCAATAGGATACCAGTTTCCCAGTTTTCCAAAACCACCAAGAGGGTCAATATATCGCAGGGGCGGTGATTATTACCTATCGGAATACGCCCCGAAACTCATAAGAGAACTATCGGATTGGCTCGAACAAGGAGGCAAACGAGATTTGAGAGAAATAGGACAATGGATGTTCGATTGGAACACTAGAAACGGTCTGAGGGTTTACAGATTTCAGTACGCCGCATTCGTGGCCGATATAGCGGACTGGTACCCCAAATATGCGAACAGGGAATCGATGTTCTACTACGGAACGAACGCAAGAGAGTGTTTATCATATCTCACCGAGGATAGAAAGAACAAAAAGGATGAGCACCTGGATTCCATAATGATGAAGATATATGAGGACACTGGATCTTTTCCGTACAATGCAGAAGACGTAGCGTGTGATTTCATACGTTGGGTGGAAAACTACATAAGACCCGGAGCGGACTATGACCATCTTGACCTCGATGGGTTGTGGTCATCCTGCAGAATAAAAGACCATCCATACGGAAGACAAAAGGCGATGGTCGATCTAGGGCTCGTTGAGACCTTCAATGGCATCAGCTCACATCCGTCGGATGACTATATTTTAAGAAAAAACAACATATCAGAAGAACAATACAAACACATGGTAAGAAAACATTATGCCTCATAATAATCATACGATCGATGGTAAAAACATGGACATTGGTCTTTTGTCAAAAGAGGAGGCAAAGGATTACTACCTTTCTCTGTGCGAAGGCTGGGAGCCATATAATCCAGACCCTGTTGTCGTTGAACACAATGGCGTGAGGGTTGTTCGAGACGATGTCATAGTTGGAACAAAGACCCGAGCTGGTGATCTTTTGGCGTCAAAATTAGAATCAGAAACCATAGTATACTGCCAACCAAGAACAGGCCTGGCCGGAGTTTCTCTATTGGACGTTGCAAAAAACAGAGGAAAAAAGGTTGTGCTATTTATGCCAGCATCCAAGAGGATCTCTCTTCACCAGGCATGTTGTATAGAACAAGGTGCTGAACCCATTTTCAAAAGAATAGCAGCGATGCCGAATCTCAATATCGCGGCAAAACAGTATGCAATCGATAACAAATTCGCATTCGTCCCGCTCGGTTTAAAGCATGAGTATGCAACAGCTGGTATAGTATACGCAGCAAGCAAGATAAAAGAACCCGAAGATGTTTATGTGGCCGTGTCGACTGGCGTGTTATGCAGAGCGTTGCAGATCGCGTGGCCGAATGCAAAATTCCATCTCGTTGCAGTGGCAAGAAACCTGAAGGCTGGTGAAGCTGGGTGCAACGTCTCTGAAGTTATTTCAGAACCCCTTGAATTCCAGACGCCGGAAAAAAAGGAGAATCTACCCCCATTTCCTACTGTTTCTACCTATGACGGAAAGGTTTGGAAATACGTTCCCAAAAACTCAGGAAGGGACGTACTCATGTGGAATGTGGGCACGGATCCAGTTCTCCGAAATGAAAGCATATACGATGAGATAAAATCCCAGAGGGATTGGAGATAATAGAAATACATCAAAAAAACCAAGCCGAAAACGTTTATGGATCAGATAGCATACATCGTCGGATACTTTTGCTTAGGTTATACTATAACTTCTCTCATGTTTGCTGTATGCATACGGCATTCGCTCACTCCAAGGAAAAAATTCAGGAGAAAACAGAAGCCATACAACAGAGATGGGATGATACATTGATCGAGCATACCTCCCAACCAAACACCTCCTCGTAAGACAACACACCCCCAGAAAAAAAACATCTGCATTTTTCAAATTTTTTTTTCACACATCCAAAATTTGTTATTTTTGTAACGAATATTTCAACAACTTTTCAAGGAGTGCCAGAAATGGAACAAGTTAGAAAAGGTGCGTTTGATTGGTCAAAGCACCCATCAGTGTCGGGTCGTATGGTGTTCATTGCAAACCCAAACGAGTTTGCAACATTCGGAGATGATACGTCAAAGGAAGAATTTGTGCACATGCTTCGTAGGCACAATATCGAAAAGGAATTTGATTTCAAAAAGCAATTTTTGAAGTATTGGGCTCTTGTTATTGCAGGAGTTCTACCTTGGGCGTTCTTGATAATCAGAGCTCTGTTTGACGCGTATAATGTGTTTAAATCCTAATTCACTAACATTACAAGTACCATAAATGGCAACAGCACTTTCATTTTTTCTCATGATCCTTGTTTGCGAAATAGTGATATACGGATCATACAGGTTGGTCGTGGCCATCATCGATTTTATACACAAACATCAGTAGCATTTGCTGCTATAAACCTCGATTGTGTGAATTACGGTGATACACCTAACCCGTGCGTATTTCTATTTATACTAACAACAGAATCCATGGACTTAGAGAATGCTAATGTTAAGATTTTTAACTTCTTGCGCACCTCTGTGTGTAACTCCGTGTATGACTCCATATGGGACCCCAGAAGGGACTCCACATGGGACTCCGTATGGGACTCCTTGAGGAATCCCGTGTTGGACTCCGTTGTTATTAGATTACAGGAACCCATAAGAGAAGAAAGGAAACGAGGATGAACTTAAAGAATATTGATATTAAGATTGGTAGGTCCATGCGGATCTCCGTGGAAAAATCCGCGTGGAACTACGTGTTGGACTCCGTGAGGCACTCCGAGTGGAATTCCGTGTGGTGGTCCGTGAGTTACTACGTGGAGAATTCCGCGTTGGACTCCGTGAATGATGGACTACAAAGACTCATAAGACAAGAAAGGAAATAAGGATGAACTTAGAGAATGTTAACTATAAGATCTGTGATTCTGCGTATGTATCCTCGTGGAACTCTGTGAGGGGCTCTGTGGTGGTCTCCGTGTGGAACTCTGTGAGTAACTCCGTGAGTAACTCCGTGAATGATAGACTACAAGAACCCATAAGAGAAGAAAGAGGAAGCGAAGATGAACTTAGAGAATGTTGGTAAAAATATAGAATTCGCATCGATCTCCATGGAAAACTTCGCGTTGGGCTCCGTATGGGACTCCTCTATGTACTACTCCATATGTGACTCTGTGAATTTCTTCGTGGAAAACTCAGTGGAAAACTCAGTGAATTTTAGACTACAGCAACCCATAAGACAAAAAAAACAGGGATGAACTTAAAGGATGTTGAAGATAAGATTGAGGAGTCTGTGTCATACCCGTTGCACTCCGTGAGGGACTCCGTGAGGAATTCCATTAGCAACTCCATATGGCCCTCCAATTGGTACTCCGTGTGGAACTCCGTGGGGGGCTCTGTGAATATTGGACTAAAAGGATCCATAAGAAAAGAAAGGAAACGAGGATGAACTTAGAGAATGTTGGTAGGAAGATTTGGGATTACCCTAGGTCAGACTATATGTTGAACGATGTGTTTGATTGTGTGTATGGATCCGCCTTTACCTTCGCGCGGGACTCCGCGTCCGGTTTCGGGAGGGACTCTGTGTTTGAACCCGCGTGGGAATCCGTGTATTATGGAGTGCAAGAACCCATAAGACAAGAATGGGAACAAGAATGAACTTAGAGAATGTTGATAATAAGATTGGTAAGTCCGTGGAGAACTCCGTTTTGGGCTCCGTGTGGAACTCCGTGTGGAACTCAATGGAGGACTCTGCGGGGAACTCCGTATGGTGCTTTGTGGGGGACTCTGTGGAGGACTCTGTGCAGAATGGACTACAAGAATCCATAAGAGAAGAGAGAAAACGAAAGAGGAAACGAGGATGAACTTAGAGAATGTTAATTATAAGATCTGTGATTCTGCGTATGTATACTCGTGGAGCTCCGTGAGGGACTCTGCGTGGAACTCTGTGATGGACTCCGTGTGGGGGGTGGTGTGGGCATCCGTGGATCATCCCATGAGTAACTCCGTGGGGGACTCTGTGGATTTTGGACTACAAAGACCCATACGAGAAGAAAGGAGTCAGGGATGAACTTAGAGAATGTTGGATATATGAGTGTGAATTATGTGAGTGACTTGGTGAGTTTATCCATGAGAGACTCCGCGTGGAACTCCGTGTGGGACTTTTTGAGGGACTCCGTGGGGAACTCTGTGAGGGACTCTGTGGTGGTCTCCGTGTGGAACCCCGTGTGGGACTCCGTGAATATTGGACTACAAGAACCCATAAGAGAAGAAAGGGGCCGGTAAATGAACTTAGAGAATGTTAGAGATAAGATTGGGAACTCCGTGAGTATCTCCGTGAATAACTCCGTGTGGTTGTCCGTGTGGAACTCCGTGGATAACACCATGTGGAACTCCGTGAGGAACTCCGTGTATTTCTCCATGGGGAACTCCGTGAGAAACTCCGTGAATTTTAGACTACAAAGACCCATACGAGAAGAAAGGAGTCAGGGATGAACTTAGAGAATGTTAAAGATAATATTATGAACTCCGTGAGGAACTCCGTGTATTTCTCCGTGGGGAACTCCGTGTGGGACTCCGTGTGGTACTCCGTGTGGCGCTCCACGCAGAACTCCGTGAGGAAGTCCGTGGATATTGGACTAACAGAACCCATACTACGAGAAAGGAGACGAAGATGAACTTAAAGAGTATTGAGGATGAGATTCATTCATGGATTGACTCCGTGGAGAGTTCCCTGAAAAACTCCATGTGGAATTACGTGTGTATTTACAGGTCGTATTCCGTGTGCGACCCCGTGTATAGCTTTGTTGAGAACTCTGTGCGGGATTCTGTTTATATTAGAATACAAAGACCTATAATAGAAGAATTAAAACGAAGATGAACTTAAAGAATGTTGAAAATATGATTTGGGAATCCGTGAGGGACTCCTTGTGGTATCCCATGCGGATATCTATATCAAACTCCGTGAAAAAGTCCGTGTGGGTCTCCGCTAGGGAATCTGTTTATTATGGAGGAATACAACTACCCATAGCACGAGAAAGGAGACGGGGATGAACTTAGAAGATGTTGGTAGGAAGATTGGGGGCTCCATGGATGACTTCGTGATGAACTCCGTGTGGTGGTCCGTGGCCAACTCCGTGTGGAACTCCGTGTGGAACTCCGTGTACAACCCCGTGTGGAACTTTGTGAGGAACTCGGTGTATGACGGAATAAAACTACCCATAAGAGTAGAGAGGAAACGAAGATGAACTTAGAGCATGTTGAAAATAAGATTCGGGATTTTGTAAATATCTCAGTGGGGTTTTCTGTACAGGAATTTGCGTGGAACACCATGACTAAACCCGCGTGGTATTCCATATGGTGCCCCGCGTATAGCTCTGTGGAGAACTCCATGTGGGACTCCGTGAATATTGGACTACAAAAACCTGTAAGAGAAGAAAGAAAACAAAGATGAACTTAGTGCATGTTGGACATAAGATTGTGAAGTCCGTGGAGAACTCCGTGTGGAACTCCGTGTGGAACTCCGTGTGGAACTCCGTGAGGTTCTCCGTGTGGGACTCCGTTTTGGACTCCGTGAAGACTAGACTACAATTACCCATAAGAGAAGAAAGGGTACAGGGATGAACTCAGAGAATGTTAGTGGGAAGATTTGGAAGTTTCGGAGCTCCGTAGATAACTCCGTGTGGAACTTCGTGTGGAACTCTGTGAGGTTCCCCGGGAGGAACTCGGTGAGGGACTCTGTGAGGAACTCCGTGTGGGACTCTGTAAATATTGGACTAAAAGAACCCATAAGAGAAGAGAGGAAACAGGGATGAACTTAGAGAGGGTTGAAGATAAGATTTGGGGCTACGTAGAGTATTCCGTATGGATATCTGTGGATAAACTTGTGTGGGACTCCGTGTGGTACTCCGTGTTTGACTCTGTATGGAACTCCGTAAGGGACTCTGTGAATTTTAGACTCCAAGAACCCATAAGAGAAGAGATGAAACAAAGATGAACTTAGAGAATGTTGGAAATAAAATTAGAACAAACGTATGGTATTATGAGTGGGGACATAGTTTCAACTATGCTAATGAATCGTTAGGACGTTCCATATATTTATCTGTTTATGCCCACATCTTTGATGGCATATTGAACTCTTTATATATTAGACTCCGAGAACCCATAATAGCACAAAAGAAACAGGTATGAACTTAGAGAATGCTAGAGATAAGATTGCGAACTCATTGTGGAAATCCGTGGAGGGTCCTGTGTGTACCTCCACGGGGAAATCCGTGCAGGACGATGGGTGGTTCCCCCTGATGACCTCCGTGTGGAACTCCGTGAGGGACTCAGTGGATATTGGACTAACAGAACCCATAAGAAAAGAAAGGAAACAAGGATGAACTTAGAGAATGTTGATAATAAGATTGGTAAGTCCGTGGAGAACTCCGTTTTGGGCTCCGTGTGGAACTCCGTGTGGAACTCAATGGAGGACTCTGCGGGGAACTCCGTATGGTGCTTTGTGGGGGACTCTGTGGAGGACTCTGTGCAGAATGGACTACAAGAATCCATAAGAGAAGAGAGAAAACGAAAGAGGAAACGAGGATGAACTTAGAGAATGTTAATTATAAGATTGGGAACTCGGTGAGGGACTCTGTGAACAACTCCTTGTGGAACTCCGTGTGGGACTCTGTGTTTAACCCTGTGAGGTACTCTGTATGGGATTCTGTGAATGACTCCATGGGGAGCTCTGTGAATATTGGACTAAAAGGATCCATAAGAAAAGAAAGGAAACAAGGATGAACTTAGAGCCGATTGATAACAAGATTTGGATCTCCATACGGGACTCCGTGGATAACACCGTGCGGAACTCCGTGAATAAATCCGCGTGGAACCACGTAAGTTTCTTCGTGTGGAACTCCGTTTTGGACTCCGTGTGGATCTCTGTGAATATTGGACTACAAAACCCCATAAGAGAAGAGAGGAAACAGGGATGAACTTAGAGAGTATTGAGGATGAGATTCATTCATGGATTGACTCCGTTTCGGGCTCCATGTGGAAACCTGTGTGGGATTATATGTTGTACTCCGCGAGGGGCTCCGTGTGGGCCTCCGTGATGGACTCCGCTGGGGACTATGTGGAGGACTCTGTGCAGAATGGACTACAAGAACACATAAGAGAAGAAAGGGCCGGTAAATGAACTTAGAGAATGTTGATAAACCATATTTTCACATTGTAGATAACACCCTATGGAATCGTGTGTACTCAGTATGGAAATCGTCATTAACAGTTTCCTCACATAATTTCGTGCGTGATTCTGTAGATATATCCATGAGATCTGTACAACTCTCGTTGCACGAGGGCGTATTAAGACCCGTAAGAGAAGAAAGAAAACAAGGATGAACTTAGAGGATGTTGGATATAAGATCGGTGATTCTGTGTGTGTATCCGTGTGGTATTCTGTGAGTGACTATGCGTGGAACTCTGTGCAGGACTCCATAAAGGACCTTGCGTATAATGGGCTAAAAGAACCCATAAGAGAAGATAACAAACAAAGATGAACTTAGAGAATGTTGGAACTAAGGTTTGGGGCTCCGTGTGGAACTCCATGAGGTTCTTCGAGAGGGACTCCATGTGGGACTCCGTGAGGGACTCTATGTATAACTCCGTGTGGGACTCCGTGTTCGATGGGTTACAACTACCAATAAGAAAAGAGGGGAAACAAGGATGAACTTAGAGAATGTTAAAGATAGGATTTGGTACTCCGTGGGGAACTCCGTGAGTGACCCCATGCGGAAATCCGTGTGGGACTTTTTGAGGGACTCCGTGAAGTATCCTGTGTATAACTCCGTGGTGGTCTCCGTGTGGGACTCCGTGGATATTGGACTACAAGAACCCATAAGAGAAGAAAGGGCACAGGGATGAACTTAGAATCGGTTGGTGTGAAGATAAGAGACACCGTGTGGAACTCCGTGTGGCCCTCCAATTGGTACTCCGTGTGGAACTCCGTGTTTGACCCCGTGAGGAACTCCGTGTGGGACTCCTTGAATATTGGACTACAAGAACCCATAAGAGAAGAAAGGGGCCGGTAAATGAACTTAGAGAATGTTGGACATAAGATTTGGGGCTCCGTGTGGAACTCCATGAGGAAATTCGTGGGTATCTCCGTGAGGGTCTCTGCGTGGAAATCTGTGAGGTACTCCATGGGTATCTCCGTGGGAGACTCTGTGTGGGACTCCGTGAAGGGCTCCGTGGGGGTCTCCGTGTTGAACTCTGTGTATGGAATACAAGACGCAATAAGAGAAGAAAGATTCAACAATGAGGCGGCACAAAAAAATATTTTTTTTTGAAAGTAGGATTGTGTATGTTTGCATAGATATTTTTTCCAGGGAATATGAACCTGATTTGACATCAAGATTTTTTTAGTTTTCCAATAAAATATTTTTTTTTGAAATCAGAAGTACGTATATTTGCAGAGGGTATAACCTCACAGTTTTTACAACTTTTTAAGGATAGCCATTATGGCAAAAAAATATTCACCAAGCAATCCGCTTGAGAAACTCACTCCTGAAATGGAGGCGCTCATCCCAGTCGTCAGGGATGAATGGATTAACCGAGCATACAAAGGGTTGAATCCAAATGATATTGACGAGAAGAAGGTGAAGAGTGCTGTACATTGGATATACAAAAAATCGGACTTGCCCAAGCCGATGGTCATCATAACGGATTCGCCAAAAGCTGCTCAAGATGCAGCAAATGAATTGTATAAGAAGCATGTTGACCCATCAGCAAAGCGTCAGTATTTTCCATTTTCTGACAGTCTTTCTGTATCCGACTTCCGCTGGGTTGCATTCTATGATTACTTCACCCGCATTGGCGTCTTGCAAGACAAGACATTCAATAAATACATGGAGTACACAAAACTTGGCATTTATGACACAATCAAACTTCACGATGTTTGTATTGTTGTGAAAATGCCTGAGTATGTTAAATCCACTATTGTGCGTGATGTTCGCGTCCCGCACAGTGAGGATTCTCCTGCTGTTAAGTTCATTGATGGTGATTCTTATTATTTCTGGAATGGTACATTGGTTCCGGAGAAATGGATCATGCGCAAAGACGAGATCACACAGAATGATATCATCTCAGAAGACAATGCCGAAAAGCGTCGTTGTCTCATGGAAATCCTTGGAGCAAAGAGGTATTATGACATCATCTCTGATGGAAAGGGTCTTAAACTCATTGACGAGGACACAGACAATCAGGGATTCCCTATGAGATTGTATGAGACAACAAAGAATGATTCTATCGTCAACAAAAAGGTTCAATTCCTTGAAGTGACTGATCCATCAACAGGGCGAGTGTATAACATCTACCCTCCTAATCAGAATGCAAAGAATGTATGGGATGCGAAGGCACAGACATTCAGTTCTGAGAAATTGTACGTCCGTCAGGGTGATGTTGGACTGACGAAGATAGGATACGATGAAGCGCATCCTGTGCAAGAAACATAATGTAATTTTTATAGTATAATATATACACCTAATTAACTTTTTTTTCAATAGGAGATTTTATGGATAAGTCAGAAAGAATCCGCAGAGTGATTGCTCGTGGTGAGCATTCCAACCATTCACATGTTGTGTGTGGTGATGATGTAACAATTCGTGAAGAGAAGGGCACAATTTTTGTCACAGTTGGCAATAGTGGTGCAGTTCTTCGTCACTTGCTTGAGATGGAGTACATCGAAACAGGCAAGGAAGTATGGACAAAGGAACATGAAGATGTGCCGCTTCCTCAGGGTGAATATAAATTTGTTCCCCAGATTGAGTACAATCCGCTCGATGAAACCATCCAAAGAACAAAGGACTAATCATATTAGTTCAAAAGATTGGTACATAAAAATGGCACGCCTTAAACGTGCCATTTTTTTTAACAGAGGAAACAAAGATGAACTTAGAGAATGTTGGAACTAAGGTTTGGGACTCCATGTGGAACTCCATGAGGTTCTTCGAGAGGGACTCCATGTGGGACTCCGTGTGGAACTCCGTGTGGGGTTCCGTAAGGGTCTCCGTGTGGGACTCTGTGTGGGATTCTGTTTATATTAGAATACAAAGACCTATAATAGAAGAATTAAAACGAAGATGAACTTAGAGAATGTTGGATATGAGATTTGGAAATCCGTGAGTTCCTCCGTGAGGAACTCTGTGGATGACTCCGCGTGGAACTCCGTGTGGGGTTCCGTGAGGGTCTCCGTGTGGGACTCTGTGCGGGATTCTGTTTATATTAGAATACAAAGACCTATAATAGAAGAATTAAAACGAAGATGAACTTAGAGATTGTTGAAGATAAGATTTGGAGCTCCGTGGAGTATTCCGTGTGGATCTCTATGGATAAAATCGTGTGGAACTCCGTGTGGCCCTCCAATTGGTACTCCGTGTGGAACTCCGTGTTTGACCCCGTGAGGAACTCTGTGATGGACCCTGTGAGGGACTCTGTTTATGGTGGATTACAAATACCCATAAGACAAGAAAGGGAACGAGGATGAACTTAGAGAATGTTAAAGATAAGATTTGGAACTCCGTGAGGAACTCCGTGTATTTCTCCATGAAGAACTCCATGAGGAAATCTGCATGGAACTCCGTGATGGGCTCTGTGTGGGCCTTTGTGTGGGACTCTGTTTATGGTGGACTACAAGAACCCATAAGAGAAGAAAGGAGACAAGGATGAACTTAGAGCAGGTTGAATATAAGATTGGTAACTCCTTGTATGACTCCAAGTGGAACTCTGTGAGGTTCTCCGTGAGGAACTCCGTGTGGAAGTCCCTGTTGAGCGTGTGGGACTCCGTGTGGAAATCCGTGTTGGTCTCCGTGAGGGACTCTGTGCAGAATGGACTAAAAAACCCCATAAGAGAAGAATGGGGGCAAGAATGAACTTAGATCTGGTTGGTGGGAAGATTTGGGATTCCATGTTGAACTCCGTGTGGGAATCCGTGTGGAACTCCGTGTTTGACTCCGTGAGGGACTCTGTGGGGGGCTCCGTGAAGTATTCCGCATGGAACTCCGTGTGGGACTCTGTGAAAGTTGGACTACAAGAACCCATAAGAGAAGAAAGGAAACGAGGATGAACTTAGAGCATGTTGAATATAAGATTGGTAACTCCGTGTATGACTCCATGTGGAACTCTGTGTGGGGTTCCGTGAGGGTCTCCGTGTGGGACTCCGTGGTGGTTTCCGTGGCGTATTTTGTGGGGGACTCCGTGAATATTAGACTACAGATACCCATAAGACAAGAAAGGGAACAGGAATGAACTTAGAGCCGGTTGAATATAAGATTGGTAACGCCGTGTATGACTCCAAGTGGAACTCTGTGAGGTTCTCCGTGTGGAACTCCGTGTGGAAGTCCCTGTTGAGCGTGTGGGACTCCGTGTGGAAATCCGTGTTGGTCTCCGTGAGGGACTCTGTGGGGGGCTCCGTGAAGTATTCCGCATGGAACTCCGTGAGGGATTCTGTGTATTTTGGACTAACAGAACCCATAAGACAAGAAAGGAAACGGGGATGAACTTAGAGCATGTTGGTAGAAAGATTTGGGAATCCTTGAAGAACTTTGCGTGGGATTTTGTGGGCATTGGACACAAAAACACCCATAAGACGAGAAAGAGAAAAATGGGGACGAGGATGAACTTAGAGAATGTTGGTAGGAAGATTGATATCCGCATGTGGTTCTCCGTGAGGATATCCGCGGAGAACCACACATTAAACTCCGTGGATATCTTCGTGTATTTCCCCGTGAGGGACTCTGTGTATGATGGAATACAACTACCCATAAGAGAAGAAAAGAAACAAGGATGAACTTAGAGAATGTTGGATATAAGATTTGGGATTTCGCGCCCATCCGATTGGAACAACCCACATGGTACTCTGTGATGGAACCTGTGAATATTAGACTAATACAATCCATAAGTAACGAAAGGGAACACGAAGATGAACTTAGAGAGTGTTAGTTGGAAGATTTCAAGATGTGTACATTCTTATGTGTATATTCCTGCTGAAAGTTTCATATTGAACTCCGTGAATGTCTCACGTTGGATTTCTATATGGGATTTTACTATGGATCCGTTATTACAATCGGTTAACAACAGGATACAAACGCATATAAGACAAGAAAGGGGACGGGGATGAACTTAGAGAATGTTAAAGATAAGATTTGGAACTCCGTGAGGAACTCCGTGGAGATTTCCGTGTGGGACTCTGTGGGAAAATCTGTGGATGGACTACACGGATCCATAATAAAAGAAAGGGAACAGGGATGAACTTAAATGCTTTTACTACAAATAATATAAAGGTGAGTAACTTCATGTGGAACTCCGTAGCGGACTCCGTGTGGAACTCCGTGTTGAACTCCGTGGAGATTTCCGTGTGGGGCTCCGTGTATAACTCCGTGAGGGACCCTGTGTGGAACTCTGTTTATGATGGACTTCAAGAACCCATAAGAGAAGAAAGGAAAAAAAGATGAACTTAGAGAATGTTGAAGATAAGATTTGGGAATCCGTAGGGAACTCCGTGTGGGACTCCGTGGTGGTCTCCGTGAGGGAGTCCGTGGTGGTCTCCGTGAGGGGCTCTGTGGCGTATTCTATGGGGTACTTTGTGGCGAACTCCATGGATATTGGACTGCAAGAACCCATAAGAGAACAAAGGGAAAGAAGATGAACTTGGCGTATGTTGGTATTGAGATTGGGGACTACGTGATGGTCTCCGCGCTGGAGTCCGTGAGGATTTTCGTGCCAGACTCTGTAAGTGAGTCTGTGGATGACTTCGTGTGGGTCTCCTTGAGGGCCTCCGTGAATTTTAGACTACAAAGACCCATACGAGAAGAAAGGAGTCAGGGATGAACTTAGAGAATGTTAGTGTTAAGATTTGGAACTCCGTGTGGTGGTCCGTGGGAAACTCCGTGTGGGTCTCCATGCGGGACTTTTTGAGGAGGGATTCCGTGGGGAACTCTGTGAGGGACTCCGTGGTGGTCTCCGTGAGGGACTCCGTGGATCTCCGTGAGGAACTCTGTATATAACTCAGTGGATTTTAGACTACAAGAACCCATAAGACAAGAAAGGAGACAGGGATGAACTTAGAGAATGTTAAAGATAAAATTTGGAACTCCGTGAGGAACTCCGTGTATATCTCCATGGAGAACTCCGTGTGGTACTCCATGAGGAAATCTGCATGGAACTCCGTGAGGAACTCTGTGTGGGACTTTGTGTGGGACTCTGTGGATGGACTACAAGAACCCATAAGACAAGAAAGGAGACAGGGATGAACTTAGAGAATGTTAGAGATAGGATTTGGTACTCCGTGAGGAACTCCGTGATGGGCTCTGCGAGGATCTCTGTGAGGGATTCTGTGTATTTTGGACTAACAGAACCCATAAGACAAGAAAGGAGACAGGGATGAACTTAGAGAATGTTAGAGATAGGATTTGGTACTCCGTGAGGAACTCCGTGTATTTCTCCATGGAGAACTCCGCGGGGTACTCCGTGGATAAATCCGTGAGGGACCCTGTGAGGGACTCTGTGGATTTTGGACTAGCAGCACCCATAAGACAAGAAAGGAGACAGGGATGAACTTAGAGAATGTTAGAGATAAAATTTGGAACTCCGTGGATACCCCCGTGTGGCACTCCGTTTTGGACTCTGTGAATAACTCCTTTTTCTTGAGGGAATCCGTGTGGAACTCTGCGAGGAACTCCGTGTGGAAGTCTGTGAATACTGGACTACAGTACCTAATAAGACGAGAAAGGGAACAGGAATGAACTTAGAGAATGTTAGAGATATGATTTGGTACATAGGAGACGATGTTTTCTCGAGATTTGTTAAAATCCTCTGGTACCCGCCAGCAGAATCAGGGTATCAAAACATATTGACTCCTATGTGTGACTGCTTATACAATAGACTACAGACATCTATAAGACACCAAAGATGGCTCGGATGAACTTAGATAATATTTGGAAATCCATGAGGCGTTCCGTGGATAAATCCATGAATAACTCCGCGTGGAACTCCGTGAATTTTAGACTGCAAAACCCCGTAAGACGAGAAAGAAGACATGGATGAATTTAACTGATGTTGATGGTATAACCCAACATTTCATATGGCGTCTTATTACACGGCCCGCATGGGATTCTATTGTGAATTTTACAGGTGGATCCATGAGATCAGTTGATCACCCGGTGAAGGAATCGGTATGTAAAAGTCTACAAATGAAAATAAGATTCAACGTGCCGGTGGTAAAAATTCTATCGGATTAATTCAATGGCGCCGTGTTAGATAATTTATTGATATGATTTGTTTGTTAAAAAAAAGGAAATAGTCATGAATTTACAAAACGCTGATTGTTTAAATGGATCAGTATTAGAATCCATTCTAAAATCTTGTTTTAGTTCCATCGAGAAACCTTTAGTGGAAATCACTTTGAGTTCAGTCGACCCCAAGATGTTAGAATATATTTGGGAAAACACGAGAGGAATGTTGTGGAACTCTGTTCTTTTAAGATTACAAAATCCAATAAGGGACGATTTCGCTACCAAAATTTAGAACAATAGCCGCAGAGGGCTTTGTTGAATACCGTCATTTTTAGCAATCGTTGCGATAATATATACAATAAACTTAAGTTCGATGAAAAATGTGTTATTATCATTCAACGATTTCATAAAAAATAGGCTAAATGAAGGGGTTCGAGTCAGAGAAGACGGGGAATCAGGATGGATATTTGATTTTGATCGTGATCGGGAAGAAGATTTCATGTCATTGAAATTTTTAAACAGACCATCAAGGACGCAAATATACAAGAATACTGACGTTAGCTATGAGTATTTTTATTGTTACAAGCTTGAAAAGGAAGAAGATACATCGGATTTTGTGAAGGCTGTAAAATACATAGATGAAGCACTCATAAATCCACAGGATCTTGAAAGATTTGTGAAAAAGGGAGTGATCGCACTCGACAAGAAACACGACCTGACTAAATTTAATTGCATCATCTACCCAAAATCGACTTCGAAGATATTAACAGAATTCGCCAAATTTGCTTCAGAAAAAAGTGGTGTGGCAAAACTGATCCCAGACGCACTTGTTAAAGTTCCAAATGAGGACATCACGTTAGATTTTGCAGCAATAGGAAGGCTCAAAGACCCAAAGACGAGGAAGGAAATTCTTAGGAACTTCAATAGAGCTGTAAAGGATCCGAATGGAAATTGGAAACGAAAGCCATTCAAGATGACAGATGTATATGTCAAATTTCGTAAGTTCATAACAAACTTTTTGAAATTCGGGGATTCTGTGATAGAAAATAACCGGATGAAAAGAGACGTCTATAATGCAATAACTGCAAGTAATGTTCTCCTCATAGATGACTTCAGGACAACGGGGTCCACGATCAAGGAGATGATCAAGAACATCGCAGAAATAGGTCCTAAACACATCGTCATATGTTGTCTGATTGTAATAGAAAAGTACAAGGAAAAGGACGTAGAACGAGATAGAGACCGGATGGAAAGGAATATGCTTGACAATGCCGGAATACCATACAATGTCATAAAGAAGGACGGAAAAGACGTAAGAGTGGTCGACAAATCAAAGCTTGATAGGAAGTACATGGAATATGTATACAGTCATGAAGCGGGCGATTGGATCAAAAACCCGGGATTTGTGGGTGAATTTGAACACCAAGAAAGAATAGAAGATAAATTCGGGAACGTGATACCCAATCCTTTTTATGACCCAAACTATAAACCCCTGAAAGAATCAAAAAAATTTTTCAGGTAAGAGGAAATTTGTATTTTTGCCCATGTATTTGAAACTATACGGGATCGTGCAATGTTGAAGATCATATCGGGAGGTCAAACTGGTGTTGATACTGCCGGACTCATGGCGGCAAGGAACTGTGGATTGACGACAGGAGGATACATGCCAAAGGGGTTCATTACCGAGAGTTCCCCTGCTCCGCACTACAAAAACCTCTATGGAATCCAGGAACTAGGTTCAAGCGACTACACAGTAAGGACCGACATGAACATAAAGAGTTCTGACGTGACCATGATATTCCACAATGGAACTGTGGGAAGAGGGACAAGACGAACCATGGACAAATGTTTATCGTTCGGGAAGAAGCACTTTGTCTACAATATGCTCGAGAACATGAACGACCTAAATGGATTCATCGATATCATAGCAAATGATCTGATCACATGTCGTGAAAAATTCGGAGATGATTTTACTGTCAACATAGCAGGAACAAGAGGATCGAAGCTTGGCATGAAGAATGAAAACATACTTGTGATAGTCCTGACAGAAGCCTTCAACAAATATAAACTTCACACTCAATCATATCAATAAGAACATCGAGATGTTGTATCACAGTAGATGACATATTGAACCCAGATACAGGATCAGTTGTCTGGTCTCTGTTGTAATCCAAGAACTTACCCGGTTAGTTATTTTTTCAATTTTATAGGATTTATATGAACAAATTTTTTGTTTCAGCAGTAGCATGTCTAGTTATTTTTTCAAATTCTAGCACAGCTAACGGGGTCGTTGAATCGTCCCCTTTGAATTTTGTTGCACAGCAGCCCGCTTGCTGCTCAACATCATGGATAAGTGAAATCGGCATGTCGTTTCCGGTAAAGACCACGACATACAGAGATTTTTTAACGTCTAGCGGCGTGATCACAACTCCCATCACATCAGGAATGGGATACGGAGTTCAGTTCGGCAGGCACTATGTTGCGCGAGATGGTGCAACACTCGGTGTTGTTGTTGCTGCAAATGCATTCTACTCGAATACCCCGGCAACAAATCAAGTTTATCAGGTGGCCGCATACTTCACTGGTCGTGCGTACTTTAGCCAATCTTGGCATGAAGGAATTTTTGCCGAGATCGGCGCGGGCCCCGAAGTCGGAGGGACCTCAATAAATAGTGGCGACTTCCGTTATCAAGCGAATCTCTCTGCGAGGTTCGGCCTTGGCTATAACTACAGGTTCAATGACGATGTTTCCATCGGATTGTCTGTTGTTGCATCACCTTCGGTTATGTCTAGCAGCATAGTCGATGGATCCAGGGTATTGGTAAATATGCTCTGGTAAAAAAGAGTATATGAAGGAAAGGGTAAGGAGATCCTCCACGAAAGTGGGGGATTTTTTTTTCTAGAATAGATTTTTTAGTATATTTGCACCGCTAAATACTACACAACACATTAGGAACTTAGATGGACGAAAGAAAATTGAGACTCATGATCATAGGCCGTGAAATGAACGCAGGCCGTATGACTGTGCAAGAAGGTCTTCGTGCGTGCGCAAACCTCGACGAAAAAGAATCGTTGGCGCAAAGGATGGAAACGCTCGCAAGACGGAGAGAAAAGGACAGAGAACGAAGGGCGAGAAAGAAACAGGAGACGCTACAACAAAAGTCTCTGCCTGAGAAGAAGGTCAAAACTCGCAGATAGTTGTGCCGAAATGATCTCGTAGCTCAGTGGTAGAGTATCTGACTTTTAATCAGAGTGCCGCGGGTTCAAGTCCCGCCGAGATCACGTGAAAAAAATTTTACCAAAGCTCAAAAATATTTTTTTCTCAGGTGAAATTGTATTATTTTAGCATCAGAAACGAGTGAGGGACTTTGGCTGTCTACTCACTTACATTGTACAACATATCAAAGGAGTAACCCTATGATGAATAGAGCCAAAGGTAGAAACAAGACGAGCATCGATTACATCAAATCGGTTGCGAAAACTGCAACAGTAGTTGATCAGCGTGAGATCAATGTTTCAGTTGTTGGCAATTCGATATTTTCTCCGCTTGCCAATAAGATCCTTGCGCTTCCTCATGGTAAAGCCCTCGTTGCCGATTTCGGTAACAATGAGTTCATGAGTCGCAATGTATCATTGCGGGATATCTGCAAGAAGAATGGAAAGAAACTCCACACAAAACGAATCAATGGAACTTGGTACGCCATGTGGACAACAAAGCGGTAAACAAGCAATCTTCTGTTTGATGAAGGGTTTCGCGCTTTAATCTGGCCCGAAACCCTTATTTATTTGATATATAGCACACGGTGTCTTCATGCTGACCGTCACTTCACATAGAATCTGTTGGATCAGATTATGAACATCGAAAAAATCTAGGTGTATAAAAAAACACATGTGCTATGAAAAAGAAAGAAAACAATCAAAAACAAAAGGCAAAGCCGAAAAAAACCAGACAGGGATCAAGCATCAACACAAAGCTCTCGGCTGCCCCTAAAACTAAAAAAAGGAGCAAATATCGTGGTCAGGGAAGATAATCGAGGTATACTGCAGGATTGGCTTGGGATTATTGCTATATTGTTTCTCATAGTCGTGGTTCCCATCATATTAGGGTTCCTGTATATAATACTCCTACCATTGAGGATGTATACATCCATAAAAGAACGAATTGATGAATTTTACGAATCAAATCTGTAACACTACTACATAAAAAAATTATGAGTAAGTCGAAGAACTACGATAAGATAATGAGGAGGGGTGAGATAGCTCCTAAAATGCACATTGGTGCATCATCAGAACTTATAACACTTAGGCACAAAAAACTGATACCCATCAAAGAATCGATGCCACTGTCTGATGTACCGGTTGAAAACTGCCCACATCTCGAGAAACTGCTAAAACAATACCCCGATAGTACGGTGATGGACTTCGGGGGCACACCCATACTAAACGTTCACATCAACTAAGAGGGAACAATGAAAGGAATAATCCTTGCCGGCGGTAGGGGTACGAGATTGTATCCGATGACGGAAGTCTGCAGTAAACAACTCCAGCCTATATACGACAAGCCCATGATATATTACCCTCTTGCGACATTGATGCTTGCAGGAATCAGGGACATACTCGTCATAAGCACACCGAGGGACACACCACTCATAAGCAATCTTCTAGGAGACGGTAGTCGTTGGGGTGTAAACATTTCATACGAAGTACAAAAAGAGCCCAAGGGTATAGCAGAGGCGTTCATATACGGGGCCGATTTTATAGGAAACGATCAGGTGTGCCTGATATTGGGAGACAATCTTTTCTACGGCAGTTTGGATTTCCTGAGAAACGCGATAGCAATGAACACTGGAGGGACAATATTCGCGTACCAGGTGAATGATCCTGAGAGATACGGCGTCGTGGAAGTGGATGAAGATGGCAAAATACTCTCGATAGAAGAAAAACCAAAAACGCCAAAATCAAATCTTGCTATTCCAGGTCTTTACATATTCAATTCAGATGTAGTTAATATCGCCAGAAACATATCCCAGAGCGCACGTGGTGAGCTAGAGATAACAGAGGTGCAGAACCAGTACCTAAAGAACAATTCGTTAAGGGTTGAGCGAATGGGGCGCGGAATGGCATGGCTGGATACTGGAACTCCCGAGAGCCTAATAGAAGCAGGACAGTTCATATACTTGATAGAAAAGAGGCAAGGCATAAAAGTCGCATGTTTGGAAGAAATAGCTCTTAGGATGGGTTACTACGACAGTGATGATAAATTCATGGATGCAGTGGAACTTATACCACAGAGTCCATACAAACACTACTGCCTAAAAATATATAGTGAGATCTGATTCCATACTTCGGTTCAATGCGGTCGGGGTGACACAAAAAAATGGTTATATGGCAATATCGATAAAGATAGCTCCTGATACAAAAGTACGCGTATCGGATAAATGTGTATTAAATAGCGGTGCGAAAGTAAAAGGGACACTGGTATTTAATAAATTTATGCAGAAAGGGAATCGTTCTATGCTAATAGCCGATACCATCATAAATTACAATTCATATTTTTCCAATGGGGTTTGTAAATCACTCCATCATGGTGGAGATTTTTCTAATCTTTATTTCTACGACATACTTTTTTCCGATGATTTAGTTATAGAAATTCAATTTGATTATTATCAAATTTCTAAATATTTAGACCCCCCTGGAATAGATGAAGAAAGAGCACTTGAGTATTTAGCAGAAAATTTTATAACAGATGATGCAGACGTTAATGAGTTATTCGATTTTTACGACCAAGACCTTTCGGTTAACTATACAGTGAGTACTGATACCGACTCTGTTGTTTACACGCTAAAAAGGGTCTAGCAGCATGCCATATTCTGGTATTGCAAAAATAGAAATTCAGAAAAAGATGCAAATGGATAATTCAAATATCAGCGAAAGCTTAAAATGGCACCTGGAAAAAAACATTGGAGTGGTATCAAATATTTTCCGCCCCACCTCGAGGTCCTTTTTTGAGATCATAAACGAAGCTAGGATGTTATACATTGATGGTTCCATTTCCCTTAATGAGAATGACCGCATTGTTCTGGATGAGACTGATATAGGAAAATTTGGAATGTTTCGTGGTAAACACGTTCCACTTGATATGCCCATGTGGAAAGAAGAGGATGTATCAGAAGCAGAATACAAAGGCAGGAATGTTGAACTAAACAAACCAAAAAGGGGCGGAAAGAAGAAGTATTACGTCTACACAATAAATCCGGAGACCAAAAAGGTCATAAAAATATCTTTCGGCGATGTCCATGGAGGATTGACCGCGAAAGTTTCCGATGCACAAGCTAGGAAGAGTTTTGCGGCTAGGCACAAATGTAGCACAAAGAAAGATAAGACAAAAGCAGGATACTGGGCATGTAGGATAAATAGGTACGGGTACCTATGGGGAGGAAAAACTTATCCGGGGTATTGGTAGATGCGCCTTCCATTTGATGAACAAAAGATAACAAAAAACGTCGCAATTAGAATCTTCTCAGAAGATACTCCACAGGAGGAGTTGATGTGGCACATGGACCCAGAAGATAGAACGATTCAATCTATCGAAGAAACTGATTGGATGATTCAACTCGATGACGAGCTTCCTCGAAAATTAACAGGTGAAGTAAGGATACCCGCAAATGTCTACCATAGATTGATAAAGGGAATCGGGAAGTTGAGACTACAGGTGACTTTTTACGATGGTGTATGATAGATGCATTTCGGACTTTACCCCTTTCTCAATTTGCGCTTCAGATGGTCAGGGATCACATTAGGATTCCTTTTGAGCTCTGTTGCGAATCCTGTTTGTAAATTATACCGAATTGTCGTATCTACCTGAAGATCATCGGGCAGCCTTGTGATCCCTGTGCAACCAATGAGATCCAGATACCCTCCCACCTTGAGGCCATCAGGCAGCTTCGTGAGTCCTGTGCAACCCCCTAGATCCAAATGCCTTCTCACGGTAAGACCATCAGGCAGCTCCTTGAGTCCTGTGCAATCCCCTAGACCCAAATCCCCGTTCACAATGAGATTCTCAGGCAGATTCCTGAGTCCTATACAGCCATTGAGATACAAATGATCTCCTGCGATGAGATCGGCGGGCAGCTCTCTGAGCCCTGTGCAATTATTGAGATTTAAGACCCATCCAACCTTAAGTCCCTTAGGCAGCTCCGTGAGTCCTGGGCAATTCATCATAAAAAAATGCCCATTCACTGTGAGGGCCTCAGGCAGCCTTGTGATTCCTGTGCAGTGATTTAAAGACAAAGTTCCATTTACCGTAAGGCCCTCAGGCAGTCTTGTGATTCCTGTGCAGTAATCCAAAACCAAACCCTTATTGGCCTCGAGGCCCTCAGGAAGCCTCGTGATTCCTGTGGAGGCGAAATTGAATTCACCTTTAACCTTGAGGTCTTCGGGCAGCCGCGTGATTCCTGTGCACAACCCGATATTCAAACCCCCATTGGCTTCGAGGACGTCAGGCAGCCTCGTGAGATACGAGCAACCGGCGAGATTCAAATACCCGTTCACCTTGAGGACGTCAGGCAGCCTCGTGAGCTTTCTACATTCATAGAGAAACAAGCCCCCTCCCACAATGAGACGATCAAGAGTTCCTAAGGAGTCCAATGCTTTCTTTGAACAGTTCCTAAGATTTATTTCTGTCTGTTTTTCTATCTTTATCTTCTTCTTTATCATATTCTATTTCTATTTTTGTAGCCCCTTTAACCCTTTCTCAATTTATTTAAGGGTAAGGCATCATCGTATGGTTTCACCATTGATGATCTTGGCCTTAATATCAAGCGGAAGTTCACTTATACTGGAAGCGCTGTACCTCTTGAGCACATCTTCTATGTTCTTCATCTCAAAACTCCTATCAGTTTCCTTTCCTATTTCTTTGAGATTTCTCTTGACCAATGGCGCTATTTCTGAATATTTTTTCATATGCGTTTATTTTTTTGTATCCATCTCTCCGCAGAACTTACTATCTTTGGATGAGCATTTTTCAATATGGTTTTCCACTTATTATCTATTATAGGAGTGTAGTATTCGCTGAATATCGAGTACCGCAGAGGCCTCCCCTGTTTCAACAAATCTGGATTTGTTATGAATAGTCTGGCAGCCTCTGCCATCCTTTCATCCACATTCTTATCATCCCGATCTGATATATTTTCTTCTCTTGATTTTAGCTTTACGAAGTTTTTGCGAAAGCTTTTACCCAACTGATCAGATATGTAGTGTCCCATCTCATGGGCTATTATTCCGTAGGGCGTTAAATCCTCAACAAAACCAGGAAAAGACCAATCATGGCCGGGCACCTTTACAATAGGCCTGCACAACTTTCTATTTATATATATGACATTGTTCCAGTAGAATATTCCATAGAACGAATCATCCATGCTATTATCTATGATGACCTTAGGGACTTCTAATTTATTTAGTTTGCAGAAGTCATGAGCAAGTTCAAGACCAGCTGATAATAAATGCTCTTTAGTTTCGAGCCCTTTGAAAATCATTTCAGAAATCGCCCTTCTGCACCTGCAGACACGTCAAACCTAGTTCCCTCCACATATCAACAACAGAATTCCTATCATCAAGGACAAACCAAACATCGTGCCTCGGCGCTATTTTGTTCATATATATCTCCCTTTTTACTATATGATCAGGGCGGTTATCACCTTTCTTCCTCATATACAGTTCAATTGGAGTTTCTATTCCATCGAAAACGTATTTACGAATCCACTGTTTTGTCGCATCCATACACGAATCTTCTCGGCCGGAACAAAATACTATGTCATTCCACTGTAGGTACAGGAGTTTAACGAGTTTTATGATATCCTTCTTGGGCATATCTTCCATGACCCTAGAATAATCATATATGTCCCTATCAGTCTTTTCTGATATAGTTCCATCTATGTCGACGATTATGGTAGTCTTATTCTTATTTTTCATCTTTACCCTCTTGAAAATACTTCATTTTATCCCTTATTTTTGCAGCTGCCTCGTAGTCTTCGTTCTTTATTGCTGCGTCCAACTCGTCTTGCAATGTCATTGATTCTCCTTCTTCTTTATCCTCTTCGATGTCATCGAAATGATCTTCAAATTCATCTTGGGGTTTATCCGTTGAATCAATTGATTTCTTGGATAAATTCATTATGACATCATTTGTTATGAAGATAGGCGCGTCGGCCCTCAATGATATTGATATTGCATCACTCGGCCTGGAATCAAGGACGATGTGTCCTCCCTCATCTTGCACGATTATGGAAGAATACACTGTATCAAAACTATTCTTCTCAAAATCAATTCCATCTATTACAACATACAATAGACGACCTTCCATTTTATCCATAAGTGTTACAAAGAGGTCGTGTGAGAACGGCCTGGATGTCATCCTTTCATCATTCTGGGCTTCAAGGAATATCGCTATTGACTGCGCCTCTGATCCACCTATTGTTATAGACACCATCTTCCCAGACTTGTTCTTTTCGCGGAGTATGAGGTTGTATGCATCCAAGATCTTATCGCTGGGAACAATGCCATATATCGTGAACTCGGAAGAATTCTTTGGCGTGCTGAAACTGTAATTTTCAATCCCATCATCATCCTCGTCGTCAAAAAAATCACTCATTTATATCTCCATTGTATAAATTTTGTATGGAAATTCCTCATCCTTGTATATGTCAATCCTGGATTCGCCATGCTTTAGAAGGTAGTTTTTTTCTGCTTTAACTGACCTCTTAGAACCATCATGCTTCTTCCATGATAGATCATCTTGTATATCTATTATGGTCACAACATCTTTGTTTGCATTGAGCCTCATTCCCCTTCCGATGGATTGCTTTATGATCTTCTCAGACTTATAACTCTCCACAAAAAATATGTTGTGTATGTTATTTATACTTATTCCGGTGGAAAAAGTACCAAAAGATGCTATCAGAATTTTATCCCCGCTTTCTTCCATCAACTTCTTGTACTCATCCCTTATATTTATTGACGTCGAACCATCGACGTAATGTATACCCCTATCGTCAGTTTCTTCGCGAAGTTGGTCGTATATCCTTCTTCCGTAGTTATCCTTTATGTTCTGGAAAAGAACCAGACTGTTGTTTTTTGATTTCTTTATGAGGTCACAAATGACCCTGAATCTTTCATTTGACTTTATGACGAGTTCCCGTTCCAGCGCTAGTTGTTTCTCCCCGGTCACTGTGTCTTTTATCAGCCTCAGATCAAACAGTTTTTTGCAGAGTTCATTGTTCTTGTATTTGAGCCTCACAACTTTTATGTTCACAGGCGTGGCGACTTTCTTTTCGAAGAGATCAATGGGTCGTATTTTATTGATTAACGGACCTATGAACGCTTGTATTGTTAATGCATCTGCTGTATCATCCTGTTGCAGAGTTCCAGAAAGCCCAAATTTTATCTCAGCATCTCGGCACTTTGATATGACAACCTTTACGCTCTTTGCATTTGTGAAATGCGCTTCATCCACACACACGACATTTATGCCTTCGAACCAGGATTCATTCTGCTTAACAAGAGATTGAAACGTTCCTATTACAATATCCACATCCTGTTTTTTCTTCTCATTGACTTCACCGGACACCATCTGGGCCTTGAACTTCGTGAGCTTCTTCTCGAATGAATATTCTTCAAATGCATCCAATGTCTGTATTATCAAGCTCGTGTTGGGAACCACTATAAGCATCTTCGACAACTTCCCCACATGCTTAAGATATGCAAAGATCATGAATATTATCAGAGTCTTACCAGCAGAAGTGGCAAGTTCACTTATAGATCTCTTGTATTTTAATATCTTCAGGGCGGCATCTATCTGATAATCCCTCGGCTTCTTCTCATGGTCTTTGAAATATTCCTCTGCCCACTCGCTGAAGTGTTTTTCGTCGAAATCCGACCATATGCTTCTTTCTATTCCATCAATTTCTATGGGTATACCGAATTTTGCACAGACATCTTTCACCTTTGCTATCAAACCTATAGGAACTCGGTTTGCTTTATCAAGAAATGAAATATTACCATCCCATAACTTTTTTCTCACTAGAGGATTGAACATCCAGTTCCGAATCTTCTTTGTGAGGGATGATCTCATCTGTTGCAATTCTCTGTCGGTGTACTCAGTGAACACCAACCAATTAGAATCTTCTGTGACAACTGCTTTCATCGTGTTCTAAAATTTTCTAAGTCCAATCGATGTTTTATTCCGAAAATCATGCTATCGAGGGTCTTGATCGTCTCGTACATGTAGCCGGAATGGGACTTCATTATATTTATATGGTGAATGTGATCAGAGCACGCCCCGTCAATTAAATTGTTCATATCAGTCCTGCCGTATCTGACATCCATGTTATTCAGTTCTTCTATGAGCTTTTTCTTCTTTTTGTTCAACCTAGACTCAACCCTTGAAATACTCATGGTTATGTTGTATTGATACTCAACTGCTTCCTGCCTTGAAGTGTATAGGTCAACCTGAAGCTCAGCTAGATTATGAACATCTCTGATCCTTTCAGCCATCTCTTTGATCCTGTTCCTCCAATCTTCCCGCTCATCAAGGAAGCGTTCACGCATTCCGTTGAGTTCTTCTTCTACTGTTTTAGAAGAGTCCCGTGTTTCTGTTTCTTTTTCCATGTTCTTCGATCTTTACTTTAATTTTTTCTTTCTTCTTTATATCACCAATAGAAAATGATTTCAAATCCGGAAAGCTCAATTCACTTGCCGAAAATTCAATTTCACCCTTTAACTTCTGCTCAATGGGAGTGTCATCGGTAAAATCAACATGCTCCGTATTTTCTCTATAGTAAAACGATATCATACTTGTTATTGGTAAAATAACTTGATATACCCTGTATCCTTTTGTTATTCATGACGCAATGAACGATAGTATCATTCCAATCGACCTTGCTCTTCTTCATTTTTATTCCATTATCGTCCAAAAACTTCTTCCACATAAAAACATACTGGCCACTCTTCAGCAGTTCCATTGATTTCTTTTTACCCGGTTCGTCGTAATCAAAGAGATAGCGGAATCCCTCAAATTCAAACGGAACACTAGCATGGAGTGATGCAAGTGCTATGCTGTTGGGAAAAAGGAAACAATCCATCGGTCCTTCAAATATTGTGATGACTTTGGAAAAGTCTACATTGAATATGTTGAATGTGTTGCTCAACTTATCCATTGACTGCACATCAAGGTCTTCAATGGACTCGTTCCTCTTCAATATATCCCTTGCCTTTGACCATTTGTATGTCATATACTTCTGGCCCTGCATTTCACGCATGCCAAAATTCCTGATCTGCCAACCTATAACTTTGTTGTCCTTTCTACAGATGTTGAGGACAAAAAGCCTTTTGTACTTTGGATCCCACAGAAAGTTTTCAAAATCTCTCTGCATCCGTTTCTCCAGATACACCTCTATGGCGGAACCCTCTATTTCGGTTAGATGCAGTTTGGTTTTGAGTTCTTCTCGATCAAACATGAAATCCTTCACTCGCGGATCGAATATAGATTCTATGAGCGTGTCTGGATTAAAACTCTTTGTTTTATTGTGCTTAAAAATAAGGGATTGCACCGCCAATTCACGTAGTTTATCCCATCCGCTTTTAAGCAAATCAAAATCGCGCAAGAACTTATCAAGATTTGCATGCATTTCACAGTTAAAGCAGTGAAAGCTAAGGCTGCTGAGGTAGAGATTTCCTCTTTTTTTGAACTGATTTGAACTGGAATCACCACAGTATGGGCACGCAAAATTTAGATTATCCTTTCCAATTTTGACCACAGACTTCTGCGAAGATTCACCGAATCTAATATTCAGTATCTCCCTAACACACGCTAGTATAATTTCTGACTTCTCTTCGTCAGAAATTGCAAATTCTTTTATCATACTAATAGATATTAAAAAATCAGGGGGTTTAGTGTAAAACCCCCTGATATGATGCACAGAATTTGTATCTTAATCTAAATCATCGTAGGAATCAAGTCCCATGTCATCTATCGGATCCAATTTTTTCTTTGAACTCGAGCTCGGGGCGGGAATGTCATCATCCAATATATCATAGACTGATGTCACTTTTTGAGACTGAGCATTCTTTTGCCTGGGTTCTGTGCGTTTCGATGATGTATTTATCTCATCAAAAGCATCTTCTATGATCTTCGCAGGATTGATTGAACCTGACTCAACACTCTGGATCAATCGATTCACGAGATCATGCGTCTCGTCATCCCAGTCCTTGTATCCGTTATCCTCAAGGTTCGGCGAATTCTTCTCCAGCCAATCAGCAATTTCCTTCTTCTTTTCCTTGTCCTGCATAGCTTCTTCTATGCTAACCTTCTCGCCGTCTATGTGCAAGTATGGATATGAATCACCGTCGAACTTACAGCCCGAAACATCATCCCAATCTCCACTCTTCGTAAGATGGAGGACGAATCGCCTTCCGGTCAAGAGATTAAACGGATCACGGGGTGAGCCGATTTCGGGATTTATCTCACTCTCAATCTTGTCCTTTATCTTCTTTCCGAACTTGTAGATCATGATCTTGCCAACGAGTTCAGGTGCGTTGTCATCCTTGATGACTTGAACAAGGGCATAGCATGAAAGCTTTCTTGAGAATTTTTCGGCCTGTGCCTTCATGGTCACATCCTCAGAATCTCTGAGCTTCTTCCACATCTGATAAAGAACGCTCGATTTTCCTATAGAAGAGGGGCAATCGACGAGTTGACCTGAACCTGTTGAGGGATCAACCAACCAAGCGGTCCATTTTTGGATGATTGATTTTTGTTTGTTTTTGTACCAGGGTACAAATCGAACAACGGACTTATAGACGCCGTTGTTTCCGTTTTTCGTGTTCGGGCGATAGTAGATTCCACCCTCACTTTTTGCGCCTTTAAAGGCGTCAAGACTATCGCTCGTGAGCAATGAGTCAAAATCAAAAGACATAAGAACTCCTTAGAAATTTAGAAAAATATAGAAAAACGCTAACGCGTTGAATAGTAGTATCGAAAGAATTTTTAGTTATCTAAGTCATTGTACTGTCAGCAAACGAAAAGGTTACTGCCGCCATCACAAAAATTTAGCCAATGTTCCAGGGGGTACCCCTGTGATGTAATCGCAGATTTCGTATTCATCAGTCTGGTTGTATTTGTAACTCTTTCCAGCCAGGGTGAGTGTCATGACCCTGGGTATTCTCTTCGAGAATGTGTTCTTGGTCTCAACAATCACCCTGGGCTCTTGCTCCATGAAATCTGTCACAACGTCATCTATCACATAGAATGTGTTTGAAACGAACTCGCCGGAGCCAGAATATGGAGATCCGGACTTCGTGGTGCGTATCACGACGCGCTTGTAATTGACAGTCCTTTCTCCGTTCTGTTGGCTTGTCGTTACGGATTTGAAATTAGTCATGTTTGTTATCAATGTCCTCGTGACGTTGTTAACTGAGTCATTTCTTCCGTTATACAGGGAAATAAGAAGAGAGTCATAGAACTTCGCAAGCGTTACCTGCCAATCATTGTTCGCTGCCGTTTGATTGGGGACGGTGAATGAAAAATCCCCAGCGCCCTTATTAGAATATAGGGCCTTAAATATGCCATCCCATCCTACATACTCCTGGATACCGAACTTCAATATTTTGTTCGCAGAATCTGAATTCAGGAATATATCTATCTTTGTTCCCACCTCGGATGCAACATCTGTTATCGTGTTAAGAAGCGTGTCGGTGTATGAATACGATTGTGAGTAGAAGAACGATTTAGAGTCCCTTCCATTCGTCGTACTGTTGACGGTTGGAACGTCTTTCTCGTACGTATTCACCGTCAATGAGTCTATGTATTTGCTATATCCTGCCAAAAACGTGTTCTTTTTGTTTACAACATCTTGCTTTCCCTGATCGTAGTTCGAATCCAAAGCAACTTCAACCCTAAACGTCGGTAAACTTCCTATGGTCCTCGTGTACATGGAATATGCAGTGGTGTACGATGAATTTCCGGTTTCAACTGAATATGGTATGTTCAGCTTCTGACCTTGGGTACTTTTCATCTTTTCACCATTGAATTCCAGCAACGCGAATTTGAGTTTTGTCGCACTACCACCCTGAGTCATATTGATGTCAGTGGTCTGTGAACTAGAATCCTTTTCTATGAACCACTTTGAATCGTACGGTGTTTCTGTTGTCAAAAAAGTCCTAGGCTGTTGTTTCCTCAGTTCTGCATATTTTCCACCATTAGTCCTGGCATCATTCACGAATTCGGTGTTGAAAAGTTTTTCTATCTTCGACTGGAACAATTTATTATTGCTTGTTCGTATTTCATACCTTCCTGTGAAATTAGGAGTTTTTACAAAATAGACGTCATAATACACAGTATACGCCGAAGCCTCCGAGGATCCAGAAGATGACATACCCTCAGAACTTCCTGATTTAATGTCAGTCGCAAAGGAACTCTTCAGGGGATCTTGCCATGTGTTCACGTCTCTGAAAACGCTATCAACATTTATTCTTCTGAATGTGGTATTGTTATCGTTAGCCCCTGATACTGTGCCTGTTCCGGTTGTTGTTCCAGTAGTTGTCGCAAAATTACCACCCGTACTCGATACATTCGTTGCATTTTTTCCTGTGCCTGTCGTGGTACTACCAGTTCCCGTGCTTGTGCCAGTTCCGGTTCCTGAGCCAGTTCCAGATCCTTGGCTGGTGCCTGTTCCGGTTCCAGCGGATGAAGAGGAACCAGCGGTTGTTGTTCCAGTGGTCGTTGTTGTTCCAGTAGTTGTAGTATTCTGTGAATTTAGGTTCTGTATCTGTTCGCGTAGCGAATTTATGACATCCGATATTTCACGAACCGAGGATGATTGATTCTGTTTTGCTGCATCCATCGCAGCCTTTAGATCATCTTCACGTTTCTTCAAAAGTGCATTACGTTGATCGAACTCGGTCTTTTGGTCCTGCAGTGATGAAGTTTGATCTAGGAGTGTTTTTTGTTGTCCAAGCAGCGCAGTTTCAAGCGCCTTCAGACTCTCTTCCTTCGAGTTCAGGAGTGATTCCCTGGAATTCAGCGATGACTCTCTTTTATCGAGAGATGCTTCCTTTTCCTTTATTCCCGCAAGTCTCGTCGATATCGCATTGTTTCTCATCAACTCAACTTTATCGAGAACCTTCTGATAATTATCAAAATTCTCAACGCTCCCCTTGTATATTACAGTCTCCTCTCCGGTGTTCCCGTCAGACAGAACCTCCACCACCGATATGTACTTCTTCTGTATAGAATAGCTCTTTGTGTTATAGAGGACGTTTATGAATTCTTCTGCGGACTTGGAGGACCATTCGGCAAATGGAACAAGTACTTCTTTTCCGCGTATGTCTGATGCTATATCCAGGCTGACAGTTCCTCTGACTGTATTCGTGTTTCTAACCGTTATGAAGAATTTTCCTGGGAGGTCATCAATCATCCTAGAAGCATCGGCAGCGGGGACCCTGAACATCAACATGCCATTTTTGGGATCGTTGATCTGAAGATTCGCAGAAGAAGTCTCTCCTATGAAAGGAGAATACGTCGCATACCTATACCTCGATCCAGTGGATGATTCGATGATGATATTTATCTCCTGCGCATCAGAAAGATCCAATGTTTGTATCTCTTCTGGAGTCACACGATACACCCTAAATCTAAAATAATTATCAAACGGGTTCACGAGTATCACAGCATCGGATTGACCGAACACTATATCCCATTCAAATAATTCCTCTGGTACATATTCACCGGTTTTAGATAAAAACAACTTAGCAGTGCTCACTGAAACGTTCACAGAGTCGTAGAACGAAGGCGACACTATTCGTCGTATTCTCACATCCTGTTTCTGAACAGGGAATGTGAACTTAGGACCTTCTGTTATAGCGTTGTAGATCTTCATAGGAACAAGTTCAGAACCTATGTCAAGCTTCAACGAATTCTTTCCAAATTTCTTCGGCTCAAATGATGTCACAGATGAACTTCTTATTATCTGTGTTCCGTCGTCTTCGTTCGTCAGACGCATCGTGTAATCAATGGAAAATGAGAACGCAGTGTCCGCATTCTTGAGTATTGGCCTGTACAGAAACGGTTGATCGAAATCCTCCTTCTGCAAAATAACGTTACTTGAGCTGTACACCTCAGAAAAACCTATCTGTTCTGTGACGGTCAATTCATGGATGACAACATAACGGCCCCGGGTCTCATTCAGGACTGCGATATAATCTGCTATGAATTCGCCCTTCCATGTTGGATAATATTCAAAATAATCACCATTTTGTGTTATGACTGCGGCAAGGTCTCCGTACTGATCCTGCTGTTCAAACGAGGTGTATGACGGAAGCCCAGTTCGAACATAATCGAATCCGTTAAAATTTGTCACCTCCTCGATCTCATAGAAATTCATCTTTATAAGACCGTCGGTGGAGAATCCGCTCCCATCGCTCGTCAGATAATATGCTAGCGCGTCTGTTTTTACCGGAGCAGAATCAAATTCCGTCACAAGATCTGCTAGCGACGGTATCCTAAACTCAACATACTTGTCGTAATTTGTTCCGTTTATTATGACAGGCTTTGTGTTTAGTTTTATGTAATCATCGCCATTGACATACGTAAATAAACCAACCCTTGCATCAGATAAACCATTGTTCTCGGGATATGCGATTTCTAGGACGAAACCATTCGCCGCGCTGAATGTAAATCCAGAGCGTATGTGAACGCGAATGCTGTCATAGTTCACATTCCATGATTGTCCCGGGGATGCGAGATCCGAGAGGCTCGTTACTTCAAACCTAGGATCCGTAGGAAGGTACAGTATAGGAATGTCTTGTTCGGTTCGAACCCATTGATTTTTTCCTATCTGTACGCTCGACCGATCTAGGACATTTCCTGTCTTGGAATAAGACCTATTATCATTGACAGAATACCGATAACCGAGGATTGTGTTATCGATCAATGTAAATGTTGCATCTGATGAAGAAGCGGTATAATCACTATACTGTATCTCTATCAGAGCATAATCTGTAATTTGTATTAGTCTTGACTTTGGCATCAGAAATTTATTATGTTTAATCCTACAGTCAAACTCAGCGCGGGAATTATGCCTAATTGGCCCGATGGTGAAATTCCATATCCTATAGAAGGACCTATTGACAATGAAAATCTCTTGTTGTCGTTTATAAAAGGTTTCTCCGGATCCTTTACTGCGCCTTCCACATCAAAATATACTCCAGGAAAATCCGTTCTTGCGTATGCCTTGATTTTTCCATCTTCTTCCTTTATCCCAGTAAAAATCTTAATCCTCAGCTTAAAATCTTCAATTGTCGATTGTTTTGAATCCAACACGAGATTTGAATCCTTTGTCCTTATTCTAATGGGCGTTGTTCCCTTGAACGCAATGCTATTCAATGAATCGTGGTTCTTCTCATAATTGAATTTTATAGAAAACGTAGAGTCTCCCGTCTTATAGATATAATTATCCACAAATATGGTATCTACTCCTATTGTTGTTGAAGCCCCTGTTATTGTCTTACCCTTCTGTGCTATGAGCTCTTTTGTCAACTGTGAGTTAAGCTTCTTAAGAGTTTCAATGTCTCCAATGTATACCATTCGCTCGTACACAGCCCTTCCAAGCGCATCCACGCTCTTCTTTGTAACATCTCTCAACGCTTCAATGTTCTGATTAGCCTCATTTATGTCCCTCTGCTTTGAACTACATGACTTTATGCTAGCAAAAAGAGCTATACATAGTCCTAGTATCACGGCAGAAAAAATCAGATCCTTCTTTGTCATTTTTAAATCCTCTATTTATTTGAAAGTATTGCGTTGTAGATATTAAAACCTTTACCATACTTCTTTTCACAACGAAGCTTCAATTCATTTTCGCTGTTTTTTATATCCTCTAGTTCAACATGTAATTCAGAATTCAAATTCTCTAACATCTTTATAGAATTTGTGATATTCTCGAATTTTTCCATCAATAGCGCGTAGTTTTTTATTATACGCCTAGCTTCGAACAACTCCTTACTGAAATCTGAGTCATTTTCGGGTCTCATCATAATTGATTGCTTCCTATTAGTTCAAAATTCACATGTGCATAAATAACATTAATACCAGATCGTATTATCTTCAGGGGAACTGTTGGTATTCCAGTCTGCCTTGATGTATACATCTTAAAATCTTTTGCGACGCCCCACGGATGTGATAGTTCGTAATCCTTTTCCATAATGAATCCAACTTCTGCAACTTCATTATACCTCAAAGGAACAACATCACTGGATTCAACCTTTATCACGTGATTACTCATCACAGTATTCTTGAAGTTGTATGTGTTCACTGAGTTGTTTTTTGACAGATTTATGCCAGAGACAAAATCAGAACTCGTTCCATTTAATGCATAGTAGTCGGCAAAAACAGGTGACTCAGAATTTCCTTCACCGAACTGCGCGGGCGCTACTTCTCTTGTATGTGTTGAAAGATACGAATATATCACAGGTGATGCGTATGTTGAACCATCTCCATAATACGAATCATAGAATGGCGATGGACCTGCTGTATCTGGAATCCTCTGACCCCAGGGGACAGTCGCATCATAGACCATGACAGCTGTGTGAATAGGTATAGGAGAACCAAGGCCTGTGTAAAGTTCCTGAAGAAGTGTTGGACTACTGTCCGTATTTCCTAATACGCTGTTAACGTATGCATACGCAACAACCGAGACGCGATAGAACGACACCTTATCATCATTCGAAGAAGCGGACTTTATCTTGTTCAGAACAAGAGGAGCTCTACGATAGTCCATAGGGAGTGCATAATTCCTTGACGTCACCGTATCGGTATACTGGCTAGTGTTTGCAACTCCAGCGTAATTGTCTATCAAAGAAGAAACACTCGGCGCATTCGACGTCTTGAAATCAGTGAAATCATACTCAAGTTTTGCCGTCTGCCTGAGCTGACCTATTCCCATCTTTGCCTGTTTTATCGGAGTGTATAACACATTTTTTTGGTACTTGTGTGCTAAGTCGGACGATGAGTTCGGCCAACCCCAGGATGATACCCTGTTGTTCTTAACCTGTAAACCCACATCCGGTGAAATATCTGCCCTCCATGCACTTGCCAAAATGGAACTAAAGTATTCGTACCTGGAAGGATCCTGGGCAAAACTCAGGTACTCTGCTCCCCATTGCATATCACCTACCGATGGAAGATATCCCAGTCTCGAACCAAGTTCATTCGATTTATGGAGCCACGCAGATGAATATGTTATCCTCGAACCAAGAAAATTCATACTCTCCGGAGTAAGAACACTGTTACTGGATGCGTTATAGCTTATGTTTATATAGTTACCTACAACATCGACTTCTAGGTCGTCTTGTATGTTAAGATAAAAAGAATCCTCTCCAGATGAATTAAGTGTGCTGAGAGTTACGCCATCCTTTTGAACAACAACATTGGAGAATGAATTCGAAACTCCGCCTCCGCCGCCCGGACCGGAAATTCCTAGTATCTGTATCGGGCCTCCTGATGTTTCATCAGAAAATCCGATTCCGTTCATTGCTTTTATCTGGAATGATGTTGTTGGAAACACGGAGGTTTGACTACTCAGAGTTATTGTTGCCAATCCATATGTTGGGCCCGATCCAAGAGAATCAAAAACTATGCTAACAACTGGATCAACTACAGGCGCTTCCTGTTCAAAACTATTCCACTGCCCAGAATAGAAATATTCAAAGTGATCTGTATTCCACCTGAAAGCTCCATCATTGAAATCAGTTCCACTTGTTGTGTTGGAAACAAAACGAACTGGTCCTCCTATTATTCCATAGGTCTTCTGGTCATTTGAATTTATGAGAGTCTCACTGGCCCCCAAAAGAAAGAATGGCCCGTTTGTACCTGGATTATCAGATGGCTTATTGATACTTATGCGATCGAATATTATGCTGGCGTACTGTTTATGAGTGGAGTAATCTCCATTTCTTAGTCCCTGTATTATGAGTCTTTCTATCTGCGGATTTGCTGAATTCCAGAATGAATTTATCACTGTACCCGAATAATCCATCCATAGGGAATCGGATTGCCTTGCATCCTGGTTGGCGAGTCTGATGTTATTGCCGTTCAATCCTGAATTGAACACCTTTAATTTATACGTGCCGCCGATGTTGACTCCTGTTTCGGTGGAATCACTCGTTAGCAGCAGGGAATATTCATCACTTGAATTTGTTACAGTATTGCTTGTGGTGTCCTTTTTGAAGAAGTTTCCAGCGATTCCCTGTGATGTTCCGAGTGAACCCATTAGAATCCATATGCTTCCATCGAATTGATATATGTCAGATGTCGTTAGGTCGATGTACATGTCGCCATCAAACGCCCCAGTTCCTGACGCAGGAGAGCCATTTCCCGTTGTCCACTGACTGCCACGTATGCCATCATCGCCTTTTGCTCCAGGAATACCCGCCGGGCCTGGAGGGCCGGAAACACCAGGAAGACCCGTGAGGCCCCTTTTTCCAGTGGGACCGCCTCCGTTTAAAGAAATCTGCTCGAAGTTAAAATTTATCTTCTCGATTGCTCTAAATAGAGCGTCCGTTTGCTCTATTCTATGTAAATTAATCTGGTTCAATGGCATTTTAGTTCCTGGTTATGTTGAATGCTAATAAAACTCTATATGCTCCGTCCAGGGGAAACGACGTGACAAATCCATTCTGGTCATTCACCTGTAGTTCATCCATTTTTCTATAGTCCTTTAAATCTTTTGGATCGTTTACGGAAGAAATCACTTCAGTGACTGAAGATGGGCAAGTGTATATTTCAACACTCTTTATGGAATAAGCATTTATTAGTTCTGATTCTATATATTCCCTTGCAACAGCATACGGATTGGAAGATGAGAGAACTGATCTAACATTATCAAAAAACTTAGCAAGCCCCTTGGAAAATATCTCATCTGCTATTATCTTTTTCAAGTTTACTTGCAGTGTCAAATAATTAGATGTTGTTACATACGAAACACTAAAATTTTCATCATTCACCGAATGATCGTACTGATGGCTTCTGAGGTACCGAGGAAGATTACACTCCCTGGATCCAAGGAAAAACCTTCCAGTACTCTTTGCATCGATTCCGATGACACCAACATCAATTGTTTTATCCTTTGCTTTCGCGTACATCGCATTCTTCCATATATCAATATTCGGCTGTATGAAAATCCTGCCGACTGCGAAGGGAAGTCTAACGCGGTCACCGTTAACTGCAGTGATGCCATCGCTTATGACATTATCGGATACCCGTCTGAACCATAAACCAATATTGTTCGTTCCGACGACATTTGTGTTCATTCCATTGAATGAATTGTAGAAGATTTTTGATAGAAGCTTATCTTCTGATGATGAAAAATGAAGAACATCCTTGTATGATGGTTCAAAGTCACCGTCGACCCTGAATATGTTCAAATCATTCTTGCTATCAGTAAAGGTTATCTTCCCTGAAAAATCAACAAATGCACTCTTATACGAATTTGGTTTTAATTTCTGAGGGGTGTTGTACTCAAATTGAATTTTAGACTGTGAAAGTTTTCCAGAAAGGCCGACGTAAATATCATGGAATAATCCGTATGATATATCTTCTAGCACCTTTTGTGCAACACATGAATTTATTGTATCAGCGTACACTGGTTGGTCTCCTACAGCATATACGACAGGCGACGATATTTTTGTCAATATACCTGATACATCAACCGGTGCTGAATTCTGACCATATAGCCTAAGGCTTCCATCACATGTGATACTATCTTTTCCATCAAATTTAAAGAGTGTTTTGATAGGACCCGTAGTAGAGTCGCACACCATAGAAAAGAATGAATCGAGATATGAACCATCGACGAATGTCCTCTTCCTCATGAGCACAGGATCATATACACCCCTGATACGTTCTCTAGGGATGCACATAGAAATTTTCACATTCTCTTTATACAACAATCCTTCTATTATGTAATCGCAGTTGGGATAATATGGAACTTTTAACAGTTCAATATCATTCGGTGCCGCATAATCATATTCGATTGTTACCTTCGTTTCGTACTCTTCTCTCCTGAAACCATCATGCCTTTGGGCATCATCATATGAATTCGTTGGGTTTATGTAAGAATTCTTTTTGATAATTTTCTTGTCATTATATGCCCTAGGAGATAGATCAAATCTCAGAATATCATCGGATCCAAATATGCACATAGGACCATACAATTGGCCGTATTGGGTGTTTAATTGGTTATTCGACAGATTATAGAGCTCTTTTACTGTCAACGATCCGTCTATTGAACTCGTGGACAATGACACACTAACAAGAAGCGTGATGCATCTCCATTTTTCGTTCGTGATGACTGTTATTTTCCTTGGTCCAAAATTACCATCTTCTACCTGTAGAACCGAGCAGAATCTATAACCATCGATGTTGTTCTTGGAGATCAATCTCAATGGAAGACCTTTAAACATCGTCTCAAATTTATCGTCATCTGATGTTTTTACTTTAGACCAAAGAGTCCTATAACTCCTCCTATTTCCACTTGTGAATTTTTCAGAACCATCTCCGACTGAAAAATATGCAGTGAAATAATCGTAGTCCACTGATTTCAAGAGTTCAGGATCAATTCTTTTTCCTGTGTAATCATACGTAAATTCATCCTCCGGTGTTGCATCCATCGGCCACCCAGAAATCACATAAAAATCGAGCGGAAACGTGTCAGGTATCGCGTCGTTGTATGGTATTCCAGTGAAGTTATCATACTGAAGTTGAAGGGGGTCGGCGTTCAATGTGTATGGTTCCAAATTTGCATTGCTGGAATCAGACTTCTTCCATCTTCCAACATTCGGAAATGTTTTACCCCTCTGCGATCTCATAGACGATGCTATGTTATTTGTCGATTGTTCTTTTGTTATAGATGAACGATTTCTCACCAAAACTTCTTTTGTGTACTCTTCTCCGTTTAGATTATTGAACGGATAATCCTGGGATAAGCCAACCCTTGAAAAACTAATCCCCTGTGAGTCTCTGTATGGGAGTTCATCAAAGAAGTTAAGGTCAACAAATCTTTTGAACGATAATAGATGAATAGAGGTCTCAAGCTCCTCTACTAGTTTGATCCTTCCGTCCTTGATGAATGGCTCTGAATCAAGCGATATGAGAATGCTGTTCTCCCTTGCCTGCTTTGCTCCCAATACATCAGGGATGAACAGATTTCTTTCATCAAGGGAAATAATCCTACAATTTTTTCCAGAAGGGGAAAACACAGAAGTAGATTCTTTTATGAGACCAGAGAACGATTCGGGTATGGAATAGACGTTATCAGAAGACCTGAACACGAATCTCGAGAATGCATATGTTATTTTCCTATCGTAATTGATGAACTGCTTGCGCGCCATCCTTCCGTTTATCTTTATGCTCCTGTTAAAATAATTGGAAATCATTATAGAAGAATCTCCGGTGTCATCGTCCATGATAACACATAAGTTTCCAGATTCTATGGAACATTTGAAAGGAGGATTCTTAAACGATTGTAAACCAATGAGAAACATTGATTCAAGTGTCTGAGAATTTACTATAGGAGAATAAACGATTTCGTGTTCTACGTTTTCAACCTGAAGATATCCGTAAAGGGATACATCATATTTACCCCCTGAAAAGTACAGCCTGTATTTATTATTTCCTACGTTTTCAGTGGAAACATATTCCAACGTGACGTTATTAGATGGATCCTCTGATACAAGAGTGTATATGAAATGTCCTTCTGGATACAATTCATCTGATGATACCTCAAGTGTGGTCCAATCTTTATTCGAATTAAATCCTGTGAACTGTATTGTTTTCTTCCACCCTCCCATCGATGAATGATCTACTGTTTGCCTATTATCAAGCATGACGTTCCAACGTTTTACTGATGTTTTCGTCTTCCTCTCTATGATGATTGAATCACCAGGAGTCGGAGTAAAATCGGGCTGTGTTACGAACTTGATGCTACACAGAGGTTTAAAATCTTCAACCTTTTTTGCGGGAATTGCAGTGGAACCGATATTGGCCTTTGTGTTCCCGAAATCAAGAACATTTGATTTTATCGATGCTATGGCGTTCATCTCATTTCCGGCATCAATCACATCGATCGTACTTATAGAATAGAAAGAATTCTTCGTCTGTAATACATACTGTCTTCCAGGGGATGAAATTGATGTGCTCGGCGGGAAACTGACTGATTTTCCATCAGAAAGGAGATCGAGCGTAACAACTCCTCCGTTGGAAAGGTTTCCATTATTTTCCAACAACTCAAAGAATACCGTGTAGTAATCGTCGGTCGACGTGATGTATTTAGGCAAAAACGTGACGTTAGAAAGCCTTGTTGTATCATAGAGAACTATGGCCTGTCTAACATCAAGTTTTTGATCGGCAACACCATCAAGCCAACGTGAAAGTTCATTGTCATCGAGATCCTGCTTTGATAAAACAATGCACGATGATTTTGATGCATCGCTTGCATCCAATCTAAAAGATCCGTTCGATGTAGTTGTTTCATCTGGATCAAAATCAAAAAATCTCACGTAATACTTATTGCCATCAGTGGAATACACATCATCGTCCGTACATGTTAATGTGGCAATACCTGTTAATGATTCATACGCGCAACCAGTTACATTAAGATACTGCACGAGTGTTCCGTCTTCCTTCTCTAAGCGAACTGTGAATGATCCGGATTTTAGTTCTTCCGGATCAAACATGGAGTATATGGTGACTATAAGTTTCTTTGATGCGGATGATTCACTCTCAGTTGTAGCGTAATGGCGTAGTTTGTAGATGTTAGAATTCTTTGAAGCCTCGTCAGATGACCTAGATACCATCCGTGCTTCATTGAACCTCTTCGCACTGAGAACCACCTTTACATCATCTTTGCTAGAAATCACGAGACTGTCTGTTAAAAACTTATCAGGAGATGATGAGAAGTCCTGCGTGAAAAGTGAAGATGTTTTTTGTAAATCAACTGAGTACTTTCCGATTTCTATGGAATCACAATAGAGTCCAAAGTATTGATATATTTCAAATGGACTTGCATCTTTATCATCGAATAAGAATTCGATGTTCATGAACTGAGGGGAATATATTCCGCCTCTGGAGAATCCAGAAGTTATAAGGTCATTGAACTCAAAATCAGATAATCCTGATTGTATATCAGAACCAAGGAATTCTATATGTTCTGTCCATTCTCCATTCTTTACAGAAAGTCCAGTCCATGTAACTTTGTAATTGGATTGAGTGTCGATGTGAACAGGGCTCACATTAAATTTATCGTTAGACTTTATATTATCCAGATACGGGCCAAGCTCCGAATTTTTAATATCAATAATCTTTACGACCCTGGACTCTGAAAATAGATCGCTTGTTTCCGATGTGACGGGTTTTGCAAATATTGCAAAATATTGGGGCACTTTTCCTTTAATCCACAGGGGCGCAAATGCCTTTAGCGATTCCCGGTTTCCTATCGTTCGCTCCACCCCTGCGTTTATTCCAGTGAAATATTGTTCAGAGAATTTATCAGTGGAATATTTTAGGTCTATCTCATTGAACGAATATATCGAATCGGCGGGAACATATTCAAAAAATTTAGAAGAGTCCCTGGCAAGGCCCAAATTTGTGCAGCGCCTCCTGTAACTCATATGGAACGGGGATGACGACGCCCATATCTTGTCCATATACAGTTTTCCTCCAGAATCCAACTGAAGTGTCATGGAACTGGATATGGGAACGAATGATCTAGCAAGTTGAAGGGTATCATCCTGGTCATTTACCGAAGGAGGATTCAAGTTCGGTTGGATCTTTTCTTCCTCAGGTGTGACATAAAATTCATAGAATAATGAGCGCTTTCCTGGTATTTCTAGTTTTACGCTAGCGTATTTTTCTGTGTAATCATACGTTCTTGAACTTATGCGTAGGTATACTCTGGTCTCAGGCTGTAATGCTATGGTATATGAACCATTTGCAACAACTGGCGAATTAACATCAGGAAGGTTTCCTCCAAGTAGGCGAGCCAAAGAAAATTGATCAACAGAAAATCTAGGAAAACCGCCGACTGTAGTGACATATTCCAATTCGATTCCGGTGAACAATCCTTCTTCCGAAAACAAATAGAACTTATTTCCAGAATCGAAATGTTGATATTCTGCAAAGGATGGTATGTGTATCTCAAGGAAATACACAGGAGAGCCGGTAGAATACGACCGTATTGCAACAAGCTTATCGTTCTCGATAAAAAATCCAGGTATCTTTGGAACTGTTATGTATCGGCTCTCTCCAGGGGAATAGAGTGTTTCGTTGTTCTCGATGGAAAGAATACCATAAACATCATTTATCCGCACACGATAGTTCAGGTCGTCGCGGCATGAATTATTTGTAACAGGTAAGAAAAAATTATCTATTTTTTTCCTGGAATATATTTTCATCTCAGATTTGGATAGTTGAAGTTAGTTGAGAAGTATACCTTGTGCTTCCGTCAGAAACATATGATGAAGAGATTATGAAATCAAAAGAGAACAGTGGATCCCCCTTACAACTTATGTCGATGCCAAGACCTCGTACCGATGTTAAATTGGAAAAATTCCTGTTTACAAGACCGCCGAGGTTATTCAGCTTATCGGTAAATCTGTACTGGAATATTATAGGTATCACAACTTTATACTCTTCACCCATTGGAAGTTCCTTGAATGAATTTAACCCGCTTCCATTAACTTTTATTGTTTCAATCGATGGGCTCTGAATATAAAGATATGATCCAACTGTGTCGCTTCCAATCAAGTATGGATCGTCGTAGCTAAACCCTAGTTTCATAGGATATGGCCACTGTGAATTTTCAGAGAACTGAGCATATCCAGCCTGAGGCTTCGGCCTCGTTGGATCATCACTCGGAGATACGACAAAAGCTGAATTGTGGTGAAACTGAGGATATCTAAACGGAGCATTCGATGCCATGCTATCTACTTTACTATTCAACATAGGAGAATTGAAGTAATTAGCCAATGTTGGTTTGTTTGTTGTGCTTGGCGAATACTGATCGGTTCCAACCTTTACAAATTTTATGGCCGGATGATCCACGCTTACGCAGAACGATGTTAGACTGCCTCCACCCAACGGGGAAAGGTATTCAATGTCACCGACTGTATTCGTTGTATTTGAATCAAAATCGTTGGACCAAACGTTCGCATGAGTAGGAGCATTATATCCAAGATCCGAATTTGGGATCAACTGGGTCGGAGGCGCAAACTGATCATAGAAATTATAGAGACCGTTCAATGAAACTGCCCTGGAATATATGAACTGGCTCGCCTGTTGGGACGATTGATATGGTATGGGCTGGTTTGCGACATACTCCGGAAGATAGTACGAATCCCTCGTTCTCATTGGGGCAGCCGCGAGTCCTATCGGAACTCGATTGTATGCCTTGTTCGAGTAATCCTGGGGGACCTGAACGCCGTTAAAAATATTTCCAGCAGACGAAGGAAGACCATCTCTAAGAAGGCCCGGGAACTGTGATAACAGCATCAATGGAGTTGCTGATGAGTTTTCTATCACAAGATTGTACTGTTTTGTGACTATCGCCCCTGGCCTTTCAGATTCAGAAACTAATTTTAGGTCCTCTACATAGAATCCAGCGTTGGCAGAAATCGTAGCTCCGTTTGCGACAGATATAGAGTTTCCATATGGATCTATTATTGAAACCTTTAGCATGCCCTTTCCTGTTTCAACCTTCGTCCTAAGCGCTGATAACTGTGCCTCAAGATCTTTTATCTTCTGGGCAAGCGTTACTACGCTGTTGGCATCTATCGAATAAGAGATCTCATCTGCATTATGTGCAACGTACACTGATCCAACTTGAGTGGAGTTCTGTATGTGCTCTGTTATTCCAATGTTGGTTAAAGAATCCTGGAGTCCCTTTTGGGCTAATTTTGTCTGTATGCTTGTGACAAGATTAGCGACATCGGGTTTAACAAGTGATTCAGGAAAATCAACAACGATACTGGTGGAAAAATCGCTTTCGATCGGATTCGCCGGCCATCCTGCTTCTGAAATACTTGAAACTTGTATTTCTACCCTTTCTCCTTGCGTGATCGCAACCTCAAGCTGCTGCGTATTGACTTCATCCGGATTCTGTATATCGCTCTGCCTCCATACAACGGATCCATCAGGAAGAACGACTCGATTCCTTGGTTTTGTGACAAACTCCTGCCACCTAGAAAAATATGCACTCGCAGTGCTTCCATCCTGGCTAGTGAACGGAACCTCCCTCGCCGATGCAGTAGATTCATTCATTGGTAGATACCGGTAACGAACCCTGAATGCAATGACCTCCTGCTTTTTCCCCTGTATAGATACGCGGGCTGCTGGTATTTCCCAGAAACCAAAGATGGAGTATTTCGAAGGTGTTGTTGAAATATTAGGATTCTGTGCCAATATATTTTCAGCCTTCGTCAACAGCCCAGAATTCATCTCATTCAGGGAATTTATCTGTTTCTGAATAGATTCCTTGGAAGACTGATACGCAATCGACGCAGTGGATGTTGCGCTAACAGTATCTGTTGCAGTGAGATTCTGGTTTAACTTATTGAGTTCGATGTTAAGACTCGATATCTTCTTATCGTTGTTGTGTATCTGAGAATATATCTGATTTAATTCATTTTCAGCCTGGGTTCCGTCTATCTGATCATTGAGACGCTTTACAACGAAATTATCCTGTCTGAGTTCGGGTGGTGATGGTTTAGTTCCTGTTAGTATGCTCACCCTCTTTTCGCGCGCATGGGAAACTAAATCTTCGCTGAGATCTATGACATATGTGTCATAAAAATCTGATATTCCTACATTTCCCTTAGAAGACTGGTAGAATAAATCATTGGTATAAAATCCAACACCAGGAGACCACTCGGATGAAGTTATGTTATCTTGTATAGGTTTCATGAAGAGTATTTCGTACTCATTCATTGCTATGGGAACATTCAATATCTGAGGATTGTATAGCTCACTTTGTATGCTTAAAACATCCACACCTATTTCTATAGAATCTGCTCCTTGCGTTCTCTTCAACGTCACAATATTCTTTGTTTCATCTATCTCGGTGACAGAAAAAAGAGATGAACCCTTTATGAGAACGTCGCCGGGTTTCAATGCCTGATTCGATTTCACCCTTGATATAGAATCAGTGTAATTCAGAGAATCAAGCACATACCTCCTGATGTTGTTTTGGCCCGATACTCGATCAAGTATCTTAACAACGCTAAATGTTCCGTAGTACCTTGGAGTTGCTGGAGGCAGCTCCATCGTCTCATCATCTATGTTAAAGTTAATGAGAGAATCGGTTAAAAAGAGAACACAATCATCGAATGATATATCGTTCTTTCCCTTAAATGCATTTTCGAATATTGTCTTTTTATCGGCTGTATCAGCATCAACAAGTAATCTCCTGACCTGTACGTGTTTTACATTAGAATCTATCTTTCCTGATAGATCAAAACGAACCGTCATGAGAGGTGACATGAGGTTCTTAAAGAAATAATTGTCCTGTGGAACGAACGTCGTGGGAGTCGTCAGCGATGTTATTCTCCTAGGAGATGGGGACAAATTAACAGCTATTATCCTCTTGAATGAACCGTCGGATTGGCGAACAAGAACATCCGATTCTCCTATTCCACTCATGTTGGACACATTGGTGTCGATCCTTCGCAATTCTGAACGAAGATAACCAAGGGACGGTATGCTCAGCGTGGAAGTGTTTCCGTTATCAAGGGTTACACTAACATCTATCGTCTCATTCGGAGTGCTAGAAGCAAGCGCAAGCGCGTTAAGTATTTCAATCGCATTTTTGTGCAATCTTACTATATCTAGCAAGTATGATGAAGAACTATTCGTTGCTGCCATTTTATCTTATTTTTTCAATGTTAAATGTGTACGTCTTTGGATCAAGACAAACTACTTCAAAATAGGGCTGATTTCCAGAGAACGAGAACTGCGACGCGTTGAATGTGCCTATTATTTTGCTGTACGGGACCGCCGCGCCAGATCTGTTAGTCGAATCAGTGATTATAGAGAACTTCTTCTCAAACGGGTTGTAACCGCTCTGTAAGTTAACCGGAGAAGAAAAACAGATGCGTATTATTTGTCCAGACTGAAACTGAATATTAGAATCATCTATGAGGAGCGTCATGTCCATGTTCGGATCAAATGGAGATGAATCATCGGTCTTAAATAGAACATAATTACTTCCATCAAGGAGCGTGTGAGTATATTGGAAAACCGAATTCACTTCACTGTATTCATTAAGATCGATGTACGGTTTAGCTACATCGATGGAATAACCTGCCCGAGTGTTGGAAATTTCAACCTTTCCTGCGCGTTTCTTTAGGTTTATACCACGTCCTGACGTGAGAACATCAACGTTGTATTGCATCAAAACACTGGTCTTGTTGTTATAGATATCTATGATTGCATCATAGTTTCTCTGTATCAGATCTATTATGGATTTTGAATTGCTGAAATATGCCTGAGAATCTATAAAATCCTGTTCCAGCGTCGTCACACGCGAATCCAAAGAATCCACAGAATTCTGTGTCAACAGTTGTTCCTCTATGTCATCAATCCTTTTTTGAAGAAGGGATATATTTGCTAACTGCGTGAGCAATTGATCACTTGCGCCCCTCAATTCAGTCAATGCTTCATTGAATAATTGAAGGGAAAATGTGTTGTAATCATTTATGCTCGATTGAACAGAAGTGTCCTCAACATTCGTATCGAGCCTTAAATTAACTCTAAGACCATACGAATTTCCGTTCATGTTAGTTTCAACATTAGGACGGTACTTCGTGAATCTCGGTATGTATGCGCCGCTCGTGGAAGGCTGCAGATCATCGAGGAACAGCACCCCGAAGAGGTTTGTTGCCTTCTGCGTCGGATCATCCTTTGACACAATGTCATAATATATGAGCACTGTATTAAAGTCAAAGGATGTACTTCCTGGTGTCTTGTTGAACGAATACCACGAATTGGTAGCAGCCTCTTGGTTTGCCAATTGGTAGTTCGTGAGATCAAAGTCTATACCAATTCCGTCTAATCGGCTTCTTCTGAAATACACGTCATTTCCGGCTTCTGCTCCTATTCCGACTATCTTTAGATCATCGTTCCTTGAATCATTGAGCCTCACGGGTTCAAGGAAATACGTGTTATCACTTGTGTATGGCCACCACCATGAATCCGATTGGTAGTTTCCTGATGAATCCTTCTTGTACAATTCGTATGTTGATCCATCGGTGTATGAGCCCTCACAATCATAATACGCGCGCGTATCTAGGCCTGAAGGTTGCACATCATCAGCGGTTCTTCCAGATATGTACGCCTGATCCAACGGATTCAACGGAGAATACCGAAGCGCGGTGTTCGCTGCGTAATTGGTATCCTTTGTCTCGCTCGTGAACATTACATATGGGCTCCTTCCTGCATCTGTTGGAACGTGGATGTAGATCTCTGCTTGAGTACTTCCGTTCACGCTAGATGTATTAACGAGGTCAACTTCACCGACGTACTTTATAACCCTTGAATATTGGAGACTTTCGTCCTCTTCAACAAATCTTTGACCAGTGCTTGTGTTATTCGTCGATGTCTCGGATGCGTTCGATTCCCTGAACCTCAATGCTCCGATTTCCTTCAGCCATTTGAAAAAGACTCGTTCTGATACGGTATGCAGGGCAGATGAATCATAACTGTCCTGACTCTGTATGAGAGTCTCAAGGTTGAATGCGTAATCCTGTAGCGAATTTGCAAATGCTATATTAGCCGAGCTTGATGCGTCATATACCTTGGAATACGCTCCTGGAACAGAACGAAGCTGTACATAATTCTCATAGTTCTCGGGAGTGGCTATATTCGGTATGTCGAGTAATGCAAATTTTGAGAACGTCACATCATAGCTAGGATTGGAGAACGTGAAATTGATGTCCTCTACGCTAGAAGGGAATGTATAGACGGTACCGCCTTGTACTCGTATCGGCCTTATGAATGGTGCTACTGCCATATTGTATTATATATTTCTTATGAGAATGTGTTAAATATCGTGGAATCAGAAAACGAAGAGAAATCCCTCTTCGATGCACCGAATCCCATGATCTGAACTTCATACCGACAATTTGTCAATATCGAATGAATTCGCGTATCCCTCTCATTGACCGTGACGTACCGCCAAGAACTCGAAAAAACTGGCTTGAAGCGGGCAGTATAGTATGAAAATTTCTTGTTCTTTTTGACCTGAATTCTGAAAGAACTGCTGGGATTTTCCAAAATGTAGTCAACGAGATCACTGTTTTGTAATCCATGAAGAGCGTCAGAATTTTCTATAGGTATGTTGATCCTTGGGTCTTCCGTCACGATGTACCAAGAAGTAGAATTGCGAGATGCGCCGGATGGCTTATATATTGTTTTTAGGGTGAAAGAATTACCAGAAGATGACGAAACGATCCCGATAAAATACTTTGACCCAAGATCCTGTGATTCCAGATCTAACGGGGTTGCTGAAACGTATACTCTTTTTCCTACTTCGTATTCCCCGGATGGATTCAAGAGAGAAACTACAACAGAATCCGATAGCTTCAATTGAAGGAGATTCACCTGAAGCGAATTCGTAAAATCATATGTTTGATTACTAAAAGAGCAGTCCCCTGATATTATCAACTCCCTCGTATCATCACTTCCATTGGAATTTCTTAAAAGAACTGGATTACCTGGTTCAAAGTTCCCGTTTTCAAACTGGGTGCGTGATGCTTTTACCCATATGTTCGGATTCGGCGTCTCTACATCAGAGTAAGAAAGAACCCTAGAGGACACGTGATTGCTCGAATCATTTGTGATGTAATTAATTGAAAAACTAATATCGTTGCTTAACCGGAATAGATCTTCCTGTGATACATCAAGATCTCGTGAATAAACGACTGAATACTTTTTATCAGTCTCAGAAACGTATGAATCAAAATCTGAATCACATGAATCATCTAGCAATACTGCATATGTGTTTGTCATCCTCCTCTGAACAGCAACGACAGTGAATTTCCAACATCTCGATGTGTAATCATCGATGATTAGCAAAGTATCCCTTCCGTTTAATGATGATCCATATAGGTCGTCATCATTTATCAGTCCATTGAAAGTAATCTGATACAAACATCCGCGTGATATTTCATTTCCACCATTCTGATTCAAACTCCTGGAGTAAAAAACAGAATCGACTGTTATTGTTTTTGTGAGGCCTGATACTTCATTTTCTTCAGATTTCAAAAAAGAATAGCGTGAAGCATCAAGAGAAGATGCTCCTAAAAAATTAGAATTATCAAGCCCTGGTACGCTCGGGTATTTTACGTCGCAGTTTAATCTATAGGACATGATTCTCTTTCCATTTTTTCGTATGTTTCATACACAGAAACGAATCCGGTTTTTTCGATAGTCTTCGTGTTGTTATTGACATCAACCACTGTTGCAATTACATTGTAATTACCTGCTCTTTGAAACGTCCATGCCAAATTCTCAGACTTAATTTTCACGAGTGTGACACCGGATCTGGAATCTTCCAACTCCCATATGACATTCTTGGCTCCAGGTATTTTACAGTTTGCTAACGAAAAGAACACAGTAGAAAACACAGGTGCATCCACATGGTCCACTCCTATGTACGAGTCATTCCAACAGAAACTACCGTTCAGATACGGCGAATATTGTCTGCGAAGATCTTTGACAAAATCTTCTGCGCAAAGACTGAAATGTTTATTAGGCGGATATGTTGCACCACCTTCCAACCAACCACGGGTGATTGAATAATCCAAAGGATTATAGCTTCCTAATTCTTCGGTGAGACTATCATTCTTGAAATCATACACAGGATACGATGTGCCCCTTGTCAGAAATTCAGGATCACTTCCATACACACCATTATCATACTCGAGGTAACACAATCCTGATGTTCCAGGAACCTTAGCACTTGCTAGTATAAAATACTCAGGTTGTACATATTTCTCGGTATCCGTTTCTGGGTCATACACTATAACATCCTGTAATTCTGCCCATTCTGTGAAGTACACTCGATAATCTGTCACATCAACAACATTCTGATAATCAGTATTATGTTCAACGGGTATAGAAATTATCGCATTTATCGGATCGAATGAGGAAGCATCACTTATCGTGAGTTCTATTGTATCAGTTCCATCTGAGCTTTTTATGCGTATCGTCTTTCCTATCTCAAAGTATGGAAGTGAAGTTATGTCATTTTCGAAATAAAAACTAACGTTCTGGCTAACGCTTCCATTGTCTGAATAATTCGAAAGAACATACGCATCACCGACCTTGTATCCACCGGACATATAATATGGCCAGAATCCATATGAAATTGATGTGTAATAATCAGTCTTCACAGGAGACGATGAATTATTGTAGAAGACAGCGTTTTCTGATACCTTTCCATCGAAGTCATTTGAGCCAATAGAAGCTGGTTCGACTATAACATAATCCCCTTGGGATAGTTCATCCAGAGACATCTTGGAATACGGAGTGCTCTTGTACTCTCCATAAATGGAAGTAGTTCCAACCGAAAGAACCCGGAAAGCATACGTATTCTCATCATACTGGCCAAGGTAAACGAGTTTTGCAGAAGGACTACGATGTGCTTGAATCTTTCCATCAATTGGTGTTCCAGGTAACATAAAGCAAACATCCCCTGTTTCAAATGATGCATATTGATCGTTTGCCTCTACGAGTATTGTGTATGGCTCTATTCGCACAAGGCCAATAGATTCATCATACAATGCGACGCTGTAATTGAATTTTGAAATTCCCTCATCGTTCGATGATCTAAGAGCTTCAACCGCGTCTCCGAGTGTCATGAATTGCGTGTTGGGAAATTCAAATAATTCTCCTGAGTCAACGCGAATCGTGCCGCCAGGGGAAACTGCATTAAGTTTAAATCCACATATCGCCGGTGAATGGTAATCAAATGATCCCCATGTCCTCGAAAAGGAATCCTGCCATCGCACTTTTGCTGATTTCCACTTTGAAACTGCATCCACGCCGTACCACTCCTGTGCGTAATCAAGATCAAAATCAGAAAATTGGATCATGTAACTAAGATCTATTTTTCTTAGATTATTGAATGGATCATCGAGTACTAGAGAAGTCTTTCCATTTGCATATGTTATTCCATTGATGTAGAACGAAACATCCGAGTCAACGTTATTCCAATACGCAACAATATCATTTGATGGATCATTCGGATCTGGAATAAAAGATAATGCGTTATTCTGTGAACTTGCATATATGATGGTCTTTCCGTTATATGGCGTAATCGTTCCAGGGAGAAATCTTGCAATAAAATCAAAGTACCTTATAGAACAATTTTCTAGTGATTCTATTCTTGAACTATTGATCAATTCAGATGGATCAAAATTAAATGGCCTTTCGTCCAATGATTCAAACACTATAGTGGTTGTGTTTCCGTCGCTATCGTACCGGGATTGTTTAATTAAACCCTCATTAAAGGAAGTCTGACCATACAATTTGTACTCAATTGATGTATTTGTTCTCATGCGACTGGTTACATCACCAGTGACGCCAAACATGTATCTTGGGCGATATCCATCATACCGTAGATCTGTTGACATTGAATAAAATGTCAAATCTCCTATTTCTTTTCTGGATATTATGGATATCTGTTTTCCATACAGTTCAGATTCTGAATGCTCACCTTCAATTGTTATGAGTTTTTGGGTGCTATCATAGTACTTTACTTTGTATCCTTCTCGATTTTCTTGCACAGTAAACCGAACAAACATGCCAGACTTTATCATCTGTGCATTTGGTTCATCCGGGTTGAAGTAATTTCCACTTATTTTTACTATGCTCTTGTTGTAATCTATTTCAGATATAGGAAGAATAATAGATTCAAGCACTTCGTCTTTTCCTAGATAAGAAGAAACAGACGAATCTTTCCACCTGATTCCACAATTCTGCCATGTTGTATTCTTGAGTGATCGATAAAGACTATTCACGTCGGATCGCCTCTTTCTCTTCGGACGGAGGACCCCCTGGTTTCTTTCTGCCCAAGACCATGCCCCTTGTTTCCATGTCTGGTTTACATCAGTCCACAACTCAATCTTATTTGATGCTCGGTATATCCCTGCGATGTTCGTCGATTTCATCAGCACCTGGAAAAGAGATTTCTTTGTCCTCGACTGACTTCCGCTGCTCGTGAGATAATACGCGAGTGTTACATCGTAGTTGCCTTCGTATGGAACCACCACATCGTGTACTTCAAGGTCTTCTATCTTTCCTCGTTTTCTGTACGTAAATGGAACTTCCCTTTCGGCTGATTTGACTCTCCATTCCATTTCATACGCATCTTTGGATGCTATACCTTTCCATGAATACTGGGTTCCCGGGAGCTCTTGCTCCGAAGACATCATATTCTTCCATGTCTGTTTTAGATCCGACCATGTGACACTGAACGTATTTGCCGTAAGTGTGACGGTCGCTCCTATGTTTGCCTGAGAATCATCAACAAAGTTAGAATAACTCTTGTTGACATAGAAGCTTCTTAATTCGAAGTCTTTGATGTCCTGAATAGAAAATTGAGCAAGATCCTGAACCTTAACGCCATCTCCTATGTTATCGTCGGTGCGGTACCCGGTTCCAAGATCCTCTATGTATGCTATCGACGGTTCTGCCGTAAAATCTATGTCAAGATAATCTGGGGATGCTGTGATAGTTTCATTCTGAGTCAGCCAACTTTCTATTGCATACGTTTCAAAATAAACCCCCTCGCCCGTTATGTCGACTATTCTTGCATTCAGAGGAAGGAAATACTTCTTTAGAACATTCTTAAGAGAGAATAACTTTATGAGTATCTCATCATTCGTGAAATCAAACACATCCTGTGTCACAGGCTGGCCGTATTCATCATATGTTCCAGTGAGCCTATTTATGTCGTAGAATAGGCTAAACTTATTTGTCTTTTTCCAGTTTTGACTGGGAATTAATTTATCATTATTTACATCTGTCAGATTCAATGGCACTTCCACCTGACGATATTTACCGTAGATGGTGGATTGCATATCTATGTTCTTCCAATATTCTTTGAGACGGAGATCACCGTAGCCAAAAAACTTTATAGCATTTATGAAACCCTTGTACGATCCAGTATATGGAAATATGTGATCGCCTGCCGCTAGTAATTCCTTCCTCTTCTCATTCACTATAAGGTAATCAGGGAGTATCTCATTCACATCGGAACCTCGGAAAATAGGTCCAACATCTGGAACTATATCCATGCCCAGGTTCTGCAAAAGCATCTTGAATCGTTCATCTTCTCCTTCTACTTCCCCGTAGAATGCAACTTCGGCAACCTTCTGTTCATTCTCTATCGGGGTGCAACGAAACACTATGAGTGAATTCTGCTGAGGTATTATCCCGTGCTCACTGTTTCCAAAATCAAGTGTCACTAGAGACGGAGTCCTCCTTGTTATCTGGACAACTGATTCTTCTTTTTCATATCCTGTGATGTCATACACAACTGAGATATCTTGCACATCCTGTTTTGAATATGCAATCCTATATTTAGATATGTCATCAACAAGCGACAGCGCAGCGTTATCTTCTATGTAAACCGTTGTCGTGTCTTCTACTGGATCGTGCTCACTGTATACAATCTTGCACAGAAAGTTCTTTGATATGTCGCCGTCCTTATAAACAACAATATCCCCGTTCTGTGAAAGATTGGGCTCAGTTGCAATTGATTTATGGGATTCAAAAGTGAGACTCATTGAACCCAGATCAAGAGAAGATGAAGACTGCAGCTTTGTTCCGCTCCCTGGCGGTATTAGGTATACGTCAAACGAGTTGTTCTTAAACGAGAAGTCTTCTGGAACATCGAAAGGAAAACTCTGTGATTGCAGGCCAGTTCCAAGGAATGATTGGACTTCCGAACTTTCTACAGATGATAGATTTTTATAGTATATTTCAAGAGTTCTTGCGAATCTGGATTCTTCGTCCGAATGCAACGCTATGTTGACCTGCATGATCTTTTTATTCAGATCGTCAGATGGATCAATTATCCTGTATAATGTTGCATCAGAGTCGACTGAAATAGGTATATCACCAGAAAATGTCACCCCTTCGATATCATCCCCGGAACCATTATTAAGTAATATATCCTGAGTCTCTACTCTTTTTATGATAGCAGAATTTGCGCTTGTCTCCGCCTGAAAAAGAAATATGTTCTTCTCAAACTCGTACTCCCTCCATTTAAAAAAGAAGTATGAATCGGCATCGCCTCTTGGGTGTACATATGTAAATGTTTCAAGCCTCCACGAAGAATGGCTTCCACTTCCCTGTGAATAGACTATTCTTATGTGGGCATAACCAGTGGTTTCATTATATCCGAGTATATCTGCAACAAAATAATTCGAAGCATCGGATGTATCATATGATTTAAAGCTCTTTCCGGGCTTTAGAATTTTTGCGATTCCCAAAGATCCCGTCGGATCCGGTGTAAGAGGTATATCGGCATATGTTGCAGTCTCTTTAGAAAGCGCATCAAGGTCTATAGATTGAGTGAATTCTTCCTTGTACTTCACCTCCTCAACTATAAAAAGATGCTGTACTTCATGCAGAGAAGAAGACACTCTTGGGAAATAAGACATACCATACCAGACACCGTGTGTCCTTGTGAGGTTTAGCTCATTGCCGTTTTTATCAAAAAACTTTAAGTGTCTTCCTACTTCTACAAGCATTATTGTATTGATTCTTTAAAAATTTATCTTAGACTGTTTCTATGTATGCGCCATACATGTTAAGTATCAACCATTCTGAACCAGTCCATGCCAATTCGACGCAGCTGTAATACAGATCCGATCCAACCGCAGTGCTATTATTTGCCAGAAGTATTCCTTCGCCTGCTGCCACGCCGACGATGCTTCCACCGGTAGGAGCAAGTAGGTAGTGGCCTGCCACATTAGTCACATCTTCATTTAATTTCGTGCATATGGTTATCCTCTGACCTATATCACCGGTGTTAGGGAGTCTTACGTCCTTTATCGTGAATCCATCTGCTGTATTCGAAGGATCATACGATGATGTCCATTGAAGGAGGAACACAGATTTTTTTGTCGTTGTTATCGTTCCAGTTGTTCCACTTACGGTTGCATATGATGCAGAGTCGTAAGCTGCGATGAATGAATCTGCGAATCCATTCTGCACAACCGATCCAGAACTCGCAAGATTGTACGCAGAGATCTTGTATGTCGAATTTGACTGTGTGATATCCCCGCTGCTTGCAGTGATGCCTCCTGTTGAAGTCATCGTGTTCACTGTAGTCGAACCAGATACAGAAACGTTACCTGCAACAGTAGCAGATTTCTGAAGCTCCAGTCCTACTACTGAAGTGGCTTCACTTTGTACCTTTTCTATCACCACGCTCGAAAGAACTGCATCTCCGGATGATGAATCGACGAATTCGTTCAAAGAGTCAACTGAGTCCTTGAGTTTTGTGAAATTGTCATTTATTGTGATCCTCGATGATGCGATCTCATCGGTTTCGAGGATTTCTGTTATATTTATCGCCATGGTTTACCTCTTGTATTATTTTAAAATTTTACTTACTCTTTAATTTTTTTATCTTCTCAGTGGAATACCTGTTGTATATCGATTGACTGAGGATGTCTTTTATCTCTATGTTCACAGGTGAAGCTGTGTTGAAATCTATTGTATCATTATAGAAATTACCATATCGATCATACCAACCTCCTCGTATCACAGGCAACTCGCCTTTTCCTATTATTATATCCCCCTGCGCATCAAGGCCTATGTCAACGGGCTCAACAGCATTCGGATTTGTACTCAGCTCAGCAAGCCATTTTTCTTTGCTTCTTTCATTTTCTTCACACATAAACCTCACATTGACCGAATCAACACCTTCGATTCCTTCAATGACTGACACAATATCACTCTGCGGTATTCTATCTCTTCTCACAAATGTTAGAAGGTACTCGTTGATACTGGAAACAATAGAACTTCGTATGAGGTCAAGAGAATAGTTCTCGAACACAACAATGCTTATATTCAGTACATACTTCTTTATAACTGGTCGGAGTATCCTCATCTCAGATGTTACAAGCATTGAACCGGATTCCCTTACGTACTCTCGTATTTTTGAAACCTCATCATCAAACAAGTTAAATTTTGCAATGTCTATACTAAAATAATTCTCATTTGATTTTAGCCTTTTTGTTATATCAGGAACCAAATACACGTAGATGATGTTATCATCGTCAAGGTAATCATCGTTAAACGTATCAAATGCGTCAACTATTGAGAAGTAATTGAGTTTCTGAAGAAAGTATATGTAATTCTCTGCTCGGGCAAGCACAAAACTTTTTGATGCCCTAGGAGCTAATAATTTTGTGAGCTCAATAGGTTCCGGCGATGTACCAAGAACGACCTTTGTTGCCAATTTTATACTAAGGGCACTGTTTGCATCTATAGTTCTACCGAGGGCGTCAAAAACAGGATCTATGAATATGAACTTGGCCCTATCGGTCATGTCGATAATGTTTCCAAATGAACCGAGTGTTAGTAGGTATTGGACTGTTATGGTAGAACCAGGCTGAGGTATTTTTCCATATTGACCATTCCCGAATATTATATCGATACCGCTATTCAGTGAAGTTCGAACTAGGCAAGAAGGGGATTCCGGTGGCATATCATAAAAACTATCGTATGCCTTATATTCTTCTCCATTTACGTAGATGTTCACGAAATGATTATCTATGTTATCGTTGTTCTGAACTACAGCATTGAATGATTGCAAAGGGAGTCCAGTTCCTGTGAAATTCTGGGTTTCTATTTTTCCCTGAATTATCTTTGTTCTTACTTGCGCAGGACTTCCAACGGTCATACGTATCTCTTCCCTTGCGGCAAGGATTACATAATCTATGTTTGTGTTCACGCAACGTATGAGCGTGAGATTTGGTATTACGATCTGATTGTTTGCTGCTTGTACACTTTCACCGGTGAAACTTATGTAAATATCACCCGTCGCACCCATTGCCCTCGTTGGATTATGGCCAGTTAATCTAGAGAGACCATATACTGAACTCTTTCTTGTTGCTGTATTTATGTTCAGCTCATTTACGCTATCCTCTATGTAAAACATGACCTTCTGTGCAAATGCAGCGATGGCGATCATTATCTGTCCGTACGCAGACGAAGGGCCGAATACAGCCAAGGATTGGGAGTACGTATTTGAAAAATAGGTCCTTACGTCTTCGTATACCTGCGAAAAGAGGACACTTACTTTTTTAATTAGTGGGTTCATTTCATAATTTTTTAAAGACGCATGACCGAAGTCTTATCGTCAATACCTGCGAGGTCGGATATATCACCGGAACGTACTATACACTTTTTAAGATCGCCTTTAACGTTGTGTGGTGCATTGTCAATATAGCAATCAAAAAAGGTGTTATGGGGTGTAGCAATATGACATGATTTTATCTTTGAGAACTCTATGTTGTTGTCCAGCGAGATGTTACAGTAAAACAAATGAGACTCTTTTACTTTACATCCTATGAAGGTGCACTGTTCTATCACAGCACCTTTTATGTAACAGTCGACGAAATCCATATCAGAAAATTTCCACGATCTAAGAAACTTTCCATCTTTTACTTGATACCGATGTAGGTCGTTATCAAGGTTTATCATGCCAGACTTCAACCCGTTTGTATATATCAGATTGAATAGGATGTTTCTTATCTCATTCCAGTATGTTGCCAACAGCTGATCATCGTCCTTGAGATCGACAAAAACTTTGATCTTTGGATACATCACCTTAAAAACCCTGTGATTTATTATACTATTGACAAACTTTTTATGGTCTATCATCCTCTGTCTCAGGCTATCGACATCCGCTTGATCGTATGATGGAACCCTCAGGCATTCATATATGGTCAGAGCTGTATAATCAATGAGACTTAGTATATCTTCTATCTTTTCCTCATAATCCCGCCCTCCCATATACCTCATTTCAAGGTAACCAAATTCAAGCTTTGAGAAATTGAAACCAAAGTACTTGTCACTTGGTACGGTAAAACTCGAACGATTTATCGTCTTTATGTTATCTGTGAAGGAAAAAAGATTATTCGGAAGGACAAAATCTATAGACTTTGCAAAAACATTGTCCATCCTCTCGGGAAACTTATCGAATACATTATTCTCATCGTAGGATAATATGAGTTTTAATGGATCCAACCCTGATAAATTTATGGTTTTATCAGGGGTCTTAAATGGATCAAAACTTATATTTACGTGTATGCCAGAACGAGATGTGGTTTTTCCATTATCTCGTATGTAATTAAGAACTTTAGCTAGTATTATTTTTGCCTCATAATAAGGAGTAGGACCGGTGACCAATTCCATCATCGCCGGCCCTCCTGAAAAATCATGCTCTAGCTTATAGTTATAGTAAGAAACCTTCATCTCTGTGTGAGCTCCGGGTATCTTTTTTCCGCTAGGATCTGTCTTAAATGCAGCAACGACCTTTTTTTCAAGGATATCTGATAGTTCGCGCGCAACTTTATTGAATCCCTTCTTACAAAAGAATTCAAACTCAAATCCTATTATAACAGAATTCAGTATCGCGTTCTTATTTAAAAAATCCCTTGTTTTAAGGTTCATTTTCTGTGTATAATGTTGCTTGGATCAAATTCCGTTTTTCATTTATACTACTAACTACGATTTTTACCGTGTCCCCTTGCTTTATCCTTTGTTGTGGAGCAGTCACTGATTTGATGGGAACTGTTGTAATTATGTTTCCGAATTTAATGGTAACATGTGATCCGCGTATAGATTCCACTAGAACATCGACGCACAGATCACTATCGTTAGTTTCTATGATATTTTTTAGGTTCTTCAATTGTTCGTACAACGCCTGAACAAAACTTTCATTTTGCGTGAGAACAAAATTCTTAGGCGGTATGACATCCCGGATCCAAACTTCTATTTCAGAACCAGGCCTTAAAAGCTTTGAAGAAAAATCAGCCGCAGTCTGTTTATTCATATCACCCACGGACAGAAGACCTGTCATTATGCCGTTAAACTCAACAAAAACTCCAGCATCTATCGATCCCGTCACTATGCCAACGTACAGATTCCTTATATCAAGGTCTGCCACCATCTTAGGCATGATGTGATCTATGTACTTCTTATTGGAAACGATGAACGTGTTATTCGCATGGATATACGAATCTACCATCACTTTTATAGTCTTTCCAATGAGTGCTTCAAAATTTGTTATCTTATTAGCACTTGCGAGTGAACCTGGCAAAAATGCTTCAATGCCATTGATATCAACAAAATATCCCCCTTTGTTCTTCTGAAGGACCTTTGCATCATACACTTTCGTTTGCGCATCAATCTGCGAAAAGAAATCATTGAAGATGGATTCACGCTGAGCCTCGGCGAAGCTTCCCATAAGACCACCGTCTGTTGAAATGATCTTTATCGTCTGCTTGCTTCCGTTTCTCACCGATTCGATAAAACTAGCGGCGTCCAAACCAAGGCCCTTGAGAAAATCTTTCTCTTTATTGATTTTAACACTCACAGCAGGGCAAGATTCACCCGTTACTATGACCATGTTATCGTTGGAAGATAGGACGGAGTCTATTTCAAAGATTTGACCGATTGTTACTGATTTGTTCAACTCCCCCTGTGAATTGTTAGATATCATCTCCATATAGAGAGAATCATCTATATCATGCGAAAAATCTTGCTGGCTGAAGAGATTCGCGGAAACGTATTTCATTACTACCCCTAAAAATGCTTGAAAAAAAATTAATTCATACTATATATCAAAATGGATCTCTGAAGAATCCACCTTTTTCCTTACCGGCTGAGCACCATTTCCATAAAAAAAGAAGAAATGCTATGTTATCTAGGCTAAGACGCTCCCAGACAGGAAATTCATCTGAAATCATAGGAAGAGATGCTGCAAGAGATGGGTTCAATTCTGCAAGAAAATTCATGTGCGTGATCTTCGGGGACAAGATCGAAGCCATAGATTGAACTGACCCCAGAGAAAGGCTGAAACCTTGTATCAAGGATGACACGTTTATCTTATTAAGATCTATGACAGGAACTTTTATGTTACCAATAAGATTCCTCAGGTCCTCAAGAGAACTATCATATTCATTGTATCTTTCTCTTATCTCATTTATCTTCTCATCATACTGCTTTTTTGCTTTACTTATTTCATCGTTGTACTTGTCACTTGCATTTTTTACTAAATTATCGGCCGATTGTTTTGCTAAATCTATCATGTCTTGTGCCCTCTTCTTCTCTTGCTCAAATCGGTTAATCTCCTCATTCAGTCTGGTTTCGTTCACTTTTACCAATTCCTCGACGTCTTTGTTGAATTTATCACGAAGGGCATTTAATCTCACGCTTACCATTTCTCTGGATAAAGGATCCTTTAGATTTTCGAGCTGAGACTTTAGATTTTTTTCCTGGATAGAAAATTCATTTTCATATGCAGAAATTGTTTCTTGTGTGCTTTTTCTTAGATTATCTGATGCAGCATCTAAAGATTTTTTCGCAGAATCTTTGATCGTTGCTGCTTTGTTCTCCGCATCTTTTATCGCGTCAGATGCAGATTTTTTAAGGTATTCAAAGTAAACATACGCAGACTGTTCAAGTTCGGCTTCCTTTTGTTTTGCTTCAGAAAGGAGAGATCCAACTGATATGCCTACTCCACTTCTCAATGATTTTACTGCTTCATTTATCAATTGCATGAGTGGATTTATGCTTGGAAATGGAATGCTTGACAATGACTCATGGCTACTTATGTTTATTGCACCCCGTATGGCGAGAATGAAATAAGGATTGTTTGATTTAAATGGCCCAACAGGAAATGGCAAAAAATGCTGAGCAAACAAAAAAGGGCATGGTAGTATACCGCACTGACCTATGAATAGTACATATATCCCTGTTTCGCTTGCTATAACGAACAATGGTATCCATATGATAGGAAACGGAACCTTTATGAGTGCAACCGGAGTTGGTATAATGAGTCCTATCGGCCAATGAACTGGTATGAGGTTTACTATTGTGGCAAGCGTTGAAAACTTCTTCCACCATGCATAATCAAATATTGTGGGATTTGTGCTCACATTCTTGAAGTTTACATCTTTTCCAGATTCAACTCCCGGAACTATCTCTTTCTGAGAACATCCCATCTTTGCAAGTTCCTGATTTACGAGATCATTGACCTTCGATATTACTGCTTCTGCTATCTTTTCCCTCTCCTTTGCAGAATCATACTTCTTCTTTATATCATCGGAATCTGTTTTCCTAAATGCAAGCCTAGTCTTAAAATCGGATGGAAGCTTTTCCTTCTTAGAGAATTTATTAACTCCATAAGAAAATGATATTTCACCTATAAATTTTAGTGTGTTTTTATATGCGTTATCAAGGTCCAGCTCAGCTTTTTTCGCCAGTTCCAAGGCAGAAGTTTGGTTTGACTCAACAGTTAAATCAATAGAAGTTATATCATTGGAAAGTTTCGTCGGTATATCCTTAACAGTTCCAAAAAGATCCTTTGATTTATCAAAACCCGCATCTAATTTTTCTGCGTCGACGTACAACTGGGAACTGAACTTACCGTATGCTGATGACAGTTGTTTCTGTGCATCCTTTGCGTTTTTACCATACTTGTTAGTTTTTACCAGATTCTTTAGTGTATCTGATATCTTTGTTTTTTCAGTAGCTGATTGAGCGCTAGAAAGAAGCCTCTGTAGTCTATTGGATTCATCATACCCCTTCAGGAACGATTCGTAAAATTTATATGATAACTGAGTATAGTAATAATCAAGCTGTAACGATTGTACTTCTTCTTTTGCCTTTTTATATTCTTCTGTCTGGTCCTGTATCTTTTTTGACAATGAGTTCATCACAGAAAAGCAACCTGAACCGTTTGATGAAAAAAGAGGGACCGTCTGTTCCCTCTCGGCAAAAACCCCGTCCGATGCAACCTGGCCTTCTTTTAGTGCTCCTGTGCTCAGTGAAGGCTTTAAAGGCGTTGCAGGGATTGGCTGACCATTCTTCTGCTTCCTCCTCTGTTCTGTCCCAAGAGGATCAAGAACACTATTGATGGATGTTTCTAGACTAGATATGAACTGATCTATGACGGATGGATCAAAATCTCCGACGGATTGTGGCGTGGAACTTCTATCTATCGAAAATGGAGGTATTACCTGTGCAGTGATCGGGTTCGTGAGTTCTTCGAAGGGTATCTTAACTGGCTCACATGCCGCCTGTTCTACTTCGCTGTCATTAAATAATTGAGCCGCCTCTGTTTCTTCCGGGGCGCACACAATCTCATCCTCGTATGGAATAAGATCCAGCTCAGAAGGAACCGGGGACTGATCTGCTTCTGCTAAACGGAGTGCATCAGCGAGCTCCTTCTCTGAAAGAGAAGTTAGATCAATTTCCTTTGGTTCCTGATCATTCACTAACATTTTTCTTTCCTTTTACTGCATCCAGAGATCTAGGAATTTTTAACTGGGATGATAGATCGTTATTCACAGGGGATATAAAAAACTGCTGGCCTGCAACTATCTTAGTGTTGATATTCGTTGTTTCAGACGACGCTTTTTTTCTGGCGGCAGTTGCAGCCCCATCAATCTTATTAAACCATCCTATTATTGAACTGAAATCTATCATGCAGTTGTCTTCACTGTGTTGGATAGAGCAGTTCTCGCCTGTTGCATGATGGCGGCACTTACTCCAGGAGAAGGAGGCCATTTGAGATCAACCGTAAGCGCGAGTGAATCAAGAGCTGCCATAAGAACCTCTCCTAGTATCACAGAAAACTCTGGAGCCGTTCCAAGTTCCGTGCGGCCTCCGTTAACGTGGACTTTCGGGGAATTTACTTCCACTTTTGTCACAGCATTAACAACGATGTTGCCTTCTTTTAACTCTATGTTTGATTTACTCTCTTTATGGTCTATCAAAATAGATTTATCGGGATTTATTGATATGCTGCTATCGCCCCAAAAAATTTGTATTCCATTTCCAGGCGTGAACCATATTTTCATATTCTGGTCCTCGTCATAGACTAAAACATGACTATCCTGGTACGTCTCTTTGATGGAGTTCCTCATATCGTCATTGAGGTGGTGAACCCCATGCCACACAGGAGAATGTATATCACCATTCATGAAACTAACGCGCACCTTCGTCCCAACTTTTGGAACGGAAAATGCTCCAGCTCCTTTTGACTGCCCTCCTGCAAAAACTGACATTCCATACGGAAATGCCCATGGGAGTTCTTCGTCTTGTAGATCATCAAAAACTCCATACACCCTGAGCTTGCAACGCCCGAGTATATCAGGGTCATTTGAATCAACTACTATCCCTATGAATTCTTGATTAAGATCCAAAGTCTTCCTCCACCTTAGGCTTATTAAATTTCACATCACTGGATATCCTTGTGTCCTCGAACGCAGGCCGAAGTTCGATTGAAGTCAATGAATCTTCGGATAATACGGTAGGGAGGCCGAAATTCACAAACTTTTCCACATCGTTGATATTAACTACACTTGGAACCTGGAAGTCCACTCTGTCTATAATTTCTTCTGATGTTGTAGATGAATTGAATTCAACACTTCCTATGCCAAACTCAACGCTAGGGGTCTTCAATTCAACCATCTCCGTTATATCCAGATCAACCGTTGGTGCTGTGAATTTTACTTCGGATAATTGATCATCAACTTTAGGGACATCGAAAGATATGTTTGATATATCAGTGGACACTGTCGGTAGTTCGAACGAGATGTCGTTGATTTCGGTGGCAACAGTAGGAGCTACGTATTCTATTGCTGCCAGCGACTCATCAACTTTAGGTTTGTCGAACGTGACATCTCCTATTGAACTATCAACTTTAGGCTTCTGTAGATTAACGTCGGATGATATAGTTGTCTCAAAAGAAGGTCTTACTAGATTCACATTTGAGATCTCTGTCTCGACCTTTGGCCTCATAAATTCTACTTGATTAGGCATATCTTCATCTAATTTTGGTTCTTCAAATTCAATTTGTGGTTCAATATTAACATCTTGCGTTGGCCTCTCAAATTCGATCGAGTTTCTTATGTCAGTTGTTACGCTCGGACGGCCAAATTCGATTAATCTTGGTGTTTCTCCTGTGATTCCGGCTGAGCTCTCAATGGCCTGCATTATCGTTCTTGCTTGTTCTGCTCTTGAAGCTGACATGTCCATGGAATTTAGTTCAGCTTGACGGATTCTTTCACGCTCTTCTCTTGGAAGAGCTTCAACCGTGTCAGCTTTAGTGAATTCCATATTATTCAGAAAATAGTCACGTATGTTGTTGTTGCTAGATGCAATTACATTCTCATAATTATTTTCATACTCTCTTATGAACGGTGCTAAAAAACTCCTATAATTCGTCACATCACGAAAATCATTGAATGATGCACCGCTTCCCCCTTGTTTTATGATGAGATCTCGTTTCATCTCACCGAGCATGTAGTTTAGAAGTTTATATGAGTTTGCCTCTTGTACCCTTCCAACTTTTATGTTAAATGATGCTCCGGCAGTTGTGTATTCATCCCCCTTTAGGGTTTTAGCAGGGACAGATGAACTAAAGTCGAATTCGCAATCAAAACACCTGAACGCAATGGCAGAAACGTGGTTCAACCAATCAGGACGAAGAGAATTCCTGCCCTGTTGAACAAATGTCTTCAAATATCTCGCCTCTCCTGCTATCACCGTCATATTGAACCTCCGTTTATTCAACGGAAGAAGTTCACGAAAGTATAACCTGTCCCATGAAGCCTTTCTGTATAAATCAGCAAGAGCCGTCATACGAAGGTCCACCGTCTCGTAACAATCCAAAGTTAATGTAACATCATCAATCTGGGTCTTTGAGTCGTTTGACGCAGAAGGATATCCCCATTTCCAAAGACCCTCGAGTCCTGATATCTGTTTAAAAAACCAAGGAAAATCATCAGAAACTCTGCTCAGAAGCCACCTGAACTCCTTGAGCGCTTCCGCCTTTCCTTGTTCTCCGGTCCTACGGAGATAACTTATAGCACTTTCATCCCTGTCCTCTGATAAGAGAAGACCTTGTGTGACTTCATTATCATTGTTGAGTGGCTCAAAATCAAATAGCACCCTAAATGTGATAAAAGACGGATCATTGTACCTTAACTTATCGTCAGGTGTTGTTCCAGCTGACTCGAAGACGAACTTCCTCTCGAGTCTACCGACGTGCATGATTCCGCTCATTCGCCTTGAAATTTTGTTATAAGCGCAGCATCTGGTGTGTTCTCTGTGTTTGGTATCGATAGATCAGAACGCTGCCATTCTTCTCTCCAGACAAAATCATCATGACCAAGTTCAAGGAACCTCTCATGGATCTTCTTGTCATAGTATGATGCTATATATCTCACGGCCCGTTGTATCTCTGCCCTTCTTGGTTCCTGTGTGTTGTTTCCGCCTGCATTCATGTACTGTATGTAACACAGTTTAGGAACGTGTATCATCCTCGTGCCAAGGAAACTCCTCACGACAAGTTCATAATCATCTGCTATGTGCAATCGAGGATTATGGCCTCCTATTTCGTGGTAGAACTTTCGCTCCCACGCGCGTATGTGATTGGGGCACGCAATGATATGCCTCATCGTTTTTGGATTGATGGGCACAGTCTCACATGTGTACTGGGCGTTATTATAGTTCGTGGTGTAGTGTTTGCCGTAACCGTATCCCCAAAAATCCCCGTAATTAACACATCCTCCGGTTTCAAAAACCTCAGACGCGTCCGTGTATAGGAATTTTCCTTCCGGATATTCGCCGAAACCGCGTTTAACGTGATCGAGTGCCCAAGGAGTCAGAGCATCATCATGATCGAGTTCGACGAGGTATTTTCCTGTACAAAGACCCGCTGCATTTCGCTTCACTTCTCCTATGATTCCGCTGGGTTTGTTTGATTTAAAAACACGTATACGGTGGTCCTGGCTCGCAAGCTGCAGGAGCATATCAAAGGTCTTTCCTCCGTCATTTGAATCATCGTACAAGACCCATTCCCAATTTGAGTGCCACTGATTCTTGAGAGATGTGAAAACGCGATCGATTCGATTCCCGGTTCTGTACGTGGGGGTAAAACAGCTTATCAACGGATCTTCGTCATTCTTCTCCTGGTTTAAAATAGAGTCAATAAAACAGAAATACGCAGAATCTCCTATGTTGCCATCATCGGATTTTATATTTTCCACGTGTATCCATTTTCTCCTGATGCTATATGGCGCGTTGTACAACTGTGCGAATAAAGACACATCAGGCCCGGTTGTTATGTACACCATAGGATTTATAGTCCTGATGATGAAATTGAGATCATCGGTATGCGAAAAAAAGTGACACTCAAAATCATGGGATTCTGAAATCCACTGTACATTTGTTGAGTGTATCTCCGTCTTTACTTTACAATCCTTAGAGAATATCGCTACTACTGGTGTGATTGGCATTACTTATCCCTTTGAAAAAAACTTATTGCCTTCTTGCCGATTTAATCCATTCCCGTTTTGTGAGGTAAATTTCCTGGGAAAAACCTATTTGTTTAGACGGATCATAGATTATCTTATGGCCTTTAACAAAATAGAAGTCAGTGAGAAAAAAATTGATTGTCGCTGTTGTTTTGTCGTTTAGAAATATGATCGGAACGCTCTCGTCCAATTGGTCTATTTTATCAGCATATGATAATATCTCCAAAAATAGCCTTTGACCTCGGTGAACAAAGAAATTCGGAGTTGCTAGACTCGCCTCAACAATGATCTTATCCATCTGGATGTTATTGAACTTATTCTGCAGCGAAGCAAAATTGTAGTTCCGATGAACATTTCCAGTAGGATACGAATACTGTAGTCCTGCCCACTCACGAACTGATTGAAGTGATGTCCCTAAATTTGAAAAAATGCTAACCATCTTTTCTGGCGCATTTTCTGTCCTGAGTGGTACCAGCGAATCTTTTACAATATCCTTGACTGTGAAATCATAGAACGAATAATCCTTGTACACACCTTCTTTATATGTCAGAAGCGATGCATTGTTAATTATGTTGTATTGCAATACAAAGTTATTAAACGATGCAAAATTCATGTTATTGGTGAGCCTAAAAACATCTAGCTGTGTTTCAAAAGTTGAATTTTCACTAGGTACTCTGATGTTTATATCGCTTATGACACCAGGCTGCCCGTCCTTTGAAAAAACGAACTGTTTATTCACATCAACGAAATTCAGATTGTAATAGAAATCAACGAATGCGATGAAAAAACTATTCTCCCCGTCCCATGAATGTTCTGCTATTGATTTGATGTAACTCTCGTAGTTTCCCATATGGATCCACTTCATCTTATCGTCGGTTGAATCCACGTTCGATGCGAATCCAAGTGAAAGATCTTCGGCGAGTTTCATGAGGGCAGAATAGCTTGTGTCCTCTATCGAAAATGTCTTATGATCGTATAATTTTGGTATGAACAGTCTCCCTGTTATGCTCAGGAAACCCTCGCCCGCGTCGCTGGGAAAATCACTCCCATCATAGTTTACCGTGATGATCTGATAATCATTTCTTATGGGTTTTATGTTATCATTAGGAGATCTAACGAATACTGAAATAACGTCTCCAGCTCTTGGAAATGATTTTGCAAAAAAGTTGGCCTTTCCTGGCATTATGCTTATGGTGAGCGATATTTTGGGAAGAAACCCCATACAATCGATCTCCATGTGACGTATCTTATTTCGCTGGATTTCAGCTCCATTTAAGACTATGTATGGAAATGCCTGACCGAGGTAGGATGCATTATAACCCTGGGGGCCTCCGTAATCAAGGCGTTGTTCGAACGCCTCGAGCTGCACAAGAGGTACCTTTGATTTTATCTTTTCTTTTATGTTTATCTGATCTAACACGTTAACCTAGTAAACGATTTTTAATCAATTTAGAAACCAATTCTCCCTTGCTGATCGGCTGATTTTCATTCGTCACACATTTACCTATGTTCGGAGCGAATATCACCCTGCCGCCCTTTACTATAAACTGCTTATCCCCGAAATCTGCAACAGTAGGAGGAAGGCCACTTCCATTCTGCTGTAATTCTGATTCCTGTTTATCGAATGCTCTGTTGAATTTCTGTATGGAAGATTCCGACTTTCTATCATCGACATCCTTGAATGAAATCCTGAAATCTTGTACCTTTTCATCCCTTGAGTCATCATTCTTTCTATTAAGAATGTTTCTAGAAAATGAAACTAGTTGAGGTATAACGAGTGAATTGTTCATCTCGATGGAAAAAGGATTTGATATGCCATTTGCTTTACATATTTCATCCTGATGATCATCGCTTCCATACACTCTAAGAGACACAAGATCTGGTCTTGATTGTTCCCCGTCCTTTACGAGTGTGTATGAAAGAGGCTGAACACCGTCCAATGTATCAAGGGTCTTTTCGGTTAAAAGCACCTTCTCTACATTACCGTACTCGTCTATCTTTTTAGGTTTCTTTGAAAGAATTATTGACTCAAACATCTGATTGTAATTTTTTTAAGATCCAAAATGAATCAATGACATCATCCACCGGTTTTACCACCTTATCTTTCTTGAGAACTTCATCAATCGATGATGAAATCCTAACATGAACGTCGTTTTTCTTGACAGAGAGATCATCCAATTCAATGAACTTTTCAAGCAATTGCACTTTATTGAATTTTCCGCTCCCAGCAAAGGCCTTTATAGTCATAGGAGAATAGAAATACATGTTGTTTAATTCAATGGATTTATTTTCCACTAACATGTACCGTAAAAGGAACTGATATGAAACAAGTTCTAAAAGAGAGTTTCCTTTACTTCCAAATGAATGTCCTTCAAATGCAACATGTGTAACACCTCTTTTAGAGATCTCTAGGTAAATATTAGAACACAGATGTTTTGCATCATCCATCTTCATCCGTTCATTTGAGCAGTAGTTCTTGTGTGATTCCCTTTTTGGGAGGACCCATTGTTGGAAATTTTTATTTCCAAGCCAGAAGTATTTAGAAGCCTCACGGCCGAAATGCAGCCACGAGTATTCTCCATCTGAAAATATGCAAACAGACGCTGAATTTATGCTAAAGTCTATGCCGGCTAAAACCATGAAGTAGAGAATTTGTGTTGTAAAAGATTAACCTAGAAAATTGTTTCCGATTCCAAAATTATTCGACTTCATTTGATTTATCGTAGCTTTAGCCGCTTCTTTCGCCTGGTTAAAGTTATCATTTGCACTGGTGGATGCATCCTGATTCTTATTTGCGCCTCCGGTTGGAGATTTTGCCGGATCGTTTTGTTTAGGCCTACTGATATGAGGAGACACCGGTGATATGCTTTGATTCAAACCTTCTTGGTTCTGGGCCTTCAGTGTTACCATCTGATTTGGCTTTGCGTTCATTGAATTTTCAATTCCCTGATCATTTGTCTCTCTTGCCTTGGTCTCTTGAAGCTCCTCAATTGATGGAAGGTTGTTGCTATCAGCTTTAGGTATGTAAAGTCCACCGTGGCCATCATTGAACACAGATTCTATGTCTGCATTTGCACGGGGCATTCCTGGTTTAAGGGAAACTGTCGCCCTCATCTCAGTGGGAAAATCATCCGCTCCCAAATTATCATTGAACTCTATCCTAACTCCGGTGCATATGAGATTTCCCATTTTTGCTATAGGGTTGAACGGATTTCCTACTGTAATATGCCATTCACCAGTAGGAGCCCCGGTTCTAAATGCCTGGAATACAGGAAGGGATGCATTTGAGCCTCCTGCGGAAAGACCGAACATTCCCGATAGAAGGTCGTACAGCGCATAATCCTCTAATTTATCTAGCGTGGTTTGAAGATACCCCGTGTTAGCAGTACTCTGAGATATATCAACGGATCCTGGGTACAACGCCTTGGTCTCAGCAGAGCTCGACGGTGTTTCCTGATTTGCACTAACATGGGCGTTCACAAGATCTATTATCTGCTGGAACGTTGTGTCTTTTCCGAAACTCTCGACGAGTATATTCTTCAGGGCTTCTGTTGCAGACTTAAAATCACCTGACCAAAATCCTTGAACGAGTTTTAGCGTCTGACCTTCATCCAATAATGGAAATATTCCTTTATCAAGGAAAAAGCGCGCTTCACCTCCCCAGAAATTTCCACGATAATGGCAAGTCGCAAGAATATTTGCCATTATATCCAACATTACAGCTTTAGAATTAAGGTGACCGATGGACTTTAATGTGTAATCAAAAACCAAACTTATACCATCAGTTCCGATTCCTCCGGTTAGTCCCGGCGTCCTTTCGTTCACAGATGATATAACATTAAATGGCTTCTGGTAAATATCCTGTAAATAACCACCACGATCGTACGGGTTGTATGTATCCCTATACGATTCAAGCCCCCCTGCTCTTTCTGGGTCAACGAGTCCAGAAAATGATAGCAAGCCCTTTGTGAGATCCTTCGCAGAAAGTCCGGATAGGGCCCCTTTCATGAGGGATGCGGCAAGACTCGCACCGCCAAATGACACAAGATTTGTCAATGATCCAGCAGCATTCGAGAGCTGGGATGCCTTTTCGGAAGCGAATTTTCCAATAGAACTATCTTTAAACAATGAAAGAGCATCTGTGCTTTTTCCTCCGAACAAATTAATGTACTGTAGCTGTGAATCCTTGGACTGAACTGAAATCGATGGATTTATTGATAAAATCCTTGATAGTGAGTTCCCTGAAGGTCCACCGAAAAATGTCACCATCTGAGCAACTGGGTTATTTGACCAGCCTTGAATGCTTGATTTTTTTGAGAAGTACGGACTCCTCTGCCTATCATCATTGATAGGGAACATATAGCGTCGTAGCGTTATCTGGCGATTTAAAGGGATCTTATTATAATACTTAAGCCACAAGAAATCAGATGCCCTATATGGTGTTGGATTAGATTGAGAAAAGTTCCCGTACTTTGCAAGTATATTCGTAAGAGTCACTTCCTTCTTATTAAAGGAATTCAATCCATCTCTAAACTCTTTATCCAATAAGAGTTTTGACTGAAGCTCAGAATCCTCTCCTGCGCTATTCTTGTTTGCAACAAGATTCAATCGGAACACATAGTACGGATTCATAAGAGGTTCCACGCCCTTGAAATATATCGGGGTGTTTCCGTCCTTTGCCTTTCCTTGTGTGTATGATTTATGAGCAGTTATTGGACCAAAGTATGTGTATGATAGCCTTGAATCAGTGACTCCGAGGTTTGTTGTCTTCGCTGCCTCTGGACTGAGGAAAGAATTCACAGCGCCTCTTGCCAAATCTTTAACATCCTGAACAACAGAACGAGCAGCAGATTTAAACGTCTGCTTTGCCTCGTTTGCAGTAGAAGCGTAAAGATTATTTGCGAGGGTCTTAACTTCGCTCTTGGGGTCTCTTAGAAGATTCGATGGGTTTATCTGTGATAACTCATCTGTGACAAAATTATTACCAAAGGTGGATGTTATACTTGAAATAGGAAGAACATCCTGTATGACACCGAAGTAGTTACCACGAACATTAAATTTGCTAGGGTCAGAGAGAACAGAGAATCTATCAAAATTTGGGCCCAACGCCTGAGCAGTATTATCAGAAACTTTATTGATGTTTACTATAGTGCTAATGACCTTCTGTGCCGGATCTGCTCCATATTTCATACCACTGGCCATAACATTTGTGACAGAACCCTCGGGCATGTTCACATAGTTCTTTGGCAGAGATGACGATATTGCTTCTGAAAAAATTGGCATCAGTTGGTTATTTGGAAAACAAGTTTCGAATCTATATAAACATCAAGTATCATTATCTTTGAGATCTCTCCATCACTTATGTAGAGATCAAATTCAACTTGAACAGTTGGAAAATACGGTGAGATGAACTGGGCGTACTGGTAATTTATCTCTGAGAGAACGGTATCTTTGTCCAGTTCAAACTCAAAGAGCATGTCTTCCAAGTTTAATCCGTAATTTGGATATGCTATGACTTCCCCTGGGCAGGTCGCAAACAACATCATGAGGTGCTGCACGAGTACTTCGAGCATTTCACCTTCTTCGATCTTGTTCTCAACGAACTTTGGATCGTCTTCATTTCTTATATAGATTTCACGAAGCATAGAACTTAGTGTACTTGGAGGAAGTAATCGGCAGTGTTGACACCATCAACCTGCGCGAGAACCTTGTCTATCATTGCATTGCCTTGGCTTTCGAACGCAGATGCGTTCACTGCAGCGCCGCCAGGAAGAGAAAATGTCATGAACGAATAAACCCTTGACATGCTTATCATAGCTTTACCTTTCACGTAATCTATGAACAGCGGATCATCATACAACTTATCGCTCTGTATCTTGGTCATGACCTGCATAGAGACGTCGTGCTTGGGATCACGCCCAAGAAGTGTAAAATGGTGTGTATTCTGATTGTAATCAAATTGGATTCTTTCTAAGAAATACGCGCGTGTTAGATCGTAGTACGCATACTGGGCCGTACGATACACGAGATCATCGCTTCCGAATGGAGCCAGATATAGCTCTGCTGCAACCAAACGATTCTCGGTTATATCACGATCAACCATACCAAAGAAATTGCTTCCTCTGACTTCCTTAACATCAAGGACTGAAACAACACAATCAGGTAGAACTATCTGTCTCCTGTTCTTTTTCCACACAGTATCGAATTTAGCAAGGGGTAGTATGTAATAAACAGTTTCAACTGCATACCGATAGTTTTGAAAAAACCATCTTTCGGCATCATTTATGATCCTATCGATCTCCTTTATTCCTATAGAGGTCGGTATAGCACCCGATGCTGTTATTTCATCCTGTACGAGTTCTATCAATTGATCTTTTACCATGCACTATATATAAAAAAAGGGATACGCTTTTTACGTATCCCTCGTTTCCTTATCAAATTATGATAGGGAAACCCCCGTTATTTTAATCAATCAGTACGTTTCTTAGCTTCAACACACGTTCTTCCGCCTTTTCTTTTTCCTTGAAGCAATTACCAACATTCCACCTTAGTTGGTTTATCGGTATTTTTTCATCCCAGGTCCAACAGTGAACAACCGGAACCAACATAGAAAATGTATGAAATGAATCTATGTAGTAGTACTGTTCATTATTCTGCGGCTTCCATCTTTTACAATCTTCCATTTAAGCTCATCTCACAGTTAAGATAGAATCTACTTCCATTTTCATTTCAGGCAGCTGTGACGAAACACACGCAAAGTATTTTTTTACCTTTACATCATTTGCAATTAGGGTCTTCTTTATATTGCATATAAGCTGCGAGGACAGCTCTTTGTTAATGTAAACGATCGAGCTTTTCTTGTTCTTAAACGCAAATAAAAATTCATCCAACAACATCATATTGAGCGCGAATGTATACGAGTCTTTATCCGCATATGAAGAACTATTCGAAGAAGATAAGATCTTTGCAACATTGATAACATATGGTCTATTTCCTAACGCATACTTAGGAAGACTATACTTTTGATCGCAAAAAATGAAATTCATCTATGAATTATTTTATCCGATTAAAGACCTATGGATTGCATCCTTAATCGCATCCGAAACATCTTCTTTATTCACACCTTCGAGTAAAACATCGAGCACTTCATCAAAAACACCTTCATCAAATGATTCTGACACAAATTGCATGAATTGTTTAGTTGGAAGATCGACCTTGATCTCAATACTTAAAGTGTTGCTAGATGTTTTTGCCTTTGCGAGAAGATTTGCTGCAAAACTTCCAGCCTTTGACTTTTTCTGCTGCTGTTGTTGAACAGGGGCCTCTACTGGTTTTACTGGTTCTGGAATGACTTCAATAGACGCGGATTCTGTCTGTTTTTTATGTTCCTCGAATGATTTTGCTGGACCTGTTCTAGAAGGAAACCTTTCTTCCTTTGGATACATCCTTCTTAAAGAAACTTCATCCATTGCAATATTCCTATCATTGAGTATGATGAATGCCTTTCCGTAAAGATGCATAGGAATTGACCTACCGCTAGCCGGAATCACAACGTCCTGTTTTCCGTCGAACATCTGTTCGGCTGGTTCAACGACAGCAAATTTATCGTCAGTTAGCCACTGGATGAATTGTTGACCGTTACTCATGCAAACAACCTCATTAAATTATCTTCGTAAAATCTCCTTTTGTCTTGATCCATCTGATCGATCTGGGATAACACAGTATTTTTCAATTGTATTAGAACCTTAGAAAAATGGACCACTGCACCATCCGCTAGAACGTCTTTTTGGTTAGACATGAAACTACCGGTTATTCCTTTTAACCTCCAGAATATGTAAGGAGGAGAATCTATATATTCAATGGTAACCTGCTTCCAACCAGGAGGTTGTATGAACATCCTATCAGCTTGGTCCCATTCAAGTGATTCTTCTAAATTGTAATCGAGCTTCATACTATATTCCTTGGCCACCAATCATCTTTCTGTATACCCATGAGCTCTAAAACTAATTCCAGTTCCCGGTCTGCGTTTATCCTATTGGGTAATTGCCAGTGCTGGCTCCCAACGGGTTTGGTGTGCTTTACGACAACAGAATCAACTATTCCTAGACCTTCATACTTTAGTTCCTTTGCCCATATTATATCCTGCCCCCAGCCGGAGTATGTGATCTTTAACGTCCATAGTAGATTCTTCAGGACCTCAGATTTAAACAATGGGCACATTATCTCGACAAAATTAGTCCTTCTGAATCCATTTTTATTCCTATTGACGACGAGTTCGAAGCTTCTAAAACTATCTTGTGACAATGACGGCTGGCATATATTGCAGTCATTTGATTCCGCCTCGTCGAATAATCTTACTATGTCATCAACTGTACCAAAATCAACATCATAATCAGGAAGCCAGATGTACTTATACTTATTAAAAACTTCCGGCCAATGCGTGTTCAGTATATTGTACAGTATATGGTGCTTGAACCCCTTGAATGAAAACGTCTTCATGGACTTTGAAATATCAAAATCCGGTGGTATTGTGTCGAACGATATGTGCGCAACATCGAATCCAGGGCCGCCGTACAAAGAATTGTAAAAGCCTCCTGGTGCTATCGTACACAACACTAGTCTATCGTTATTGCTTCGCATTCTGCTGCTTCTCTTGATTTGACGACATTGACTCTATCGTCTTTGTCTTATCAAAAAATGTCACGGCGTCATATACCATCTTGGACTCCTGGAGTGTGTATGCGCCTCTTTGCTGAGCCCGCTCAACTGCACTTATGAGTATGTTGATCGCTTTTACTGGATCATCAACAACAAATTGAGGTTGTTCCTGTTGTTTTTCTGCCGTCGTATTTGTTTCTTCCATCTTTACTCCTTATTTAAGTATGAATTTTTTTAATAGATTAAGATAATCCTGTTGTTTCATCGATTCTAATCTTTCTTTGTCCGATACTATGCATTCCATCTCATTGATAAAAGCATCATTGTTTCCGTCAAAAATAGAAACAATGTTGAATTCATATGGGGTTTTTGCAAGTTCATCTGAATCAAAACCATCTACAATCTTTTGTGCAACATCAAAATGCCTCTCGTAGTAGTGTGTGTTGTCAGAGAAATGGTGGTATGTGCCCAGTTTAATGTTTTCATACCCCCTCAACTTCAATTGATGCAGCATCGATTGCTGTACTGTTGAGAAGAATGGCGCGTCATATTGCAGTCCATAGAATATATCGTTTGATCTCATCTGTACCTTCATGTTTAATTTCGAATCTCTGACCCAAAAATTAACATACATCGTACACACGAAATCTTTTACACCACTTTTCTGGTAATCAGGGGTGTTAAACACCATAACAGCTTGTCTTGTGTTTATATCATTCGCGAGACAGTCCAATGCCCACTGGAACTGATCATGATTCCTCTTTTGAATGATGTAGCCATAATTGGAATTTATGATTCCATTCACTCTGAGATTATCCCAGAAATTAGAGAAGTGGCGGATCTTGTCAGTAGAAAGATCGCACAACATGTACCACCACAATTCTCCTGCAAAATATTTCCAGTTGAACTTCCTCGATGAGAAGTTCATGATACAGAGTCTGGGATCGATCTCTAGGTGTGTGAGAGTCTTTTCCCTCACCTTTAGGTTTCTTGGCGCACATTCATCCTGCATTGTAATCAGAAGATCGTACACACACTGATTTAGGCTTTTAGGCATATCTATTTTATAGATTTACTGACCGACTGTTTAAAAGAGCGCAACAGATCTGTTGGGATTTTGAAATTTATTCTTCTCGTCATTCTCAAAATTGTACTGATAACTGCTTCTTGAAAGATGCACGGATCCAGGCTTTTCCATGAATTTTGATGAGTATTCCTCTGGATCGATTGTATACCAAAAATCTGGCCATGTTATAGGGGCAAATCCCAATCTAGAACTATGTTCCATAAGTTCATCGTTGAACAATCTCATAACATTGGATCGTTCTTCCCTTGAACCAAAGAATGGAGTTCCCTTGTACCAACCGGTTTTAGGTATACGTCTGTCCTCGTTTTCTATTGGGAGGAGGCACACAGGAGAAACAGTTTCAAGTTCGTACGAATCCATAAGTTTTACGAGGGATTCCATGTATTTGTTGCATAACTTTACGGCGGAATCCTGTGGATTAGATTCGCGAAGCAAATGGTGCCTAACATCTATATTACCGAAGTATGTTATGACATTCTTTGGGTAAACACCATCATAGATGAATTTGGATAAATCGCCGTCTTTTATGGCTCCATATAGCGTCTTTCCGTCGTTTCTATTTATGTTCGATCCAGGAACATACACTGAAACAGTGTGACTATCGCCCATGGCAAACACTTCGGATCGAAGGACGACTCGAACGGTTGGCACATTTGAACATATGTCACTGAACTGTGATGGATTCAATGATTTCCAAAAATCTTCACATGAGTTCATCCTAGACAGAAGAACTGTTCCATAATCTGGCATTCTTTCATTCAAGCAGAATATGTCTCCGTTGAATATAGCCAGTCTGTTTATTCGATGTGCGTTTTCGTCACTCGCGCCCGAGAACATATTGAATGTTCCCTTATAGTCCATGGGAAGAAGGACTAGCCATGCGTCGAATTCATTCACGTCCTGTCCCTTTTCGAGTAACTTTGCATCAATTCCGGCGTGTCTCAGCTGATTGATGACAAGAAATGTCCAGGAGGATTTATGGCTTTCTGGCTTTTTGCTATACGTAGAAATAACGTCATCTACACAGACCTTTTTGCCATGCAATCTTTTTGATAGATCATAGACATCAATAAATGTTTGCATCACTTTCCATTCAGATAGTTTTCTAATGCCTGTATGTATGCGACAGCATCCAAGAGATTATCTTGTTTATGTGTATAGCTCTCTCTGGATAGTTTTAGGGCTATCATGGCCTTGTACATGTGTTCTGCGTCAAGTGTTAGGCCAGTCATGCCATTGAATATTTGCGCAGCTCTCGCCATACCTTCCGAGAATGGTCCATACTGTCTTTCCTTTTCCTCCGACCTCTGGTTAACTATTTTATCTGCCTGTTGCAGTATACTATCTTCATTGGTCTTTGTTTGTTTCTTGGGTTTCATATGGTATAGTTATGATTCTAAAAGACTTCTTCTGTTTTTACCCATTCCATGTATTTTATCAGGACTCTGTCCTTTGGTTTAACGCGGTTGTCATGTCTTTGAAAAATCATCCATGAATCTCTTGCGTATTCCCCGATTCCATGCAATTCACTAGGATCTTCCCCGTTCCACTGGAGCCATTCATTCGAGAATCGTATGAGCTTCTTTGAACGAATATTCTGAAACCCGAGTGGTTTTATACATCGCGCGACTTCAATTGGATCTGCCTTAGATAATCTATCTGCATTGGGGTACTTTTCAAAAAATTCATGTCTGACCAGGTCAACTTGACGAAAACTCGTCTGGTTCAACATCATGCAGACCACCAGCATCTTCCATGGATCATCTCGGTATATTTCTTGTCTCAGATTATACGGACTTAATTTAGGATGTTTCATATTTTTTTCGTTTTTTCGCCGAGAACGAGATATATAGTTTAAATTTCAGAGTTTGTACACCTTTTCTGATATAAAAAACGGACTTCACACGCTGAATGAAGCTTCAACTGAATTGAATTCTAGCCTCAAGAAAGTACACAAACTTGGGTTGGAGTTACAAAACATACAAAAAGATGTCATAGATTTGTATGAAGACAAAAAGAAAATTGACCCTAAGTCAAAGACACTGAAGAAGTTAGAAGCTAAGATAAATTCTTTGTTGAAGACGAAAGTAAACATTGAAAAAGAGATGGATCGAGAAACGAGAAAGCTCGAAAGACACATCTCGCAATTGGATCCACAGGGGAAAATTCAGAAATTTTTCACATAAAAACATCATACTATGCCAGCAAAATCTAAAGCACAAAAGCGACTCATGACATGGGCGCTCGGAGTCAAAAAGGGCAAAGCAAAAACATCCTCGAAAAAAGTAAAGGATATTGCCAAGGATATGACAGTAAAGGAACTAGAGAAATACGCAAAAACAAAAATGAGTATGCCAGAACGAATCGAAGAGGCGAATTCAGTCGTGTGTTTCGATGACTTTGAATTCAAGAATTCAACGAATAAACGAAGGATTCTTGAGGCAAAGGATGATGAAGAAACAACAGATGTAACACCAGAGCCGGAGACAGAGATGCCTTCAGGTGATATGGCTGATACGCTGATGGCTCCCGAGGACGCAGAAGAAGGTGATAATGTTTTGATGAACATAAAATCTCCCGAGAAGATGTCAAGGACAAAGGATTCCTATGAATGGAGCGAACCTGAGTCAAAGATGATTCAATTTCAATTGAAGAACATCATTGAAAAGGCAGAAGAGCTCATACAACTCTTTGATGGCTATGACGAAATTGAAGATTGGATTCAAGCAAAAATGACAGTTGCTGACAACTACATAAGTAACGTCCGTGACTACATGAAGCACAAGTAAACGATACACATAGAAGATAACAAACCCGTTAGTTAGCAATAACTTACGGGTTTTTTATTTACACTTTATACCATTCACGATTTCTAGATTCATCACTCTCGCACCAATCATCAAACGATATGGCATTTGCATCCTTTTCTGAAAGTATCGGATCAATTCCTAGATCTTTCCAGTCACAATCAAATGAGTCCCATCTGATTGATCTTTCCTTTTCATGAAACCTGTTCTCGTCGCATTTATAGCAAACATCCGCAACATCACTTAGAACCTGAAACCCATTTGCAAAACCGCTAGGAATCCATACCATCTTTGGTTCATTATCATTTAGATGTATCTTCACATGCTTACCGAATGTAGGGGATCCTCTACGGAGATCTAGTTCAACGAGCAAGATCTCGCCCCTGACAACTCTTATCAGTTTCCCCATACCAAACATGTACTGAAAGTGCATACCTCGGATCACGCCACGCTTTGATCTTGAGTGATTATCCTGAACGAATGATCCCGGAAGATCGTTATACGCGAATGAGATCTTATTGAAACTTTCTTGAAAGAAACCACGATCATCCTCAAATCTCTTTCCTGTTATGATTTCCACGCCACCGAGAACAACTTCTATGCTATCTATTGCATTTTTGCTCATAAGGCTGATTTTCTTGTGTATTGAATCCAAGGATTCTCGTGAATTTTTTAGTTCCATAAAAACATCCTGTATTTTTGCTGTAATCTAACAAAAAATTACAAATTTTTACACAAAAAAATAAGGGCCCCGAAAAAATATCGGAGGCCCTTAACATTCTATAACCTAGGATCCCTTAGAATCCTTTAGGTTATGCCAAACCTGCTGTCGGCGGCTCAACCCAGAAAGTGTAGTATTGTGCTTCGGGGTAGAAACCAGCGTCAACCAGAGCGTAACGGCTCTTCACTGCGATCTTCGGCGACATTGTACCTTCAGCGATTGTGCTGATGGACTCTGCCATGAGGTAAGGCATGAACTTGATACCGGGTTCGATATCTGCACCCTTACGACCAACGAGAACGCGTGTATCTTCCCATGTCATGTTAGGATCAACATAAACTGTCATTCCGAACAATGTACCAGCGGGATACAATTGGCCATTAGATTGGTTGAGGTTGTTATCAAACGGAGAGAACGTGAAGCCCTTAACAACGTTCAATGCCGAAATAACTTGGGCATTTGTAACGATGAAGTTAGCCGGGCCACGACGACCGCGTGTGTGAATCAGGTTAGAAGCAGCATGGATCTTGCTAACAATACGATGTTGTACCGTTGTCAAGTTCTCGAATCCACCGTAATCAGCGAATGCGGGGATGTTGTTGCTCCAAGAAATTGCGCTATCAGATTTACCGATGAAGCTCAGAGTAGATGCGGATGTAGTTTGTGTAGCATCGCATGACAGGTTAAGAGTAAAACCTTGTGTCTGATAAACATCGTAGTTGTTCTGCCAGCCAAGTGCGAATGCACGGCTCAAGATGTGCTTGTTGATCGTCTGAGAAACTTCGTTAACCAACACGCCTTCTGCCATACCAAGGATGTCGATACCGAATTGACGGTTAAGATCCTGGATCTGCTCAGTTGTTACGCTGATGTTAACTTGGAATGTACCAGCCTGAACGTTCTTTGTGAACGTCTGGATGCCCATCGAACGTGAATACGTAGATTCACCGGTCGAACGATTCATCGGATCGTATGCCTTTGTACCATCGGTGAAAGGACCATTCCATGTGTTTGTGTCACTGTTGCCAGCGCCAGAAGGACCATATATGTGATTCTCGAGAGCCGATACGTATGTAGGCTTGTTGCCGTTGCAGCTTGCGAATGCTTCTGTATCTGCTGTGTTTGCGGATGCTTGACCTACGATCGCAGAGTAGGAACTGGTAGTGTTACCAAAACCGAATACGTCAGCGATGGAAACTGTGTTCTCATTTGTGCCTGCTGTGTATGCACCAGTCGATGCGATAGTACCAGTAGAAGTTACGCGGAAAATCAAATCGCCAGTAACGAATGACTTACCTACGTATATCACCTTTGCAGCAGAGGTTGCTGCTAGTGTAACAGCATAACCTGTTCCGCTAGCAGTGTTCGAAGAAGCTTGTAGAGGCAATGCATAATATGTCGTTCCAACTGCAAGTTGATCTGTGCTTGCATCGTATATAGAGCTAGTAGCGACTGCAAACATCAACGGTTGGTTTGTATTTGCATTCAAGTTATCAGCTGTATCAAGTTTACCACCAGCATAGATATAATCCATGTAAGGAAGGATACCTGTCGGACCCGGCATGGGGATAACCGAAACGATATCGAAACCTATTGTCTTTGCTGCAACTTGGATAGCAAGAGGAAGCAACGACGGGAATTTATCACCAGAGCCTTGGTAAGCTGCATTATAGAAACCGGAAGCCGATGTGCCATAAGCTGTACCGAGGTTAACTGCGCCCTGACCGGGAACGTTGATGAGCTGCGCAAGACCTGTGCCTTGGAAAGACTCGTTGAGGGATGAACTTTCGTTCATCTGATGGTAGTGGCAATACTTCGACAACCAAGTAGTCTTGTAGTTGTCGTTGACACCAACATCCTTAAGTACCGGGGCCCACTCGTTTACAACTTGAGCCTCATTTATATGCATAAGATTATTCATGTTTGTTTATTTTTTTAAATTTTTCCTTTGAGTGCTTTTCTTACAGCGTCACGGTATTCAGAATTTCCGCTATTCACGTTCTCAAGAACGGAATAAGGATTTGCTGATTCGTTTAGCGTTTGGACTGAACTACCATCAAAATTTGCGATTTCCGGCCTCGATGCCCAGAAGTTGCGAATCTGATATGGCGTATCTAATTTTATGTACTGAGCAGCAGCTGCGATTCGCTTCCTGCCATCATTACTCATAGATTCCCATATAGGAGCGTATTCCGTCGGCATCTCTGCGATCCACTTAGGAAGATTTCGACGCTCTCTATCTGCTGCCAGTGCAGATTCCCAAACATTCACTACATCCTTTTCCGAGAATACTATAGCTGTGCTCAATGCTTCGCTCACTATCTCTTTTTCAGTTTGCTTAAGCTGTACGAACTTGCTACGCTTTTCCGGCGAAAGATAACGAAGGAACGGGAATTTGGAGGACTCATTCATAACGCTTGCCTTCTCTTTTTTGGCTTCGCTTATCATGTGGTCCACTTTCTCCGATAAGTTTCGTCCACCGATCATGGCAGCTCTCTTCTCCATGATCTTTTTTGTTTTCTTCTTTTCTTTAACATTGATCGATTCTGCTATGTAATCTCCATAGCCTATTGATTTGTCGAGTTGTTCTGCGAGGTAGTTACTGTAGCCTATGTTACTATTGAGATTTTCGGCCAAGTAATCATTGTGTTTGATCGCATTGTCAAGATTCTCTCCAAGATATTCTTGGTATCGAATTGAATTATTGAGATTTTCTGAAAGGTAGTTAGAGTAATCTATCGCCTTATCAAAATTCTCAGCTATATAGTTAGAATAGTCAATCGTCTGGTTGATCTTGTTGGAAAGATAATTCGAGAACGATATGCTCTTGTCGAGATTCTCTGCAAGGTAGTTCTGATATTCAATAGAAACATTGAACCTATTTGCAAGGTAATTCGTGTACTCTGTGATATCATTCATATCGCGGCGTGCCTTCTTTGACTCGGAGATCGTCTTATCAACGTTCTCAGAGAGGTAATTGCTATACTTGATAGCACCGTTAAGCTTTTGTGCGAGATAATTAGAATATTCGCTCAGCTTAGATATTGTTTTTTCTGACCCAAGACTCTTCTTGGTGAGGACCTGTATTTTCTTCTCAAGGAGCTCTATTTCCTTCTTAACGTGTTTAGAGTACTCATTGAAATCCCTTTCAGAAATCATACCTGTGTTTTGGTTATTTTGGCTCATATTATCACTTTTATTTTGCGTTTGTTTTCCTTTTGTTTCATTCGAAAGAAATGGCAATTCTGAATCATACATCTCAGAGACGTCATATATCTGTACATTTGATTTGCCGGAGAATCCGAGGGATTCATTCACCAAACTAAGGGTGGCATTCTCAAATCCAGGATCAGCAACCAAATCGTATGTGAAAATCTTCTTTAGTTTTACGCGTTTATCGGATCCTACAACGCCAGCAGCCCTGCTGCTTATGGACAAAGGAACCCCAGCTTCTATCAATTTCTTCGCCTGGCGGCCGGGATCTGTATCTAGTAGACGAACGCGCCCTCTAACTGTCCTTGTTGCATTATCATAATCCAAGCTCTCGATTATGTGAGAGACTTTCTGAAGAGAGATATCAAATTTATCCGGATGATCTAATTCACCCATCAACCTTTTCGAACTTATTTTTGTTTTCAGGTATTCGAGGTGGGGCAAATATTCATTCTCTTCGTACAATCGGTCGTTATTGTTAACAACACCAAACTGAGCAAATACTCCTTCGAGTATGACTGCTCCTGTTGAATCTGACTTGCTCTCAAGTATCGCGTTCGAATTCTCGAGAATAAGTAGCACTTTTTGTTGGTCCATTTTAATTAGTTATTTCTATAAATCCGATGTTTTATATATCAACACTAGTGGGAAAAAATTAAATTTTTTTCTCAATTTGTCCCTATAATTTTAGATTATGCTAAAAACATCCTTTGTTCCTTTGACCTTCTTTCAGAAAGACCCGACAGAGTTCTACCCTGTGACTTAACCCAACGAGGGAACTCTGATGCAGCCCCTGCATAGTCCTTCGAATTGATCTTTTTCAGAAGAGTGCTTTTTTTGAAATTGCCAAACCCGACGTTGTACGCAAAAGAAACGAGAGCATCCCATTGATTCTGTGTAACGGGGACTTTGACGACTGATCTCATCTTCTGTTCAAATTTTCCTACGACCCTTCTCATCATGGAATCTGCCTGTTCCCTTGTTATCGGTCCCATGTTTGGATTTTTAACACCTACACCGAATCCAATCGAATATCCATTTCCATCTTTGTATGCATTCTGCTTGAAACCCTCGTATGCCTGTATGGCCTGGATTCCGCGTTCAGAGATTCGAATGTTTGATGGATTTATCGTCCCGGACGGTTGGTATGGTTCAAATTCGGTGGTGTCTGCATCACCTGAACCATCATCTTTTGTTCCAGCCAAAGCAATAGAGCTTGTGGCCGCAGATGAGGTTATTCCGATTGATGCTAATTTCGGTAGGTCTTTTAGCGGAACCTTTGTGACGATATTTACGCCCGATGAAGGGTCTTTGAAATACCCGAAGAAGTCTTTCTGCTGGACGTCGATGTTCTCGCCGTTCTTTGCGTCCTTTGATAGAGCAATCTTGGCGTCTATGATCTTTTTTATCCTCGGATAAACAGAAACGACCATATCATCACTGACTGCGTCTGAATCAACGTCAGTCAATATGTTTACGTGTTTTATGGCAGTTGAAAGATCTGCCTTTGCTGTTGTTATATCGAGCCCGGAATCCTTCAAAAAGGACTCATGTTTGTCGATGAGTTTCAGGAGCTTGTCCCTATCGAACATCACCTGAACTGAAAATTTTTTCCGCTGAGATTGTTTTTCGCCTGATAGATATCTAAGTAATACCTGAAGATCAGAATAATTGAACCCGTCGTTAAGGCAGGAAAGTATCCTAACAAACGCTACATTATAAGGGATGATATCCTCTATGTTCTCTAAAAGAAAATATTTCATGCCCTATATATCTTTTTTCACACATGAATTGCAAGCAGCTCCGGAAGTTGAACATACTTAAACATCTTCCCTAGTCTATCGTATGTGTATCCATCGTTGTAATAACCCTTCTCTCCTATGAAATGATCCCAGCCACACTCCATCATGGATTTTGCACGAACAACAACCTGTAGTGTATCTATGTTCTGGAATACAGGAGGGACTCCACTTATTACTTGAGGAGCATTACCTAAGTGAGAAGGAAGGGGGCCTAGATGCAATATCTTGCATACAGAAAACTCTGAATCAGGGTTCTCATTGAGTATATCTATATTTTTTTTAACAAAATCAGGAAAAAGAAGATTATCATCATCGAGATGGATGATGAATTTGCATACATCATTTTGTATGTCATCCGCAAGTATATTATTCATAACATGATGACGCACACCGCCTCCGTATGAATTTGTATTCACTGCGGTATAATCATACACAAGCTTTACGTGTTCCGGTAGCACTTCCTGTATTTCCTCTACGATTGAGCATGCGTGATCTTCTTTTGGGCCGTCTGAACACACTATCTGAAGAATATCAAGATTATTTGGTTTGATCTGCCATGCAACAGATGTTAAGCATCTTTTTATTATATCTCCATTTCTCTTATATGTGGGAGTTATGACTGCGATGTATGGATTGATGTTTTGCATCGTTTCTTGTGTTGATTGTTAAAAACCTATTCTTTCTTTCTTTCTTCGTGCGTTGTGTTCTATAATGTTCCTGCTGTTCTTCATCGAATATATGGAAGCGAGACTCATGAAGCCTTGGGGCTCATAATTATCTATTCCTAGATGTAGCAGGAGTTTTTTTGCCTGTTCTGAGTCAAGATCAAGGAATTCCTTTCTTGCAAGAAGACGTTCTGGTCTAAGTAGGGCATCATCTATCATCTCAATATCAATGTTGAATGTTAGTATGATCTGGGTGCCTAGGATGTCGTTAAGGATGCCGTCTGTCGCATTGAGGAGGTTCGATATACCTTGACTTCTATACCCTGGATCTCTGCTCTCTATCAGGCTCTCTGAATCTTCTATGAGTATGATAGTCGGATTGTTCATCGTGACTATCCAATCCTGTAAGAATGTTAGGAACGATGGCTCCATGAACATCTCAACAAAACTTGATGGTATGTATATCACATTCTTCGTGCTCTCTGCTAGCTCCTTTATCAGCATTCTAATATAGTGAGTTTTTCCGCTTCCAGGAGTTCCGTGGAATATGAGAAGCCCTTTACTATCAGATTTTAACGTATCAATGACCTTTTGGTTGAAATCAGAAAACCCGTCGCCGTAGTGAAGGTCCAGCTCTTCATCAGTCATGGGTTTTACGTGTTCATCGAGGCTGTATCTCCTTATCGTGAGACCGTCTTTGTCTGAACACACCATGCCAATTATAGGAGAAGATTCATCAAATTCATCTTCTGACTTTTCATAACATGTGTTTAAAAGTTTCTGTATTTTTTTCTCTATCGAATTTTTTTGTTTGATGTCAGTAAAACACACTTCGATTGTGCTTATGATTTCCACTTGTTTCTGGCCAGGAATTCCATGGCTGTATGACAGGGAAAGCACGAGGACTTTGGAATCTTTTGACATGTAAAGATCACACATATCAGATGCAATGAATGAATCTGAATTCTTTATTCCATTTTTCATCCCTTTTCTGAATTGCGCTATTTCAGAATCATTCTCTATGATTATATCATCAGACGCTGACTGGTGATCAACGTTGAATATCTTCATTATGTTAGAGTGTGCTTTTTCTTTGTTTAGCATGCACCGAACCCGTAACGATGAAACTGGCATATCCCCGTTCAGGTGAGACAGGAAACTAGAAGCGTTCACACTCCATGTGAACATATGCGTCCCATGCAGGGGATAAAAAATCGAAGATTCTCTATTTAAGTCTAACATATTTGGACACAATTTTTATGAATTTTTCATTTTGGATGTAGTTATATTTCATATCTGAAAAAAATATGAGTGGAAACGGCATCCAACCGTCCAGACGATACATGATGAGCATTATATCATCGAGCTTTATGACAGTCTCTCTGACGGTGGGATCCGTCCTATATGTATCCTTTTCTATGAGATCCTTGCGCCTCAATATCTCCGCATATACCATATGCGCCTTTGTTGGTTTGTATCCATTATCCATTAACATTGATTTGTTTTCCTTGTAAAACCATAAAATCACATTGCTATATATGTTCTTTGGCGCGCATGAAAAATTCGAACAAGGATTATATTTTGAGGCACTAGAATTGTTCAGGGCCACAAAAAATGATGCAGATGACCGTATACGTTATTGGTCGAATATTTTCATTGGAAGATGCATGGATGGATTAAACATGCCAGGGTCTTTGGAACACTACAAAGAGGCACATGTTGTATTTCCAGGAAGGGCTGAAGCACTCCATGAGATTGGAAAATTCTATTACAAAACAGGGGATCTGATTACGTCAGAAAAATTCCTCCAGATGGCAAAATCGTGCAATCCTGGCGTTGTATGCATACGTTATGAACACGATAAATACTTCGAGAGGAATCACGAACTTCTGATTGATATCTATGTGCATCAATCGAGGTATAACGACGCAGAAGAGCTGTTGTATACTCTAAAACAGAACGGCTCAAAGGAGCACTACGACTATAACAGAGTGAACTATAACCACCTGTTTGCGAGGCACTACAACAATGTTTTCATTGAATTTGCGAAAGTGAAAGCAGTAAATGCAAAAAAAGAACTGGTTATACAGCTGCCCGATGGATATGATGGCCTCGGAGACCAATTGGTATTCAGCCATTTACCCGAACTAGCAAAAAAGACAGGAAGGTATGAAAAAGTGTACGTGTCGGAATTCAATAAATACGGTAGGCCGGAGTACAAAGATCTTGTGTGGAAAATGAACCCATTTGTTGACGGATTCGTTGATCTTCCAGGGACTTTCACAAATCGTATTCAGTTTGCAAGGATCCTCGAGAAATGGATAGATCCAATGCCAGGATTAAATCTTCTGGATTCCATGATGTTACTGCACGACATAGATGACGGGGAAAGGGACCACAAGCCTGTGTGTTACTATAAGTTGAGGAAAAGAACAGACCTAGATGATATATCAGAAAAAACAATACTCGACATTGGATCAAGGACAATAAGTACGAAGGATTTTAATGTTGATGTATTTCTCCAGGAACTGGAAAAACAAGGATGTGTTCCAGATTTGTTTATAGTATCAAAGGGGCTGACTAATTCAATGGATGTGGATAAAGAGAAATCCATAACACCTGAGGATATCTATGACTGGTGCGATATCATGATGTCGTGCAAAGAATATGTGTGTTTTAATAGTGGTGGGTACTGGCTATCATCCGCCCTTGGAGTAAAAGGTTCACATGTATGGATAAAGGAAAAAAATCTACCTGCTTGGTCATTTCTTGATCATAGAAACATCCACATGAGCCTTGCTACCATTTGTCAATAGGGCATTTTGACATTTTGAGGCGCGTCTTTGCATCCAAGAAACAGCCGCATTGTAAACACCTCGGGGATAATCCAGATGATGAAAAATAACTACACCTTTCGCACGTGTTCATCCTTGACACTTGCTCTTCATCGGATGCAATGTACTCGTTCACTTTATCCTGAACCTTTTCTATAAACTGAACAGTTGTTGATTTTTTCTTTTCCTTCTTGCAGCTGTTACATCCCATCTATGTACTCCTTGAAGCTTTTTATGTATGTCTGTTTTTGTGATTCTGCCATAAGTTTACGCGGCTCCGACATCTCCTTTGACGGGCCAGGCACGAAGAAGTTATCGTACTTTGTGATCATGTCCATTCTATCGTAGTTGCTTCCGTCTTTGACTTTAACGACAGTATCAGGGTCCAAATTCATCTTCTCATTATCGATAGTTCTTATAACTATGATCGTTGGATTCCCTTTATCGTCGTTCTTTATCTCTTCTATTTTTCCCTTGAAAATTTCTTCTGTCGTCTTCTCTGAGCTCTGACCTACGACATCGTCTCCAACCTTAAAAACATGAGAATAGTCTGCATCGTTACTTCCATCAACGGCAGGAAGGCCCGTGTCACGAATATCTCGCACTCGGATTCTAAACGCAGGATTCTCATAGTTTGAGTACGCATCCTGAGATGATGTCTGAAAGGGAAAGTTCCCTGATAATACTGCGGACATTTTATAGGTATTTTTTACTTCTTCGGCTGCTCAATAGGAATCTGCATCTGTTGATGCTTTACATCCTGGGCATCATTCCTCAAGAGGTCATTGAGAACACTATTTCCTATGCTCTCAGGTCGATTGATTGATACTTCGTGTATCTTTGAAAAGAAATCATAAGGATTTCCATTCTGAAGAGATTCATTCAACTTGTTGTTCATGGTGTAGTTTTTTTTATATATCTGCAATACATGTAATTTAATTACTTATGGTGACTAATATGAGCATGGTCTAATAGATATCTCATATATCCAACCGTTTACGCATACTCATATTATCAAGAAACTCCTGTTATCTTAGAAATAGACGCCTTCAATACAGAAGACACTTTACCCACAGAACTATACAAGACTCCAGAAACTTTAAGAATATTTGTTATTATAGAAGTATACGTGTAATTATTTGCTACAAATGGACTACTGAAGTATGTAAAATCCATTAGCTGCAAGTTAATACTTGTTTTTGCCGCCGGCGGAACGAGCGGATTTCCATAAATAGTATAATCTAATAGTTGTAGATTAGTTGGTAATGTTGATGTAATTACGCTAGTCGTTACAACTGTGAATGTACCACTTGACGTGAAAGTATGGATGGTATAAGCACCCGATACACTTTTAGTTCCACCTGTTGTTAATGCAGCATCAATTCCAGAAGAACCATTGGTTTTGTAACGAATGATTACAACCCCAGATCCACCAGAACCACCAGTAGTTGGTGTAGCACTACGACCGCCGCCGCCACCGCCACCACCTAATCCATTAACACCATTCACGCCACTTGTGTTTAAAGCACCACCATTACCCCCACCACCACTACCACCAGTAGCGCCTGTTGCTCCTCCTTGGGCACCACCGCCACCTCCGCCAGCATAAAAAGTAGCAGTTCCTGTTATAGAACTCTGAATACCAGTACCCCCTGTACCACCAATACCATCCGTGACTCCATTTCCTCCAACTGCTCCCGCTCCACCACCACCACCACCGCCTGCATTTTGAAATGAAGAAACGCTTGTACCAGCACCAGCAGCCCCTCCGTTATTGCCCTGACCAAGTGTTCCAGTGCCACCAAGATTACTATTACGAAAACCGCCACCACCACTACCGCCGTTTCCACCAACAAGGATAGGACCAACAACTCTAGCGCCACCACCACCACCTATGGCAATAAGACCAAATCCAGAGGAGTTTCCACCTTGTCTTTGTGCCTCCGTATATTGACCATCGGTGCCTCCTAGACCGCCACTACCGACTGTGATTGAATAACTTTGAGCAGTAACTGTAACGTTTCCGGTTAATACGCCACCAGCACCGCCAGCGCCACCGCCGCCTCCATTATTATCTCCACCGTTTCCACCACCGCCGCCTGCAACAATAAGGTAGTCAATGGATGTATATGTAGATGATATTGATGGTACTCTATTTCTTATCATATTTAATCTCCTATGACCGGAGGTCTATTTTTAAATGGATGAGAAGCTGATAGATTACCAGTAAGTCCCCACTTCCATGCAAGGTAACCTTCATGCAACTGACGAATCTGTCCTGATTGAGAATTAGTCATAATAACAATCTCCGCTATTTGTCCGCCTAAGTATCTATCATATACTGTACCGGTGTACCATGCACCAATATTTAATTGAGACTGTATATTAAATACACCGGTATTAGCAGTAGTTTGGATTAACTCCCCATCCCTATAAAATGAGTCACTCACCCCACTAGATGCCTCCAAGCCAATAATTCTCCATGTATTATTTCCAGTTGTAGTATTATCAATGGCACCGGCCGTTGAATTGGGTAAATGCTCAAAAGTTAACGGTCTATTTACTAAATCGGGTCTATCCTGTGCAACAAAACCACGGAGAGGGTCCGATAGGTGATTGTTATCGACAAGCGCCTGAATAGTTGTTGTAGAATTACCGATAGTTTGCCATTTAGCAATAACGTAGATATAAAGTTCCGTAAAACTAGTTGGAAATGATGTTGTTGATAGATAATCATTTGATCCATCAAATACAACTGCTGGAAGTGAATTTATTAATGTTTGTGAATAAATGGGTTGGAATGCTGATGTACTCTGTGATATATGTCTACCATTACCGCTCTTATCACGCCATTCACTAATTCCAGTTGAAACAGTTATTGTACTAGCATCTGCTGCATCAAACCACAAAGCAGGACGAGACAGAGTAGGAGTCCACAACCTCCCCTGCAATCTTGCTTCATCATATTTATTCACACCTCTTGGCATTATACAACCCCCTCATTGAAGTCTGTTACATAGATTTCATTTCCACTCGCTGCAAGTGTTACCCCTGAGTTATTGACTATACTAAACCTGAGTGAGAACGGATATAATCTCACCAAAGGAAAGTTAACAATCTTTGAAGATGTGGTCGTGGTAAGAGCCGCTGTGTATAAATCGCCTCCAACTGTTGCGTCTCCGAGGTCTGTGCTATCAGATGCAGTCACACGGAGAGATATACTACCGCCTGTTGATGGTGTTATACTTCCAAGTTTTACTGTAATGAAACCATACAGATTCCTTGTTGAAGAATTGTCATATGTCACACGAGTTGACTCCGAACCATTTGCGAGTGAGTTAAGTGTGGTACTTGCAAGGTTTGCTGACCTTACCTGTGCGGTTCCCCATTTTGCTGTTGCCATATTATATTACCTCCGTTTATTATTATTTTTTAAAATCCGCCTCTAGCGATACCAATTATACGCGCATCTACATAAATATTATGATACTCTGACCAACTAGGAAACCTCTCCGATTTTGATAAATTTAAAATAGAATCAACTTGTTCTGATGTTAAAAGATTCAAAGGGGGATCTGATAATTGCTGAATCTGTTGACGTGTAACAGATAAAGATATATCTAAGTTCCCCTGCTCTAATACCTTAAATGCCCATTTCATTTGTGGTATTGAAAACAGGTTATCTAAGACATCGGAACCCTCATTAATTCCTAATGCAGATAATACGGACCCGAAACCGAGTTCTGTCTTTTTCCACTCAGTGATTATAGGTAACGTAGTATCTGGTGAATTAAGGATTTCTGCGACTCTCCAATCAGGCAAAGCAACAACATCCTGTTGTGATATTCTCTGTATTAATTCATCTGGTATCATGTTATTTATATTTTACAAGTATTTTTTACGTAATTATGCCTGCGTTACGGTTGCATCGCCAAAGTAAACCGTGCCTGTTGAGGAGCCAAGTGCGTAACTTTCAAGGTCAATTTGCACCACGCCAGCGGACGATGGTGTGCAGGTGACAGTAAGTTCCTGCCATGTGTTTGCCGCCGCTGTAATGGTAGCGGTTACGTCAGCATCGACCCCAGGGGTTACCCAACCTTTAAGACGCACCCGTCCTTCTACGTTCGTGTTTGTCCTTCGTACCCAAATCTTGAACGTAACAAGCGTCGATGCGCCAACGGCAAAGGGTTGCAATGGCTGAACAAAAGGAACTTCAGAAAATGTATTGGTAGTCGGCACATGGCGATACGACCGCGTGGCAGTGCCGTGTACAGGCGTGGCCACATCATCTACTACAACACCGGCATTGGAGAATTGATAGCCCACAAATGTTGAATACCGCGAAGCCCTGATTGAGGCTATCATGGCGCTGTTAGAAAACGGAGTTGCCTCTGATATGCTTGCATTGTTTAGGCGCAAAAGACCTGAATTAGTTGCGCCACCTGATGCGTTGCCTGAGGTTGTGAGACCGTTTAATTCCAAGCCTCCGGAATTATTAACGCCTTGCTGACTATTGTCACGGCAAACAATATCTTGCGCTATACAAAACCCAGTATTTACGAAACCTACCGCATTGTTATTATGCGAAACCGCGTCATTTACAATACAATATCCAGCGGTCGATATTCCGATACCGGCATTGCTGTACGATATGGGACTTTGCAATTTTGCGTTTGTCGCTGAAATGCCCACGGCGTTCATACTTATTGCAACGTAATTTTCTACATACGCATCCCCTGTGACTGTAGGTGCAGAGTTTGTTCCGTAATGACCGCAATTTAGAAATTTAAGGTATTGACCTGCCGCTGAAAATGGTGCATTTCCCCACAGAACCGCCATTTTTTCAATTGTTAGGCGAGCATGATTATTAGTGTGTATGGTCTGCGTTGTCATTATATTGCGGTCGCTTGCTACAAACGTGACGCCGTCCTGCGTACTCATGTTAGTTCTATCCCATCCGCCCGAATAAATGATATTGTTGCCAGTCGATCCCGCTTCATTTATTGTTTGCTGCGCTGTTAAGCGGATAGTATCGCGAATGTATGCGGTTGTTGTGGTTGTGGTGTCGTGCCATCCGCGAGAGGTGTTTGTGCCTTGTATGTTGTTTTGCTCTTGCTCAATAATTACCGTTGTTCCATTAACCGAACGAATCGGATACCAAATCATGTTGGTTGCTGATGACGATGTGCCGATTAACGAGTTGAAGTGCAGGTCGTTGCAGGCAATGATATTGTCAATTAGCACTGTGTTTGTGCCGGGATCAAGAAGCGCACGAATTGCTACCGACTGTATAGATGATGACAGCGCCGAGCCGTTTTTGAATGTTATAGGCTTGTATGCGGTAGCTGCAAAAACAGTATCAATTGTGAACGAATGAACAGGAGTAGCTCCAGCTGTATCACTGCACAGATCAATACGAAAAGTATTGGCAGCGGTCGCAATTGACGTCCGCATCCAAAAAGAAATGTTGTTGTAGGCTGATAAATTAAGCGTACCTGTGGCTCGATATGCTACGAGACCTGTAGTGAACCCAGCGGCAATAGCAAGCTGTATAGCATTTGACCCTTCTTTTCTTGTGGTATTAAGAGTAGGCGTTACGTTAGCCGATGCCGTCCACAATGCTTCACACGTATCGATATTCGCAGTCACCGCGCTCGCAAGAGTAATCGTCGGGCTTTGCTTTGTGAACGTACCGTTAACCCCCAAACTCACGGGGTCGGTGCTTTTCATTATGCGGATAACATCGCCAGGTGCTGTACGTGCGGCGGTTGCTCCGCTTGTTATAGTTTTCCAGCGATTGGCAAATGTAGTTCCGTCGTTGGAATCGTTGCCGCCGTCAAAATCAAGATAAAATATTGCCATTTTTTAGTTCCTCCATGTTCTTATTAATTCTCTCTACAACATCTAATAAATCTTGCTCATGCTCATAATATGGTGTGGATAATACTAATGGGAGTGATTTATCATATAAATAAATCTGCATAGCACCATAGCCAAGAGTCCCGCTAGACTGACCGAGTATATATACGATTGAAAGAAACCCATCGCTTGATGTATATGTATCAAACGATGGATTATCAAATGTATTTAAAGTAAAAACCACTTGGTTTTCTATTATTTCTATTATGTAATCTATCATGTAATAAAATATTTAATTATTAATATGGTTACGCCCGTTCTACTATCACAAGTTGTGGATTGAAATAAACAACGGTTGCCGAATACGCGATACCCAAAACAACAACAGCATTATTAGTTGATGACGGAGCGGTCTGTGTCATTAATCCACCTGTTGCAGCAGAAAGATATATGAATCCACCAGGAGTCCATGTCCAAGAGTTATTCTGCACAAATGAGTTTGCAAGAACAAAAGTTTCAGAAGCAGATGCGCTTACAGATGTTGAAGCCAATGCAATAGCGGCAGCTGTACCAACAACATCAGCTTTCGCCTTTGCCATCTGTGATGAACTATTAACATAAACAACATCCCATTGTGTTAATGTTTCTGCCGCTGTTAGCGTGACACTTTGACCTGAAAACAGGTTATTACCAGGAGATACAGTGACAGTGGATGAACCAGCAGAACCTTGAAATCCTTGAATACCTTGGGTTCCTGTGCCTGTATTTCCCTGAAGTCCTTGTAATCCTTGCAACCCCTGGAGACCTTGAAGACCTTGAGTTCCTGCACCAGTGTTTCCTTGATTACCTTGATTACCTTGAAGACCCTGCAATCCCTGCAATCCCTGAAGACCCTGGGTTCCAGATGAACCTGCAACACCTTGTGTTCCCTGGGTTCCTTGAAGACCCTGAAGGCCTTGAAGACCCTGGGTTCCTTCGCCTGTAGCACCTTGAAATCCCTGAAGTCCTTGTGATCCAACAGAACCTAATGTTGTAACAATATAAGAATAGTGCTGTGTACCTTCTGTATAAAAAGTAACTGTTCTATTAGCATTATCTAAATTATTAACATATAGATTTATTATTAGTCTATCCGTAGCATTTAATGATGCGGTTGTAACTACTCCATTATTTTTAACTTCTACTGGAGTGGTATTATTAACAGACCAACCAATCGCGGAAGTATCTGATGTAAATAATAGTGTAGTAGTAGCGCCATCATACTTTGAAACGGTGAAATAATACTCTAAATCATTATTTTCTGCTTGTTTAGTCCAATATGAATACATATGCCATATGCCATTTGGTATAATTATAACATTTGGATCATTTGAATTAGTTATCCACCCGGAATCAACAAGTACATTTTGCTGATTTGCTGTCAAGTTTACAACAACAGTACTTTCGCTGGCAACACTTGTAGTTCTTGATAGTTGTGTATATGGACTCGGGGATTGTGCAACAGAAGAGTTTAGGAAATAATTGACACCACCGGAAATACCATCAATTCCATAAGATCCTTGTAATCCCTGAAGACCCTGGGTTCCTTGAAGACCTTGCAATCCTTGAAGACCCTGGGTTCCAGATGAACCTTCAACACCTTGTGTTCCCTGGGTTCCTTGAAGACCTTGCAATCCTTGAAGACCCTGGGTTCCAGATGAACCTTCAACACCTTGTGTTCCCTGGGTTCCTTGAAGACCTTGCAATCCTTGAAGACCCTGGGTTCCTGCGCCTGTATCACCCTGATTACCTTGGTTTCCCTGATTACCTTGGTTACCCTGTAATCCTTGAAGACCTTGAAGACCTTGAAGACCTTGAAGACCTTGGAATCCTTGTGTTCCATTTCCGCTTCCACCAGCAGGACCTTGGTTACCTTGGTTACCTTGTAATCCCTGAAGACCTTGAACACCTGCGCCTGTAGCACCCTGGTTACCTTGGTTACCTTGTAATCCCTGAAGACCCTGAGTTCCTGTACCAGTAGCACCCTGATTACCTTGGTTGCCCTGGTTACCTTGGTTACCTTGTAATCCCTGAAGACCTTGGAGACCCTGGAGACCTTGAGTTCCTGTACCAGTAGCACCCTGATTACCTTGGTTGCCCTGGTTACCTTGGTTACCCTGTAATCCTTGAAGACCTTGAAGACCTTGGAATCCTTGTGTTCCATTTCCGCTTCCACCAGCAGGACCTTGGTTACCTTGATTGCCTTGCAATCCTTGAAGACCCTGAAGACCCTGAGTTCCTGCACCTGTGGCACCTTGATTACCTTGATTTCCCTGTAAGCCCTGAAGACCTTGAGTTCCCAAGCCTGTAGAACCCTGTAATCCCTGAAGACCTTGAAGTCCTTGGGTTCCTGCTCCAGAAGCACCTTGATTTCCCTGATTACCTTGATTGCCTTGCAATCCTTGAATGCCCTGTACACCTTGAAGACCCTGAAGGCCTTGAACGCCTTGGGTTCCTGCTCCTGTCACACCTTGGTTACCTTGAAGGCCTTGAGCTCCTGCACCAGTAGATCCTTGATTACCTTGATTACCCTGTGTTCCAGACAATCCTTGAATACCCTGTAAACCCTGCGATCCTTGAACGCCCTGGGGTCCAAGTTGGGTAAACATAACCTGTTGAACTGTTACTATAACAGAAGGAATCTCGGGTCTATCTGGACTTGTTGCTACACTATTTTGAGCAAGTATAGAAACGCTTGTATCATCAGCAGACCAATAGAGTTCAACATATTCACCAGCATTCAACGATAACATGAAATTCCATGATGGAACATAATATCCGTTTCCGCCACCTGCTGGTTTTACTATACTAAATTCAGTGTTTGATTGAGAGAGATTTATTCCATTCTTTTTGACCCATATACTTACAGTTGCTGTATTATTACCCGTATGCTGATATTGTGCAGAAAATTGTATGTTGTAAACACCAGAATAATTAACCTTTATTCTTGAATTATTCTGTATAAGAACTTCCTTTGATTCGGCAGTTGAGTTTATGGTAATAGGGTTTGCTACATTTGCGACTAAATTATACTGGGTTGTTGTATCATAAAATGATCCATAATATCCAAGAGCGCCGCCAGAACCTTGAGCGCCAGTAAAACCCTGGAATCCTTGTAAACCTGCGCCACCAGGACCGCCGTTGGAAGGACCCTGAGGACCGGTGAATCCCTGAACTCCCTGGGGTCCCTGAAATCCTTGAACTCCCTGCAATCCTTGAAGACCCTGGAGACCCTGAAGCCCCTGAACGCCATCGGATCCTTGTGTGCCCCTAGCACCCTGAAGACCTTGGGTTCCTGCGCCCTGGTTACCCTGATTTCCTTGCAATCCTTGAAGACCTTGAAGACCTTGAGTTCCTGCACCCTGGTTACCCTGATTTCCTTGCAATCCTTGAAGACCTTGAAGACCTTGAAGACCTTGAAGACCTTGAGTTCCTGCGCCCTGGTTACCCTGATTTCCTTGCAATCCTTGAAGACCTTGAAGACCTTGGGTTCCTGCGCCCTGGTTACCCTGATTTCCTTGCAATCCTTGAAGACCTTGAAGACCTTGAAGACCTTGAAGACCTTGGGTTCCTGCGCCCTGGTTACCCTGATTTCCTTGCAATCCTTGAAGACCTTGAAGACCTTGAAGACCTTGAAGACCTTGAGTTCCTGCGCCCTGGTTACCCTGATTTCCTTGAAGACCTTGAGTTCCCTGAATTCCTTGAATACCTTGGGTTCCGGTTAGACCTTGATTTCCTTGATTGCCCTGATTTCCTTGCAATCCTTGAAGACCTTGAAGACCTTGAGTTCCTGCACCCTGGTTACCCTGATTTCCTTGAAGACCTTGAGTTCCCTGAATTCCTTGAATACCTTGGGTTCCGGTTAGACCTTGATTTCCTTGATTGCCCTGATTTCCTTGAAGACCTTGAGTTCCCTGAATTCCTTGAATACCTTGGGTTCCGGTTAGACCTTGATTTCCTTGATTGCCCTGAAGACCTTGGAGGCCCTGATAACCACGAGCACCAAAATCACCCTGTGATCCAGTAGATCCCTGAAAACCTTGAGCACCCTGAGTTCCATTTGGACCTTGCCTTCCCTGCAAACCAGCTGAACCAGCTGAACCAGCAGGTCCAGTAGGACCTGCCAAACCAGGTTCTCCTTGGAATCCCTGAAGGCCATACGAACCCTGGGGTCCTTGCGCACCACCAGGAGAACCAGAAGGACCTGTGGGGCCTGTTACGCCGCCCGTTCCAAAGGGGCCTTCGTATGTGTATGCGGTTATGTATAAATCACCCAGGGATCCGGTTACTCCAACATCTTCAGGAAGATCCCCATGGAATGTAACAACACCAGAATAATTATTAAGAACCCAATTTCCAAGACCGTGTGGTATTTCTACATATGTACCACCTACTTTACAATAAAGAGTTGCGGAGTATTCACGGCCAAATACATTATAGTCTATGATGTTCTTTATAGGAACACTAGGATTCTTGAATGCATATTTACTACCACGCTCAAATGCTAAAGGATGGTAAATCCATTTTTTGATCTCATATGGGCCAGTTCCTGTGTGAGTATAACTTGTTCCTGTAGGAGAAGACGCACCAGTGGATCCAAGAGGATTATACCCAGAAGGGCCAGATGCAGGAATGTACTCGGCATTCTTCCAGACAAATTCAGGAAAAATTATAGTTTGACTAACATTGGATTCTTCAAAAGGAAGAATCCTTGTGTTAGTTGAAACTTTCGAAGCACTTACCTGCTTAAATGATATATCGCTTTTATCTTCTGGTGTAATCATGCTCTTATATATTTTCTTTAGCAACAAAAGAATTTACTTCCTGAATAATACCTTCAAAAACTATTATCGGAGACGAATCATATGATACATTATGACACACATCGTAAAAAAGGGTGTCCACTGGATAGTCATACTGATTGACGGTTCCTGATTCTGCTGTATCATACATTGAAGAAGAAACTATGCCCACCTTTAATCCATGCTGAACAGAAGAACTACCTGTATATGCTATGATATCAGATGAATTGGAAATGACGCGCGAGTTTCGAATCAATAGAGATGGGTTTGACATGCCATAACTAGAAGGCACTCCACTATCATCTGCTGATATGATGTCTATTACTGTTTGATTCTCATTTTCTCCTGTAAAATGACATGCTTCGAACCTCACACTGGATAATTCATCCATCTCAATAGTTCCTCTTATGCATGATCTTGTAAAAATTGCAAGAGATGAGTAGCAAATGATATTATTTACCGTTGAGTCTGTTAGCATGAGCCTAGATACGTCAGTCAGTCCTGTTGTTATCATTTCAATATCATGAATCTTTCCTCCGTTGACTTGGAGTGACGAATCTGATAATGATATGGTTCCATCATTGAATGAAAAATCATTTCCACATAATTCGATTTTAGATCCATCTGTGAAAGATATGTGAGATGCACCCCCATCAAAACTCACAGTAACATGCCCTATGAAGGTCATTCTGAGTTGTGCGGAAGCTGCACAATCAATGGAGTCTTCTAACACGTAATCACCTGGATAGATTATCATTGAAGACGCTCCAGTTATATCTATGTAATCAAATGCATGCTGTAGGTTACTAGCAAGATTTGATATGTTAGGAAATCCAGGAGAAACGAAAACAGTAGATGCCGGATACGAAAAACTTTCTCTGAATTGCTCTGCCCCAAACGGAAGCCAAAAAGGAGCATCCACTGGGCTCCTGTCATTAAAGTCGACGCTGGAAAAATAGAATTTTCCTTCATATTTAACAACATTCCACCTAGAATACGATGAATCTACGTCCCATGAACCCCTGTACCTAAAGGATCCGGGTTTTGTGGGTCCCGTGTCTCCGGTTTGACCAGTAGGACCTGTTGGCCCCGTGGGCCCAACGTCAGGAAATGAAGGAAACTGGGAGAGCGTGTTGAATCCTTTATCCCCTTCATATCTTATAAATGATATGTATACTCTATTTTTATCATAAAGTCCTTTTAGTCCATTGGTGAGTATGAGGACCCCGGAATCTGAATCAAAAAATACATCGCCCTGAGAATATGGCATTTCTATATAATTGCCTTGATTCGTGCGATTGAAGAATTGTACTCTATACGATGGATCAAAACCGGAATCAAAACAGACAACATCGTACACTTCACTTGATGTGAATGCGTATTTATCCGAAGACATTCTTCTCATCTCAACATACTGCAACTTTTTCAGTATTGCCTTTCCCTTTGAGTTGCGGAAAAAACCATCCTGATCAAACGATGGTGCATTCGATGGAATATCAGAACCGTCCCTCCATATTTGCGAGTTGAAAACGGACTCACTATTAGGGCTAACAATAGCGTATTTAGAATACAGTATGTCTATCTTTTCTTGATCTGTCATTTTTAGAGGTTGAAGTAAAAACAGGAATTTTGTCGAGCATCTGAGGACGAAAATTCTGTCTGAGATTCTAGAAAATCTGCGAGGGCCTGATTGATTGTTGTCGTACCAATCCTCGTGAACATAGAATCAATTGATGGTGCATATGTACTAGGCATAACGCATGATCCGTATGTGGTTATATCTGAATAATCAGGAACATTAAATGAACTGTTGGGGCATGTTAATGTACTGTTTATTATGCTGATCTTTACGCGATACCTGTTACTGTTTGAATCAGAGAACTCATATGGCCTCACAGGGAAAGTTATTCCAGCATATGCATATGACTGTCTGGTTTCAATAAAAGAACAGCGAACAAATATTAATTCAACATTGGAATACCTTCCACTATAGTCAAGGATGATATTAGTATCTATTAGTTCGCAATCAGTAAACATATGAACAACCCTATCCCTGTACTGTAGCGTAGATAGTGCGCCAGAATTCATTGATTGGTCTCCTACGCGTATTGTAGAATTCCAAAATGAGGATGAATCGATCTGAGATTTACCGTAGAGGTTGATGTTCGCATCCTGATAGTATGATTTATCGGACTTAAAAGAAACATCCTTTCCATCAAAAGAGATTCCATATGGATCAGCATAGAAGTTTAATGTCATTGATGAAGACACTGGCTCTATGATTTTTGAATTATTTATTTCCAGCGAACACCTTGAATCTATAACTGAATCATTTGTGTATAGTCCATCTATAGAAAAAATTCGATTACCTCCTGACATAAGTCCATAGTACGAATCATCTTCCATTCTTAACGGAGAATAGAAATTAATCCTTGTCGAATACGGCTGTGCTATATCGACGTAATAGAACATGTTAGTTGGTGCATCAAAAACATGTAGTGTTTGATCACAGTTCTTGTATTTATAGAAAAAATCACCTGGATATGTTGAAGTTGTTATACCTTCATAGAAATCCTGCAACTCTTGGAAATAAGGGACAGTTCCTATAGAAAAGCTAGAATCAAAATATTGTTCACAGTATGTTTTTATGAACCCATCCTGCAACTCGTTATATGTTATTGAATCGAAGTACGTCGGCGTGAGTGAAGTAGGCCCCGTCGACCCTGTCTTCTTTACATATAATATCCCATTTTGCTCCACGATGTCATCCACTGCATACGCTGTAAGCGCATTGTATGATCCAGACCAGTTCATGGATTCCGTCTCAAAATTTCCTGTATCACCCTTAGGCCCAGTCGGACCCGATGGACCTGTTATCGTATCAGGAGAAAGCCCGTATGCACTCTTCTTTCCAACGTACCTATAAGCCGTGATGGCAGGAGGCTGGAACTGAGGGGATTTCATCTGCTTCGGAAATCCATCAAGAAATACTAAACACCCGGTTTCATAATCAAAGGACCATGGGTATTCACTAGGACTTATACGGTCTATGTAAACATTACTCTTCGCATTGAGAATGAAAACCTCAGGAGAAAAGCTTATGTGATGTGATGGAGATATGATATCTACTACTGCATCATCATTAGACGGATCGCTGGGATCATAGAATGCATATGTTCCGCGTATCCATGTGAGCGTCTTCTTTACTATCTTTCGTATTACAGGGGAATTTGCATTCGTCCACTCTGACAGATTTACCGGACTGTTTATTAGTGGATTTTTTCCATACGGAAGATTCTGTAGATCAACGTATAGCTGATCGGGCAGAATAAATGGTGGATTGAATCCAAGGTTTGTATACGATTCTTGACCGGTCAAATCCATCATGATGGATTTATGACCGTACTTTTTTATGAGAATCGATATTTTTTCGGATTGCGTCATATAGAAAGTATGTTCCACTGCGTAGCCATGCTGAAGTAACTGTCTATTGGCTTAGGATTGCTTGATGCCGGCGAATCCCATTCAACGGACCTCTTTGAAAATTCTTGTGTTAATATCAGGTCAATATTAGAAATAGGCCTGTATTCGATGATTCGGTCCGTAGTCGTATTATCAAAATTCAAATTATTCCCTCCTACTACAACAAGTCTTGCTGATTGGTTTGTTGACTGCGCGTCGAGCCTCACTTCAAAAAATATGGAATTATCGGAATACACATAGAATGTGTCGTATGAAATAGATTGTGTCTCCGGTAAAATTTTAACACAAAGTGATGGCAAAAGACTATTGAATGTTTGAACATAGAATGAGTTAAAATCATCCCTACGAGCAAGAATGATAACATCCTTAGGTTCTGTCGCCAGGCGGCCGTCCCCCATCCTGTTAAAAAACTTTGTATTTCTTATAGTTAATTCATGAGTTTTTCCTACATCAGAAATGCTGGATGCATCAAGTGTTATTGCGCAAAAAGCGAGAGAAGAGTCGAACTTTATGATAGAATTTGAAACGATGCAAAGAGGGTTAACATGGCTTCTATCAAAGTGAAGTGTTGCATCATAAGTAGATCCAGATGTAGCTATTACTCTGTTACTATTTATTCTACAATTTATGAATTTCAAAGATGCATTTTGCATTTCTGCGGAAACAGTGATGTTATTTTCTATTGGATACAGAGTGTAAACTTTATCACCTCCTATTCTTGCATTTTCCACAACAACTTCGGAGTCAACAACGGAAAATGAAAAATCAACAGAAGTCGGAGTATCATTAAAAACGCTTGCGTACTTTTTAAAGATAAGGTTTATTTTTTTACCGCCGCTTATGAGAAATGATCCACCGAGCGGGGCTTCATTACTCATCTGATTTACCATGATTGTTGTCCATATTCCGTTCTCGCAAGAATCTATGGCATCCTGTAATGCGGTGTAATGAGTCCCTCCGGATACAAAGAAATCACCAGTAGGAACGAGTGTTGCATCGCTCACATAGAGAACCCTGCTGGGCATGTAACCAGAATTCCCTGATGGAGATATGCATTCCCAAAAAGATGGGACATCATCGGGACTTCCATCAGTATCCTGCAGACACACGTAACTATTGCCATCTACCGTGTAGGTGATGACGTCATTAGTATGATATTGAGTGCCCGAAACAGAGAAATCAGTGGAGCCCCTGTAAATCATCGTGCTAGTATCCTTAGGGCCATTGGGCCCGGTTGGTCCAGCAACGCCACGCTGACCGATCCTATTGTATGTCTGTATCGCTCCGAGTGTTCTACCAGTGTATGAATAGTAATTTGCAACCGGAGGGAGATCCATGGACACATCAAATGGTTCACTATCATCAAACGTGATCAAACCTGATTCATAATCGACGTAAAAGGGGAAATCAATAGGATCTATTATCCTTCCCTCTTGTGTCTTTAATACTATGCCATATCCATTTCCATAACTCGCAGGAATTATTTTTCCATACGAAAGCTTATAGCTCTTCCCATTTAATGACGCAGCGCTTGACAGATCATCCTTCACGTACTTTAACGTCAGAACTCCATTGAATGTGATATCATCCAATGGGGCTTCTGACGGAATTGCATCGCTATTAACGTATACGTACGGAGAAGGGACCTGGCGAAATCTGGAGAATGGTTCCTCAAATGGAACTATTCCATCTTTCGTCCTGGCCTTCGAGTGCACGAGTTTCTTGTACACTATGTCAAGTTTTTGTTCGCTTATCATGAGTATTCCTCGAGAATGATAGTATTAAGTACGATTCCAGATCCTTCTGCTATCCTATACCGTATCTGAAGGAATCCCGTTCTGCCTCCGACAACAGGGCCGAATGTCACACGCCTGTTGAATGTTGTGCTCAGGCCTGCATCGAGGGCGGCATCCCCTAATAGATTCGGCATCTCTGCCACATATGGGTCGTACGCATCATTGGCACTAACCCAATCAGTTCCATTGTCGCCGCTCAGTTTCACTTCCAGCTCCAGTCCAGGTGTCATCGTATTCGGAGAGTCCGGGTCGGAAAAATCTCCAGGAAAATTGCTTCCATTCAATGAAAGCACAAGATTCTGTATATTCTCGAGTTCTGGCATAAGTTCAGTGTCTATGTATTCCCATCCGTCTCCTTCTGTTACAGAATCGCTATTCACTATAACAACATTTCGGAATGCTATGCGAGCTGGATCGTCGTCTGCATTAAAATACCTGGTTCCTATTCTTACCCAAACAAGTCCCTTTCTTGCAGTGGTTCCAAATGTTATTCTGCGGAATAAAGGTCCTTGCGCAAAAGATGCATCTAATGCAGCATCACCATTTAAAGATGGATTAGGGTCAGATGGATCGTATGATTTATTTGCATCAAGCCATCCAGTCTGCAGACCACTATCGGGATCATATAATTTCACCTGGAATGAAAAATCTCTAGACATCACAATCCCATCCCAATCCTCATTAATGTTATGTCCATCAACTATTCTAAGCCTCACGAAGTGCGTCTCTACATCTATGTAACCTGCATAAAAAGTTGCATACCTATAATCATTATTAAGAAGATCGGGTATTCCTGAATAATCAGGAGGGAGTGGTGAAACTGGAGTCAAGGACTCATCTGCGTATATGTTAATACTTGAATAATCCAAATACGGGAAGAAATAATAACCACACTTGTCCTGACCTGTCAAGAAAGTCGCAACTCCTAATTGCAGTTCTTCTGTTGAGGAGAGGTCGTCCTGCGTTTCAACAGAACTATATGGTTTTCCCCATCCAGACGCCGTGTTATACATATACGGAACACCTCCCGTTGGAATTGTTCCAGAACCACTTGTATACCTGCCAGATGAAGGGACATATCCATTGTAATCGGTTGGATCAATTTCTGGTATTTCAGTTGTCTCTGATGCAACTATTAAGTCTGTTTCGTAGAGGGCATTTCCAATATCACTGACGTCTGTCCCCCTTGCATTGTACGCAAGGAGATTGAAAGACAATGAATCACCACACGCCGATGAAGAAACAAATAGATCCACATCATCAAATGATAGCGTCTGATTAGAAGACCACGGTGACCCCACGCTCGGAGCTCCCGTGCTAGTATCAGCATCGGTGAGACTAAACGGTTGAAAATCAGAGGTATTAGTACATTCTATGATCCTGTCTTTGTTATAGAAATAATTAACAGCATCATCCACATCTATCGACAGACGAACGCGATCACCGGTTCCAAGAACAGGAACCCCGGAGATATACTTATTAGATGTGAGTATTCCAAAAGGATTTGTCGTTGTTGTTATCGATGGAGTATTTAGATTCTCTACATAGAAATCGCACGTAGAATCAAGTCCAGCGTATTTAACGGCAAGTGTGTGCATTGTGCTAGAAGCGGATATAGAAGACATGGTCTCTACTCTCGCGGTAAATGCCGTGTATATGTCATTCTTCTGATCTATATTTTCATACGGATCAACTTTTGAAACAAGAAAAAGAACATCATCCTCTGATACAACTCTATTCGGGATATAGATTTCATACGAATCAAAGTCCCCGTTAAGTGAAGAAAATGGAGTGCTGTTATCTATTGGTATAGTCAGAACATTAGTTAGCCATGTAGCCGGAGTCTTTACCCTCACATAGAAGAAATTTGAAGGATCCGCCGTCTCTCTTATGAGCAAATACCTACCCTCTATGAGCATCGGGTGGTCCGATATATCATCGACAACAGAAATCTTTACACTCATGCTACCAGGTGTAACCACACTAGATGTGGATATGCCGTAATATGTCGGGATCTCGGGCGCATCAAAAAGAACATCGTCATCGTATGTATCCGTAGATTTAAATGTATCAACGTCGTACCAACCGAACATCAAGCAGTGGTTGTTCTTATCACGGAACGGCTTTCCATTAGGAGTTATGGCGATTGCCGGAGTATCGGAATCGTTTACGATATTCAGTTTCGTCAAACCGGTGAGCGCCTTTGCGGAAAAGCCCCCCATCGACTCCGACAGCTCGAGATCAAATGAACCAGCATCAAATGGTGCAGAAGGAGAGAGCTTTCCTATCATATCATTGAGGTATGCTATCGAGTCTATCACTCGAGTTGTCGCATCCCATGATGTATAAAAACCGTCAGAAAATGAAGGAGCCCCTACAGACTGGGGGAACCCTATATCAGAAAATGTGTCAACAGAAGACGTGCCCCCTCCCGTGCTACAGAATTCAACAAGATTTCCGGACGAAAGATCAGTCGCAAGTGAACTCGATGACTGATATGTCTTCTTTACATAGTACATCGTGCCACAACCACCTGCCTTTGAGTAAAGCAATTGATTCTCAAACATGAGCGTGTTCTGTTGCCACTCAAAATTTGATTTCTGCCTACGGCGAATGAAATCGTTGACTGTGACAATCGGAAATGGGAATGTCGTGTAGAACGGCGATGTGAGTCCATCGGGATCCAATGGAGTTGCAGTTGCCGTGTCCATCTTGGCGTCAATCACCGAGAGAGGGTACAACTGGGTAGTTGACTGATTTAGATTAGCTGGGACATAAACAAGGCCAAGGAGAAAAGTGCCGCCTTCACAATTTTCATCAGGTTCTTCAACTATCGGTGGCCATATCTTCACCTCACCGCAACCGGCGTAATACTCTTCACCACGGACTACGGAAATCTCAAGTTCATATAAACCCTCGGATTCGTTATATGTAGTTCCAGGTGAGGCCACAATTGCATCTATTCTAGGCCCCGGGGCACCGGAAGAACTTTCTATAGTTATAGAACTAGGATTAGACAGCGAAGGGGTCTTATAAACATACGTGCGGCCTTTGAACCTAGCATATCCATCTGACACTGCTAAATAGGTTCCACTTGCACCAACGTTGGTGAGAACAAGACCAAAAAGTATTGCATTTTCTGTGTTTGGCTGGTATGAAGAATCACCGTCCTGGGTCCAAAGGGTGCCGCAGATTTCATTCAGTGCAAGTTCACCTGGATAAATGGAATTTTGCGTCCATTCTGGAGCATCATCAACGTGATTTGTGCCCTGAGGGGGTACGACAGGTCTCAATGAAGAAATGATCTTCTCTATCCTTCTAGAGAAGTTTGATTGCAGCTTCTTTGGCATCTCAGAATATATTTGTCCTATATATTCTATGACATCACATAAAGATGCTGGATGTGATCTATTTTAAGCTTGGGGTGATTTTCTTGTAAAAAAATCTAGCAGATCACAAATCTATATGGGGTTATGATAACGACTTCTCGTTTACAGACTGGCGTGCAAGAATAATAACGCGCAATGCGCATTATCACGCACCGACTATTATGTTTATAGTCACATCAGTATCAAGCTCATTTCGTAAATAGATCGTATCTATAGGCAAAGCATCGGTTCCGGATAGGCTTAATATGGATCCTACTGAATGCCAATCTGATTGATCGAACGACCAGCTGATAACTTTCTCAGAATCAGATAGTGAGGAATCGTATGAGGTCAAAAGGAAAAGTATCGAGGGTGATTGTAAGTTTCCATAGGAAACTTCAAATGAACTCGTCGAAGCGGGAAGGATGAATGAGGTAAATAAACTATCCTCAACGGGGACGAAAAAGGATTTAAGGGAAAGTTGTTGCTCTGTTGCACCTCCCTTTATTGCGGCTATACGGTCGCATAAAAATACTATCCTCTTTTGGGATAATGAATCAAGGCCGTCATAACAAGGATTAGTGTAACTCATTTGTTTTAATATTTTATCTTCGCGTTTCCTATAACGCGGGTCTTTTTCCTTCTAGGTTCTTGTGGATTATCATCGGATTCATCGTAGGGATTATCTATTCCATACGAATCACCATCGGAAAAACTTTCTTCGTGCACTTCCTCTTCGGAGGTGTTTTCATCTTGAGCTGCATTTTCATCTTGAGCGACAACATCAGTAGTAGTATCATTTATTTCAACATTCGGTACTACTTCATTTGATTCTTCTACCATAGAATCTTCAGCTTCTACCTTGACCTGTTCCTTTTCCCCTGTATTCTTTTTTCCCAACTTTAAATAATCCATGTTTGACTTAAGGAAGAATAGGGCTATAAGAGGAATGGGTATTCCTATTATACAGGAAAGGAAGAGCTTAGCATCCTTTATGTCGTCCCCTGTTATGAACGAGAACAGCTCATTAAATGTTGTGAGAAAGTTCTGATTCGACAACAGCTGCACACTCGTGAACGTGTACGAATAATAGACATTTCCGATTATCTGAAGTGCAGATAGCACGAAAAAGATGAACCATATCGCATAGGAATTTATCCTATCGATCACAGAAATGGCAAGCAAACTGGCAATCGATCCAAGCTCGAATGTTATAGCAAGAAGGATCGACAGCCAGATAGGATTTCCTAGATTAAAAAGGTCCACCAAATGGACCATGGATATTGCAGAAGATATGGCAGGAACGGATAAAAACGTACCTATCACAAGTTTGCGCAATAGCGTATTATTTCTTGTCATCTTTTGATATTTTTAATCGTATTTCTGAGAGACTTGTCTTCTTTTTGTCCAAATCATCTTCAAAAATCAAAAAATCGTACAGTCTCTCGGAAACTATTCTATCAATATCTTGCTTCGTTGGTGCAGCATTAGCAGTCTCTATACTATCCCGGATCTCAATCTCTTTTGTGAGCTTGTTTATCGCGCTGGTCTGCGAACAACTCCTAAAGAACAACAACATCATAATGGATATGAGAATTATTGTTCCGTATGTATCAACCAATTTTACTACAGCATTTTTCATATTAATTCTTTCTCCTCTCTATCAAATTTTTTATTGAACTGTGCTTGACATCTGTAACAACCTTAATAAAATTGTCCTGGTCTATTGTAGCACCCTTTTGTAGCAAATTAGGAGGAATGAGCATACCAACTGACTTAATGATAGAATCAATTGCTATGTTCAGATCCTCCTCTTGCTTTTTTCCATCTTCTACGTCCTGGATTATCTGATTTATCTCATTGAGAATGAACAAATTGCTTAGGTATGAACGAAAAACATTATTACAGTTCAAACTATTGAGTAGTTCATTTAATCCAAACATATCAGCTCCAATTGTTAGTTCTCTTCATCAAACTCGATTAATTCATCGGGGTCCAACAGTCCCATTATCTTGGCATTCAGTTTATCAAGATACGATTGAACTTTTGACTTCCTAACCATTGCTTCGTTCAGACAGATGAGAACGGGCTCAACGATTGCTGCAAGTTTTAATGCAGAATTGTATCCAGTTCCTGTCGCCTTCTGAAGATAATAATACAGAGCTTCTAAGTGTATGTTGGTCATGCCAAAATTATACTCATCGCTCTGAAGTGTGGCTGATTCTTCCTTTGCTTCTTTCAAAGCATTGTGTAAACGAATAACGCCTAGCGCATCCTTTCCATCGTACTTTACATCATTTTCAATGAAATTAAGGCATTTTGTTACAAATGACCTTTCAGTTGAAACTATGTATTTCCTTTCATCGAAATTCTTGGAAACAACTTGAATTTGTTCCCGCAACTCAGAAATCTCAGACTCGCTAAGAGTCCTAAAATTCTTCGTTTCCTCGGTTGAAGCATCACTTGTTGTGATAATTTCTCCCTCTATAGCATCAACTTGTGCTATCTCTTCTCTCATACAGTACCTCGTAATTAAATGATGAATGAAACTTGTTCAATAACTCTTTGAACCCATTAAAGTATATATCTCTATCTTTGCGCAACAACTCAAAAATCTGAAGTCCAGTCTTATCATTACATATTAAGATCTGGGATTTTTCTACCTCCATCTCATACATCTCCTCGTATGCGACCATGTATGCCGCAACTTGCATGAAGTATGTCTCAATCTCGTCCTCTGTTTTTTCCCTACTCGATGATTTATAGTCTCGAATTATGACAGAATTCTCAGTGAAATATGAACAATCACACGTTCCGGCGAACTTATGTTCCAATGAAAACAGAGGTTCTTCCAATCCAGATATGAACTTAAAGTCGGATAAAAACTTAGGGGAATTGTAGTAAAAGTAGAATAGTTTTCTCCCCTTGGCTATAGTATCACGGCTGAATCCTTTTTCAGTTAGGCTTGTTGGAACTAATTCCTGCGTTTTCTGAAGTGCACTATTTTTATTGTGTGATATGTTGTATTCTCGCATGAATACCTCGAGGAATTCATGCATGCACGTACCACGATCTGCTGCAGCCTTTGCTATAGACTTACTCGCTTCTTCTCCTACTGATAATTTCCATTGCTCTAATTTTGGATTAGGTAGGAGGGATGTAACTGTTGTTACTGAAGGAAAATATAACCAGTTAAGACCAGTTCGGGTGTATTCGTTTATCTTGTAGAAACGCTTCCCATCTATCTCTTCACGGCCGTCGTAGAGATACTTATTTTGATACATATGTACTAAAAAAATATTTTAGGTAAGGAAAAGACCATATAATAAAACAAGCGAATATGACCCTTCTCACAAACCACCAGAACCCTATCTCGTACATTAACGGTGAAAATTTGATGAGATATGAATTCGTTTCTTCGATTCTTTCGACGGTTGGCATTATGATTTCCGATAGGTTATTGTCAACCAACCAGTTTATCATAGGTTTTATCCTATCGAGAACAAGAGTTTTTTGCACGTCATTGGGGAGGCTTTGTTCTTCAAATGGAACGGACCTCACTGTGTACATTCTACCTACCCAGTCATGGCGTAAATTGAACTCAAGCCATTTTTCATTTCCCCTGTTTTTCCGTATGAATAGCCAGATGTAAACGTAGAAATAAATGTCCTTAAGTCCAGTTTTTAGCAAAAAAATATTTATCATTCTCTGAATTCTCCGAGTATAGTCAGATGCTCTTCCATTCATCATATAAATGCTGCAATCTATTTTTCAAGATTCGTCTTCCCTTATGAATGTATATCTTGCACTTGGGCATGTCTAGTTTATACTTTTCTGCAAGATCCTTGTAACTCATCTTGTGGACTTCCCGATCCCAAATTATCCCCTTGTATCTATCATCAAGCTCTCGTATTTCTTTTATTACTGATCGAATGAGGTATCTGAGGGCATCGTTTTTTATCTGTTTATCCGCATCGGGATTATCAATGTACTGATCCTTGACAGAAGATTCTATAAACATCTTAGCCTGAGACTGAGACGAATCCGAAGATCCTGCGGTGTGTGTTAATTCACCGTTGTTCATGGAAACTTCTTTGTATTTTTTCTTTTTACTCAGCTTGATAAGAGCTTCATTTTTTGCTATGGTATAAGACCATGTAGAAAATTTGAAGTATTCATTATAGCTGTCAATATTTATAAATATCTTCAGTAATGCATCACTGACGCAATCTTCCACGTCCATGTGTGAAAGTTCATTCGCTGCATTATAGTATTTATTTATAAAGAACTGAAAACGAGGCTTGAGCTCATTGTACAAAATGATGTAATTCTCATGCGTCCTCGTGTTGAAATACTGCATGCCCAATTGCTGCAGATCTCTACCTTCTCTTCTCATTATATTCCTCCAAAATATAAGGGTAGTGATTATGGAAATCACTGAAACTTCCGTGTCTTATCTTTAGCTTATCGGAATTTAAGACTGCGAGATGACGAATATCTCGATACTCTTCTTTCCAGTATATGCACTTAAATCCTGAATTTATGAGGATTTTCATACATACTTCGCATGGAGAGTGTGTTAGAAGAACGACATAATCCTCTGGATTGTGTTCGTTGAACTTTGCAACAAGATTCATTTCTGCATGGACAAACCCACTAGATCCGGATTCGAGGGAATTCTCCTCGCCGGACGTTGCTGGATTTATTTCAGCTCCTGGATATGAACCGTTGTAACCAAAACTGCCAATCTTTGAAAAGTCTTTTTTCAGTGCAATTGCACCAACCTTCAAAGTCTTTGAAACAGAAAGGCTTGCAATCTGACAAACAAAGTCAGTGAAAACATCTATCTTCTGGGACTTCCTCTTTGAACCCATGATCGAATCAACTTCCGTGGATGGTCTGAACTCGCTGCTCATTGCAAATATAACAAAGATTGCTTCGAGAAAAAAATATTTTTATCGACCTTCGTTCAAAAATCCTGATAGCGTGATGTTCTTAGCTATTTCCGCACCAAGTTTCTTTATCGAAGAAAGAGAAAGCTCAACTACATTAGAGGGAACGATCGTGGGATTGTTGATGTTCATCGGAGAAAAGACATTCGTGTTTTCTTCCTTTGAGGGTTCTGTTTTAGAAAATTCTGGATTGACGAATGTCACACTTTCCTTTGCATTGAAGGGCGGTGATGCAGATTCTTCAGTGGAAACATTATTGGTTATACTCATCGGCTGTATGTTTGTTACAGAAGTTTGTATAGCCTGCGATATATTTTCTGCCAGTTCCTTTGATGTTATTTTTTCGGTGGCTTCGCTCTCTCGGGTAATCATCCTCTCAACCGCATTGAAGAATGTTTCAGTTCTTGGCGTTATGACTATACTAGGAGTGGATTGAGGTGCTTCTCCGGTCGCAACTTCTCTAGTAGTGGAACCGCCTTCCACATACGAAGAGGAATTGTTAAGATCCATAGATCGTATGGATTCGATGATTCTGTCTTTGATCAAATTGGTCGATGTTCTCTCTGAGGTTCTAATCTCTGGAGATTGAGATTCAACAAAGGGGATGCTTGTTGAATTTGAGATCATGTCATTCTGCAATACGCTGGTGCTGATCTTCTCTACTTCATTCAAAATAGGAATAGTGCTTTCGATCACCTTAGTTTTTTCAATGAGCTGATTCAAAGAAGATGACAGGGTATCTTTGCTCGTCTGGATCCTTTCACTCGTTCCAGGATATTGCTCAACAGGTGTGGTGACTATATTCTCTGTCGCTTCCCTGACTTCGGACGATGATTTTTCTAACATTCGTTCAAGTGAAGACGAAACATCTCTCATCTGTGAAGTTGTTTCCACCGCAGTCTCGGCTTTTTTCTCGGTTGTTATTGCATTGAAGAGGGAAGAAAAAGTATTCTGCACTCCATCGATAATACGCTCCTTTAGAACGGATGCAACAGGTAACACATTGAGTGATCCACCCGGGAGCTGTTGCACAACTTCTTTTGTTGTTTCTAACGTCTTAGAAAAAACTTGATTCTCTGCCCCAAACGATGTTTTTGAATTTGATATAAACTCCTGCAGACTGTTCCCCGACTCCTTTTCCGTGTTCCTTTCTACTATGTTAGATATTACGCTCTGTATGAAGTTTTCAGTCTTTGATGCTATCTGATTTGTGAGCTCCGACGATTCAGTTGAAGTTGTGCTAGTCGATTCCCTTTCCCCGGGAACTGAAAATATCCTGGTTTCTATAGGTTGCACTGAAGAAACTTGGGGTTCTACTACTGGAGCTTCTGCTGATCTTTCATTCGCCTGAACGTTTACATTGACGGTTATTTCCGGGGGGAATTGTTGTACGATTGGACCTGTTTCCCTAACTATAGGCTGCTGGGTCTCAGGTTTGGCCTTTTGTTCTAGAACTGTGGTCTTAGAAGGAGCTGATGAAATCTCTCGTTGTTCGAGTATCTTTCCATACTGTTTCTCTACATTCTTTACACTGATCTCGCTTGACTTCTTTTTCGCAATGATGTAATCATCTTCCTTTTTCTCAAAGGATACATCAAAATCAAGCATGGCAGAATTCAGGTACTCGACTGCATCTGATTCGCCGTCGTATGAATACACAGCAGATTGGATCGCATCCAATTCATCCTGTGAAAACACGGAATCACTCGATGCTTTTACCACGAGCTGGTCATCACTACTGGAGGCTAAGATGATGTTTTCTTCATCCATATTTTATAGTATCTTTTTTGTTCCCAGCTTCGCTTCTTCGATCTTATCAAGAAGTTCAAGGTAATTTTCAAGAAGTGTCTGGTACTCATAGAATGGCATGGATTCTATTCCTGTACTGCTGAGATTCAACTTCATGTACAACAACATCTTTGTGTTCAGAAAATCCGATAGATCAATCTGAAATGTTTGGTATAAAGAGTTCTTTAATTCCTCGCTGAAATCGAAGTGGTGCGACGACCCCGGCATCGCAGCTAGAACACTTATAGTAGAGATCAACCGAGTAAGATGAATTGATTCGTTCCACAAATGACTTAACGTACACGTAGATGTCAGGAGTCCAATCATCGAGCTTAGCCTCGAATGAATCAAAATCTTTCTTGCTTAGCTTCGTCCATGGCTTAACAACAAAACACGCCATGAATTTATCCTGAGACTCTTCCTTTGAAAGAAACTTCCTGGCTTGTTGCATATTATAACAGCTAGGAAGGCAGAGCGAAACATTTTTGCCTGAAATAGTTCTCACTATCATTCGTTGTTCTTCGGAGTAGTGATTGAAGAAATCATTCAGTGCATCTTTCTTCATCGTTCCTATCCTCTCGGGCCGAACATCAACTTGATCTTTGTTTCCGCATGATGTGCACGTACATTCTGCATTCATTATAGAAGGAAACTCGGTGAACGTCATACTTCGTATGATGAGAATAAGATACAATCTATCGATCTCGAGTAACGAATCTGTGTCAAACTCTGGATTTGTTTCCGATTGGACAAGAACAGCCTCGTTTATTATCATACGAAGCTTTGCATCGACATCCATGCCGTCATTCTCATCTATTGATGAAAAGTGTCGTATGGCGCTAACTTTTAGTGGGAACACAACAATAACAAGATCTTCTGGATAAAAGAAACCCCGTGAACTCAAGTAGGATGGAGGCACAGCTTTTCCGCCATGCAGTTCTCGTATATCCTTTTTCTTCTCTTTTTGTGGTTCTATTATAGCATCTAAACTTCTATCAGCACCATCCTTTGATGTCTGGGCCTCATCATTTTCTATAATTTTTCTAAGGAAATCTTCGTTAGCTTGGGTAAATATGCCACTCATATTGGCTGCCTATGGAAATAGTGAAACTTTCTGTATATATCAAAAAAATAGGGTCTACGTGTGTAGACCCTAATCATTTATCGCATTAACATCAGAATTTTTACCTTGTGATGTTATCCCAGTAATCTGCCTTGAACTTGAATCCGGTTACCTTTGCAATCTCGGTTCCCTTTGTATAATCAAATCCTTCAAACACTCCACTAAGAGGAGTCGTCGGGAATATTTGCCTGAACACCATCTGTTTGATAACAACGCCCTTCTTGTTATACACAAGAACTGTCATCGAAGAAGGATCATCTGCGGTTCCCGCGTATTCACTCTTCAGACCAGTTTCGCCAGTAAGAGGGTTGTACATAAGATCGTTCCATGCCTTAAGGGCCTTGAAAACGTATGAGCTATTCTGATTATCCAAGTTCAACTCAAACGAAAGTGTCAATTCAACACTAGTGTCAGTGGGTATCGTTCCCATGAAAGTCCTTGTGACACCTTTGTACTTCTGAGTCACGGTTCCGGGCATTTTCTCTATTGCGCCAGTTCCTGAAATCTCAGTGAGGTTGTCTATAATAAGACCTGTGTTTTCCCAGGGTGTGCCAGTTCGAATGGCAGCAGGAGGCGTTATTCGCACCTCAAAAAGATTCTTATAGATAGGCTCGAAGGATTGCATCGAAGCCTGAGAAAGCCTAAAATGTGGAAGTCCTGTTGACATAATTCTGAATTATTTTTTTTATACTATTGTAAAACCGCCACTCGCGATACCGCCGGTTTTAAATACGGTTATCCTATTTATGATCTTCTGGAGTCCACGCGCGGGCTCAATCTGAACATCTACTATTCCAATATTCTGATCGATAATTGCCTGTGTATTATTCGTCTCATCCATGATGACGCGATAATCATAAACTCCTCCTGCTGTCCTCACACCTTCAAGAAAACTAGCAACTTTGTTCTTTATTTCAAGTCGTGTTGCTTCATCGTTGAAGTCGAAGATGAAGTTCGTAAGGATAGACTCGATCGACTGCTCTATCGTGATGAGAAGATCTCTCACATGGAGGTTATTGAACGCTGATATAGTCTTCTGGAACGTAGTCTGATTTGCATATATCAATGTTCCCTTTCCGCGCTTTGTGACGATAGGATTGAAACCGATAGGCTCAAGAACCTCTCTATCAGATAAGAACAGATCGGATTCAACACCAACGAGATTAGGATCGCTTATAATACCCCTCTTCGTTCCTGCTACTATCGCATAAGGATAACCGGAGATGAATTTTTGCACAAAGTTGTTAGAAACGTGTGCAGAAGGCGGAACCAATATATTCTTGTTGTTCTCCCTAAGAACTATGTAAGGGAAGAACACTCCGCAGTACTTCGCGCCGTTGTCTTCATCAGGAAGACTGAACGTAAATGAAGGACCTAGAGACAGGTTACCACCGGCTGCGATATACTCCGTGTTAATAACAGGCCTCGGGATTCCAGCACCAGGATTCGGTTCATCCGTGAATCGAGGATCAGATGAATCAAAGAATTGCTTCAATGAAGGAGGATTCAAGAATGCAAGACATTTTCCGCGATTCTTCGCAAGTCTTGATAGTATATTCTTTGCCCCCAACTGAGGAGCAAGTCCTCCGTCGAATGTATCAATGATGTAACGGAAATCTATGATGTCAGAATCAGAAAGTGTCTCGAATATGTTAGTATTCTCGAGAACACCGAGGATCTTCTCAAGTTGAGAATTCTTGGTTCCAGACGAAGAAGGCAAATGGTATTCTGTCATCTTGAAACCTGACATGCTCATCAACTGATAATTCGTAACAAGATTCTCTATTCCCTTGTAATGAATAACAGTCGGGTCAGTCGATTCATTTTGAATGTATGCAGGTTGCGAAATTGTCACCTGATACGTTATTATGCCGCTAACTGCATTAACTTTCTTTACTTTAGTCTTTATCTTCGACATGTGATATGACTCATCGCCGCTCTCGTCATACATTATACTAACGAGATACTCACCAACGTTGAGACCAGCGCCGCTAGTTTCATCGAATGTAAGAACAGTGCGGCTAGTATCCCACGACTGTAACTCAACTCCAGTTTTGAGAGATTCTGCCGATATTGTCACGGTCATAGTGCCGCCACATTCTATGTTAGTATCTGCAACCTTCGAATTAAGGTTCTCATCAGAATACACATAAACGTAAAGAACATCCATACCATTGGCATCTTTACCGCGCTGGAACTTTAGGTATCCATCAGGATCCAGTGCACTGTTACATAGGAGTTCAGCAGAGTAGTATTCACCGTCCACGATACTGATGTCCTCGTATGCTTTGTATATGTCAGAGTAGGGGTATGCAACATAAACGTCGTCCTCAGAATTATATCCATCAACATAAACCATGTCAAATGCAGCCGGCTGATATGCAAAGGCTATGTTGTTATATCCGGCATTTTCATAAATTCTCGGGCAAACATATGAACCAAAGGTCACTGTGTAATTTGAAACAACGCCAGCAGAAACCAGCTCTGCAAATTCAGAATTTACAACAATCGTAACACTCATAAGGTCAGTAGCACTGTTGTATGATGTGCTTGCTATTGTTGCATAAAATTCAATTGTTCCGTTGGACACGAGTACCTTACGGCCTTCAGCGAGCCCTTTATCGGTTGTGAGATCCGTTGCAGAAGAAAACTTTATGATAGAAGAAGATGAACTTGCATCTATAGCATACGGCGTCCTTGTGCTTTCGTCCTCTTTCGCAGGGTGTGTATAAGAAACTTTAAGGTATGTGTTTCCGCCGATTATAGATTCAGCAACACTACGAACAACACCCCAGCGGGCCAATTCATCGTTATCATTTGTGTTCAAAAGTATATTACTCTTTGCAACAACCAATGAATTCTTTATCTCGTTGTACTGTTCAAGCGTGAAATCCGTGTCTGTGGACAGGGGCTTCTTTATCGAAAGGACGTTATCGAACCATCCATAAGCACCACCGACTTTAGAACTGTCGAGTGTGAAGAAGTCGTTAGACGTCGTGCAAGAATATGTCGAATAATCCGAAAAATCGGGCTGTTGATCAACTGCGTCACCTGGAGTGTTATTAGGAGATACGTTGAGCTCTGATACATCCACTTGGTTTGTGTTGATCTGCCTAGCGCCGAACGTGAAGTCTAAGCTTGTGTCCAGGTTGGCCTTATATGACAAAAAGTCCATCTTGGTGCCCGAAAAATCGGGGGTTCCAAAACTGTGACCAACGAGGTCTATCTTGCTAGTCGAATCTACATAATTTCCCAACTGCTCACGGTTTATTGCACAGAACAGTCCAGTCACACTTGTTCCATTATTTATGATGGTATCAAGAGACTGGTTTATATTGTTAGAATCGATGAAATCGGGGATGATACATCCTACGAATGAACCGATCTTTATAACCTCAGGCGATGCCAAAAAGTTATTTATTTGGTTCTTCTTTATACCCTTCTTATCAAAATATGTTGAATATACGGGATTTATTGCAAGCTCGGAATAATTGCTCCAATCACCTTGAACTATATCTACTTGCAAGAAATACTCAGAAATAGAATCCCATTCATATACGTAATCGGGAACTTCCTGATTCAATTGAGAATAATATTCCTTTGCTGTTATATCATAACCCTTGATTCCAACAGCTTTACGCACAAATACCGATATAGGAGTCTGGCCTATATTTACAAAGCTAAGAAGCTTTCCTGTGTTCAGGGGGCTGTTGTTGGAAACAGAAATCAGGTTATCTTCAGACAACTTGAAAAATCTTTGTGTGTCATAGAAACTCTCGTAGAGGCTCTTTGTCTTTGTTCCATTTGCCTCTGTTGCCGACAGGGAGTATGACATGTAATCAACTGCATCGCCGCCGTCAGAAATCGGCTTATTGTTCAAAGGAAGCAAATTAAGAGCATAAACAGGGCCTGTGCGAAGACAGGTGATCAAGGAGCGATGGAAAAATGATCCACGGCTCTCGAGAAATTTATCTGTATCGCCAAAAACCGTCTTCATTTCCTTCACATCACGAAGGAAAACTGGTGTGTTAAAGGGTCCCTTTCTTGAGAATCCAACAACCAATCTGAGAGTGTTTGTGTTGACGACTATTCTCTCACTAGCGTCGAACTCGACGGTGTAGACTCCGCTAGCTTTAAACCTATTTAGATCAAGGGTTACATTTGCCATTGTTTGAGATTATTTTCTTGCTTTGCTTTCTATATATCAAAAAAATCTAAAATTACATAGGGTATGTCAGACCTTTTGGAATTTCCGGCTTAAAATTTGTATCAAAGAGATTAAAATTTATATCCAGCATATCCCCGTCCTCATCTTTTGCATCAAGAGTCTGAAATATTTTGCTTTGCATCTTAGTTTTTACTGTTTCGTCTATATTATCATAGAGCTCTTCTACCTGGTACATTAGATCCTCTCCAGCTGGGTCGCCATCTATGTCAAAATCAACGAGATATGGGCACAAACATATGCATGTCATTGCTGCATCATCATGGTGATAAACATCTGCATTATAGGACGTTTCGGTCTTCTGGAAGTTTATGAGCTCTTCGCATGTAACACGTTCATTGACTATAATCCTCTTTGACTGCTCGAGCCTTTTAAATGTCACACAGAATAGGTTTTTGTTGTCCTTTTTTATCCTAACGCCGGGTTTTTTCTTACGAGCATCTTTTGTATGTTTTGTGTGAACAAAAACATCATCATGTATTTCATCCTGATTTTTTGCATCATTGAGTACCCTCGATATGAAATAATCTCCCTTGAAGTTTATCTCAACAATTGCTTTTGTGTTATCAACATTGGTGTAATTCTTCACAAGTTCAGAGAATATCCTTGCTGCATTCTCAATTGAACATTTATTATCCCTGAAAATTCCTATCTGTTTTAGGTAGAAAAAGTCACTATCCTGCGTGGGATTTGTTACGGAGTTCATCATGCTAATGTCCATGAGCTTGAGCTCAAATATGTTCATCACGGTAGAATCCCTTCCATTTCCATCGGAAAGATCCACAGATATAACGAACTTCTTATCTGAAAAATCAAAATCAAAATCCGGGTCCCAAACTAGATTGTCATGGTTTATTCCAAGATCGTGGAGTTCTGGTATCTCTCTCCATTCATAATCTATGCAGCTCTTCTTCAATCTTTCTATCTGTTCCTCTGAGAGAAGCACGCTGCTTCCAACAAAGAAATTCAGACCATATTCACGGTCAAACTTATCCTGCCCTAGGTTGGCTATCTCATTTTTCTTCCAGTTCTCATCCCGGCCTTCAACCTCCCACCAATCCACACGGAGTGAACGATACTCGTTGGTCCCGTCGACTCCTCCAAAATATATGTCATGGAATAGATTCTTTCCATTAGGAGTTGATGTTAATATTATCTGAGCGACCTTTGATGATGAAAGCGTCGGATATATGGAGGTATAAAACTCTCCTGCGACGTTATCCGGAATGAACGCAAACTCATCAGCATACAATAAGTGCACGGTTTTTCCGCGGCCAGAACTCTTTGTTGTCGTCTCGGCATATATTTTACATCCATTATCAAAATAAAGGGTGTTTACATTATTTACCGTTATTCCGGGTTTTAGGAAGTATGGTACTTTATCATATACATCCTTTATCTTTTCCATGATCTCTTTTGCCGTGTTGCCCTTGTTTGCAAGAATCAACACATTGCGATCAATGTTAAAACATATGTACCAAACTATGTAGATCGACGATGTTACCGTCTTACCGACCTGTCGGCTTGCGAGCAGTGCAACATATCGGTTCTTCTGGAATTCTGCAAGCATCCTTTTCTGGTATTCCCTTAGTTGCAGCTTTGCGATTCCAAAGTCCGTCATTGAATGTGCATGTCCATTTGCAAAATGGGTCACATCATCCATACACATTTTGAACTCAAACAGTTCATCTTCAGTGAGCCTGAATGGAAGATTTGGCGCTTTTTTTCCTATGTCACCATCGATGAACGGCTGGTCTCCGGGTAAAATGTCACCTCGGCTGTACTTCTGGAAATAATCATCTATCTTTTCAGACGTCCATGCATTAGAGATTGATACCTTCCTCTTGCTGTCCTCTGCTTCTGCTATATCTATTTTCTTAAACAGTTTTGACATTTAAAACCTCAAATTATTCTACATTTCACGCATGCGAAGAAGAAGATCTTTCTGGCCGCGACTAACAACATCATTAAGAACCTCTGTTGCACTCATGGAATGACTAGCATCAGGGGTGGCGAGTGCCCTCTCCCCGTCCGTAGTCCTCTTCATCTCGTACTGATTTTTTATCGCTTTATAGCTATCATTAAGATACACTTGCATGAGGGCTAATTTCTCATTGTAGTCCTTCTTTTTATTCAGGAGGGCGGTCTGTGTATCTATAAGCCTTGGATTTATATTACCGGTATCTATCTCACATAATACCTTTTTTAAGGAATACATCGAACTCCATATGGAAAAGAGCATATCCGATAAATTAAGTATGTCCATCTTCCTCTTGTTCTGTATAACATCATTTGTGCGAAGCGATTCATCCATGATCCAAAAATCAACATAACTGTCTATGACTTTCTGCGCATGGTCATGCATTTCATCCTGTACTTTATCAAAATCCACATACACTTGTGGTTTCTTCAATGGATTTCCATCTTCTATTGGATTGTTGCTTTCAGAAAATCCTTTTGCAATATCCTCTAAATTCCTGAGGTCCAAGTCCTTTCTCATTTATATCTCCTAGATAGTCTTTCCAATATACGGTGCCCTGGACTGTGGAACCGCATTGTCTATTATTATTCCAAGATCTGCATCTTGAACGATTGTTTGATTTAAAAATAGTTGTTGTTGATCTATACCAACGATTGTGTCCATCAATCGTATGTTCGATAGTTTTATTGGAGCAGCACGAAGAACATAATTGGAATCTGTGTCGATTTCCAAGCTCTTTCCATCTATATTCCTCAATTCAGTGAATACCTGTCGTATATCTAATGTATTCTGACTTAATTCCTGTGAATAGATCGTGAGTGTTACTTGATTAAATTCGCTGCTCACTGTTGCACATATGGCATGGAACCATTCAGGATCTAATGCATACCCTAAATCAAACCATTCATCAACTTCATTGACATTTATACGAAAATACCTGAAGTCTCTTGAACTGATTTCAAAACTAGTATCGCCTGTTATATAATTACACACATATGATTTTGTGAACTTTGGCCTTGTTGTTGAGAATGTTGTCTCCCACGATGGGTAGAGGTCTTCTATCCATCCAGTCCAAGATGAAGTGGATGTATCATAGTGTAGTATAGAGTCTGATACGCTTTCACATGTATAGGTCCATGATGCACCCGCCTTTACTATAGTGTTCACTAATAAAGGAAGTGAGAAGCCATTCCTGGAAGATCGTATGCTAATCTCATCCCCTTCTTTTACATTCTTGATCGGCTGGTTTAATGTCAACGATATCGTACCTGATGGGGTATTTTTTGTTATCGACGTGAAATTTGAATCGTATGATTTTACTTGAAGTTCTGGCACCTGAGGCTTGAACCATGCAGCAAATGTTCGATTTGATGCAGCAGGCCATGAACAATTTTGTTCATACTCAACTGCAACGTCATACGCATATCCTGGTTCAGGAAGTATGGAAGAAAGATCATACCTAAAATTGGTGAGTACGTTGAAATTGTTCAGTAGATTCTTCTCTTCTATTATCAGATTCGGATTTATCGTAGTCCTTAACACATCGACCCTGATGGTCTTCTTCTTGAGTTGCTGTTTATTGGTCACTTTCTTTTCCTCACGATCCTGTTCAGAACCAAATTGTGTCTCAGTATTTCTTGTGATCTCAGCCAGCTGTGCAAGGCCATTTTCTTCCGTAGGAGTTCCAGTAGGAACAATGACGTTTGTGGGTTTTGGGGACCATTTGTATAGTTTGACTTTATAGAACAACTGGAGCTGCATTATGTTCCTATGCAGGAACGAATCCATGATCTCAAAGATCTTATCCATCATAGGGATGAATATGATGTCGCGCTTCTGGGGTCTTGTGCCTTCTCCGAATATCTGTTCAAAGTACATTTTATCTATGTGAACTTCAAATGGAAGGTCAGAATAATCTATCCCAAAGGGCGAAAAACTAAAATTAGCATCAGGGAACTGGTTATTCGGGACAACAACTTTTATGCACTTAGCAGGTTGCACATTCTGAAGGGTGTATTCTCTCATGATGACGTCCGTCCCAAAGGAATCAACCGTCGCCCTGTAGTAATTAGTCTCTATCCCCCATTGGCGATTGATCATTCGAGAAAGACCCTGTGCCATCTGCTTTAATTCATCTACTGCATATGGGTTATATCCATCTGCATTGAGGAACATGGTCCCCTTTATGTTACCTATTCGGTATGGATTATAGACTGGATTAGGCCTTGACACTTCAGGGGTGATAGTGTGTGTGACACTCATGGAAACTGAATCTATGACTGCCGGACCGGATGACTCTAGAGTATAACGGAATTTGAACCATATCTCAGATGCTGGAAGATTGACTGCATTTATATTTTCAGGGACAGATGAGTCGAAATACTCAGAGTACGTCTTATTGTCAAAAGACCATGCGAATTCCTTCTTCACGGAAGCTGAACTAGTAACTATGTCACTAATTCCTGTGATGGTCTCCACGTCCTTCAATGGACTGTCAGAAACAAATATAGCGTAATCGCCTTCGTTTTGCAGGGTTGTTGCCATGCATTTATATATCTCCATAAAAAAATAAGCCCAATGAATTTCTTCAAAGGGCTCATTTTTTACTTTTCTGTTCCTACTAAAGGAGGATTTTTGCGTATTTTGAGAATTTATCTATCCTGTCGCTCAATCCTATTTTTCCACCGTTTATCCTTAAAGTAACTTCCGTGATGACGTCTGTACTGGATCCTTCATCACATATTGCCCATATTCCACTCCTAGTGAAGAAGTATGCGGCAGACACAAGAGGGTATTTGGTTGATACCAGATCAGGATTTGATACAACATCCTCTCCTATGAATTTAGAGAAGTTAGTGTAATTATTCTTCCCTGTCAACTGGATGTATCCTCTTCCACGAAACTTAAATCCTTCTCTGGATGATTCATCCCCGTTTCCCATACGGTTTGCGTAAACCCTAGAACCTATTTCTGTGTCCTTAAATGCGTATGATTCACTGAGATTTCCAGGGAAATACTTTGAGAATGTGCGTTTTAATCCAGAAGAAGAATATTTAAGGTTCTCTGAGACATTCTTAAAATTTGAAGATTCATGGGCGCATTGTGAGAGGAAATGACATGCACGGAGACTCGTGTTCATGCCAAAATTCATCTGAACATTTCCAAGCTGAGCATAAACATTGTCTGGAATGAAACCTTTGAGCTTCTCTATGAAACTCGGGTGTTCTTTCTCTATTATTCCCATAGCCGTGAGCGTGTCGGATCCCGCTATCCCATCTACTTCCAATCCATTCTTCTTTTGCCATTCCTTAAGTTTTGCTTCAGTTCCAGGACCAAAATCCCCATCGGCTTTTATGCCCAATTTCTCTTGTAGGAGTTTTACAACAGCTCCAGATGAACCATTCTTTAGTACCATGACAATTATTTTTTTAGACTATTTCTTGTAATTTTTCCCCGTCGGTTGGATTCACATTGTTCATCTCAAGATTGAAACTCTTCTTCTCTTTCTGTATCTGTGTTATCATATAGCCTGCTGCGGCGAGTTCCATTCCTGCCCATATACCAAAATCGGATGTTCCCATCACATTGATTTTTGTAATGAGCCAAAATATCATCCCCCATTGGCTTATGACGAATGCTATACCAGACTCTATCCTCTTTTTAGAAAAGAATGATGGCCTGTCACTGTATATGTTGAGTATCTCATTGAAAAGCCATCGGATGCTTGAGAAAATACCCTTAAAGAAATTTTTCATGACCGTCTTTTTTTGACTATATATCAAAAAAATGATGATATTAGTCTTTTTTGATCATGGCTTCTATTTCCTTGAGCTCCTTTAGAAGTTCTTCCTGGTACAATTCTTGCATGGATTCCATGTCCTTTGTTGATAATTTATTGAGCGTCATAAACTTATCAATCGCCTCCTTTGAGACTTTCTTCTTCTCCTTCTCATGCTTCTTGGTCTTTGTGTACATCCACACAGGAACTTTTGTGTAGAGCCGTGACATGGCATCTTTCCACACATCGACAACAATCCTGGGGTCAATGTTACGATTATTCAAAACATTGGCATGCACCGGGAACTTTATACTCATGAACCTGTTCACCATGAATGAGTTCCTTGATTTATCCATATTGGAAACTTCATTCCAATTCGAACCGCGATCGAATAGTCTTTTTGTGAGATCAAACAGCTCCATGTTTAGTCCTCTTTATTATTATACGTTTTAGATATGATTCTGGTAGGTACCTTGCGCTCGCCAGTTGATCAAAACACTCATCGAGTATGTATGTAATGGCCCAATCGTCATAGTTCCTTATACTCCTTCCTATGCCTTGTATGACGCTGTTAGCCGTACGCGACATGTACTTCTCGGGATATAATTCCAGGAGCTTCTTGATAAACTCATCTGATATGTTAGGAAACGGAACTTTAAAGAACACCTGGAACCTTGAGAGGTCGTCGTCAAAGCTCAGACCTTCTAATAATGATGGTCCAATGAGTATACTCGACTTCTTGCTCTTAAAAAGATCTATGGCAAATGATTTTTCTTTTGACGAGTCATATGTGATCATCCTATGGCTCTGTGAACTTCCTTGTATTATCTGTTTTGCCATCGAAAAACTACCTGTATGTATTATACCACGATCCTCCGAGTGTTTATCGATGATTGCATCACAAATCTTCAAAACCTTCGGGAAGTTCTCTTCCCGTTTTCCATAGTTCATCTTGAAGCCTCGTACGTAGAATATCGGGCTCTTTGAATGATCGAACTGGTTATCTATCGAAATGTATTCGTAGTCGTCGAGGCCTATGAACTTTGCAAAATTTTCAGGATTCCCCAGAGTCGCACTCATGAACACGCGGAATTTTGAATTATCGATGAGTGTCTTTCGTATGAGCCCAGTTTCTTCTAGATTCTTAAAAGATGCAGATGTGTCATCTCCTGGCTCAATTATCCGAACAAGGTTTTGTTCATCTGTGATGAATTTCACATAATCTTCTATCTTGCAGTGAACATCGCTTATTCGGTCTATCTGCCATTGCGCCTTTGATATGTGCCCAGGAACAGGGGTACCGAATGGCCATTTATTAGAACAATGATATTTAAACTTTTCTTTTGTTGAGCTCAGCATGTTTTTTAACACACCATCAAGAGAACTGAGTGATTTTAGTATGTCCCCGTTCAGCTGGGTCTTCATACATGTTTCTATGAGCTTCCTTGAATCGCCCGAAAAGTCCTCAGTAGAATACAGCTCTTCCGAGAATGTGGTGAGAAAATCTCTGATCATGTCGGCGAACTTATATCCAATCCTCGGCGTGTAATGGGATTGTACTATAGACTCGATCTTATGAGCCTCATCAAAAAAACAAAAATCTCGAATGCCAAAATCTGTGTTGGTTTGTAGGTAGTTGAGCTGCAGGAGCCAATAACTGTAATTCAAGAGCGCCGTATTGGATGTGGCTGCGATTTCCTTCTTACTGTAATATGAGCAATCACCATAACAACTAAGAAACCTAGGGTTCTTTGCCTTCATCTTACACTCCCCGAGGGAAATCTGCATCCCGTTGATTTCGCAATTGTAATTATCCATTCCACGTACGCTCGGGATTCTAAGACCTAGCCTCTCGATATCACGCTCATACTGATCCTGGAGTCCAAGGTCAGATGTTAGGATGTAGCCGGTCTTTCCCATCTTATTGAACAGGAGACTACCGATGAGGGACAATATGCTTTTTCCTGTTCCAGTGGGTGCATCTATAAGGAATGATGCGCTTGGATTCCTGTCCATCCTTTCGGCCAGGCGCATTATCGTTTCTTCCTGGAATGGTCTGAATCTGAACCCCTTATCACGGAGTTCAGATATCGCGGCATGCAGCTGTGTTTCTATATTCACGATAATAGGGAGAATATGTCAGATTGGATGTTGATCTTTTGCTTCTGGTTTATCTTCAATTCAGGTCTCAGTGATTCAATACGTCTTTCTGTGATATCGATGTGCCCAGGGGAAAGAAGGTTCACATCTACCGAAAGATCACTTGGAATCATATGTTCACTGAGCCAGATTATCTTTGAATTTTCCCTAAAATTATTAATCGCATCTGACACAGGAAAATCAAGTGACCCTGAATTTTGGATGAGCCTTTCGCAGAACACACGGAGTTCATTTTCATCTTCAAGGAGGTCGGACACTAAAGGAAATGCTTTTGAACTCACACCAGCCTTTTCAATCATCCGTTCTGTCAGCGAAAATGTCCTATCTCCGGATGCAGACTTCCACTGGATTATGGACTGTATGTTATCTGATTTATCCCCGGTCAGGATCTTTAGCATGAGTTCCCATTCAGGATCGATATGCTCTATCACATATTTCGCAGCAATTGAAATTAGTTGGTCGTAACCGTTTGTTCCCCTGCGATCGAATAGATCATCGATCTCATCCCTATCAGACTCATTCATTGGACTGAAATCCTGGAATGAAAATGTCTTGGATTTTGATAGAGGATTGAACATACACACAACGCTGTCTTCTGATTTAGTGCTAACAAGCTGCTTGAGGTCGTTATCTCCGCTGACTATGACAACCGAATCCCCCTGGTCTCTAAATATCTTCGACCACATGAAGACTAAATCGTCTGCTTCTGCTCCATCTACCTTTGATGCTGTGATTCCACACTCGGTTAGTGTATTCCTAATGCTATCACAGACTTTGCGGTACGATTCCCAATCGATGTTATCGTCTTCAGGTTTTTTTCTCTTGGCTTTATAGCTGGCCCCTATGAGTGTTTTCCTCCATGATTTGGAATCAATGCACCAGACGCAATTGACTAATGCGCTCTTGGGAAACATGTTCACAACCTGGCGAACATCGTCTATTGTCTTCTTCTCGAATGCCAATTGGTCTTCTTCCTTGGAAAGGAAACCCGAACCCCTGTGCTCTCGTAATAGCAGATACAGATTTCTGATCAACATGAAATTAGCATCGAATAGTATGTTAAGTCTCATTTTTGGTGTTTAAGAAAATTTAACAAAAATTAACAAAAAAATTTTAGAATTCCGTTAACAAATCCCCCGGGCGAGATTATAATAGGGTAATGGCCCTGTCTGGGGTTTTAGCATTCATATATACTTATATACTTAAGTACCTAAGGGCCCCTGAGGGCACTCCTGAGGCACCCTGAATAACATCACAAGGGCCCCTGATAAAACACTACAAAGAGAACACAAGGGTAGAGCCCAGCGAGCTTTTGCAGAAATTAAAAACTTCACTAAATATGAGCTGTTCATTGGGCAGATCCATCTAATATGAACATCTTGGGATCCTGTATGTTTACTTTCATTCCGTGGACATCGACATCAAAATACCCTAGTCTCATGAACAACTTCATTTCAGCCGTCACACCCTTAGTTGTTTCTGATGATATTGTTTCAAAGTTGCGGTCATAGTACAATTCGGTGACCTTCTTTCCAAAATCCGGATCCCTTTCATTCTCTATTCCAAGAACCTTGCACACTGTATGAACATTGCTGTGCTGCGAGTTATTCATTGAACCGTACTGCCAGATGGATTTTGTATCGAGAATTCTCACATCCCACGGTTTTTTTCCAGTGTTGTTTATGCATTCCGGTATCTTAAGTCCATTTATGATACACCTCTTTGAGTAATATGGAACATCAAAGTTCTTTATGTTGTGTCCCGCTGCCCAGCTGTACTTCCCGATGATGCGGTTTGTTGCTTCGAGCAGGCGCTTCTCGTCATCTCCGGTAAATGCTATACTGTATATCGAATCTGTTTCCTCTTCTTTTCCGGGGCGATACACTGATATCCCGACGCTCACGATCCTTCCAAACTCTGCATATAAACCGGTCAAATCCGATGAATTCTGTTCATCTTGTGTATTCACGAGGCTTCCGTGCCATGTATTTCTCAGGTTCCTCTGCCATTCTTCATACATTTCAGGGGATTCTTCTTTCATTGAATCCATACTACGGTGACATGCTGCAGTTTCCACCCGGAAAACTGCCACGCGATCGAGGTCCACGTTATGCATAATAGGTCCTTTCTAAATTATTGGTGGTTGAAAATGAAATACGGTACATTCCATGAATATATAGATACAACATTATACACTGAAAATGATCCGTTTTTCTGATTTTGAAAAAATATTTGAGAGTGAGATAGACAAATCGCTCCCCTCTTTCGTAAAGGAACTGATATCCGAATTCTCCGAAAGAGAAGATGTTTTTATTGAACCATGGTACGAAGTCGTGATGAAACACTCATCGAAGTCGAAACTCCATGGAATACGATTGTACATCAAGGATATCCTTTTTCGCATAAACTGGAAGAACATTAACAGCAATTCCATAACGATAGATGTTTGGTTAAAATCAAAGGACGAGAAACAGTCACCAGAGTGGACGATATCTGGAACAGCGAGCATGTTCGCTTCGATCCCTGGAATGATCCTTAAAATGATAAATGAATTGTCGATGGATAAACCTGTGACAAAGAGGTTGCAATTGGCTGAATCCATGGATGAGTACTCGCAGGAAACTCCGAGAGTTGTGAGATCTGAACCCGAGAACACAGTAGACCCTGCCACCATAAGCGAAGAAGAGATACAGGGACTCAATGTACTCGACGACCTCAGAAACATGCTCATGCTGATAATAGATAACATAAACCCATCTCTCATAGTGTGTGGCCGAGGCGGTGTGGGAAAAACACACACCGTGACAAAGACGTTTGAAGAATTCGGAATGGATGAAGGAGATGACTATGTGATGATAAAGGGTGCATCCAGTGCTCTTAGCATGTACAAGGCACTGTATTACAACAACGGAAAAACGTTAGTGTTCGACGACTGCGACAGTGTGTTCAGAGATGAAGATGCTGTTAACATCCTCAAAGCTGCCCTTGATAGCAATGACAGAAGGAAGATAAGCTGGCTCAGTCGATCAACCTACGATCCTGCTACGGAGACTCCTACGAAAACGAGACCAGTTCCCAACACGTTCGAGTTCGACGGTTGTATAGTGTTCATATCAAACCTTCCAATAGAATCAATAGATGAAGCAGTGAGAACTCGCAGCTACATAATCGATGTTTCTTTGAACCAAAAGCAGGTGTTTGTGCTCATAGAAAGGAACCTCGCTGAGATACTTCCTACCGTCAGCTCATCCATAAAGGAAGAAGTTCTCGATTATATGAAAACTTCATACAAATCAAAGCATGGTGAGATGGTGAACTTCAGGACGTTCATAAAATCTGTGAAGATACGCATGTCCGGCCACCCAAATTGGAAATCCCTCATCAATAAATACGCCTAGGACGTAGCATATATCTCCTGGAGCTTGAATACAAGAGCAGACAGGTTCAGCGCCTGATCTATCACGTGCACACGTTGCGCCTGGTATTGCGAAACACATTCGGCTATCTTCGGTATAGCCTTCGTCTTCTCCGGGCGGTTCTCGCGTATCCATTGAATGAATTCATGGCCGCACGCAACCATGACCTCGTCGACTTTGTCCGAATACGAACCTATAACTTCCTGGTAATTCTTCACTGGATCACACGGGGACGATATGAGGTCAAACAGTTCGGCGAACGACCAATTCATGGCCTTTACATCATCTAACTCGACAGTCTCTATCCCCTTTATATGCCAGCTCTGCATGCGGTTGTACATTTTCCTCATATCAGGGAAATTCCTCCGCATGAACTCAGCGAGTGCATCGTCTGATACCCCAATTCCCAACTTTGTCGACAGGAGCCTCATTCTTTTCATCTGAGACTCATACATCCATTCTTCTTCTTCCTTGTTAACAGGGTCAAACGATATGACCTCAAACCTTGATTGGATTGTGTCAGGAACCTTTGATATGAAATTGCATGTCCCTATGAACCGTGAGTTTGCGGCAAACATCTCGACTGTTGCCCTGAGGGCCTTGTAGAACTGATCACTCGCCCCGTCCATCTCATCGAGAATGACGACTTTCGTCCTGTCATCAGAATCACTCAAAAGTGATGCAGTACTACAGAAATCTATAATGCTGGTCCTCACTGTCTCGACTGAACTTTCGTTCGAAACGTTTATGTATATGTGGTCATACCCCTCGGCTAATATCTTCGCGAGGGTTGTTTTACCGGTTCCTGGGTTTCCGGTGAGTAGTATGTTCTGATGGACTTTCATGTCCTTCACTTGTTCGCGTATCCTTGGGAGCAACAGCATGTGCTGTAGATCCTTTGGCCTAAATCTTTCCGTGAACATCTTCTGTGTGACTGCGCTCGGCATAACGGTTCCTTGATTGTTGAACGATGCTCAAAAATAACAAATTTACAGATCCCATGAAAATTTTTTTTGCGTAGTGTGGAACAATAGATATATAGATACGCATATGAAAACAAAGAGCACCATAAATATCAAAAAATGCAGCAAAACAGTCCTAGCGGATCTCGAAAACACATTCAAGTTCAGTGGGCAGGTAGTTAGATTTATGATCGGAGAAAGGGTTCTATATTGTTTCGATAAGCTACCTTCTGGGTCCATGATCTTGTGCAATATTTACGATAATTCGAACAGTGAAGTTATACTTCCCGATGGGTTTAAAGTGGGAGGCTACCTAAGTCTGTTGTCTTGTGCCATTACATTTTCAGACGAACTCATCGTCGCAGGGGATACATACATTGAACATTGTGACATAAATTCCATATCCAGAAGGTCAAGAATAACATCAGGGGGGCGCTTTACATGGCAGGCATTGCCAAACGATTGGATTCAATCTGATATGAGTAATCTTGAGATATGTGCAAATGAGTCGATTGATATTCAAATCAGAAACATGAAGATTCCACCGAAGGTCATGCGAACAAATGGGCCGCTTAGCCTTTCTGGATGCATCAGTCTCAGTAAACTTCCTGATGATTTATCCGTCGGTGGAGATCTCTTTTTATGGGGGTGCGAAAACATAACGGAAATACCAGAGAATGCACGGATAGATGGAGAGATATACACAAGAGATACCGGTATTTCTGAAGAATATATCAGGTTACACGATCAGTGGAATTGGAGACGTAGAGTTGAATAAGTTTAACCCTTCTTTCCCGTGCTCGAGAGGTAGCTCTCTCCATTCACTGAATATCGATCCTTGTACTTCTTTAGCCATTCTTTATAACTAAGGGCGACAAAATCTCCTTTGTCCTTTGACTTTTTCATCTCCTTTGCTATAACATAATAGAACTCACTATCATCGTGAGGCTGCACTACAAATTTTGGTTCTTCTAATTTTTTCTCTTTCTTCTTAGCCATTTCACTGTGTAAATTTTATATCGAACCCTATGTATAACAGTAGGGATATTCTACAGAATCATGGGATATTCGAAGTACTATATCATTGATCAACATCCATAGGAACCAAGAAGTTACCATTTGGCACAACAGCAGAAATAGAGCCAACATCTTCGCCAATGTTCAAATAGAAGTATCCTCTTTTTGCATTTCCTAAATTTAGATTCCTAATCATCATCCTATTTGCAACCTCATCTGTGTGGGGATTACTCTGTGTGTTTGACATTGGACCAACTATCTTTACTGGGAATATAATAGGACGACAATCAAAGGGAACAGGTTCTCCGTTTGAGTATGTCGCCCTCCTTTCTTTTCTTTCTGTTACATAATAATCCTCATATGGAACGTCATTTCCAGCGTTAAACCCCGACTGGGTATAAATGTTTTGCTCTTTTTCCAATTTTTGCAATGTTCTTTTGCCTGCTATAAGTTTTTCTTGGTATTCTACACTTCCATCCCATATTCCGTCTGCAGGATATCCTATTCTTGCAGAGAGCGCTTCAAAACATGCTTTGTATGTACCGATATGAATGCCTCTCCCACCTGTAAAATTTTTGTCTGTTGATCCATGATAAAATTGGGAAGTGAATTTTTTTTTCTTTGAATCTGTTAATTTCATATGAATCTACACCTTTCTTTTTAAGAAATGATACGGTTTCATCAATGAAACTTTCATTAACATATTGATTATAAGTCTTTACCAAAACCTATTATTATTTCATCTTCTTCTGCGGTGCAACATTCGCGCTATTTGGATTATTATCCTTCCAGTCTTCGTATCTTTCAACTATGTCTATAATGATTTTGTTTCGCACAACATCATTCTTATCAAAATTGAATGTTCCTACACTGTTAATGCCTGATATCATCTTGACAAAATCCGGGAGTGCAACCGTGCTGTGTTTTATATCGTACTGACTCACGTCTCCGCAGATTACCATGCGGCTTGAGTCCCCTAACCTTGTGATATATGTCATCAGTTGATGAAAACTCATATTTTGAGCCTCATCGAGTATCATGAACGAATTGTTGAATGTTGAACCCCTCATGTATGCAACGGGTCTCATCTCTATCCTGCCTCGTTCCTTTAACGATTCGAACGTCTTCTTTCCTATTATCTTATGGAAAGTTGTAACAAAACTCTCCATGTATGGTATTATCTTCTCGTCAACTGATCCTGGTAGGAATCCCAAATTCTCTCCGGCTTCAACGATAGGCTTCGTGAGTATCACGTTTTCTATGGGCAGCATTCCTGTTAATGCATTCACTGCAGCATAGCACGCTGTGAATGTTTTTGACGTTCCCGCGGGGCCTGTCGCTATTGTTATTGTATTGTTCTGTATAGTGTTAAAGAATTCCTTTTGTTTGTCTGTTAGTTTTACTTCTCTTAGATATTCCTTGTACTCATCTGTATTTCCGACCGATTTGGTTCCTGCCTTCTGACCAGCTTTCTGAGATGATTTCTTAACCATATATTTCCTTATTTTATTTTTTGGACGAATGACATAAAAGCCCTCATCATTTCCCTCTGATTCGGCATTATGACCCCGACTGCCTCTTTTACATTGAACCACTGCCAGGATCCTATCTCCGGAATCGTCATTTTCCTTCCATTTATCAACAGAGTTGTGTGGTTACTACTGAATTCGAAGTCTTTTCCAGGATCGTGTTTCATCGCCCATGCGCTAATCGTTTTTTTCATTGACTTGTACGAAAAGGTCCCTATGAAAAACATTGGCTTTTTAGGCACACGGATTCCGGTCTCCTCTTCAAATTCCCTGATCGCAGCATCAAGCTTTTCCTCATTATCATTTATCCTTCCCTTTGGTATTCCCCACACCTTCGGCTTTTTATTGTCGAGTGAGAATGGTGAACACAGGAGCACTTCGGTCTCTGGGTATGTATTCTTGTGCATTATTATTCCGGCCGAACGAACAACTTTCACCATCTTTTCCTCTTATTTTCCTTCTATCATTGTCGAAGAAAGCCCTATTGCAAAATCACTCTTTTCGATCGCAACATAATCTCCATCTGCCGCAGTTGCATACAACATTTGACCATTCTTCAATTTAAGACTAGCCACAGCGAGTTCCTGATCGTTAAAACATATGTACATAGTGCCCTGCGCTTCTTTTCTTACGTTGTCTACCTTCATTTTAAGAAGTATAGATGCACTATCAGCAAAAAGTGCTATCAGGCCGAGTTGTGAAGATATGATGTCAGTAGACCTAACAAGTGTGATATCTCCATCACGGCGCTCAAAATTAAGGCTGTTTATCTTAGATTTGACCTGCTGGAGGACATTCTTATTGAGGAATTTCACGAATTTTGTCATGTCCTTCTTGATGGCCTCCGGCCATTCATCAAAAAGCGGTTGGCCTTCTGTTTCTTCCTTCTCTTCAAAAATTTCCCGATATGATTTCAAAAATTTTTTCATAATGCTGCTTGATTTTGTTTGTTGTTTGGATTATATATCAATGAAGCTAATAATAAAATAATCACAAGCGCCATGTCAAAAGAATACAAGAGCAAAAGTTTTGAGGAGTTCGTTTCGTCTTCGAAGGAATATCAGACTCCCAAAAAAATGGGCGATAAGAACATCGAGCCTAAAACTGGTAAAATGGAGAAATTCCTCGATGATACAAAGACCAACAGCAACATCATGAGCAAGGCTAAAAGCGCAACAGAGTACGATCCTAAGGCCATTGTGTTCTCCGATTTCACAAGCAACAAGAAAGCAGAGAAGATGCAATCCATGGTGAAGAAGAACACTGCAGACGGTTCGAGTACAGCAAAGGGTGAAAAACCCGGTCTTGAGACCATGCCTAATGCAAAGAAAACCAAGAGTTTTGACATAGATGTTACAGAATATAAGCCCAAGTACCTTTCAAAGAAGTAACATAGAAGCAAAGACATAGAAGACGATCAGCATTTCAGCCGACAGGCGCCCTTTTTGGGCGCCTTTTTTTTCCGACAAAGTCGATAAAAAAAATATCAAGAAGCTAGAAACAATGTGAAATTGTTTGATATAAATGTCATAACTAAACGATCACACCATCCAAGGTACCGCAATGCAGACTGATTTCTATTTCACGCGAGTGCGAGATGTGAAAGCACCTTCCCGTGGAACGAGCGAGAGCGCAGGCCTCGATTTCTTTGTACCCAATGATTTTGCCGGAAAAACCATAAACCCAGGGGAGTCTGTCCTCATACCTTCTGGCATAAAATGCGCATACCAAAAGGGTCATGCACTCATATTTTTCAACAAGAGCGGAGTCTCGACAAAGAGGATGCTCACAGCACTCGCATGTGTGTGCGACTCTGACTATCAGGGAGAATTGCATATCTCTCTGTGTAACGTTGGGACTGAGCCACAGGAGATAAAACCAGGGGAAAAGATAGCCCAGTTTCTTCTGATGCCAATACAGCTTCCGAATCCAATGGAAGTCAGTTCAGAACAAGAGTTGTTTGACCAATGGACATTGATGCGTTCGCACGATGAAAACACACAGGTCTTTTCAGAAAGAGGATCCGGCGGATTTGGTTCAACTGATAATAAGGCGGATCAATGATCGATGTTGAACAACTCGATCACAGACTCGTCATATCTCATTTCACAGAAAACGGCAGCATAGATTTTAAGGAAATAGAAGTTCCTGAATCTGAGATGTTCGAATGGGAACACGCAACACAGTTGAAACACGTGCACCCAGGATGGGAATCGTGGAATGGTAAAAAGATAAAAAAGAGGAAGAGCCGCTTCTTGTCCAGGTACAGGATAGAGGAATTCCTCTTTGGGCTAGATGAATCTGTGACACACGGCCTTTACGAAGGCAATATGCCAAAGGTTTGGTACTGTGACATTGAAGTTGAGGTGACGGATGACGGGTTTCCCGAACCTTCTGTTGCGCCAAATCCAGTGACAACGATATGTCTCTGCTCCAAAGGGAGTATCGTTGTCATGATGACAAAAGAGCTCAACAGCTCAGAGATGGATGAGTGCCGGAAAGAAGCAAATGAATATTTCTCCAAATGGGAAGCTGACTTTGACATAAAGTTCAGATATTTTCCATCGGAACGGGAAATGCTCTATGTGTTCTTCCACAAATACATGCAGAAGATTTCTCTGCTAACTGGTTGGAATTTCATAAATTTTGACTGGTTGTATCTAGTCAACAGAGCTGCTAAGTATGGAATAGATGCCACCGTATCGAGCCCATCTGGGAAGTACATCGATGAAGAGTTGAAGCTCCCTCAACACAGGCCGATTGTGGACTACATGCAGATTTACAAGAAATTTGACACAAAAGTCCTTGTAAAGGAGAGTTCAACGCTTGATTATGTGAGCGAGCAGGTGTTAAATGTTAATAAACTCAAGTACAACGGAACACTCCAGGATCTGTATAAGAACGATTTCAAGAAGTATGTGCTCTACAACATAATAGACACGCTTCTTGTGGAATATATAGACCGTCATATTTCTGTACTCGGAACGTACATACAGCTCGCAAACACTGCTCGTGTGGAATTATCCGGGGCATTCAGTCCAATCAGGATGACTGAAGCTCTCCTCATTCGTGAGTTCTATCAGAGGAACAAGATCCTTGTTCGAAACAAATCAGAGGTGGTTAAAAACAAATACGAAGGTGCCTTTGTAAAAGATCCCAAGCCAGGGATGTATGAATGGGTCGTCACATACGACTTTGCAAGTCTGTATCCAACGACAATGAGGCAATTCAATATATCTCCAGAGACGTATCTTGGTAAACGGGATGACCTATCAGGAGACGGGTATATTAAAACTTCATCCGGGGCGGTGTATAAGTCCAATGAAGATTCAACGACAAGAAAGATTCTCACCGGTCTTTTTAACCTCCGGGTTCAGAAGAAAGAAGAAGCAAAAGACATAGAAAAGGCAATAGAAGCGATGAAAGATTTAAAAAAATATGTTTGATTATGGAAAATAGAATACACACGTACGACGAAGCATTCGAAGCTTCAAAAGAATATTTTAACCAGGATGAGCTCGCTGCAAAGGTCTTCCTTGACAAGTACTCACTCAGGGATAATGATCAGAACATACTAGAGCCCACTCCCAGGGAGATGCACAGGAGAATAGCATCAGAATTTGCGAGGATAGAAAAGAAAAAATTCAAGAAACCCCTATCAGAGGACGAGATATACTCACTCCTCGATGGGTTTAAATACATCATACCGCAGGGAAGCCCGATGTTCGGAATCGGCAACTCACACCAGCTCGTATCACTTTCGAACTGTTATGTTGTTGATTCCCCTAAAGATAGTTACGGTGGAATTTTAAAAACGGACGAGGAACTCGCCCAGATCTCAAAGAGGCGTGGTGGTGTAGGGGTCGATATATCGACGCTCCGCCCCCAGGGATCCGGGGTGAAGAACGCAGCCCGAACAAGCACGGGGATAGTATCATGGATGGAAAGATATTCCAACACGATACGAGAAGTCGGCCAGTCAGGCCGCAGGGGCGCGCTCATGCTCACTGTAGATGTGGCGCACACAGATATAGAGAAATTCATAACGATAAAGAATGACGAGACGAAGGTTACAGGGGCTAACATTTCAGTCAGGCTATCGAACGAGTTCCTCAATGCCGTTGAGAATGGTGAAAAATTCAGATTGCGTTATCCAGTAGACGCACCTCCTAGCGATTCTGATAGATGGGTTGATGCAAAAGAATTATGGAACAAGATCATCCATAATGCATGGATGAGGGCAGAGCCGGGGCTCCTCTTCTGGGATGAGATAACATCACACAATATGGTCGATTGTTACAAGGAATTTGGGTTCCAGACGGTATCCACAAACCCATGTTCTGAGTTGCCATTGTGTACATACGACTCATGTAGGCTCATGGTTGTTAACCTATTTTCCTATGTTGAGAATCCTTTCACAAGCTCTGCTAAATTCAATTTCGAACTCTTTGAGAAGCACGTGTGGACATGCCAAAGGCTCATGGATGACATGATAGATCTTGAACTTGAGAAGATAGATGGAATCTTGAAAAAGATAGAGTCAGATCCAGAGGATAATGAGACGAAAAAGGCAGAATATGACCTCTGGAAGAAGATACAAAAGAAATGTAAAGATGGAAGGCGAACAGGAACTGGAATCACTGCAACAGGGGACATGCTTGCTGCATTGGGTATTGCCTACGGAAGTGATGAAAGCATTGATGTTGTTGATAGCATCCATAAGACGATGATGGTTGCATCATTTAGATCTTCGGTTGATATGGCAAAGGAACTCGGAGCATTCCCTGTGTGGAATTGGGACCTGGAAAAGGACACTTCATTTGCTCATGTCATAAAGAATGCAGACCTAGATCTGTATAATGATATCAAGAAATATGGCAGGAGAAATATCGCAAACCTCACAATAGCTCCTACTGGATCTCTGTCAATACTCTCACAGACGACATCGGGAATAGAACCATTGTTCATGTTGTTCCCGTACACAAGGAGGAAGAAGATAAATCCGAACGATGCAAATGCAAAGACCGACTTCGTGGATCCGAATGGAGACCACTGGCAGGAGTTCGAAGTTTACCACCCAAAGGTTAAGATGTGGATGGATGTAACAGGCGAAACCGATCTCAAAAAATCACCATGGTTCGGTTACTGCGCAGAAGATATTGATTGGGTGAGGGCAGTGAAGCTGCAATCGGTGGCACAGAAGTACATCGATCACGCTATATCAAAGACAGTTAACCTCCCTGAAGAAGTTACAGAGGAAGAGGTTGCAAAGATATACGAAGCAGCGTGGAAGATGGGTTGCAAAGGAATGACTGTGTATCGTAAGAATTGTAGGACCGGCGTTCTTGTTGAAAAGAAGACTGAAGCGCCAAAGAATGATGCGGTCATACAGAAGAATAATGCTCCAAAGAGGCCAGAGTCTCTTCCAGGGGAAGCACACATAAGTAATATAAAAGGCCAGCCGTACTATGTGGTTGTGGGTCTTCTTGGAACAGAGCCGTATGAGATATTCACTGGAATGAACGAGCATCAAGAAGAATCAGCCGATAAGGGATCGGTGAACAAGATAATCCCTAAAAATGGAATGAGCGGAACTGTTATCAAGAAGAGTCGCGGAAACTATGTATTCCGTACAGAATCAGGCGACCACAAACTCACGAATGGGCACAATGATGAGAATGCTGATGCATTGTGTAGGATGATATCAACATCACTGAGGCACGGATCTGACATAGGATTTGTTGTCCACCAGTTGGAAAAGACGAAGGGCGATCTCATGTCTTTTGCAAAGGTTCTTGCGAGAATCCTAAAGAAGTATATCAAGGATGGAACTAAGGTGCACGGAGAAGAATGTCCGTCTTGTAGCGCGAATGAGGTTGAACGCGGTGATGGCTGCGTTATATGTAAATCCTGTGGTTGGACGAAGTGCGCATAAAAAATATCTTTAGATATATAGAAAAAAAACAAACAACATGAAATACGTAAAGCTCTACGAACAATGGAAACAAAGCAAAAATGCAAATCAAAGGGTCTATGAAGAAGAGGCGAACTTAGATAATAAACTAGGAAGCGTTTCTCTCAGCAGTCCTGATGAGGAAATGCAGACCATCAAAAACATTGATGCTAGTGATATTGCAACAATTTCCCAGTTCCAGGGATTGGATGGAAAAAAACAAGCGGCATTCTTGTACAAGATGTTGATAGGTTCTTTGAAGAAATATATTGAATCAACTGATGAAAAGATAAAGGTTCACTTAACAATAGATGGGGAGACAAAGAAGGGCGGGTTGATAGTTGGAACCGATGATACAAAAACTGCAGCCGTGTACATTCTGCCCGCAATAGCATCACAGGAAGATGTTAAGAAGAAGATCAGTAACCTTAATGTTCAAGTTATGCGCGTTCCTCCTGGAAGGAATCTGGATCTCATTGACACAAAACGTTCATATGAAACTACGCTGGGTGCGATTGCTAAGTATTTTTCTGAAAATTCAGAAGATCTATCATCTAAGTTTATAAGTGGTAACACGAATTTAGATGCATTGGCATCGACTATGGGAAAAGCTAAAGATGACTCTGCATTCAGCATGTCTTCTTATATAGCGCAAATTTCCGATAATTTTGAATCAATGACAAATTCAAATAATTTTGCACCTAAAGAGACTAAGGTGAATCCTTAAAATAAATTATTATTTAGGAAAAATGGGTCAAGGAAATTAATCCTCGACCCATTTTCCGTTTTTATCCTTTACCCAATTACTGAAGAATACTATGTAGCATGACATTGCTCTATTTTTTTCACTATAATAGTATCCAAGACAAAAATATCTATATTTAGAGTCGTTTACCATAATTTCTTTGTGTCTTGGAGATCCATCAAATCCTACAATAACTGTTTCATAGTCTAATTTATTGAAATCCTTTTTATAGGAGGAAAACGCTACTATTTCTGCTATATAATTGAAATGATTGTATTTGTATATTGGCCCTTTGATCCTTTTATTAAAATCAAAATGTGGGCATGCCGAATCTTCTTCATTTAAGGTAAATTTCAGAGAAAGGTTTCGGTTTTCAATGAAGTCTTTGGCCCATTCTCGAATCAGATAGTTGTATTGATCCTCATACTTTTGCTCCTTAAGACCTCTGACTTTTCTATACTCTAATAGTCTCACGGCAATACTATCTTCCATTGACTTGAAAACAACGGTATCGATACCGCGTGGATCGATCTGGGAGAATAGTGGAGCGCTACAGAGCGCCAAAATGAATACAACTATCTTTTTCATAACATCCTCGCATGATCTTGGTTGAACCATCTAGTGCAAACATAAGAAACTTCACACAAGAAAAAAACTTTTTTTCAGCTTTTTCAAAAATATTTTTTCTGTTTTGGTGAAATCCGTTCTTCGTATCCGTACTCAGTAAAGAACAATACATAGCAGCTCCATACCCCCTTATCCTTATTATAGTAAAATCCAACGGAGAAAGAGGTTGGCCATGAAGATGACATAGCTTGTTTGTGTTTAGGGGAACCATCAAAATTATTTATGACGCTCTTGAATATCCTACTGCTAATCTTAGTGTTTTTGAGAGCGGAGAATTGGGCGATCTCTTGAACTCTTTCAAACCTTGTTATGTAAATTCTATTAGTTATCTCAGTTCTTTCATCAAAATTAAAATGAGGACATCTGCTATCATATTTCTCCAGAGTAAAGTACAGTTCACCATTCCTTACTTCTAGGAAATTTTCACACCACTGACGAACTATTGGATTGTATTCTTCCTTATAGCAGATTGTGGTTAATCCAAGTTTTTCTCGGTAGTTCAAAACTCTAAGTGCAATACTATCCTCAACCTCCTTTGGATTTGTATACCCCCCATGTTTCATCCCAGCCGGCCCCAAATACAGGTAAAAGCATAATACTTTGTACTGCGATGTATAGTAATAACATTTTCATCGTATAGCCTTTGTTTTTGAGTGAACTATCTGGTGCAAACATAAGAAACTTCACACTAGAAAAAAACTTTTTTTGAACTTTTTGAAAAAAATATCAAAGTATGTTAAGTATATGAAAAACAACATCTTAGCTTTTCGAAAGTTCAAAGTCGAACAGTTCTATGGAATTCATAACCCATTGGGGGTATATATCAATGGAATTTATCCATTGTTCCGTGTAACTACTCTTTGACCCACTTCTTTACATCACCTCTAACCCACTCCGAAAAGAAGAAGATGTAGCACACATACGATCTTACTTTTTCACTGTAGTAATAACCGATTGTAAATTTGGAGTAATCTTCACTCACCATGATCTCTTTGTGTAATTTTGAATGATCAAAATCTTCCACGAAAAATGAAATATAACGTTCATTAAAATCATCTCTGCATGAGCTGAATATTACAATTTCTGCAACAGATGCAACCCTTGTAACCCTATTCATAGTATTCATAACTCTGTTTTCAAAATCAAAATGTGTACATGCAGTATCACCCTCGTTCCTGGTGAATCGAAGTTTTGGGTTTCTTCTGTCCAAAAAGTCTTTCCCCCAGTGCCTGATGATGGGATTGTACACATCCATATAGCATTGTTCCTTAAGACCTTTCTCTTTACGGTATAACATCAATTTCTTTGCAATGCTGTCTTCCATTCTTTTGAAAAGAGCATCATTGATGATAACAGAGTCCTGGGCAAATGAACCAACGCTCAAGGCGATGAAAGCAAGAATCAAGATTCCTTTGGTTTTCATGATGATCTCCTGTATGATTGGTTGAACTATCTGGTGCAAACATAAGAAACTTCACACGAGAAAAAAAACTTTTTTTGAACTTTTTGAAAATTTTTTTTCGGGTACATGCTAGAACAGATTCCATGTAACGCTGTGAACAAACACCCCAGTTTGTGATATATAGGAAATATGAGCAGTTTTGAACAAAAGGGAACAACACCTATGTCATTGGAAAAGAACAAGAAAGGCCTATACCACCTTGATGAACTCGTTCGCAATGCGTCCGAGGAATATCTCCACGACCTACTTGATTCGCATATTGTCGTCACCGAGAAACTTGATGCGGCAAGGATACTATTTGAGTTCACGGACGATGGTGTCCACATATGGAGGAAGGACGACAGGACTCCTATGTCAATCATAGACCGAACTCTCATGAGGTACTATGAGAAGGCTATAGATCACATAACTAGAATAACAGATTCGGTAAATGTGCCCAAGGGAACTAAGTTCGGGTGCTATTATTTCACAGATTCTGCATTGAAACTCGGGTGGTACAGCAGGGCTCCGAAGAATAACATAGTACTCACTGATGTGAGGATGATACTTGATGGCGTTGAGCAGATATTCGATGATCCTCAGACACTTAAAAAATGGGCAGGAGAACTTGCAATAGAGCCCATGCCGCATATATTCATAGGAAGACTCAATGATTCTCAAAAGAAACGGATCATTGAGCTCGCAAAAATGACTCCACACGATCTTGAGAATGCTCTTGACGGAAAGACATTCTCAGAAAAACTCATAAACATACTCAATCCGGACGCTGGTTCATCGTTCCTCCGAAAGCATGGAGTGTATAATGTTGATGCACTTATATTCAGGTTCAAGACTGATAAAGGTAAAACGGTAACAGCAAAGTCGATAGATGATGCATTTCAGCGGTTGTCGTTCTACAATCAACCGAAAGAAGATAGAATCCCATCTGATTTATATTCTATAGCACTTATGGAAATATGTGCATTCGTGACAGAAAAAGGCCTCGAGGACTACACTCTTAAAGAGAGGACAACCGACTTTAGGTACCTTGAACTCGTGTGCATGATGTTCAATGATTTCATAGAGGCTAATATGGAAAGATACGACGGGGTTGATTTCTCTGAGCCGGAGTTCATGAAATCCAATGATTTTGAGATGAATTCCCGTTTTATAGAAAATGAAAAGACACTGAAGTTCATAAAGAGTAGCAGGACATTCGAACAGCTTTTTAAGATCATGCTAGCGGGTATGAGGAAAAAAAGACGCAGACCATATGGTCTCATGACTCAGCGCATGGTATCCGAGATAAATCTCTTGATCGATGCTATACAGGAAAAGGTGCAACCCCCTGTGGTGGAAGGGTTCATGGACTTCGCAACATTCAGGGTGTTCAGGGATGATAACATGCAGCCAGTTGTATTTGAGCCCGATACTGTGTATGCGGATATGCCAGAGGTGAAAAACATATTGTTCACAAGAAGACAGTTCTTCACAAGTGAAATGGATGCGATTGCAAAGAATGAATGTGGAAAAAATCGACTAATGTGCGTGATGTTCCCGGATAATGAATCACTTGTTTTCCCCTTTGAGTGTGTTGAGGACCAAGTTTCATCAGCATCAGAGTCCCTTCCGAAAGAAGTCAGCATTGCATGTGTGAGAACTGAAGAGGAACTTCTGGAAACAATTGAGGACCAAAAGAAGGATTGTGAAGTAGGAACAATAATGTGTGAGACCGATGATATGGAATACCTGCAGAATCTCTTTCCTTGGGCCGAGATCAGAGACATTGGAAGGCTAACATCAGAGGATAACATCGTAAGCTGCATAGAGCGAGATGATTTCTCGAGATTCAAGACCCTTTGCCCTTCATTCATCTGTAAACTTTTCATAAGAATGCAGGGAAAGTACACTGGAAACATCCAGTATAATATATAATCAATGAAAGGGCACACACTATGTTTTTAAACGCCAGATATAACCAGTTCAAGTTTTTCCTCCCGAAGGATTTTCTCTACAGATCAGTCGAAGAGAAATACGAGGATCACCTTAAGCAGATGTCAGTGCCGTACAAATCTGTGATAGATTTTCTCAATTCTACTATAAAGTCCATAACTTTTCCTGGAGTTCAGGGCGGGGGCACTGTTACGCAATACCAAGCAGCAAAACGCGTGAATTACCGGCAAGCGTTCAAGTTCAATCAGATAGTGAACCGAGATTTTACAGTAACATTCAGGATGGTAGATGCATATCTCAACTACTGGCTCATGTATGAACAGCTGATGAAATACACAAATTACGAGGACGAGGATGTGGCACAACAGCTTGATGTTCCGCTTATTAACAATGAATTCTTCCCCGACTTTGAGGTGCAATATCTGACGAGCGATGGGGAGGTTGGAATTCTGCAAAGGCTCAGGCAGATAGTGTACACTGGAATAAGTGACTTGACACCATCGTACAACGATATATCAAATGCGACGAGGGACTTCACATGCAGGTTTTCGTTTAACTATCTTGAGCTCCAGGTCCATCCGATGAGCTACGATTACAACAACATGAACATATACAAATAAGATGCTAGAAGTAAACTACAGAGACTATGTGCTGCACAGGAAAGATAACCTACTGAACCGAGGTTATGATTGGAGAGGGAACATACTCAAAAGGAGTATTAGTCCTTACTTTTTTTCAAGTCTTACTCGGACATTGACCATTCTTCAGCTCGAGAGGATGCTTAATTACATACTCGATTCGGTGAAGATAATCAAAAAGAGCTTCTACTGGACGTATGAGAAAAGCTTCAGGGACTTCAATTGATTTTAGAGGTGTTGGACTATGAGAAAAAAGATACTGTTGTCCAAGAGTCAAGGGGATGTGACTATAGAACCCTGGCTCAGGGGTTTGGGGTTTGAGGTAGTGCCTCCTGGCACAAGAGTGGATTCTTGGCTGCATGGAGTCGTTATAGGTGGAGGTTCTGATCCTAACAAGAAGGACGAGAAGAGGGACCGTTTAGAGCATGAACTTGTGATCATGGCAGTAAAGGAAAGGATACCATGTCTTGGAATATGCCGCGGATCTGAAATCGTCTCGCTCTGGGGTAATGGAAGGTTGGAACCCATGTCAGATCAACAGGCGCCATCACACAGGAATACTTGGCATGACGTTGTTGTGGATTACAGGACAATAAAGGGAGTCCTTAAACTATGGAGCAATCACCACCTTAAATTTGTAGATCCTGGAAAAATGAGAGCATGTGCCTGGTCCGGGGATGGTCTCATCGAAGCACTGATAAAAGAGGATGATAGAGTCCTAGGAGTTCTATGGCACCCTGAGAAGAGCGATGATGACGGAATAAGCAGTGTGGTTCCCTGGTTAGAATGGGTACACTCGCGTTAGTACTAATGCGTCCTAGTAGTCTTCATCTTCTTCTTCTTCATCATCGTCGTCTCCCACAGAAAATCTACCCTGCATAACATCCCTACAGAAACCATATTGGTTCATCTCATAATCACCGAAGAAGAAACTATCTGTTTTTATTTGTTCCGTAGATAGCAAAGATGCCAGTTCTTCAAGCTGCCAATCATCATCTCTACGATATATGTCTTCCATTGCCCTTTCATAATCACGTGCACTGTGGACTTCTTCAACTACATTAAAAATTGTGCATGATACTATTGTGCCATCTCCTAGATCAATTTTTTCAATAAAAATGTAATCAAAACTAAGTGAAAGATCCCCTATGAATGATTGTCTATCTATGATCAATTTATTTCCAGAAAATTCTAACTCTAGGCAGTAACAAACGTCCATCCTAAGAGAACCCGATGATATTATGGTATTTGCAACTATTGGGAAATCAAAACTGTGAGTCCTATTTCCCACATATACCTCTCCATGCACACCCATTGTTTTTGGGACTGAAAAATTACTTCCTGTGTTTCTTAAATTAACACGGGTGCCCTGACGCACTTTAATAGTATTGACTTTGTTTTCAGATATGTTTTTCATCTTTCGGTTTACCCTACTTTTTTTTGAATTCCATGGAAAGTTTTTAGCTGATATTCCCTTAGGACCCAATCCCCTTTCCATCCAACTTGCATACTCACCTGCAATTTTCTTTTTCTTTTTACCTTTTATGTCATACAGTGATTTTTCCAGATCTATCTCATCATTTTTCATTCCAATATTTATGAGTCTTGATTTCTTTGGTCTACTTTTCATGATCTGTTTGTTTTTTGGGATACGCTGCTGGCAATTAACAATACATTCTGTTTTGAATAGAATCGTTATGTGGATATATATCACCAGATGTACAATATAACAGAAATAGTATATGAACGATAGATCGATGGGCAACATGGGCGTTACTGTTGCAAAAGGGGAATCCATAGATAAAGCGCTTCGCCGGTTTAAGCGTAAGGTAGATTCAACAAAGGTACTTAAAGAATACAAAGAAAGACAAGAATACACAAAACCTAGTATTAAGAAAAGACTGAAGAAGATGAGAGCAAAGCAGCGTCAGAGGGAAATCGATATGTACTCTGCTGATTGATGTGGTGTTTACCGAAAAATAAAATAACAACTGTATGTCAATAGGATTCACTAAAGATTTTGATACATCGCATTTTAATGAACAGGAGTTCGTCAGGGCGTGGGGGTCTATATCTTCACTTGGAAAAGATTTCGTAAAGGAGATGAAGAGCAACATCGGAACCGATATTGTTCTCAGAGAAGGTATAAGCAATAATTCCGTGATCTATGCGAAAGCATCTCTTTTCCTATTGGGGTACAGCCAGGTAAATGATGGGGATTCTGAGAACTACTTTGATAAGTATACCGGAGATGCGGTTGAAAAATTCAAAAAGCTGTATAGTGATGAGTTCGAGACGATAGACGTCAATAGGAACATAGACTCTGAATTTTTTAACGCATTGTCGAACGTGTTTTCGATGACAGATTCAAATGCGGTCACGATGTTAAAAAAGGAACTTGATTCAAGAAATCCTGTAAATCAACAAGACCAGGGATATAAAGGAGATTCAGGGGATTTAGAGAAAATAGGAAAGAATGATTCGACTGCTTTGCAGAAGATGATTTCGACCGGAGTGATTGCCCATCCAGACTTTCAACAAACGAGGATAGTTTTACCAAAACCGTCTGGAAAATACGAAGAAGAATTAGTATATGGGGATAATTATCCTGCAAAAGATGAATATTTTTACTACGCAAAGCAGTCTGTTATATACAGTTACACGTACGATGGTGAAACACAAGTTAGCCCTAATTTTAAGGTAAAGGAATTCCGCTGTCCTATAACAGATATCATACTCATAAATCCATTTCTTGTTGAAATACTTGAAAGGCTGAGGACCACATTCAATGGCAGATCTGTTAATATATTGAGTGGATACAGGAGCCCAAAATACAATGAAATTATCCGTAGGGATAGCATCCGTAAAGACGCAAACAAAAAGGGGAACGTCGCTATAAACTCTCAACATAAATTTGGAAATGCTGCAGATATTTTGATAGATGGTGTTAAGCCTAGCGCAGTGTTTAAATTCCTTAACCCGTGGTGGCAAGGCGGTTTGGGGAAATATCCAGGTTTCACACACGTAGATGTAAGAAATGAATTGGGATCTGGCCGATCCAGATGGTAATTAATAACGACTCTCATGATATGGATTTAGAAAAGGCCATAGACGCATACTATTCTGAAGATTCAAATCAGACATCCGAAAATTTTCTTGAGGCCTGTCAAATACTTATAGACACAGGTTTTTGGCTATTGATGGATAAAAATGTTGCACAGACGTGCACAATACTCATAGAAAAGGGAGTACTGCTACCCCCGGAAAAAGATCAGCGCATAGGCGATAGTGAATTTTTTGTAAAAGGTTTTCCACGCATCTTCCACTAATATGAACATAACAGTAAAAAGGTTCTATTCCAGCAGTTCATCACCGTGCAGTCTCCTGTCTCCTGTATTTGACCTCCTTCGAACGAGATTCCAAGGAGAAGTACAATTTGTTGACATCGATGTAAACATAGATAAAAATGAGAGTAAAATCTATGATGTTCGCGGTGTTCCTTTCGTTGTTGTAGAATCTTCAGGGAAAAAACTGAAGCAACTTTCCGGAAAGTATGACTACCAATACTACGAGCAACATATACTAGAGTCGCTAGAATCCATTTAACCTACGTGTAGTATCAATAATATGAATGTAAAGTTTGTATCCATAACTTCTTCTGATGTGCAGGATGAGGACGGAAACCATTTCTCTCCGGAAGAATTCATAGTATACATCGCAAGGGTTAGTAATCCTTCAAATCAGATGAACAGGGAAACCTCTGATAGGCTACTACGATATCTCATACAGCATAAACACTGGTCTCCGTTTGAGTTTGTTGATATGACCGTCGAGATAACAACAAGAAGAAGTATAGCAGCTCAGATATTACGGCATAAGAGTTTTTCTTTCCAGGAATTCAGTATGCGATATAGCAATGCTCAGGAGATAGAAGAAATTGAGCTCCGCAAACAGGCCGAAAAGAATCGACAGTCTTCGACTGAATCCTTCGATCCTATACTTGATAATGTGGTTCTTGGAGAACATGGTAGTGAAGGGGGGATAAAGGCATCCGATGCCATAAGCACATTCCTTGAATCTTCCATGAAATTATACGCAGAATTACTAAGAGCGGGAGTTGCGCGGGAAGTTGCAAGAGACATTCTGCCTCTTGCGACAGAGACTCGAATGTACATGAAAGGGAGTGTGAGAAGCTGGATACACTACCTCGAGTTACGAATGAAGAGCGATACACAAAAAGAACACAGGGAGATTGCAGAAAGCATCTACTCGATATTCAAAGAAAAGTTTCCTATCATACACAGATCTTTATCCAAAGACTGATTTTTTTTGTAATTTATACAGGATTACCTTATGCTAGACATTCAGCAGCTTATTGCCCTAGAATTCTTTATCGGTGTATTTGCATTTTTGGCATGGAAATGCTACAGCTATGTAAAAAGTTTATCGGAAGATATCATCAAAATCGAAGGTATCTTATACGATTTTTCTGAGAAACTCACTGAAATCTCAGATATCGCTAGTAAGGATCGCAAAGAATTGCTAGATATAATACGGAACACAAATCAGGATGTATATGAGAGGATAATACACATAGAAAGAGAATTACGATAGTAGATTTAGGATTTACCATAAAAGAACAGATCATTTAACAAAATTTTTATTAGTATATGCACTACTTAGCTAAAGTGAAGTTTGAGTTCACAGACGAGAATGAAAAGAAGAAGACAAAGACGAGAAAATACATCGTCGAAGCTGTGTCAGTTGGTGATGCCGAGATGATTGTACACGAAAACCTTAAGGATATGGCGGTCATAGGTTTTACTGTTACGACAATCGGAGAGTTTGAGATCGAGGAATACCTCACAAAGGAAACTGCTAAAAATAGAAAGTACGGACAATCATGATTACGGTAATTTTTGTAATAACGATCGTTATGCTGTACGTTACATGGCAAGATTCCCGTGAAACGTACAGATGTATCAAGCAACTCGAGGATAGGATCCACGCGCTGGAACAAAAAGAAAAATCCGATATGTCGATGAGGTCATCGTTGCATGCAGATATACTAAAATCATGATGCACAACCCATCCATTTATTACCATATATTCTGCCACGATGGATGGAAGGATATGTTCCAGGAACAGCTGTTAAAGATCGTATCAAGCGGCCTGTTGTACGAGTGCAGATCCTTATGTTTTTCCGTTGTCGGCTACACAGAAGATGACCTTAAATGGATAAATGGAGTTTCTTCGAACATAGAAAATTCCAGGGTCCATGCAGTCGATAGTAGTATATGGCATCTGCAAGAACGCGCAACACTTCTAAACATGCACAGAGAATGCGGAAGCGATAGAGATGGAGACTGGCCAATTCTTTACATGCACATGAAAGGCCTGACTCGAAGGGGGTATAATAGCGATATGTGGAGGATCTATATGGATCATTTCAATATCTCTGAATGGAGAAGAGCCGTAAAGAAATTGCAGGAAGGTTTTCTTGCGTATGGGGTCAACCTCAGGGATGATACCGAAGAGCACTTTCACAAAAAATACCTCCACTATAGCGGTAATATGTGGTGGTCCAGGGCATCTCACATACGATCACTCAATACGGATTTCATAAAAGATCAAAGCACCTGGCTTTCCAGGTGGAATTCTGAATTTTGGATAGGAACCAACGGGGATCGTGAAAGGTTCTTCTGCATACATGAATCAGGCGTCGATCACTACAAAGAACCATACGAAGTGTGTAATTACATCTCTCTAAAAAGATTGGAGATATAGAGTGTACAACAATTTCATCTCAGTTGACGGAAAGAAACTGGAGGTAAAGTTCACAGTCAATCGTCCCATAACAGACGAGGAAAAAAACATGCTAATGGAAAGAAACCCTCTTGTGAACATAGTTGTCAGAGATGTTGCGGGTAGCATGTATTTCTGCCGTGAATGCGAAGATGCAGATTTCAGGGAAATCACAGAAGATAGTGTACCCCAGAAAATTTTGCAAGAAGGCTAAAAATATTTTTTTTGTATTCGTGGATGTGTTATGTTTGCATCAACATTTTTCCACAACCAAAGGAGTATTTTTATGGAAAAGCAAGAAGCCTTGAGCATCCTAGAATCAAATAAGGATGCATGGTTCAATGACGATTCTTCATGCAAAGTGCTGAAAGGATCTGACATTCATCTCGTAGAGAGCGGTATTGCGATAAGCGGAATGCCTGCGACAAAAAAAGCCATCGACAAACTCTTATCCAGGATGGGCTTGAATAACAAGTTCATGGATTACAAGAATCTGAGCGATGTCGGAGTAAAAAGATTCAATGAGACGATGGACAACATCGTTGATTGGAACAAAGACCGGAAATTGTTGGCATACATAGACAACAAAAAAATTGTTGACATTGTTCCATGTAACCCGTCCCAAGATTTTCAGAAGAACGAACACCTCAATGTCATCTACAATGAGATCAGGGAGAACATAGAACTTCTCACTGATGATAAGATTGTCGATAATTTCAAAATTGACACAGAATCAAAAGAGATAAAGGTTTCCCTTGTTTCTCCTGATTCAAAATTCGCAATGTTGAAAGAAGATGAGTGGGTTCTTGGGTCCCTCATAGGTGCGAGTCTATCGGGCGTTAGTTATTCTCCGTATTACGGAAGACTCGTCTGCATGAATGGGATGATTGACGGAATAAAACTGAGGAATAGTGTGATAAACGGAAAAAATCACACAACTGATGTTATGCGGACGTACATCGGAAGAGGCTTCAGGATGTCCGAAGCATCTAATGATCACATCCAGAAGATAGGAAGATCTTCGATAGAAACCCCGGCAAGTCTTGCGGAATATATGATGTTCAGAAATTTGATGTCTTCTCTCATGGATGATCGTGACGTCGAAGAAAGACAACCATTCCTCGATAAGGTATTTAGTATCCGTGAGGCGATCAATGCGTACGGATGCGATGTCACTAGCAAGAGCCGCACGTGGCAGCAGAGTGCACTTTCAGGACTTTCAGTATACGAACTACTCAATGATATAACAAAATTCACGACACACGATAATACATTATCTGAAGAGAACCGTGTGATTATGAACAAAGAAGCTTCCAAGTGGTTCTTGCGATCAGCGTGGCACAATTTAGATGTAGCGCCTCGTGTTAACTTTTCAAAAAGTCCTACGTATAATGATAGTGTCCTTGTGTAATAGGACTAAGATTTAAAAAACCCAGGGGTCCATTCACGATTCGGCTCCTTTGATCGTTGTAAAAAGTTATACCAACGAATGGACCCTGAAGGTTTTTTTCTGCAATAAAAATACAATTCAAATAGCATGGCAATAACATTCATCTTTTCGTTAATCGGCGTCCTCTTAATAGCAGCAGGTGCCGCTTTTTTAGTAGATCTCGCATTTTATAACGACGATGAATACATCGAAGATGTTATTATTCATGATGATCCTTATGATCAGGATGAAAGATTTGCCAATGTAGGAGATCCCGAAGAATAATATCCCCTATTCACTCCAGCAACACTTACCTTACAATGCCCCACATGGCGAACTACCTCGTCAATACCCCCGATTGGTCAGACACACCAGAATTAAAAGAATATGTGCTTTCAGAAATGAAGGCCGAAAGATGGGGAAGGGCTCTAAAAGCTCTACGCATTCTTCAACAACGAGGTGAACATGAGTTTGTCGAAGCTCGGTTCGATTTTGTCCTTCATTATGCAGCAGTGAGCGATGATCTGCTCACTGGATTTACTATACCTAGGCCACCGGAAACTGATACGCTTGTATTTGGGCCTCCCGCAGGATTAGCGGGGATAGGAGACAATCTTATTTTTTCAACCGTTCCTGCTGCCGCAAGAGCTTCCGGATATAAGAAGATTCTACTTACCAATACCCACGGACTTTCAGGTGAAGTCTTTGATTTCGTATGGGGGAAAAAGGAAGGAATCCATGCTATTGATGGTGTGACAGATGAACCTCCAACGAATAACCAAGTCTGGATGTGGGATATACTACAGTCTGTATACAGCCCAAAGCGTAATTTGAGTATGTTGCAGAGGGTATGTATGAGTTATGGCCTTGATCCCAATCTCTCGCATGACACGCCCATAGTTGATTACTACTATAGATATAACAAGGAATTGCACGATCGAGTAAAGAATCGTGTGGTCATAGATGTTGGCACAAATAGTGCATCTGGGCGATTTTCGTCTATTGATCCGTCCCGTGTTATTGCTGCTCTTGAAGATATAGGAATAGATGACTTCTGTATAGTTAAACCCAAGGATCCATCAGAAAAATGGGGATGCATTGAAATACCTGATAGAGAAGTAATAGAGTGTGACAATATAGAAGACTACGCAAATGTTGTAGAGTTTTCGGATAGATTCTTGACGATATCGAATGGCGGGTACTGGATAGCTGGTGCACTAAGAAAGGGTGATCAGGTGAAGAAAACTTGGCACATAGAAGTTAAAGGGGCGGAACAAGGATACCCGAGTTGGATGACACTCCCCTTTTCACTGATGACCTGTTGATATATACAGTGAAAAAATAATTTCACGATGAAGGTACTATCATTCTTAGAATTTCTAAAGGAATCTGAGGAAGCAGAAACACCAATAGATTCTATTGAGCCGATTGAAGATGATGTGGAAGGGGAAACCAATGAAGACCTCCGCGCATGGTTCGGAAAAGGAAAAAAGGGTGGATACGGCGGCGGGGGCTGGGATAGGTATAGCACAACAGGAGAAAGGATTGGTAAATGCGGAGGCGCAGATGAAGGCGATCCGTATCCAGTGTGCATGTCCAGAGAAATGGCCGAGAAGCTAGGAAAAAAAGGAATAGCTGCATATGTTAAAAAGAAGAGGGCAGCAAAGAAGAAGGGCGGAGATTCAAAAAAAGGTCTCGAGAGATCTAAAGGACAGTCTCCTATATGGACTAAGATAAAAATAGATGAATCCTCGATAGAGCAGATTGAGCTAGTATTAGAAAAGAACGTCCCCACTGATAAGAAAAAATGGGCATACTATATCGCACAGGCAAAGAAAAAGTTTGATGTGTATCCATCTGTTTATGCCAATGCTTGGGCGGCTAAGATGTATAAAAAAGCTGGGGGCGGTTGGAGGAAGATAGAGAAATAGTTACACTGCTAGTGATATATAGAAAAAAAAACAAGTATGAACGTATTAACATATTCCGAATTCCTTCTTGAAGCAGAAGAACACAAAATGGGAAGTTCTAGCAAGATTCAAGAAGTCTATAAGAAAGGCACAAAAGAAATCGATCGTCTTATAATGGAGGCGTCAGGAACAGATTCAGAAATTATAGATTCTATGATGGATGAATTCATCAAAACTAAAGCCCTAATGGAAGAGGCGGTTACCACGCATGAGTTGGTAAAAAAGCAGACAAAGGGAAAGATCAATGAGGCCTTTGATGCCGAACAAAGGTTTATAACAAGAGTTATTCAGACGGTGAAATATACGTTCACCTTTAGCAAATACATAAAGGGGCATGAAAAGGAACAGAAGACTGTGAACTACGAATCTGTTTTGAAAGATTTGACATCCCTTTTTCCCCAAATCAATGAAGCTTTACAAGAGATCATAGAAAAACACACTGAAGTTAAAACAGTCACAAAATCTGAGATCGAGGGCAGTTTGGATAGATCTCGCATAGAGTTAAATGAATCTCTTGCCGATATTTTAGAGTCAATTGCAAAGAAGATAAGAGGAATATACGTGAAGCTCGCAAATAAGTTGAACAAAGTGTCAGATAAGATTGATGCTAAGTTGGAAAAGTACAAGGAACTCGTATAGTAACATGACTTCATGATACATTGGGGTGCATTATGCAAGTAGTGCACCTTTTTTATGAAAAAATTAGAAGAATGCAAGAAAAAATTACAGTTTCATTTTTATGCATCGTAATAACAAGTATGCTTACTGTATTTGTACATAGTATGGCAAACAGGAAACATAGAAAAACTTAACATCATCGTTTTTTTCAAATATAAGAAATAAAAAAATCCTATGCAAAAAGAAAAAGAGATACCCCTTTTCAAGGTCTACATGTCAGATGAATCAATAGAGAGGGTGGATTCCGTCCTTAGCTCCGGATTCATAGGTCAAGGTGAAGTCGTAGATGAATTCGAGAACATGATAAAGGATATATTCCAGTGGGATTATATTCTTACAGTTAACTCAGCTACGTCTGCAGAACATCTTGCCCTCCACATGCTCAAGACCACTCGAGGGCTGAAACCCGGAGATGAGGTTCTTGCCACACCACTGACATGCACTGCATCAAACTGGCCGATACTTGCAAATGGATTAAAAATCAAATGGGTTGACGTTGATCCAAACACCCTTAATATGGATATAGATGATCTAGCGAGAAAGATAGGCCCAGAGACCAGGGCAGTAATGCTAGTACACTGGGGAGGATTTCCTAATGATCTCGATCGTGTGAAACAGGTTATACAAAACGCCGAATCCATATACGGAAACAAAATCTATGTGATAGAAGATTGTGCCCATGCCATGGGGAGCACATACAAGGGGAGGAGAATTGGTACACATGATAACATCTGTACATTTAGCTTACAGGCGATAAAGCATGTTACATCCGGAGACGGCGGCATTCTGTTTCTTCCGTCAGATTCGGCTGACCTATACAAGAAGGGTAAACTCCTCAGGTGGTATGGAATAGACAGGGAGACCAACAGGAAGGATTTCCGATGTGAGGCAGATGTTGCAGAATGGGGATTCAAGTTCCATATGAATGACATAAATGCAGCAATTGGTATAGGTAATATGAAGCAGATGAGTCATATAATAGCAGGCCACAATAGTAATGGTAAATTCTACGATAGGGAGCTAAAGGGAATCGATGGTGTGACAGTTCTCAGAAAGAACATACCATATGAATATGAGTCATCGTTCTGGATTTATAGCATACTCGTTGAGAGGAAGATGGACTTTCAAAGGGCGATGAAAGATAGAGGAATAGCATGCAGCCAAGTGCACGAGAGGAATGATATACACACAACAGTCAGGGAATACAAGTCTCTACTTCCATCGCTGGATACGATAACACCGAGGCTTAGTTCTATACCCGTGGGTTGGTGGGTTACCGATGAAGATCGCGAAAGGATCGTAGAAGCGATAAAGAAGGGGTGGTAAGATGTTACATTACATCGCGTCGGTATATACGGGCGTTCGACAGAATAAATTCGTCAATGAGATACTTGCTAACGACCCGTCTCATTACGTGAAGATACATCTTGAACGGCTGAGGCTTTATGGTGATAGCAACATACAACGTGTTACATTTGCCATAAGCCCATCATCTGATCCAGAAAGGGATCGTTCTGTCATGGAGTACGCATCTTCAGTTGATTTAGGCTTTGCCGTGACGGACTCATACATAAAAGAAAATAACAAGTATTTTTCGTATGGGTGTTGGGAAGACTGCGTTCGTAGGAATATGGGCGGACTTGATTTTTTCCTCATAGAGGATGATTACTTCCCGGCCGTAAAGGGATTCTATGAACCATTCGTCAATGGTTTAAATTCTAAAGAGGGGGTTGCGTATTCATGTCAGTGGTATAAGAATAGACATGCTGCTATAAGTAATGGAGTTCTTTCAGTAAAGGCTGCAAAAAAACACATAGAAGAATTTGGAGAATCATTGCTTCTTTCTAAGTTTGACGCAGTAGTATATCCTCCGGAAATGCCAGAAGATAGAGACCGAATAGAGATGCTGTACATAAAGAAGAATTCCCCTCATCAGCAGAGGAGGCCGCTCATGAAACAAAGGCCAAAACCGATCTCAATAAAAAATATGCCACCGCCTGGATTTAAGGTTATCCATCCTGGGGTTTTTGCACAGGAGAGGTTTCTACAGGGATACGAAGCCCTTGGTTATAGTTTTGTTGATCTGATGGATGAGTACATGCACCCATTTCTTTCGGATGCCAAAACTGTAAAAGAGTATGGAAAAAAGGGCGGGAAGGTTTTAATAGACTGTGATTTTTACAAGCAATGAAATTCCTCATACTCCTCTTCTATTACGAGAGGCCTGAAATGCTAAATAGTGCAATCCAGTCTGTTCTACAGCAGGACTACCACGAGTGGGAAGTTTTTTTGATAGACGATGGCGTAAAATTCAAGGCAAGAGATCACGTGGACTTGAGATGTTTTTCGGAAAATAAACTAACACTTGTTGAAATAGGAGACAACGAACAAGTAAAACTCAAGCGCCAGGAAAGACAATCATCATTCGGTGGTAGCATATTTGGTGCGTTCGCAAATACTGCTATGTCAACAACTGATGCGACTCACGCCATAATGTTATGTGATGATGATGAACTCAAACCCGATTATCTATCAAAACTTCGGGATTGGTATTCATGTAATGATTCTAATTATTCATATTGCCACCTTGAATTCAAAGATCCGAACAATGGATCATCTGTTGAGAACGACTACACCAGATACTTGAATTCAAAATCACACCCAATAAATCCAGTCAATGAGGTCGATTCATCTCAAGTATCTTGGTCTGTTGAGGCATGGAGGAATAGTGGAATACATTTCCCATACCCACAGACATCACACCTAGATAGATCCATATTTCAGCAGATGTATTCCTCCTGGGGCGATTGCAGATTTAATGGCATAACCGGTCAGATAAAAGGAATACATAAAGAACAATTGATACACAGATGATAAATTATATAGTTTCTTTATATTTTGGGCAGCGCAGAAACACAATGGTTCAATCATGTGTTGATGCAGATCCATACTATCTTTTCAAATGCCACCTTCAAGCGATTGCCAGGTATTCAATGAAAGATGTCCATAAATTCACATTTGTGGTCAATCCATCAGGAGACCAAGAACTCGATGAAGGTTCTAAAAAAATCCTGGAAGTTTTCAGTAACACGCCAAAACTAAAAGAAAAGAACATAGAAATATTGTTTAACCCAGACAACCGGCACATATCATATGGTGCATGGAATTTTGGTGTTGAGAATGGCCTAGATGATCCAAAGACGAAATACTTTTTCTTGTTAGAGGATGACTATGTTCCTACTGGAGATGAATTCTACGAACCATACGTTAAAAAATCACAGGATGATATAGCATACGTTTGTCAGATGTGGTCTCCGTCAAAAAATCCAAAGGCAAAAACAGCAGGTCGCGTTGCCATAACAAATGGCCTATTGAATGCAGATGCAGCCAGAAAATCAAAAGAATTAAACGGGTCATGCTTTGATCTTCCAGAAACACCAGATTATAAGCAGCTCTCAAATTCAAAGGTTATGTCTGATATAAATAAGAAGTACATATTATGCGGTGTTGCGCAGAACTTCTTCATAAGGCATTTCCTCAATATGGGGATGAGAATAGTTGACCTAGGCGAAGGGTGGTCTCAATTATTCTTGGATTCAACTGGGGTTAAGCCATATAAAGAAGGCCAAGTATCATACATAGCCCCGATACATGAATATAGGGAGATAGACATGGGGGAATTCCATGGAGATTGATGAAATAAAACTCAATGAACAAAGACAGATTTTCAGTGAGATGATTCATGGATTTAAGGAGTATGAAGAGACGATATTCGCACCGAGTCCCGTGATATGGAGCGCACTATCTGATAGGTTCACTGAGGATATCAATAATTTTGGAATAGGCGATTTCCAGGCAGATTACAAGAATGATTTTTTTGGCACCACCTTTGGATTTGGATCAACCATAACTCCAGGAAGGACGACTGAATTTGATTCTATGTTATGGTCCGTGTGGAACAATATCCTTGAGCGCGATTCGAAGATATCAAAAAAACTTGGAATTGAGAGTATAGTATCGAGGACGATGCCGCTTGAGACTTCTCCGAATCGAACACTCGACCCATCTAAGATTTCCGGGAGACCGGGCCGTGGAATGAAAGACGTTCCCATCAATTGGGACTATCTATTTTCACTCGACACAATACTTTACATTTCTGAGAGAATTCCTGAGATATTAACTGGAAGTGTGGCAGTATGTGAACTCGGTGCCGGCTGGGGTAGAATTGCACATTATCTATCACAGATAAATCCAAAAATACGGTACTACATATTTGACATACCAACATCATTGATTGTTTCATACTGTTACCTAAAGGATTCGGGTGCAAATGTTCATGATTTCAGCATAACAAAGAGTTCAGAATTCAATGATCTTCGTGATCCAGGAATTTATTGTATGCTCAGCGGGGATTTGGATAAGATACGCGGAAAGGAATTCGCGCTCTTTGTGAACCAGGCTTCTTTTCAGGAGATGACCCCTGAACAAGTTTCTGGGTATTTCGATATAATCGATAGGACCTCTGAAAATTTCTACACGTTCCAGAGGTATATGGATCTTTCTATGTCATATGAATCATATCCGGTTAAGAATAACTGGGAAGTTATATCAGACGGTGATAGCATTTTTAATCCGTTGTGGTTTGAACAATTTATTAAAATAAACTAGAGGTACGTGTGTTGGGTAACATAGAAAGAGAAATGGATATACAAATAAGACCGATGATCGAATCCGATCTTCCTGTTGTAAATCATATAAGGAACCAGTCCAGATCATTTTTGCACAATGAATCTGAGTACACATTAGATCAAACAATATCGTGGTTCTTCGATACAAACCCAGAATGGTATATCATAGAAGCAAACGAACGAGTTGTTGGATACTTTAGAACATCTGAACACTCGCATGAAAACAGGAGCATGTGTATAGGAGCTGACATAGAAGAAGAATCCAGGGGAAAGGGAATAGCGAAGCAGGCGTACAGGAAAATGATGAGGTTCCTTTTTGAGAAACATAAATTACAAGTAATACGCCTCGAGGTTCTAGAGACGAACACAAGGGCTATTTCGCTCTACAAAAAACTCGGATTTACTGAGAATTGCACAACTAAGGTGTGGAGGAAATCAGAAAAAAGATGGATAGATTCCATACATATGAGTATGCATAGGGTCGATTTCATATCATACCAGTTAAATGGAAGAGATGGAATTCCCCTTAGCCCATGCAATGGAATATGTTCAAAGGGAGAGAGTATGTGCTTATCATGCGGAAGGACATTGGAAGAGATAAGCCAATGGAAAAATATGGAGATTGGCAGTAAGATTGCATGCATCGATAGAATATCAAAAAATAAAGGAATTTGGTAAAAAACCAATAGGTTTTTCATATACCTTTTGCAAGTATAGTCAAGAATAACAAAGGCGCATGACGCGAGTATAATACAAAAAACAAGGAGATGCTATGGATAGAAATATTTTAATGGATAAAATCAGAGATGCATTTGAGACTTCATCTGAAGATGTGAAATGTGTAGAATGCGATAGTCTTCACTTTGTTGCCAGAATTCGCCTCAGGAGATTGAGTCCAATAACGAGCCCAACTGGACAGGAAATCATACTACCTCAGGAAATCTACGTGTGTTCGAAGTGTGGCACATCACTACCCGAGGCATGATTTTTTAGCCTAGCATTTTGATATATACTTGAATATGAATTTGAACTACTCATTAGATTTTAAGAATAGGTTACATGTATTATGTTGGGGTTTCATACTCATTTGTATGGTATCAGTAGCATATGTAAATCCTCTTTTAATACTGGTAATTGAGTTCGCTAGAATAACATTCTATGATGATTTAATTTCATTATTCGTTGATAGTTTAAGCAAAAAGATAATCGAGCCGATAAATTCTGTAATAGATTTACAACAGAATGATCAGCAGAAACAGCCAAATAACAAAGAAAATATCGTCAACACTTCTGCAATAGAAGTGCTAGAACCACAGTTAAATATACTTTCCAAATCGGCAACTTCAAAAAAGTCCAGCGATAATCCACCAACTCGAAGAAAGAACCGTGAGCCCATTCCTACGGCTGCGGCGATTTCTCCTGCAATCACCAGGGAGACGCGAAAGCGCAAGCCTAAAACTCCCGTAACCCCCACCACAAGTGGTTCAAAGAGACGATCTCGAAAGGGAAAGAATTCAAACTAGTGTTTTCATACTAGAAATTCTTTTCTTATTTTAGATCGGAATCTGAGGATTCCTTAACATTTTTGTTAAAAATAAGGAAAACATATGATAAGAACCAACGTACATGGTCGGTTTATGGCCATTTTCATTTTTTTACTGATGACAGACCTCACCGCATTGGAGGTAAATGTAGATGATCTGGCATGTAATGCTTTTGTTGAATCCATCATCCAGATCGAAAGCAAAGGAAACGACAAAAGCATAGCGAAAGACGGGTCCGCTGGACCATTACAGATAAAACCCGTTCTCGTAAAAGATGTCAACAGAATTTTAAGACGCCGCGGAGACAGCTCACTATTCACACTCGCCGATAGGTTTGATCGAAAGAAAGCCATAGATATGTTCTGGATTTACCAGAATTACTACGGATCTGAAAGTGATTCATTTGAAGTTATGGCCCGTAGATGGAATGGAGGGCCGGCTGGGCCAAGATCTAAGAAGACCAAGAAATATTGGCAGAAGGTCCACAAGGTGTTCGGAGGAAATGTACAAAAGAAGCTGTCACGGAGTAACACGTGACAGCATTTAACGATCAGGGCATTTCTGTGCAAAACAGGTAAATGAGTTATACGCATCCACGCCGGATACGAATAAATTCCTTATGTTTGGATGGTCCTCTAAGAAATCGCGAATCATCTCAGGCCTAAATGAATGTATGTGTTTTCTGTTATTCCACGGTCTCCAGTATTTCTGAGAATAGTCCGGAAGATAGAGGAAAAGAACGCCCCCGAATTTTAGAGAATCTATCCAGTAGTCCAGAGCTTCTGTCCAGTTAGGCACGTGTTCCAAGCAGTGACTGGAGAATACGTAATCTAGCTCCTTCTGTGGAAAATTAGTCGCATGGAATCTATCATCTATTGCTGGATCCACGGGAATCGATCCTGGTAGGCTCCATTCAATCCTATTGCATCCAACATCTACTCCAACTCCTTTGCACACCTCAGAAGCAAATGGGAACGCGAATCTCGCAGCAAATCCTTCTGTCTGAAATTTAGGGTACAGTTGACCCTTGAATTCTACCGTTTCTATTGGCATAGTTTTCTCGATAAAAGTAACAACGAATGCATAGTATTATATAATATGGCATGGTGAAGGTTTACTGCACATTTATCAAAAACGGCGTCTATACGAAGGAATGGGTGTATAAACTTCGTGACAGGATATCAAGGAATTCTACGGTTCCCTTTGAATTTATATGCCTAACAAATGAGAAATTGCTGGGAATAGATACAATAGCCATAAAAAATGTCGACGAACAATGGGCCAAAATTGAATTATGCAACCCATCGATAGATGGAAGGATCCATCACATTGGTCTGGATTCTTTCATCATAGGAAATATAGACTTCTTCCTAAGAGAAGAAGAGTCGCTTCTATCATATGATTCCACCGAAGAAACCATCAAGAGCTCCTCAATATTCATCCTCAATGAGCACGAGAGATCACTCGTGTGGAATTCTGCGTGTAAATTTCATGAATGCATTGATGTATATGCAGATTGTCTGGACGGTAAGTTGAGGACTATTCAAGAGAAACATCCAGGAAAAATTCAACGCTGCAAGTCCCCGGATGATGTGCTACTGTTTGGAACGAAGATACTGAATTTTTCAGGAGAAGCAAGACCTTCTGACTTTAAGGATAAACACTGGCTTAAAACATACTACTGGTAAAATGGCACTTTGGTTCTACGATAAAGATAGGTGGAAGACCATAAACATGCACAAGAAGGAAAACAACCTAACCGCATTCATATGCGGAGGCGGACCTTCGCTGTCTTTGGTGGACCCCCTTGTTCTTCAAGGAAAGAATAGATTGATCGTGGGAATGAATAATACGTACCCGTTTATACAGCCGGACATATGGGTTGGAATGGATATTCCAGAATGTTACGATTCCTCTTTGTTCTGGGAACCCTTTCCTAAAATTATGAGGGGGAATTATGGTTCAAGGATTCACCGAGGGTATGAAGTCAGAAACCTCAACTCTATGTATTTTGCTGATGTTGTCGAGGGAAAATCCGATGAAACCTTCTTTGACATGACGGAAGACATGAAATTTTCATGGAAGAAAAACACCCTCGCATTTGCCCTTCAATTTACTCTGTGGTTAGGTGTAAAAAACATACGCCTCGTGGGAGTAGACCTAGACAATTCAAAGAAGGATTATCATGATGGGACGTATTTATCAGATGCTCAACGGGCATCTAATTCATTGTTGTATGATCAACTCTTTCCATTTTTGAAATGGTTCAATGTAGAATCACAGAAGAGAGGAATAAATGTTGCATCATGCTCCCATAATTCCAGAATAAATGAAATATTCCCATACATCCATTACATGGATGCGATAAAATACCTTGAAATAGATGTTCCAAGGGGAAGACTAAAAACCCATGTTCTCGAAAAGGATGAAAATGAATAAAAATCTAAACGCATTTTTTGATCGAATATACTGCATAAATCTCGACAAACGAAAGGATCGATGGGAAAAATCAAGCGATCTGTTCAATGAATATAGCATTGATGTAACAAGGGTTTCTGGAATAGAAGATCCGACTCTTCCCTGGGATGGCCTCAGGAGAACGATAATCGGTGTATTTGATACTGCCATAAAAGAGGGGCTCAATCGAATCCTTATATTAGAGGATGACATCGATTGGACCAATGATTCTATTTCAGGATTCGATCCATGCAAGAATTCCCTTCCTGATGATTGGGATATGTTCTATTTCAGCGCCGCCCATCAATTCTGGCCAGTAAAACACAATAATCACTTGTTTAAACTTTCATGGTCTACTGCAGCTCATGCCATAGGATTTAATTCAAAGTGTTTTTCGTTTATCAGGGAATCATTACAAGATAATAAAAAAGCTATAGATGTGACATACTCCGATTTGCAGAAAAAATTAAATGCGTACTGTGCGATAGATCCCATCGCATGGCAGAGGAGAGATTACAGTGACATAGAGCACCAGGAAAAATGGTACCCGTATCTCAAGAACTTGAACTTTTACGAAGAATATATGTATAATAAAGTGACTGTTGACGGAAGGGATACTATCACTGGCGAACAGAAATTTTAAAGGCATTTGCAATGAAAATTCTTCTAACAGGCGGAGCTGGTTTCATAGGAAGCCACATAGCAGAGATGTATTGTTCACATGGTTTTGACGTCGTAGTGGTCGATGACCTCTCGACTGGAAAACTTGCAAATCTTGCATTTGATTCCAGCCACCATCTGAAATTTGTGCATGAAGATATAAGGGACCCCGAAGCGATGGAACGGGTGTTCGATGAATACGGGCCTTTCGATATCGTGAACCACCAGGCGGCACATGTGTCCGTATCTGAATCAATGAAGTCCCCGGTTCATGACATAGAAACTAATATCATAGGGACATTGAATGTTCTTTCGATAGCGAGAGGTTGCTCTAAATTCATATTCTCTTCATCCGGGGGAACAGTATATGGAATGCACACAACCCCGAGGGATGAGAGTCATCCAACGGAACCATTATCCATCTATGGCGTTTCGAAACTTGCATGCGAAAAATTGGTAAAGTTGAAGGCAGGGGAGATGAATTTCTCTTATGCTATACTCAGGTACGCTAACGTATATGGCCCAAAACAAACACCGCACGGAGAGGCTGGAGTAGTCTCTATATTTCTCGAAAAGATGTTATCCGACCAAGTGTGCACACTCTACAGCGGAGGTCAGTGCAGTAGGGATTACATCTACGTGACAGACGTCGTTAAAGCCAATGAAATATGCACGCTAACACCGGGAGCAAATGGAATATATAACGTCTCGACAGGTAAGACTATAAGGACAAAAGAGGTGTATTCGTTTCTTTCAGAAAAACTTATAGAAAAATCTATTGTTGATAGCACGAAAAAGGAATTAGCTCCTGATAGAGCGGGAGATATTCCATACTCGTGTTGCATACCTGGTTGCATACCCAGCTGGAAACCGGAAGTTGATTTTGAAAGAGGTCTTGATAATTTGCTGGCGTACGCAAACTGTAAGGAGGATGTATGCGTGAAATAGTGCTTGTCGCGGAAGAAAATAACCGCAAGGAGGCCGAGATGATAGAAAACAGAAAGGTGATTGCTTTGTCTGAGAAATTCAATATAGACAAAGATGCACTGAAGAACATATCGTTCGAAGATTGGTCACGTGGATACATCTGCGTAATATCAAAATCAAGAATCGAACAGATGGATTCAAATGATCATATAGTACATCAGTATGGAGAGGTTAGTAATAATCATTACTACTTTGTCAAGAATGAGGCAATTTTCAATAAGGATGAATAATGGGTAGCACAAAAAGCGCAGAAAAAATAATATTCTTGAAGTCAAATTCACCCGGGCCTTATGATATACCCATGAATGTTGTCGACGAGAACGAAACAAGATACCTCTTTGAAATTGAGATCGACGATGCTTTCCATAGTTTTCCGATACTCAAAGAGGATATAGTCAGTAGTATATCCCTTCCGAGTGAAGATAGCACTATAATGGTGGAACTGAAGAAGGAAGCAATGGAAGTACTATATCGAGACATAGTGAGTATGGTTCGTTCCAATAATAACGATATATTCTGATGAATCTCAACAATTACTTTGATCATATCTATTGCTTGAATCTCCCGGAATGCAAAGAAAGAGCAGCGGATACTCAGAAGAGGTGTGATGATTTCGGTATATCCTTCTCATTTTTTCCTGCCATATCTGGAAAGTTGTTCTCAGACATACATTCCGGCTATTCTGGCGCACGAAGCACAAGGGTGTCTAACCCTAATTACATGGCATGTGCATTGGGTCACCTGTCAATATACAGACACGCTCTGAGCAATTCATACGATAGGATACTTGTCATAGAGGACGACCTTTTGTTCAACCGTAACATGGATTCCATTTTGGTTTCTGCAAAAGACGAGATACCCGACCAGTGGGACCTATTATATCTTGCATTCATACCGCTGACCGATGATCTCATGTTCTGGAATTACGGGATAATCGATGACAGATTCATCGGAGATAAGGTGTTTAGAGCAAAGAACCTGTGGTCGGCAATGGCGTATGGAATATCGGCCGACACTATGAGATGGATGGTTGATAGGTTCAACGGTTCTTTTGACAAGGAACTCGATCGTGTATTCGTTGAAGAGGTCCAGCCTAGGGGGAATTCTTTTGCTGTGTGCCCCCAGATTTTTGCAGGATACGATAATATGTCGAACAACTCTGAGCGTTTTGACACGATATTCGTAAAGAGCTTCGATTCCCGCAGGGCAAGGCCCGAGGATTATGTTTAACGTTACACTATATGGATATGGATTCTAGAATTCAGATGGAATTTTTGGATAGATTCACTATTATGACAAAACTTGATTTCTGTTTTGGCATATGCACACTCATCCTTGATATTTTAGAAAAGGATGAAAGGGATAAATTCAAGAAGGTTAAAATTGAGTGGGAAAAGGCGATCAGGGAAAGATTTGAGTTGGGAATAAAGACCATCCAGGAGTATGAGACCGTGACTGAAGATGACATCAAGAACCTTAACCTATTCTTGGATGCAACATTAAAGGAGATGAATCTAAAATGATGACGAGTAAAGATGAGATATGGAAAAGAGCTAATGCAGCAAATGCAATTAGGTGTATAGCGCTTCTCGAGAGGATTTTTCCTAGTATGGCATCAGATGCTATCATAGAATCTGGCAGCGTGTCGTCTGTTGAGAAGGTATCAACGAAGGAAAGAGCCCTTGAAAAAATTCGCCTCGGCCTCCAATCAATAACGGAAACCGAGGCGAAAAATATACTGCTCGCACTCGACGAGAAAAAACCACAAAGATCTATAAAATTCTGATCTTAGAGAATCGGGCACTGGAAGTTATTCGTTCCAGTGAACTCAGCACACGCAAGATCATACATGCGTTTTGACATTTCTGGATCATTTACCGTCTTCCACTTTGCAGTATCAGCTCCCTGTGCAGCAAAGCTAGCTTCAAGTTCTAATTTATTTTTAGAGACCATGTAGTCTACTGCTGAATCCATCCATGATTTGAAACTGCTCATCTGTGACTGAGATAGTTCTCCTTGTTTTTGGGTGAACTCATCCAGATCTTTCATAACCTCATCCTTCTTTTTCTCCATTTCGGCGTAGATACGAGAACGCTCATCTGCGCTCTTCGCTTCCTTTAGAAGTTTTGTGTAAGACAGTTCTATATCCACCAACTTCTTTGCCTGGGTTTTTACCATCGTAACAGAAGAATCAACGATCTTTTTGAAATCGTCTACTGTCATCTCGGACTCAAATATGAAATCCTTGAATTTTTTTACAAATGCCATAGTCTAATTTTTTTTAGTCTTCGTCTTCTCCCATGTCCTCATCATCTTCATCGTGGCGATGATGTTTCTTGGAATGATGCTTTTCTTCCTCATCTTCATCATCATCTTCTCCCCTTTCTTCATCATAGCTCTCTTCGCCTTCTTCTGACTCACCCTCTTCTTCGTCTTCATCAATCTCGATAACTTCTTTTGCCTTCATTACAAGGTCTTCAACCTTTTCCATGAATGCATCATGCAATTCCTCTGGATCTGCATCTTCGTCATCGTTATCTTTCCATTCGTTCCATGCATTCACCAGTTCTTCAAGCATCTCATAGAGATCTTTGTGGCTCACAACCTCTTCGGTTTCTTCTGTCCACTCTTCAAAAATTTGTACGTACTTCATCTTGATCTATTTTTTTGTATATATCATTCTGTTGGCAAATTTAGAGTCGTTAAGTACCACCATTTTGTTGGATTTTTGAAATCATTACAGGTAAACATCGACACGAAATCAGCTTTATAGAATCCTTCCTTTTTAACACGCTTTAATTTCTCATGTATTTTACAAAAAAGAACTGATACTCCGTATACGCCGAGATCTTTTAACGTTGTCACATTCTTTGTTGGGAATCTATTTGATAAGTTAATTTCAATGTTCTCGAATTCACTCCATGGAACAGAATTTCCTCTAGCTAAAAACATACCAGTAGAACGATCATATGTTACTCTTTTACCAGGATTTTCAAGGTCTTGTGAGAATATTACTGTTTTAACTTCAACTATTTTCCCCTCATTGTTTCCTTGTGTTATGATGAGATCGTTGTACAGGGAATCATTTTTTGTATCATCTCCCATAAATTGCAATCGTCCGTTGTGTCGATTTTTTAACCACAATTCAGGAGCCTTTCCAACCAATGTCGTTGAACGAATCTCCTCATAACTGCGATACGATCCAGTGTATCTATCAGTCCTTGCCGCATTACTTCTAAATAACCTTAGTGCCTGGCCTTCTATTTCATCATTAAATGATTCTATCGCAGATAATTCATCTACAGTAAACGATTCTTTGTTTATTTCTGGACACAGTGCTATTTCCACAAATGCTTTGGCCATTCCGCGGATGTCTGAATAATCGACAGAGATTTTTTCCATTTCAAACTTTCTTTCGATGTGATGAAAATTTCTTCACCCATTCTGGGTACACGTCTGCCAATCTAAGACATTCATCAATGGAGCCCAATTTAACAGTAGATGCGTCAACTGCATGTTCTGATTGGTTGATGATTATATCAATGAATTGTTCGTGTGTGTGGAATTTGTAGGAGGGTATTTGAGAAAGGCCAATGCTGGCAACGAATGATAGACTTTCGTTGCTTTGATAGACAAGAACAAGGACTATTGTTTTTTCAGTCCTTTTGTTCTCTGGATCTGTCATGTAATAGATCTCTTCTATCTGACCGTCGACGAAATCAACCCGGTCAATAAACTCGAGAACTACCCCTTCTCTCTTCTGGATCTCCTGGGCGAGATCAATCAATTCTTTCATGCTGCTTAGTGATTTTATCCCTGAATTAATCAGAGCATGCTAAAATACTAAATTTCCCCTTTGTAAAAAATAATTTTACATTAGGTCTACTTTTTTTCTGATAGGCTCTGCATGAGTTCGTCGGTTATCTTTCCGTCGCACTTCATCCCATTATCTGCCTGATACGCAAGAATGGCAGACCTCACAATATCATCGTACAGATCAATCTCGCTCTGGTCCGGATTCGACGGTCCTGTTTCAAGATATCCTAGATCCACTAAAGATGATTTTACTTTCTTCATAATCTCATCAGATGTGGCTTCAGGTTTTTTGGAATCCTTTACATATTGTGCAAACTTCTTGACTTTCATTACGTGTATTTTTTTATTAAAAATAAGTCTTGAGCGTACAGATAAAAGTAAAGGGAATGTAATTACACATTCCCTTTATATTTACATACATTTTTTTCTGTTCACTCGATTTACCACTCGGATCCACCGATGAAACGATTAGCTGCGTTTCGGCCTTCGATGTGTGTCTGCATTGCTTCTTCTACGCCAATACATTCTGCCAACATCTCTCGCCAATTGGGCCAGATGCTTTCATCGATGAAGCTAAGATCGCAACCGGTGAAATTTGTCCCCTTTCCGTACCTAGAAAGATAGAATGAAGGGATATTATCTGTTCCCGGCTGTGTTGCGTCTAATCCCTTACAGTAGGAAAAATCAGCACCGGAGAAATCACAACCTTCCATTTTAACATTGGTGAAATCAGAACCGGAGAATTTTGCGTTTACAAAAGGACCGCTAAGTTCAGCACCATCAAGTATAGCACCTTCGATCTCCGTAACAAAGTCCGGGCCGAAGTATGTTTCCATGATTTCTTCCTTTGTCATAGCCTTTACCGGGGGTGTTGTTTCTCCCATTTCATTTTCGTTCATGCGGATGAATGAACTGAAAGTTTTTACGTGTTTTGCCATTGTATACCTCTATTATTTTTTTGTATATATTAAAACAATTGTCATTTTTTACATGCTATTATGCTAAAACCCTCGGAACATTAACAACCTTAGATCCAGCGCCTGGTAAAAAGTTCTGAAAAGATGCATTGTCCCAAACAACCCATATAGTATTTCTAATCCACGATCTGTATCTCTTATTACTACATTCTGTCTGGTCTCCTATGTAACCATCGGTAAAAATAAACACGAGATCTGCCTTTTTGAATTTTTCATCTATGAAATCCATCGTAGGAGCAAAATCAGTGCCACCTCCTCCTTGTACCTTTGAATCAAGCTTTTTGAAGAAATTGTATCTCGAAAAGTTCGATTTGTTATCAAATTCAACCACACTTTCAGTATAAACCCCGCTATCCCAACAGAAAACCGTAACCTTAGATGTTATTTTCTTCGATTCTAGAATAGCAGATAGCTCTCTCATCAAATCATGGACAATTCCAACCATAGAACCAGATGTGTCCAATGCCACTACAATATGATCAAGGTTTTTACGATCAGGTACGATCTGAGATCTAACCATCCTGGAATTTCCTAAGAATTTCTTGTTAGGTATCCTAGATCTTTCATCGGATATTGCATTTCCTATGTATCGTGCTAATTTTTTCCTCCAATCTATATCAGTTTCAGCTTTTCTCCTATTAAGAAGGTCTATACACATATTAATGAAGCTTATGCCTCCCATTCCCCGTCCAGCCTTCCTGGTAGATGTTTTTGACCTCTGGCCTATCTCAACAGCTTCTCTGGCTATTTTTTCCCAATCGGATTTGTCTTTTATTTGCTCATTCGGTATTTCTCCTAAAATTTTACAAAGTGCGTTTCCTTCTTCTTGCGATATTACTTCGCCAGGCGCAAAAATCTTAATTGGAATAGGTTTACGCTTATCGTTAAGCTTAGATTTTGGTTTTCCTTGGCCACCAGGGGTTCCTTCAGTTCCAGGGGTTCCTTCAGTTCCAGGGGTTCCTTCAGTTCCAGGGGTTCCTTCAGTTCCAGGGGTTCCTTCAGTTCCAGGGGTTCCTTCAGTTCCAGGGGTTCCTCCTTCTCCATCTCCTTCTCCATCTGGTTCTTCGTGATCCCCGCTACTTAAACAATACCACCCAGTATCTTCATCATTACCACCAAAAACGATTGTCTCGCTTAACGTGCTGTGTTCAGCAGACACAGTTTTTTCGAACGAATTAAATGTGAGCAGCGCATCGCGATGTTCTTTAATCTCTTTGGTCTTTTTGCGATTAGCCACCGGGTTTACTGCCGTACTACTAGATGAACCTGATATCCAAGAATTGTCAATCTTCGGGATTTCCATCTGGAGTTCTTTTACTTTAGGGTATATTTCTTCAGCAGGAGCATCGCCAAATTTATCACTATACCATCCTATGCCTAGCCATTCATCTTTAATGTAATCGCTTTCGGTCATTCCTAGTGCTTCTGCCACCCTTACGTTTATCTCTATGTCTGTTGCGATATTCCACTTGTGGCTATCCCTGCCGCCCATGCGCAAAAAGTGTTCCTGTATGCAATGGTACAACTCATGGATGAGGATGAATGCTGATGTCCTCTTGGGCATGCCATAAAAGAACAGAGGACATATGAATATGTGTCTTCCATCAGTGGCCGCAGTTCTTATCCCTTCATTGTAACCATAGATCATCTTCATCTTAAGAAATGCAGGCGCAAGGGGAAACAACTCCGGTTGTCTCGATATGAGTAGGATCGTGTCCTGTACATCATTTTCCACTGAATCCTTAATTTGCTGGAGTTCTTGTTTTGTGAATATACTGAACAGCATGACACCTATTCCCTTGAATGATCTCATTATATCACACCTTTCTTCAAGGGAATACTTCTTTATCGTCTCAGCATGATTTACCTGTATCCACCTGGCATTATTTTCATCAACACCGTCCTGCAGGATACACCCCTTTTTCTTCATGTCGTCTATTAAAAGGCCCACTTTCTGGGCCTTTTCCTTCAGTATAGAAGGATCTATGGATTCATTTACGGCCTGGGATTCAAGAACACTTCGGTTCTTGAGAAAATCGCTATAATTGAATATGGAACGAATTTTTGACATATCTCTTTGTGTAGCGTAATTTTTACTTAACGTATACTGCAGTATCGCGTTGTACGATTATAGCCGTCTTGTTATCGAATATGTCAGAATACTTCTTTGTCAATTTTTCGATGTATTCATCCAGTACAGGTTTATATACCTTCACGTCGTACGTTGCTCCGCCTCTGAGGCTAAGCTCAGGGTGCTGTTTCAGGAAGTCGAGTGCAAGGCACACAGTTGATGTCTTATCGCCTATGTTAAGGATGTATGTCAAGAAGTTCTTGATTTCCTGCGGCGTACAAACTTTACCCAATTTCATGCGAAGTATTGAAACCCTGTAAGCAAATCTCAGCGCATTGATATCGTATTTTTCAAATTCAGACTCAGAAGGATTGATGGATCCTGTGTCCATGGTCTTCTCGTCGTTTTCTCCCTTTTTCTTTGGCCAAGGAGCAGCATTTTTGGGATCTGTATACACCTTCTCGAGGGATTGCGTATCAACTATGCTCATCAATTTAATGAACGCAACGTATTCGGATGCTATTTCAGTTCCGAGTTGCATCGCAATAATATCCTCTACTTCGGTCATTTTCAATTTCCTTCCGAGGCGAACGGCTCTTCTGTGCAATTCGCGTGCTGCACTCTCCCATCCGCGGGGATCTGCTTCCACTGTGTTCTCTGCATCAGGGTCCATCCTGTGCCAGAACTGAGGATTGAGGTTGAGGAAGTCGAGCATCTCTTCAGGGAAGAACTTTTCCAGTTCTTTTGTCTTCGGATTATATGCAGTGTTCTGCTTTTGATACTCTGCCCAGTTTTCCATCGTCGGAACAAAGTTAAAGTGCCTGAACCTCGCCTTTTGAGCAGGTGAGCGAAGTATATCCATCGGGGTATCAGGTTCATCCTGAGGCCTGTTGGAAGCAGCGACAATGATCCATTTCGGAGCGAGCCTAAAATTCTCAAACACCCTCTCGGATGCCAAATTCATTATCGCAGTGATGGAACTCTTCGGTGCGCGGCTGATCTCGTCAAAGAATATGATACCACCGCCGCCACAGTTCGCTTTCTTTATTGCTTCTTTTCTCGCCTCGCCCGTCAGCGTATCATCGAACAGAGGCAGTGACGACAGAGGAACAAGCTGCTGTTTAGTTGTTCCGAACTCGTCCTGACCTATCGTCGGGAGCATGAACAAATCTTTATCGATGATGTTCAGGTTGCAATAACGTGCTCCCATGCCTGCTTCTTTTGTCTTCCAGTTAACTATACCAGTCTTTCCTATACCAGGAGCTCCCCATACGAGCAAGGGCTTGGGATACTGCGAATAAGGAAGTTCTTCTGTTTCATCAAGGCTCTTGACGAATTCAATCATCGCATCGAGCTCTTCCTTGAAGAACTCAGGCCCTTTGTTCGGAAGAGATGGGTCTATTGATTCAAATTTTATGTATGCTTCTGTGATCGCAACGGGATTCTCATTGGGCTCCTCTGTTGGGACTTCGGGTTCCTGCACGGGTGATTCATCAGAAGCTGCATTGATGATGCTCTTCTCAACTTCTCCTGGGTATATCGTCAACCCTTTGATCTCCCCGTTCTGTACTTGCATGTATTTGTTCAGGACCCATGAGTTCGGGCCTTCGAATTTATCCCCCAGCCAACGAAGTCCAGGGATCTTGCTCATCGCGCGGCGGAGTGCTTCTCCTATCTTCGAGACAGCGTCCTTGAAGAATCCTTCGTTGAGGTTCTTGGATTCACTTATGAAATCCGAATATCTTTTTACGTGGTAACGTTTCATGCGTATTATTTTTTTCTATATATCATTTGTTTTGGGAAAAAAACGGAGCAATACAGCTAGCGGATCTTCACGAGTTTTGTTCCTTTTTTTCTTTTTGATCTGTGCGCCTGAGTGCCACAGAATCCAGACTCCGAATTCTCTTCTTTTCTGACAGGGACACTAACATCATCGCAGCCTGGGCTGCTTGAGTCATATCTGATCTGATAAAACCAAGGTGTGAGAGCACCATCCTCCTGGCAGTCCTCAGGTTCTGTTTCACGCTTCCTGATATATCCTGCTGTGTCTTCTCTGTTCCACGATCCATTTGTCTCATCTTTCACTGTTATAGTTGTTTCCTCTTGTTCTTCGTCAGGCATTATCCTCTTTGCGAAGAAAGAGAAAGAATCCACGACCATTGAATCAACCGATTTTGTCACAACACCGAGCGTCATTGCTTGATACATCGTCATATGCATATCATACTGAACTCCGTTGTTCCACGCCCTGCAGAGCATGTCCTCGGGGTCAACTGTGATGGTTTTCCACGAGATGTTGAACGCGATCACAGAATCTTCTGACACAACGACCTCAAAATCCCCGGCTCTTTGAGAGCTGCAGGACCATGTGCCAAGCCAAATCTCCTGATCGTTTGCATCAGTGGTCATGCAAGACGTTATGGTCAGTGCTAAAATAGCAAAAAAGAAGTTTTTGTAAAAAATATTTTTTAGGGTCTTCATAAAATTTTCATACGATTGGTTTTCTCACAGACGCGTTGTCTGCCTTTCGGGCGTCGGCATTATCACATCCTGTGAGGTTTATGTATTCCATCACGACTGCGTCATCTGGAACACCCCTTATGTTTTCGCAGTCCTGCGCGTCCAGGCAGCCGCCCACTCGCAGGAAGTCTCCCGATAGGGAAAGTGATGTGCATCCTCTTGCCAGTATGTCAGAGAGCACGACTGTGTTCCTAGGAAGGCTTTCCACGCTCCTCGATCCAGAGATGTACAGACCATCTCCCACGATCATTCTTTCGGGCATTGTTTTCAGGTTCTCACACCTGAAGAATATGGCCGCTTTTGAGACCATGACATTTTCAGGGAGCATGCGTAGATCATCGTTCTCCCAGCACCAGAGCTCTCCGAGGATGTTCATCCTTCCGCCGATGGAGTCAAACACTCCTTGTGGGCACTTTCTCATGTTCACTATCGCATTTCTCGTGTGCACTGTCTGGGTCCTTATAATTTGTACTCGATTTTGTCCTTGAACTTTTCAGGTATGGGAAGTTTTTTAGGAATTACACTCAGTTTAACGCCCTGGCAGAATCCGGTGCCTTTCGAGCATATGATTTTTCCGTTGATGACTGATCGTTCATCGATTTCTTTTATTCCGGCGCAGTTCTGAATGTCCAGGTCCTCGCATATGATGAGTTCTTCCGGAAGTTTTTTCACCCCGCGGGAGTAGGCCATTATCAAGCTGCCGAGGGTGATCAACGTTCTGGGTAAAAATCCTGACACATGGAAAAACCAGAACGAGCCACTGCATATCACCGTCTTCCTCGAAAATGATTCAGGAAGGTCTGCGACGTTGGCATGGATCGACCCATCGATCTTTATGGTATCAGGGAGCAAATCGAGCGTACTTTTGCTGCAGAACGAAAGCGTCACCTGAGCGTATTTTTCTATCTTTTGATTCCGAATATTCATTTCTTATGTGTTGATTTCTATGGCATTGGCATTATGAACTCTATCCAAAAATAATCCGTTCTCGTCACGTCGCGGTTAATCATCGAACTTTCTTTTCCTTTGCGTATTCCAGGGAAAATATCATCCAATTCCGTCTTCAGTAAATTTATGTCCATGTGTTCAGGAAAATTTATGATGCCAGGGTCATTTGGGAATATGTAGAGGGATTTCACGATCTTAATGAGTTCCCATAACACACTTCTGGTCTTTTCCTCCTTAAATTTATAGATCGACAGAACCGGGCAGGTCAAAGGCCCATGGGGCTTTAAAAGAGAATCCATGTTGATCCCAAGAGATGAATCACACATGATTCCAAATGGGGCGTCTCCTTTAATCTCAAGGACTCCTTTCACTTTTATGGTCCTCGTGATTCTAGATGTCTCAGGAAGCTTCACGAGAGTGAACGTACGTGTGGTTTTTTTGAACATGGTTATTATATATCTTAAGAGTCCCTCTGTATATTCAGCAGGTGGTCCTCTCGAACGATGCTGAACTTTCCTGGATTCATCGAATGGTTCAATTTCATGATCAACTCACCTGCGATGGATGATCTTTTTTCTCGAATGATGATCATCATCTTTTCTGCGAAGATGTGGTTCTCGATTATTCTGATGTAATCAGGGATCTCCCGTTCGTGTAGGTCGTACCTGTGAGTCTGATCCATCACGTTTATCGATATGGTCCTCAATTTCGGACAGTGGTCCCCTTGCGTGCTAAAAATTCCAGGAACATGGGAATTGCCCTTCACGATGGCGAGTGAATCAAGGTCCGATTTCCACGGGGATTCAAATTCCCCTTTTACCTTGAAAACCTCCGGAAGTGATATGTTTCCTGCGTGCTTGATGCTGAATTTGGAATTGGTTTTGATTTTTAGCATGCCCTATTCTCTGTGTTTTTCCCTCTTTTGAGATCATCCGGCTTCACGTTTCACACTGATCAGTCCCTCCTGATCAACTCAATCCTGTAGCTTTGCTTGATAATCGATTCCATGGAATCATATAGGTCCTCATAACGAGCGCCCGTGGCTGAATGTATGATCCTCTGCATCACTTTCGAGTCTTCGTTTGTCGGAGGATTCATAATAGTATGCATTGAAAAAGAATCTGAGATGATCATACGAGATAGGATCTGGTGGTACCTCTTCTGGAGCACTCTGTTTGAAGATATGGAATTCAAAGATTGGTACAGAAACATCGTCCGGCAGACGATGCTTGGAGACTGGCTGTCGTTCATGATAAAATCCATGCAAAACACCCGGCAGACGGATCCATCAAGTTTACCGATGACTCCACTGGACTGATCATGCACATAAATGACGCCTGACACTTTCATGGGCTTCTTCAGCCTCAGTGATCCAATGTCACGGAGCACCACTGTTGCAACGGCTCTTTTGATGTTATTAAATCTTGTAACTCCAGAATTCATACTCGTATATATCAAACAGTGTCAAAAGTAAGTTCTCGTGGATCCAGGAGAAAGGTGTTCAAAATCTGGACAAGCAGGAGAAAAAAAAATTTTCCAGGGAAAAAAACAGAGGAGCTCTTCTGCAGAAGAAAGGGGAAATAGAACCCAGGGAGAAAAAAAAAATTTTCCGGGCTGAAAAAAAGGATTCCCTTTTCCTGGCAGGAACTGGATACTGTTGGGCCCCTTTTGACGGATATGTGATGATCAGATGGAGCATGGGAAGTGGGAGATCTGATGGAGCTGATGTAAAGGGGAAAAGGGTTCTGGAAAGGGAAAAGGGAAAAGGGTTCTGGAAAGGGAAAAGGGAAAAGGATTTTGCGGAGGGGTTAAGGCCCACCCTACCATAGTGAGCCTCCCGGGCGATAGTCCTTTTAGCCTCCCTGGGGCCCTCCCTGGGGCCTCGTTTTTAGCCTCCCTGGGGCCCTCCCTGGGGCCTCGTTTTTAGCCTCCCTGGGGCCTATCCCCTGCCGCACTCTGGGAGGCCTGCCACGCGCTTTCTGGCCGCTTCTGGCCTCTCCTGGCTGTGGAATGCACTGGAATCATCACTCCTGGGAGCTTCGAGCGAATGTGACGTATTCCCCTGCTATCCCTATGAGCCCGTCCAGCGAAAGTTTAACGTCAGAAGACCTGTCCAGGAACTCGTCAAGTTCACGATGCATCCCAGAGGACTCGAGAGCGTTCATGACGCCCAGTATTATGGCCGCTTTGGAATTGTAGAATTCCCCTGAGGGGTTCATCACGTCTGCGCTTGGTTTGTTCATTTCTGCCTCCTGGTGTTCTTCTTTGTTCACGTAAGGTTCCGGCGTTTCCAGAACCATCCAGGCCTGCCCTGGGAGCACATTGTAGTAGTACGTCATGACTAGCATGTTCCTCGACCATGTCCAGACGAGGTCGCACCACGGAGCGTCTTCCCTCGACGGAGGTCTGTCGGTTATCCACTCACTCATTGTTCAGCTCCTTATGATAGTTGAGTAAAAGTTTACGCACACGGCGTGCGGCTTCGATGGCCTGTTCTGAGGTTTGAAAGCAGTTGCCGAAGTTGTATTGTTTATCATCAATTTCCAAAAAACTATACCGCCAAAGTACTCCTCCGGTATAATCTATTTCCCAGTAATACTGATTGGGGGAAGGTTTCCACCGCTTAGGCTCTGAATTTCCGCCTGGCGCGGTCTTGTTTCTTCTAATCCAAGGATTTCCTAAACAAAGATCGGAGTAAAAAATATCGTATACATATGATTCTTCGTCAATTGTCCAAACCATTCCATCATCATCCGCATCCGCCTCCGTCGGCAGCCTGTCGGTTATCCACTCACTCATCATCGCCTCCTTGTTAAAACTGTGTTGAACTATTTATTATTGCATTGTTCAAGTTTGCACCACTCAAGTCTGCATAAATCAAGTATGCGCCACTCAAGTTTGCACCACTCAAGTTTGCACCACTCAAGTCTGCACTGACCAAGTCTGCACCACACAAGTCTGCACCATCCAAGTCTGCACTGACCAAGTCTGCGCCACTCAAGTTTGCACCACTCAAGTCTGCGCCATCCAAGTCTGCACCACACAAGTCTGCACCACACAAGTCTGCACCTCTCAAGTCTGCACCTCTCAAGTCTGCACCTCTCAAGTTTGCACCTCTCAAGTCTGCACTGACCAAGTCTGCACCTCTCAAGTCTGCACCACACAAGTTTGCACCTCTCAAGTCTGCACCATCCAAGTCTGCACTGACCAAAGTATCTGTGTCAACTGTGTGGATTACTGTACCAAGCGTGTTCTTTATCTCAATCATTGCAGTAGCTCCTTATGATAGTTGTGTAATGTCTCGCGCACACCGCTTCGGCTCTGGCTTGACGTATGGCTTCGGCGGAACGGGCTTTGGCTTTGGCGCCCAAACTTCGCCAGTCTGTATATCCTCGTAATGACATCGCATTACCTCACCATTACTGCCTGCCAACCACACCTTATATTCCTCATCCGCATCTTCTTTCGTCGGCAGCCTGTCGGTTATCCACTCACTCATTGTTCAGCTCCTTGTGATAGTTTAACAATGTCTCACGCACACGTTGTGCGGCTTCTTCGGCTTGGGCTTGGGTTTGAAAGCAGTTGCCGAAGCTGTATTTTTCTTCATTAATTTCTGTGGGCAAAAAGCATTTGCACACTTCTCCATTGGTATTCACCATCCAATGATGTTCATACGGGAGAGGCCTCCACCTCTGCGGCTCTGGCTTAACGTATGGCGCGGGTGTTTGCATCGGCATCCATGGCATCCGAATTAGCACGCGGGTATAGTGTATACTTATAACAGTGCCGTCATTACACGACGCCCATACATATCCTGAATTGCCTGCGTCCGCTTCGTTTGGATGTCTATCTGTTATCCATTTGGCCATTTAACAACTCCTTGTGATAGTTGAGTAAAAGTTCATGAATGCGACGTGCAGCTTCTTCTGCTTGTTCTAAGTTTTGAAAAACATTGCCGAAGTCGTATGCTCTACGAGCATCTTGGCCGCCATAATAATTCGTATTGAGCGTCTCGCCGAACCAGCTGATGTAATAGTACAAACTTTCAACCTCAGGCTTCCACCTCTGCGGCTCTGGCCTGACGTATGGCTTTGGCGGTGATATTTCCATCCAGGGCATGCCAAGTTTAATTTCTGAACGTCTTCTTAAACATGGCGTGCCTTTTTTTACCTGAGACCACACAAGACCTGAAAATCCCTCTTCGTATTCAGGCAGCCTGTCGGTTATCCACTCAATCATTGTACCTCCGTGATACATTATTTGCATAATATGAAAAAGAGCCTGGGTCTATGCCATCGCGAGACGGTACGTATGGATCGGGTTCATCGATAATCATCCATGGCTGACCCTCGTAAACACATGTAAAATGAGTTTGCTCCACCGTACCTTCGTTAGTTGTTACCCAAACAGTAGTGCCTGTATATTTTATTTCATCTTGATTTGGCAGCCTGTCGGTTATCCACTCACTCATTTGTTTCTCTCCATATTTTTTAAGACGTAAATTATTGATGCAAATACACATATAATGAATACTGATACGACATCATGTTCATTCAGCATTATTTAACTCCTTATGATAGTTGAGTAAAAGTTCACGCACGCGGCGTGCTGCTTCCTGGGCTTGGGCCTCTGTTTGAAAGCAGTTTCGACTGTGGTAATAACTCATATCGGAGTTATTACCTGTCCATTGTAACAGTATCACCCCGGTGTGTTCCACTGCCCAATAACTCTGATCAGTCTTAGGCTTCCACGGATCTGGTTCTACACTGGGTTTGATGTAAGCATCAGGCTCTTTTATTGGCATCCAAGGCTGATTTACTTCCACTGTAGTGTAGTCTGCCCAGTAAACAAACCCATTTTCCGTTATCCACACTTTCTTGAGTATGTCACTGTCCCGATCCGTCGGAAGTCGGTTGGTTATCCACTCACTCATCTGTTTTCCCTCCTGGATTGTCGCGACTTCCAAATTTCAGCTCATGTAACTCGTGGTATATTTTAGCGTGTCGTTCGAATAAATGTATGGCAGTATTTAGCATCTCTCTGAGGTACAACTCATTCATAATATCAAGGTCGTGAGAATATGATCTGGCCTCAATCATGATGGCCTGTACATGTTCCATCACGGCGATCGAGAACGAAGGTTTATTCTGAGTCATGATCAAACTCCATTATTTTAAAAATGATGAACACGATGAACTTCCCTATCCAGTATAGCCCACATGTGATTCCAGCAATTCTGAAAAAATGCATGAAATCACTGGACACTTCCCATGCGATCGATGCCATGAGCACACCCATCAATATGTACATTATGGTGTAGTGTATCGCTTGATCCGTTCCTCTCGTACGGGCCTTGCTATTCCGCGCATGACGCCTCCAAAAAATTAGTGTGAAACGTTGAACTGTTGCGATCTGTCTTGTGCAAAAATACAAAAAAAACGTGAAAGTTTTCAATTTTTTTATTTTTTGGAAAAAAAATATCCGCACGGAAGATCAGGCCAGTAGCTCCTTTTTGTAGTTGGAGCGCAGTTCACGAATTCTGTGCCTGGCTTATTCTGCGTGATCCTCAAACCACTCGATCCCGCAGAAGTAGATTTCCCCATCTTCTGCCAGAAAATGGGTTATCCCGTGTGACCAAGATGGGTAGTGAACTTTCATGAGTTCATGATCCTCTCCGTTTATTGGCGTCACATCCCCGAAATCTTTCAGGTGGAATTTCCTGTTCTGGAGATACTTCGGAGTTGGACCTTTGTGCCATTTTTCCATGATTCTAAAGTATTTGTGTTACAACCGTCCTTTGACCTTCCACCCATATTGGAGGTTAAACATTCTCACGGCTTCTTTGCTCTTGTACTTTGGCTCTCGGAAAGTCTTGGAATATGAATCAATCATCCACTCCATGAAAGACCTTTCTTCCTCTAGTGTCCACTCTCGGAGCGCGTACCACTTGTCCTGCTCAGTGAACGCAGGGTCATAGCCGCTGAACCCCACACGGCGGAACATCTCGTCGAGGGCTATTTTGCGGAAGTCTTCGATCTTCTTCTTTACATCGAGTGTGCTCATATAGTTTATTCCCAATTGTTGTTCTCTACACGTGATTTTGCAGACTCCCTATCCACAAAAGTTCCAACATACTTAAACGAACGTTCTGCTCGAGACCATAATGACACGCTACATTTTCCGCTGTTTCGTTCCATACTTAGTTCTGCAATGACCTGTCCTTTTGCGTCTATTGCGAACATATTAAATAATCCTTTTTCTTTCCAGGTGATTGTGCCCGGATACTCAGGATCTGTGGTAAATTTAGTGGGTTTACTTTGTGCATAGCGAAGATTGTTGTTGATTGCGCGGATCCACTCTTTGCACTGAAATATGATGTACTCCCTCAATTCTGGTGTTAAAAGACCTAAACCATGGTCGTAGCTCAGACAAACGTTCCCGATAAAATTATCATCAGTAGGAACGCTATAGGGCGTCTCCGTATTGCTGTTATCTTTTGTTTTTTGTGGTTGTTGATCTTCGTTAATTACATGGCCCTCTGGCGGTACCGGAGGCTCTGGCTTGACGTATGGCGCGGGTTTATTTGCAATAGTTTGCCACGGTGTACCAAGTTTTACTTGATCAAACTGCTCAACATATACGTATCCGTCGCAATCTGAGATCCATACCTGTCCGTGAATATCAGAATTTTCTACATTTGGCAGCCTGTCTGTTATCCACTCACTCATTTTCGCCTCCTAAAAAATTAAATTCTTTTGTTTCTTGCCTATTCCATCTGTCAATGAGCATATTGATATGCATCAGATGAAATTCGCCTTTTGTCCCTCTGAACCTGTCTGCACTCATCATACTATATCTCGTGGATAAACGCTTAGTCCCGACGTTTTGTTGACGTTCTATTGTGATCGTTATGAGTTCTTCGCCGGTTATCATTGATTTTCTCCTTCATTTACGAATGTTTGAATTACACTTCTCATACCAGTAAAGCGATGCATTCCGGCGAGATCACACGCCCTATCTACGTTGTCCATGTCTCGGAGAAGAGCACGGAACGCCCTTAACATTAGTTCGTGTTGTTCTTCTAACTTCTTCACATCTTCGCCAATAACCCAATAACCATCAGCCATTGGATACTCACACCCACATTCGTCTATATCATATCTTTCTAGGGGTTTCGTGTTGTCAATCCTTTTTATTGTTGTTAATAATTCTACCGGTGAAGTAAGACCCAATGACACCCAGTCCAATTAATCCCCCAAAACGTATCTCTGGTGTTACGAATGGAGACATGAGAAAATAGACTATCACGTCTGTCGTTATGATTACTCTGATTAAGGGCATACCACGTTCCGATGTCTCCATGATATGTATCAAGAACTCACCGATTGAACCGCCTTTTGAATTCTTACTATCCATTGGTTTTTTCTCCTATTATTTCAAATTCGTTCGCGTACATATAGTGGCATTGTAGTACCTGTCCAATATCTGGCTTATACCCGGCCTTTTTTGCCATTCTTATTACGTCAGGATATATGCTATCTTCTCCGTATGCTGCCTCTATGTTCAGAGTCTTCAGTAACATCATGTCATCTTTCATTCCAACAAATTCAAATTCTTCTCGTCCTGGTATCAAGTTATCATCCGAATCAGACGTGTATTTCCTTCTGAGGATGACGCCTGGATTAAAAGGATTTGGGTCTTCATTATATCCTAGGGATAGGGCCCATTCAGTGTAACTCTGTACCTTATCTGTTGTCTTATCCGCACTTTTAAAGATGCGGCCAAATGTCTTTCCGATGTTGTCCATCATGACTGTTCTCCTATTGTTTAAGATCATTCAACAAACTTCTTATCTTCTTTGCTGCTTTGATTGCTTCCTGCTTCGAGGGAAAGAGATTCCCAAGTTTCCAACGTGTATAGTGATACCTTTCCTCATACTCATAACAATCAACCAATCCAGCGGAATATAAACACTTTGGCGAGCTGATGTTTACGTACCACACCAAGTCTTCCTCTTTCGGTTTCCATCTCTTCGTTTTCATCATGTTTCTCCTGTGTTGTGTGAGCCGTGGACAATAGTACCTATGTCTTGTTGTGCTCACGGTTAGAGTTGTGATTTTGACTTATTGCACTGCCTTCAAAAAATCTTCTTCACTCCATACGGTGACGCCATGTTCCCGTGCTCTATTCAGCTTATTTCCTGGCGCCTTACCTACAATGATGATGCTTGTGTTTTTATTAACGCTCCCGGAGATTTTACCACCACGTTTTTCTATAAACTCAGTGGCATTAGATCGGGTCATAGAGTTTAACTCACCGGTGAGAACAAAGGTCATGCCAGACCATTCGTCGGATGTTCCAGGGTTTGAAACATCGGAGTTCATATCGCAGTTTGGTGAGTAGACACTTATGCTTCGTTTTATATCATCACGCTGGCGAATCCGATGTTCCAACGCTTCTTTTAGAAATTCAATTTCACGTTCTATCCCCAATAAAATCATATCCGTATTGTTTCCATACCAGGGGGCGCACTCCTCATCTTTTTGTCCTTCTTTCTCGAGAAGATCCTTAACACGCGCACGAGGATTTGAAAAATCAGAATAGTACCACTCGCCTTTGGTGAAGATGTAACCGCACTCATTCAAATCATACTCTCCGAGGTCTTTATACACAACAACTCCGCCAAACACATCATCATCGGTCACATCGGGGTCGTCTTTAAAGTCATCTGCATAAAAAACTGTTGCGTCCTTGTCTTTCCACGGATCTCCTATGCACTTTCCTAATGTTGTTATCTCGCCCCGTGAAAGAAGATCCTTAATGATAGATGCGTCTTTATAGTGCATCACAAGAATCTTTCCTGTGTGGGATAGATACCCGTCGGATGACACGGGAACAACTTTGATTGTTCCGTCTTCCATCTCCATAGCTATAGTTGCTTTTGTCATTGATGCATCCTTTGATTGTGTGAATCTTCTTGGTTCAAAAATAACATTTTTTGACGCACGGAAAAAATAAATTTTGATTAAAGATTGTTAATCTCTTTCCCTGCTGTTCATCAAAACTGCAATTTCTGGCATCATCGACACAATCGTGAGTCCTATCATGATGGGCATGGTTAATAGTAGTGCACAGTTTGTCAAGCAGTCCGTCCACCCAGAATCCGGCATGACCATCGCATTGTGCACGTGCGCGAGGCTCCTCACATATGCTGCAAATATCAAAACAAGCATGAGGACCTTCATCATTAGAATGTTCTTGTGTTTCATGGCTTTCTCCTTATTGTTAGAATGTTGAACATCACCCATTTGCATCTCGCATCAAAACAGCCAACTTCTCGTGGTACCTGTTCTTTCTGTACGCAGGACCGTTGTACCTTGATGCGAATGATCTGTACTTTCCGTCTCTCAGAAGCCGGTCGAGTTTCTCATTTCTGATGAACTTACGGAACGCCTTCACCTGCCGTGCGCTATCGGCCCTGAACATCTCATCGAGGCTAGAGAACCCGGCCTTCTTGTAGTTCATTCCCATTATCTGAAACATCCCGGCAGAACTGCTCATGAGGGCTGCGCGGTAGTTCATTCTTCTCGCTTGGTCGAAAGTCTTTGCCCTTCTTCCGGTCAGACGGCGGAACACGTGGCTTTCAAATCGGCGTGCCCTCGGGTTCGAATTGCTCTCGATTCGGGCTATTGCTTTAGTCGCCATGATGAGCACATCGGGCCTTGGTTTTACTTCAGGCTTTGGTTCAATGACATCCGCCTGCACAGAAAACTGAGGCGCCATTGCAGGCGCAGGAATAACATTCTTTCTGACGGGCGGCACATTAGAGATGTTTGCGAGGAACACGATAGACGAGCAAGCAGCTAAGCACATCAAGAAGATTTTCATGACAGTTCTCCGTTGTTTCGTTAAGCCAAAAGATCAATTACATAATCAGGTTCGAGGCCTTCATCATAAAGGACTTCCTCCGGGTCCTCTCCGTCAATGAACACACGGTGCCGCATTTCGCGGATCACATCAGCCGCCTCTTTGCGATCGAGACCGTCTCGCTCGATCAGCGTTCTCATGAGATCTGACATAAAACCTCCAGAAAAATGTGGGTGAATGTTTCCCGGTCCAGTATTGGTCCGTCATCTGGGTCAAAAATAATATTTTTTGAGGTGGGGAAAAAATAATTTTCGATTAAACGTTGTTAACCATAGGCCTAAAACAAAAAAAGAGGTTGGGAACCCCAACCTCCTGCATCTTTAACACTTTAACATGTCATGGTCCAATAGGTCCCATGGCTAGATCTAAGCGTTCTTCAATTCCTTTACAAGCTCTTCAAATGAGTCATTGTAGCAGAGTGTTACGTTGAATATCACTTGTGAATCCTTTGTGGCCACTACATATGGTTCGTTTTCTTCAGTATCGAATTTGAACATCGGAGCCCGTTTCGTGTTTCCGGGGACTTGGACAATGCACAACATGATCCATTGGTCGGCAATTGCTTCATCTGTCGGCCCGTTCTCTTCGCCCATGGTTCTTTCGATATCGTTTATGAACAAACGATAGAGCTCCTTGATATTTTCCTTTGCCTCTTCTTTGCTGCCATGCTTCGACACTTCAATTACATCATCCAGATCAGGGATAAGGTAGAATTCATCCCGGTTGAAGGAGTAGCCCATTGCATAGAACGAGTCGCTATAGTTATTATGGCCGCTCCATTGCTCAATTAACTTAACATGTTTCATGATAATGTTCCTTTGTATTTTTTTACTATATATTCAAACCGGAGTTAAACAGCTAACAGATTGATTAAACGTTTTAATGGAAGTGGGCGCAAACAAACTCGTAGTTCATGGATATAACACAACATGGAAAATATACTCATCACAGGGGGAATGGGGTTCATAGGCTCGCACCTCGTTCAAAGATTCACGCGAGAGGGGAAATACACTGTGTACAACGTCGACTGTTTGACATATGCAGCGAACCTCGATAATCTCACAGAGCTCAAAGATGATCGACGCCACGTGTTCGTGCGCGCGAGGATAGATGATATGGAAAGCATGGACAAGCTCTTTGAGAAGTGCAAATTCACGTACGTCATCAATTGTGCGGCAGAGAGTCACGTGGATCGTTCGATAGAATCATCCACAGATTTCATAAGAACCAACGTCCTTGGAACCACGGTGCTACTCGAGTGCAGCAGAAAACACGGGGTGAAGAGGTTCCTGCAGGTGTCGACTGATGAGGTCTATGGATCCCTTGGCCCTGAGGGAACATTCACCGAAGAATCACCATTCGATCCAAGGTCCCCGTATTCTGCGTCAAAGGCGTCTGCCGACCTTCTTGTGGCGGCGTTCTCCCATACACATTCGATGGACTGTGTCATCACCAGGTGCACGAATAATTACGGAACACGCCAACACACGGAGAAGCTCATACCCAACACAGTGACGAAGGCATTCAACGGAGAGAAGATCCCAGTGTATGGAAAAGGTGACAACGTCAGGGACTGGATACATGTGACAGACCACTGCGAGGGCATATTCGATGCACTCTTGAAAGGAAGACCAGGAGAGGTCTATAATTTCTCGGGTGGAAACGAATTGTCGAACATCGATTGTATCATGTTGCTCCTGGAATTTGTTTCAGAATTATCCGGAACTGCTATCGAGAAGCTGAAGGATACTGTGTGTTTTGTCCAGGACCGTAAAGGCCACGACTACAGATATTCTATGGATTCTTCGAAAGCAAAGAGGGAACTCGGTTGGAGTCCTAAAGTACGGCTAAGCGATGGATTGAGAGAAACAGTGGGATTCTACTTTGAGCGCATGAGGCGCTGATTACATGGAGGATTCCACTCGTAAGAGATCGCCGGACTCACAATCAAACGTGAGCAACGCGCCCGATAGTTTCATGGAAACAGGGCCCTTTAATCCTGAATCGTGGGATGCATTTTTCAGGTAGCCCGACACGAATGTTATGACGAGGCTCAAGTCATTTGGATTCTCGAACCCATCGAGGTATGGTCCTATGATCGATTCCGGGAGTTGGAATGTGTCGCCGGATTCTATGTGAGTGAACTCGAACATTTTTCTTTAGGCTCTTGCTGAGTTAAAAAAATGAGAAACAGGGGGTTGCAGTTTTTTTTTGGAGGATTGCGCCCCCTGCTTCTCTGCCAACACGTCCGCGATCAGCATTTCGTTCGTATGGCATCTATGTTCTTCGTGGGACCTGAGGGAGTTGAACCCCCAACCAACAGATTATGAGTCTGCTGCTCTAACCATTGAGCTAAGATCCCCGCGTGACAATTTACAATGATAGATTCACGCCTATGCATGACGACAATCTATTTTTCCAGTCGGGCCAGATGTTCTTATCTATGAAAGAAAGATCAACATCTGTGAAATCTGCGCCCGTGAAGTTGCATGAATAGAACGTAGGGATTCCATTCTCATCTGGCTTCGTCATGCCAAATCCCCTGCTGCCAGAGAAATCGGCATTCGTGAAATCACACCGGTTAAGAATTGAATACGTGAAATCACAATTTCTAAGTATTGCCCCGGAGTGATCCCCGTCAAATTGTGCATTTACAAATGATGCGCCAACGATCTCAGTTCTAATGTCCTTAGGGAAGTAATCGCCTGCCGCATCCTCATCTGAAGAAGCCTCATGCATCTTTGAGTATCTCTCAAATGATTCGACTCTGTTATCCATAATTCAATCCTAGTATGACGGCGATTAATTGATGATCTGCTTCGTTATCCTGGCCTCGCAACGGTTCTCATTGAGGACCGAATGGATCTTGTCTTCTGCTTTCCTTGCGCTCTTCGTGTACTTGAACCGGGCGACAATGAAGTTCTCACTCTCGGCCATCGACACTCTGTTTGCTATTCCTATGTTAGATAGAATTTGATTCTTCATTCTCGCTGTGTTCATTCCTTCAGGGAAGTCCACTCTGAGCTCTATCACATGTGTCTTTTTGACGTTCATATAAAATCCGTCTGATATAGTTAAACATTTCCAAGCCCCCCTTTTTGTTACCGTTAGATGATCGATAAATCTTCCTCTAGTACACCCGATAGGAATCGAACCTACAACCTAGAGTTTAGGAAACTCTTGCTCTGTCCAGTTGAGCTACGGGTGCATCGTTTGATTCCCTCGATGCGCAAATTTAAATAATATCTTTTTAACAAAAAAAGATTTTTTTGTTTTTTTTTTCAGGAGTCCTAGGAGATACTTCGGTATGCATCAAGGAGAAGGTTCAAAGATTCAATCTCCTTCTCGAGGTCATTCTTTTCAATGATCAGCTTCTTGATTGTGTTCCTCAGTGCCATGACTTCCGTGCTGTTTCCGCCTGTTCTCACCGTCATGTTGGTATACATGTCAGGGTATGTAACTTCCCTAAATTCTTGGTCAAGTGCTCCCGAAATCATGATGTTTCCGCATGAACACGAAGGGGCGTAATTTTCTTTTGTGCTCTCGATTATTTCACAGCAGTTCATGCATTTGGCTGCATTGATCAGTATGGAATCCTGTATGCCTTTTGTTTCTTTCATGGTCCTTCTTGTATTTTTTGTGTTACTTGTTTCTTTTATATGAGTCTGATCCATTTGTTACAATTACAATGCAGCAAAATCTTGTGTCAGTGGCTGTACTTGTAGATGTATTCAACGCCTTCGTCCCAGCCTTGCACCTGAGTCAGGGCCTCTAGCTGCTTTACTGTATTTTCGGTTTTTTCCATGTACACTGAATCATACTCAACACTTCCGTAGAATTTTCCATTTCCGGCCATTGTCGGCAGAAGATTATGTCCCGATGATGGATCACGCAGAACGGACTTGCACAGCTTCAACAGTTTTACGATGTCGCATGGCTGGACCATGCATTCCTGCTTGGAAGAAACATCCTCCGATGAATTCATGATGAACCATCGGTGTATGTGGTTGGCCTTTGTCCATTTGGCATGTGTGTGCAACACGACTGCTGTGTCGAAGCTCAAATCATTCTTCGAAAGAGAGCATGACACTTTTTTCAACAACTGGTCAGGAAGAAGAACCGAAGCGGAAAGGTCCATGCGGTCCACTGTGACATGTGATACTGCTTTGAAATCGAACCCCAGGCTCTTTGCGAAGAACTTCCTAAGCATGTCCTGCGCGTTCATTCTTGAGTGGAGCATCATTGACAGTGCCATACCGGTTCCTCTTTATCGATGTTGTGGGAAATATTCAAAAAAACCCTGGGGGCTCCTGTGGCCCCGCCCCCAGGGGAGGGTGGTGAACGGAAGAACTTCGGTTACTCTTCTGGGTTTTCGCCTTCTTTTGCTTCATTTATCGCCTTCGAGACCATGTTTTCCACGATCTTCAGCTGGACCAGGTTGTGTATGATCGACACCACGTGCGCAACGAGGACGACGTCGAGTTTATTCTTGCTCATGCAGTAATCGATGATGATGTTGGAATCATCGTTCGACATTCCAACTGCATGGTTTGTGCGAAGAAATGAATCGAATTTTTTGAAACACTCCCTGAGATCATCCTCGCTCTTGTGGTAGAGCGAATCGATGAGTTCTGTTGCCTTTCTCTCTCCTAGCGAGTGCATGTTGTCACAAAGCACCTTGTCGAATTCTGAGTCATTGAGCTCAGAGATAGAAGAAGAGAACACTCTGCTGATCTTGGTTTTCATACATCCTCCATGTATGTTAGTGAAACAACTAAAACAACATCTACTGCTTTACCTGAATCTTTGGAAGTTCGACGACTTTTCCGATGAGGCTAGACTCATCAACCAGCTCGATTGTCTCTCCTATGAGACCGTTTGCGAGAGAGTAGGTTTTTCCATTTGCGTGTATCCATTCGATAGAATCTATGGATATGGATCTGATTGCCTTCTTGACGTGATCCCGCACGATGAGGAGGTTCTTCTCCTCTGGCGAGTATGCGAGTTCACCACCTTTGGTGAGATTCTGATAGTTGACCGAGCAGTTCATGATGCGGCGCTCTCCGGTGGTGCGTTTGATGAAACTCACGGTGAATATCCGGGTTCCGACCATGTCTCGCATCTGTCGCATGAGTGATTTCGGTTCCATGGCTTTGCTCCTTGTGTGCTAGTGTAACAACTAATCTTGGGTCAAAAATAACTTTTTTTGAATTACCGAAAAAATACTTTTCAATTAAAGGTTGTTAATCTTCGGCTTCCACGAAATCGACGTACTTTGAGAGCGTGTCGATGAAAACCCCGCGGGGCATTGTGCCATCGACTTTGGAGAACAGTTCACTCGCTTTATCATCCATTCCGGCCTTGCGGAGCTCGTTCATGGATCTCAGGAAGAGTGTTGTGATGGATCCTGACACTCTGCCATTTTTTCCGATTGCAGGGACTTTGGGCTTTTCCATATAGATGGTCCTTTCGTTTGTTGGTGGTGGTTATGAAATTGTGACGTGCATTACGAGCTTCGGGGGAAAAACTGGCTCTCTCATGGATAAATCTGTCTTGAATCCAGGACTGCAGGGGCAGGAGCAGCCGAGCCGTTGTCTCCATCTGAAGTTCTCAATTCTCATTCCAAATTCTTCTATGAGCCGGTTGATCTCCGGTAGTATCTCCTTTTTGTAGTAGCTGTAGGGTCTTGACCTGCGGTTCTGGAGGTTTTCCAAGAGCGTCTCGCCTTCTGGCCATATGTATACAAAGCATTCTCCTGGGCGTGGATCGTGCGATGACCCCATTTGCCTGGATTCATTGATAGAAATCTCGATGCTCACGTCGCGTCCGCTTCTATCGACCATCTTGCTGCTGATGCTCTCGAACTTCATAAATCCTCCGTAGATTGGTGTGTTACTTAATCTCAGTTCAAAAATAATATTTTTTGTGACGCTGAAAAAATAATTTTCGGTTAAACGTTGTTAATCCAAATGTCCCTTTTTTTAAAGACTGCACACCCCAACTTACTATAAATCTAAGAATGTTATGGTTAACGTGGAAATACTTTTGGGTTAAAAGAAATTAACCTCGAAGGATGGTGATGCGTCCCTTTGATGCGGTGATTGTGGCAGCTGATTCGTCTATCGGCCCGACTGTGGATTCATGGAGCCTGATTGATCCATCGAGCTCCACTGTGTATGTTGCTATGATCTTCTGTTTCGCCGGAGGATTCTGGGTCATCACGAGTTCATCGAACCCGTTCTTCCCGTATGTGACATAGACCGTGTCACGGGGGAAAATTCCACAAGCGCGCAGGACTATAGACCAGATGCGAACCCTCCTCCTGCTACATTTTGATATGCCAGTCGTGTTTACCATTCAGTGTACTTCAACTTGTGCTTCAGGTGCTTAGGAATCACACCGGGCACATGCACACGGCCATAGAACCCTGTGTCCGAATCATAAGAGATCTCTTCTCCCGTATGAAGGTCATCAGGCAGCTTCTTGATCCCTGAGCATCTACTAAGATGCACACCTCCTCTAACTATGAGTCCATCAGGCAGCTTCGTGAGGCCCTTGCAATCCCATAGACTCAAATACCCATTCACCTTGAGTCCATCAGGCAGCTTCGTGATCCCTGTGCAATAATAGAGACGCAGATCGCCATTCACCTTGACAACCTCAAGTGTTCCAAATGAATCCAAAGCCTCCTGGGAACACCTTCGAAGTTCCACCCTCGTTTCTTCTTCTACATTTATTTCTATCATATTCAGTTTCTATTTTGGAATCCCTTTACACCATCCTCAACTTGTGCTTCAGCCTCTCGGGGATCACACCGGGCTCGTCCTCATGGCCAGAGAACCCTGTCTCTGAATTATAATATATTCTTCCTTCCACCTGAAGATCTTCAGGCAGCTTCGTGATCCCTGAGCAACCATAGAGACTCATCCCGCCATTCACCTTGAGATCAACAGGCAGCTCCGTGAGTCCTGTGCAATAATCGAGATTCAATTCCCTATTCACCATGAGGCCATCAGGCAGCTTCGTGATCCCTGTGCAATAATTGAGAAACAAATACATATTCACCATCAGGCCCTCAGGCAGACTCGCGAGTCCTGTGCAATTTCTGAGACTCAAATACCCATTCACCTTGAGATCATCAGGAAGCTTCTTGAGTCCTGCACAATAATAGAGACTCAGATCCCCATTCACCTTAAGGGCCCTGAGGGACCCAAATGAATCTAAAGCTTCCTGGGAACACTTCCTGAGGTGTACCCTCGTTTCTAGTTTTACTTCTATTTCTATCATATTCAGTTTTTATTTTGGAATCAATCCCATTTCTTCAATTTGTGCTTCAGGCCCTCAGGGATCACTCCAGGTTCATCCTCGTGGCCAGAGAACCCTGTGTCCGAATCATACAAGATGTTTTCTTCCACATGAATGCCCTCAGGCAGCTTCGTGATCCCTGTGCAACCATAAAGAATCATACCCCCTTGCACATGGAGTCCATCGGGCAGCTTCGTGATCCCTGTGCAACCATAGAGATCCAGATGGATTCTAACCTTAAGATCTTTGGGCAGCTTCGTGAGCCCCACGCACCAACGTAGATTCAATTGCCCATTCACCTTGAGTCCATCGGGCAGCCTTGTGAGCCCTGAACAATTCCTAAAAATCAAATACCGATCCACCTTGACGGCCTCAAGGGACCCAAATGAATCCAAAGCCTCTTGGGAACAATACTCAAGGTCCACCTTCGTTTCTAGTTTTACTTCTATTTCTATCATATTCAGTTTCTATTTTGGAATCCCTTTACACCATCCTCAATTTGTGCTTCAGCCTCTCGGGGATCACACCAGGTTCATCCTCGTGGCCGTAGAACCCTGTTTCTGAACCATAAAAGATCTTTTCTCCCATATGAAGGTCATCAGGCAGCTTCGTGAGTCCTGTACAGCCATTAAGATGCAGATACCCTCCCACAATGAGACCATTAGGAAGTCTTGCGATCCCTGTGCAGTCAATAAGATTCAAATACCCATCCACCCTGAGACCCTCAGGAAGCCTCGTGAGTCCTGTGCACATAAAGAGATCCAAATCCCCATTCACCCTGACGGACTCAAGGGACCCAAATGAATCCAAAGCCTCCTGGGAACAATACTCAAGGCGCACCCTCGTTTCTACTTGTATCTTTATCTTCTTCTTTCTCATGTCTTGTTTCTATTTTGGAATCACAACTACCACATCTTCAACTTGTCCCGTAGGTGGTCAGGGATCACACCAGGCTCATCCTTATGTTTAAAGAACCCTGTGTGTGAGTTATACCATATCTTTGCACCTACAGTGAGACCCTCAGGCAGCTTCTTGATCCCTTTGCAATATGAGAGATTCAGAATTTCTCCTACTATGAGATCTCTAGGAATCTCTGTCGTTGTATCACGTAGAATCAGACCCTCTTTCACCCTGAGATCTCTAGGAAGCTCTTTGAGCCCTACACAACCAGCGAGATTCAGGTACCCATTCACCCTGAGACCCTCTATCCTTCTTAAGGAGTTCAAGGCCTGCCTAGAACACTCCATTAGAGACACAATAGTAAGCTCAGGTACTTGTATTTTTCCATTTATTTCTGTCATGCTCATGTTTTATTTATTTTTTATTTATTAATGCCATCTCTTCAACCTTTCCTTCAGATGGTTAGGGATCACTCCCCGCTTGTCCTTACTTTTAGAGAACCCTGTGACTGAGTTATACCAGATCTTTCCTACCACCTGGAGATCTTCAGGCAGCTTAGTGATCCCTTCACAACCGCGTAGATCCAGATCCTTTCTAACTATGAGGTCATCAGGAAGCTCCGTGAGCCCTGTGCAATTGCATAGATCCAGATCCTTTCTAACTATGAGGTCATTAGGAAGCTCCGTGAGCCCTTCACAATTACTGAGTGTTAGGCTCCCTCCTACAACAAGACCCTCAGGCAACTCTGTGAGCCCTGTGCAATCTTCTAGATCCAGTCTCTCTCCTACAACAAGACCCTCAGGCAGCTCTGTGAGCCCTGCACAGTCTTGGAAAAACAGACTCCCACTCACCTTTAGATCATCAGGCAGCCCTGTGCAGCTGACGAGACCTATATTCCCTTTCACCCTTAGAGTTCCGATCTTCCTTAAGGAGTCAATAGCCTCACGAGAACAACTTCCGGCATTCACTTTCGTGTAATCTTCTACATTTATTGTTACCATATTCAGTTTCTATTTTGGAATCCCTTTAATATTTCCTCAACTTGCACTTCAGGTGCTTAGGAATCACACCGGGCACATGCACACGGATATAGAACCCTGTGTCTGAATTATAATATATAACTCCTATCAGATGAAGATCTTTAGGCAGCTTCGTGATCCCTGTGCAATTTCTGAGGTTCAGAAGCCCTCCCACGGTGAGGCCATCAGGCAGCTTCTTGAGTCCTGCACAATAATAGAGACTCAGGTTCCCTCCCACAGTAAGGCCATCAGGCAGCTTCGTGAGGCCTGTGCAACCCACCAAATACAAACCCCCATTCACCTTAGGGGACTCAAGGGACCCAAATGAATCCAAAGCCTCTTTGGAACACTCTCTAAGGACCACTAACGTTTCTTTTCTTACCTTTATTTCTATCATATTCAGTTTCTATTTTGGAATCTTATTTATATTTCTTCAACTTGTGTTTCAGTCTGTCAGGGATCACACCGGGCACATGCTCATGGCCATAGAACCCTGTCAATCCATTATAGTAAATTGTTTCACCCACATGAAGGTCATCAGGCAGCTTAGTGATCCCTGAGCAACCATAGAGAAACAAATACCCCACCATGAGGTCATCAGGCAGCTCCGTGAGCCCTGTGCAGCCTACTAGATTCAAATACCCATTCACCATGAGATACACGGGCAATTTTTTGAGCCCCTTGCGGCCACTAATATCCAAATCCCCATTCACCCTGAGGCCCCCAGACAGCTTCGTGAGCCCCTTGCAATCATAGAGACTCAAATGCCCATTCACCTTGAGGGCGTCAATCCTTCCTAAGGAGTCAATAGCCTCCTGAGAACAGCCCCTAAGGTTCACTGTTGTTTCTTCTTCTACATTTATTTCTATCATATTCACTTTATATTTTGGAATCCCTTTACACCATCCTCAACTTGTGCTTCAGCCTCTCGGGGATCACACCAGGTTCATGCTCATGGTCATAGAACCCCGTGTATGAATTATACCAGATGACTCCATCTACATTAAGATCATCAGGCAGCTTAGTGATCCCCTTGCAATCATAGAGATCCAAATCCCCATTCACCTTGAGTCCATCAGGCAGCTTAGTGATCCCCTTGCAATCATAGAGACTCAAATACCCATTCACCTTGAGACCGTCAGGCAGCCCTGTGAGCCTTATGCAATGATTGAGAGCCAAATCCCCATTCACCATAAGATCATCAGGCAGCTTCGTGATCCCTGTGCAACCATAGAGATCCAGATGCCTTCCAACCTTAAGATCTTTGGGCAGCTTCGTGAGCCCTGTGCAACCACGAAGACTCAAATACCCAGCCACCATGAGATCATCAGGCAGCTTCTTTATCCCTGTGTGTTTCCATAGACCCAGATCCCCATTCACCTTGACAACCTCAAGGGACCCAAATGAATCCAAAGCCTCTTGGGAACACCTTCCAAGGTTCACTATTGTTTTTTCTTGTATCTTTATCTTCTTCTTTCTCATGTCTAGTTTCTATTTTGGAATCCAACGAACCCTAATCTACACAAAATACCAGTGTGATCGTGCAGCTTCTTCGTATTCTTCTTCGTCCTCTTCATCCTCGTCTTCGTAGTCCTCTTCGTACTCATCAGAATCATCAGGAGGAAAGAACCACGGGGCGGTGGGCCTTACGAACACTGCGAACTTTGTCTCGGGGTCTTTCATGGTTTTATATATCACGCGGGGCGTGGTGTTACATTGTGCTACAGGGAGGCTGGGGTGGAAGAGAGGGCCCCAGGGGGAACGCGCGCCAGGATTGACCAGGTGACTCGAAAGGGAAAATGGGTGGGGTAACATGGGTATGATGAGTTTCATTAGACCTGGGTGGAACAGTAGTGTCAGAAAATGAACAGGGGTAAAGGGTCGGGGGTTTTTTAAAAAAACATTTATATTGTATCAACCTCATCCGCTTTCCGCTCTCCTGGGCAAAAAGTGCCCTGGTTGTGCCCATTCACATATCACCCTCATGGGCAAAACGTTCCGTGGCTGCGCCTTTTTGTATACCGTACCCTCCTGGGCAAAAAGTTCTATGGCCCGGGCGAGTCCACTTACTGTGCCCTCCTGGGCCCTCAGTCCTGGTCCTTGGTCCTTGGTCCTGATTGTCTTGAGGGCCTGTGCGAGTGTGTCCTGACAGAACAGAGGGGTGGAACTGATTCATCTACTCTGTTCTCAGGTTTCCTTGTCTTTTTTCTTCTTTCTCTCTGTGGGTGTGGGTGGATCTTCTGGATCCTGTGCCCCCTTTTGATCTTCTCTCTCTCTCTTTCTTTCCTTTCTTCCAGGCTGGGTTGGGTGTGAGTGTGAGTGTGAGAGGAGGGTCATTCCTTTTTCTGGTCCTTCTGGTTGTTGGTCGGTGGGCACACAGAGAGAGTGGGGGGTTCTGGCATCTTGGAGGGTTTTTTTTTGGAGGGGGAGGGGGAGGGGGGTGTGAGTAAAAATGTTATTTTTGTTATTTTTGTTAGTTGGAGTCTTCTTCCCGGGTCTGATCATCAGAGGGAAGATGTTGGGCCGTTGTGGTTATGAAGAGAAGCTGATCCGTCATCGGGCACAGGGGCGATGATTTTAATGGCAGAAGGTTCCATCAGGGGTGGTTTATTTTTGATATATACAGCCCACCGTGGATTATGAATAGACGGCGCGCGCTAGGTGAAATAAAAACTGAATATGATAGAAATAAATGTAAGAAAAGAAACGTTAGTGTACCTTAGAGAGTGTTCCAAAGAGGCTTTGGATTCATTTGGGTCCCTTGAGGCCCTTAAGGTGAATGGGCATTTGGATCTCTATTATTGCACTGGGCTCAAGAAGCTGCCTGATGGCCTAATGGTGAATGGGGATCTGAATCTCTATGGCTGCACAGGACTCACGAAGCTGCCTGATGATCTTAAGGTTGGAAAGCATCTGATTCTATGGAGTTGCCCGGGGCTCACAGAGCTGCCTGATGATCTCAAGGTGAATGGGAGTCTGAATATATGGAATTGCACGGGCCTCACGAAGCTGCCTGAAGGGCTCAAGGTTGAAGGGACTCTGGATCTATGGTATTGCACAGGGATCACGAAGCTGCCTGAAGATCTTCAGGTGGAAGGATTCATATATTATAATGAAGGCACAGGGTTCTATGGACATATGGATGAGCCTGGCGTTATCCCTAACCACCTGAAGAACAAGTTGAAGAAACGTAAATAAGACTTTAAAATAGAAAGTGAATATGATGGAAATAGAGGTAGATGTAGAAACGAGTGTGGTCCTCCGAAGGTGTTCCCAAGAGGCTTTGGATTCATTTGGGTCTCTTGAGGCCGTCAAGGTTAATGGGGATTTGGGTCTGCACCGTTGCACAGGGCTCACGGAGCTGCCTGATGATCTCAAGGTGGATGGGTATTTGAGTCTATATGGTTGCCCGGGGATCAAGAAGCTTCCTGGGGGCCTCAGTGTGAATGGGGACCTGGATCTAGGTCATTGTCCAGGGATCAAGGATCTTCCTGAAGATCTTCAGGTGGAAGGAAGCATATATTATAATTCAAAGACAGGGTTCTCTGGCCATGAGGACGAGCCTGGCGTGATCCCTGATCATCTGAAGAACAAATTGGAAAAATATGGTAGATGAGATTCCAAAATAGAAACTGAACATGACAGAAATAAAGGTAAAAGAAAAAACACTAGTGAAACTTAGTTGGTGTTCTCAGGAGGCTTTGGATTCATTTGGGTCCCTTGAGGCCCTTAAGGTGAATGGGGGGCTGAGTCTCTATTATTGTGTAGGCATCAAGAAGCTGCCTGATGATCTCAAGGTGAATGGATATTTGAATCTCACCAATTGCGCAGGGCTCACAGAGCTGCCTGATGGACTCCATGTGAAAGTTAGTGTGATTCTTTATGGTTGCTTAGGGATCACGAAGCTGCCTGATGACCTTCATGTGGGAGAAGAGATCTGGTATAATTCATACACGGGGTTCTACGGCCGTGTGCATGTGCCCGGTGTGATCCCTAAGCACCTGAAGCGCAAGTTGAAGAAATTTTAAGAGATTCCAAAATAGAAACTGAATATGAGAAAGAAGAAGATAAAGATACAAGAGAAAACAATAGTGCACCTCTGGAATTGTTCCCAAGAGGCTTTGGATTCATTTGGGTCCCTTGAGGCCGTCAAGGTGAATGGCGATCTGCGTCTCAATTATTGCACAGGGATCACGAAGCTGCCTGATGGACTCAAGGTGAATGGGTATTTGAGTCTTATTGGCTGCACAGGACTCACGAAGTTGCCTGATGGCCTCAAGGTGGATGGGAATTTGAATCTCTTTATGTGTACAGGACTCGCGAAGCTGCCTGAAGATCTTCAGGTGGAAGGAGTCATATATTATGATTCAGACACGGGGTTCTCTGGCCATGAGCATGAACCTGGTGTGATCCCTACAAGGCTGAAGCACAAGTTGAAGAAATGGGAGATGAGATTCCAAAATAGAAACTGAATATGATAGAAATAGAGGTAAAAGAAAAAACGACAGTGAACCTTCAATGGTGTTCCCAAGAGGCTTTGGATTCATTTGGGTCCCTTGAGGCCGTCAAGGTGAATGGGGATCTGGGTCTATGGGATTGCAGGGGCCTCACTAAGCTGCCTGATGGACTCAAGGTGAATGGGTATTTGAATCTTATTGACTGCACAGGGATCGCAAGACTTCCTAATGGTCTCATTGTGGGAGGGTATCTGCAACTTTATGGTTGCACAGGGATCACGAAGCTTCCTGATGACCTTCATGTGGAAGAAAAGATCTTGTATGATTCGGACACAGGGTTCTCTGGCCATGAGGACGAGCCCGGTGTGATTCCTAAGCACCTGAAGCGCAAGTTGAGGAAATATTAAAGGGATTCCAAAATAGAAACTGAATATGATAGAAATAGAAGTAAAACTAGAAACGAAGGTGGACCTTAGTGAGTGTTCCCAAGAGGCTTTGGATTCATTTGGGTCCCTTGAGGCCGTCAAGGTGGATCGGTATTTGATTTTTAGGAATTGTCCAGGGCTCACGAAGCTGCCTGATGGACTCAAGGTGAATGGGCAATTGAATCTACGTTGGTGCACAGGGCTCACGAAGCTGCCCAAAGATCTTAAGGTTGGAAGCCATCTGGATCTCTATGGCTGCACAGGACTCACGAAGCTGCCCGATGGACTCCATGTGCAAGGGGGTGTGATTCTTTATGGTTGCTTAGGGATCACGAAGCTGCCTGATGACCTTCATGTGGGAGAAGAGATCTATTATGATTCGGACACAGGGTTCTATGGCCGTGTGCATGTGCCCGGTGTGATCCCTGAGAGGCTGAAGCACAAATTGAAGAAATGGGATTGATTCCAAAATAGAAACTGAATATGATGGAAATAGAGGTAAGAAAAGAAACGACGGTGGACCTTGAGTATTGTTCCCAAGAGGCTTTGGATTCATTTGGGTCCCTTGAGGCTGTTGGGGTGAATGGGCATTTGTTTCTTGATGGATGCCGAGGGCTCACGGAGCTGCCTGATGGCCTCAAGGTGGATGGGCATTTGTTTCTCAATTATTGCACAGGGATCACGAAGCTGCCTGAAGATCTTCAGGTGGAAGGATTCATATATTATAATTCAGAGATAGGGTTCTATGGCCATGAGGATGAACCTGGCGTGATTCCTAAGCACCTGAAGCGCAAGTTGAGGAAATATTAAAGGGATTCCAAAATAGAAACTGAATATGATAGAAATAAAGGTAAGAAAAGAAACGACGGTGCATCTCTGGAATTGTTCCCAAGAGGCTTTGGATTCATTTGGGTCCCTTGAGGCCCTCAAGGTGAATGGCGATCTGAATCTCTTTAGGTGCAAAAGACTCACGAAGCTGCCTGACGTCCTCAAGGTGAATGGGGGGCTGAGTCTCAGAAATTGCGCAGGACTCGCGAGTCTGCCTGATGGCCTCAAGGTGGATGGGCATTTGGATCTCTATGGTTGCTCAGGGATCACGAAGCTGCCTGGCGACCTTCATACGGGAGAAGAGATCTGGTATAATTCAGAGACAGGGTTCTATGGTCATGAGGATGAGCCCGGTGTGATCCCTGAGAGGCTGAAGCACAAGTTGAAGAAATGGGAGATGAGATTCCAAAATAGAAACCGAATATGATAGAAATAGAGCTACAAAGAGACGCGACAGTGGACCTTATGAAGTGTTCCCAAGAGGCTTTGGATTCATTTGGGTCCCTTGAGGCCGTCAAGGTTAATGGGGATTTGAATCTGCACCGTTGCACAGGACTCACGAAGCTGCCTGAGGGCCTAATGGTGAATAAGGATTTGTTTCTCAATTATTGCACAGGGATCACGAAGCTGCCTGAAGATCTTAATGTATATGGAGACATCTGGTATAATTATTGCACAGGGTTCTGTGGCCACGAGGATGAACCTGGAGTGATCCCTGAGAGCCTGAAGCACAATTTATATAAATTCTCCTGAAGTGCAATTTATATAAATTCTAGAGAGATTCCAAAATAGAAACTGAATATGATAGAAATAAAGGTAAAAGAAAAAACGACAGTGTACCTTAGATATTGTTCCCAAGAGGCTTTGGATTCATTTGGGTCCATTGAGTCCCCTAAGGTGGATGGGGATCTGGTTCTATGGCAACACACAGGGATAAAGAAGCTGCCTGATGATCTCAGGGTGGCTGGGTATTTGAGTATCAGAAATTGCACAGGGCTCACGGAGCTGCCTGATGATCTCAAGGTGAATGGCGGAATGAGTCTCATTGGTTGCTCAGGGATCACGAAGCTACCTGAGGGCATTCATGTGGAAGGAGAGATCTTGTATAATTCAAAGACGGGGTTCTGTGGCCATGAGGATGAGCCCGGTGTGATCCCTGACAGACTGAAACACAAATTGGAAGAATTGTAGATGAGATTCCAAAATAAAAACAGAACATGATAGAAATAAAGGTGAGAAAAATAACGAGGGTAGTCCTCCGCAGGTGTTCCCAGGAGGCTTTGGATTCATTTGGGTCCCTCAGAGCCCTCAAGGTGAATGGGGATCTGGATCTAACATGGCACGAAGGGCTCATAGAGTTGCCCGAGGGACTCATAGTTGCAGGGGATCTGGATCTATGGGGTTGTACACTGCTCACAGAGCTGCCTGAGGGTCTCACTGTAGGAGGGAGTATGGATCTAGACGGTTGCATAGGGCTCACAGAGCTGCCTGAGGGTCTCACTGTAGGAGGGAGTATGGATCTAGAAGGTTGCATAGGGCTCACAGAGCTGCCTGAGGGTCTCACAGTTGCAGGAAATCTCGATCTCCGAGGTTGTGAAGGAATAACAATGCTGCCCGAAGATCTTCATCTAGGAGGAGGCATCTGGTATAACTCAGAGACGGGGTTCTGTGATCAAGAGCATGAACCTGGTGTGATCCCTAAGCACCTGAAGGGTAAGTTGTGGAAATAAGATAATAAAATAGAAACTGGGTATGATAGAAATAAAGGTAAGAAAAGAAACGAGGGTAGTCCTCCGCAGGTGTTCCCAGGAGGCTTTGGATTCATTTGGGTCCCTCAGAGCCCTCAAGGTGAATGGGGATCTGGATCTAATGTATTGCGCAGGGCACATTAAGTTTCCTGATAATCTCATAGTTGCAGGGGATCTGGATCTATGGAGTTGCCTAGGACTCACTGAGCTGCCTGATGGCCTCAATGTGGATGGGAGTCTGGATCTATATAATTGCGCAAAACTCACAAGACTTCCTGATGGCCTTGTGGTAATGGGGCGGTTGGATCTTAGGTATTGTGCAGGAATAACAATGCTGCCTGAAGATCTTCAGGTGGAAGGAATCATATATTATAATTCAGAGACAGGGTTCTATGGTCATGAGGATGAGCTTGGTGTGATCCCTGATCATTTGAAGAACAAGTTGATGAAATTTTAAGAGATTCCAAAATAGAAACTGAATATGATAGAAATAAATGTAAGAAAAGAAACGGTAGTGAAACTTTATAAGTGTTCCCAAGAGGCTTTGGATTCATTTGGGTCCCTCAGAGCCCTCAAGGTGAATGGGGATCTGAGTATATGGCATTGTCCAGGGCTCACGGAGCTGCCTGATGGACTCAAGGTGAATGGGTATTTGTATCTTAATGGATGCACAGGTCTCATGAGTCTGCCTGATGGCCTTACTGTGGGAGGGAACCTGAGTCTCTATTATTGCGCAGGACTCAAGAAGCTCCCGAAGGGACTCACAGTTTTTGGTGTCATACGGTATACCTCAGGGACGGGATTCTATGGCCATGAGGATGAGCCTGGGGTGATTCCTGAGGGCCTGAAGCATAAGTTGAAAAAAATGGTTTAAATAGAATTTGAATATGATAGAAATAGAGGTAAGAAAAGAAACGAGGGTGGAACTTCGAAGGTGTTCCCAGGAGGCTTTGGATTCATTTGGGTCCCTTGAGGCTGTCAAGGTGAATGGGGATCTGGGTCTATTGTATTGCACGGGGATCACGAAGCTCCCTGGCGCCGTCAAGGTCACAGGGTCCCTGGATCTTAGGTATTGCACGGGCCTCACAAAGTTGCCTGATGGTCTAAAGGCGGGAGGCCATCTGTATCTACGGAATTGCACAGGACTCACAGGGCTGCCTGATGATCTTATGGTGAATGGGGATTTGACTCTCAATCATTGCATAAAGCTCACAGGACTGCCTGATGGTCTCAAGGTGAATGGGTATTTGAGTCTATGGAATTGCACAAGACTCAAAGAGCTTCCTGATGACCTTCATGTGGGAGAAGAGATCTGGTATAATTCAAAGACAGGATTCTATGGACATATGCACGAGCCTGGTGTGATTCCTGATGCCCTGAAGCGCAAGTTGAGGAAAAATGGTAGATGAGATTCCAAAATAAAAACAGAACATGATAGAAATAGAGGTAAGAAAAGAAACGAAGATGTACCTTAGTGGGTGTTCCCAAGAGGCTTTGGATTCATTTGGGTCCCTCAGGGCCCTTAAGGTGAATGGGGATTTGAATCTCCTATTTTGTGTAGGGCCCACGAAGCTGCCCGATGGGCTCAAGGTGAATATGGGTTTGAATCTTATTGGCTGCACAGGGCTCACGAAGCTGCCTGATGGACTCACTGTTGGAATGAATTTGTTTCTCTATGGTTGCTCAGGGATCACGAAGCTGCCTGAAGATCTTCAGGTGGAAGGAAGAATATATTATAATTCAGAGACAGGGTTCTATGGTCATGAGGATGAGCTTGGTGTGATCCCTGAGAGGCTGAAACACAAGTTGGAAAAATGGTAGATGAGATTCCAAAATAAAAACTGAATATGATAGAAATAGATGTAGAAGAAGAAACAATAGTGGTCCTTAGATATTGTTCCCAAGAGGCTTTGGATTCATTGGGAACGCTTGACGTCCTCAAGGTGAACGGGGGGTTGTTTCTCTATAGTTGCACAGGGCTCACTGAGCTGCCTGATGATCTTAAGGTGAATGGGAGTCTGAATCTATATAATTCCGAAGAACTCACAAGACTTCCTGATGGCCTTAGGGTAGCGGGGCGGTTGGATCTTAGGTATTGTGCAGGAATAACAATGCTGCCTGAAGATCTCAATGTAGATGGAGGCATCTGGTATAATTCAGAAACAGGGTTCTTTGACCGTAAGGATGAACCTGGTGTGATCCCTGATCATTTGAAGAACAAGTTGATGAAATTTTAAGAGATTCCAAAATAGAAACTGAATATGATAGAAATAAATGTAAAACCAAGCACGCATGTGCAACTTCGATGGTGTTCCCAGGCGGCTTTAGATTCTCTGGGAATGCTTGACACACTCAGGGTGGATGGGGATTTAAATTTCTATACTTGCAGAGGACTTACAGGGCTATCTGATGATATAAATGTGAAAGGGACTCTGAATCTCAGTTTCTGCACAGGGCTTACAGAGCTTCCTGATGGTCTCACTGTGAAATGGGGCCTGGCTCTTTTTGGTTGCAAAGGGATCACGAAGCTGCCTGAAGATCTTCAGGTGGAAGGAGTCATATATTATAATGAAGGCACAGGGTTCTATGGACATATGGATGAGCCTGGCGTGATCCCTAACCACCTGAAGAACAAGTTGAAGAAATTTTAAGAGATTCCAAAATAGAAACTAGACATGAGAAAGAAGAAGATTAAAGTACAAGAAAAAACGAGTGTGGACATTCGAAGGTGTTCACAAGAGGCTTTGGATTCATTTGGGTCCCTCAGCGCCCTCAAGGTGAATGGGGATCTGTTTCTAGACTGGCGCGAAATGCCCGCTAAGCTGCCTGATGATCTCATAGTTAGAGGAGGTGCGCATCTTAGTAGATGCAGAAGGCTCATAGAGCTTCCTATGGGTCTAATTGTGGGAGAGCATCTGGATCTAAGATGGTGCGAAAGACTCACAGAGCTGCCTAATGATCTAATTGTAGGAGAGAATCTATATCTCTATGGCTGTGTGGAGATCAAAAAGCTCCCTGGAGATCTTACAGTTTGTGGAGACATCTACTATGATTCAGAGACAGGGTTCTATGGTCGTGTGGATGAACCTGATGTGATCCCTAAGCACCTGAAGGGTAAATTGTGGAGATAAGATAATAAAATATGAACTGGGTATGAGAAAGAAGAAGATAAAGATAAAGGTAAGAAAAGAAACGAAGGTGTACCTTAGTGGGTGTTCTCAGGAAGCTTTGGATTCATTTGGGTCCCTCAACGCCCTCAAGGTGGATGGGTATCTGGGTCTATGGTATTGCGCAGGGCTCAAGAAGCTGCCTGATGGACTCATGGTGGGCGGGGTTTTGAATCTCGGTTATTGCATAGGACTCACGAGGCTGCCCGATGGACTCATTGTCGCAGGTGGGTTGAATCTCGGTCATTGCATAGGACTCACGAGTCTGCCTGATGATCTTAATGTGGGAGAAGTCATCTGGTATAATCTAAAAACAGGGTTCTGTGGCCATGAGCATGAACCTGGCGTGATCCCTGATCATCTGAAGAACAAATTGCACAAACATTAAAGAGATTCCAAAATAGAAACTGAGTATGATGACGATAAAGGTAAAAGAATACACGAAGGTGGACTTTCGAAGGTGTTCCCAAGAGGCTTTGGATTCATTTGGGTCCCTTGAGGCCCTCAAGGTGGATGGGGGTTTGTATTTGGTGGGTTGCACAGGCCTCATGAGGTTGCCTGATGGACTCAAGGTGAATAGGGGTCTGTATTTGGTGGGTTGCACAGGCCTCACGAAGCTTCCTGATGGCCTAAATGTGAGACATAGACTGGAGGTCACATGGTGCTCAGGAATCACAAAGCTTCCCTATGATCTTCACGTGGGTGGATACATCTACTATAATTCAAAGACGGGGTTCTATGGCCATGAGGATGAACCTGGAGTGATCCCTGAGAGGCTAAAGCACAAGTTATATAAATTCTAGAGAGATTTCAAAATAAAAACTGAATATGATAGAAATAAATGTAGAAGGACACACGACGGTGGACCTTAGTGATTGTTCCCAAGAGGCTTTGGATTCATTGGGAACGCTTGACACACTCAGGGTGAATGGGGGTCTGAGTTTTTTTAGGAATTGCTCAGGGCTCACAAGGCTGCCTGATGGACTCATGGTGAATGGGAATTTGAATCTCGATCATTGCATAAGGCTCACAGGGCTTCCTGGTGGTCTCAAGGTGGATGGGCATTTGAGTCTATGGGATTGCAAGGGCCTCACGAAGCTGCCTGATGACCTTCATGTGGGAGAAGAGATCTATTATGATTCGGACACAGGGTTCTATGGCCGTGTGCATGTGCCCGGTGTGATTCCTAAGCACCTGAAGCGCAAGTTATATAAATTCTAGAGAGATTCCAAAATAAAAACTGAATATGATAGAAATAAATGTAAGAAAAGAAACGTCGGTGAACCTTCGAAGGTGTTCCCAGGAGGCTTTGGATTCATTGGGAACGCTTGACACACTCAGGGTGAATGGGGGGTTGTTTCTCTATAATTGCACAGGACTCACGAAGCTGCCTGAGGGACTCAAGGTGAATAGGGGTTTGTATCTTAATGGATGCGCAGGGCTCAGAGAGCTGCCTGATGGACTCACTGTTGGAATGAATTTGGTTCTCTATGGTTGCTCAGGGCTCACGAAGCTGCCTGAAGATCTTAATGTGGGAGAAGTCATCCGGTCTGATTCAAACACAGGGTTCTCTGGCCGTGTGCATGTGCCTGGTGTGATCCCTAAGCACCTGAAGGATAAGTTAAGTATCGCATGGTTATCATGGATATCATAGTAGAGATAAGATTCCAAAATAGAAACTGAATATGACAGAAATAAAGGTAAAAGAAAAAACGACAGTGAATCTTCAATGGTGTTCCCAAGAGGCTTTGGATTCATTTGGGTTCCTTGAAGCCGTCAAGGTGAATGGGGATTTGGATTTCTATCGTTGCAAAAGACTCACGAAGCTGCCTGTTGATCTCAAGGTGGCAGGGGAACTGCGTCTCAATCGGTGCACAGAGCTCACAGAGCTACCCGACGATCTCATAGTGGGAGGGGGCATCTATCTCTATAGCTGCGAAAAGATCACGAAGCTGCCTAGGGGTCTCATAGTGGGAGAGTGGATGAATCTAGGTCAATGCAAAGGGATCACGAAGCTGCCTAAAGATCTCACAGTTTTTGATGACATATGGTATAACCCAGAGACGGGATTCTCTGGCAGTGTGCATGAGCCTGGTGTGATCCCTGTCCACCTGAAGCACAAGTTGAAAAACTATTAAGAGATTCCAAAATAAAAACTGAATATGAGAAAGAAGAAGATACAGATACGAAAAGAAACGCATGTGCAACTTCGATGGTGTTCCAAAGAGGCTTTGGATTCATTTAAGTCCCTTGATGCCGCCAGTGTGAATGGGAATTTGAATCTTAGTGGTTGCACAGGACCCACGAAGCTTCCTGATGGTCTAATCGTAGGAGGGTTTTTATATCTCGGCAATTGCACAGGGCTCAAGAAGCTGCCTGATGGACTCATGGTGAATGGGGATTTGAATCTGTATGGTTGCTCAGAGCTCACGAAGCTTCCCGATGGCCTCAGGGTGATTGGGGATCTGGATCTCTGTTATTGCCCAGGGATCAAGGATCTTCCTGCGGATCTCATTGTTGACGGTGTTATCACCTATGATTCAGACACGGGGTTCTATGGCCGTGTGCATGTGCCTGGTGTGATCCCTAAGCACCTGAAGAACAAATTGCACAAATATTAAAGAGATTCTAAAATAGAAACTGAATATGCTGGAAATACAGGTAAAAGAAGAAACGAAAGTGGACCTTGGGTATTGTTCACAAGAATCACTTGATTCCTTGGTGACTATCAAGCGCCTCAATGTGAACGGGGATTTGGATCTATTGGGTTGCCCAGGGATCACAGAGCTGCCTGAAGATCTTAAAGTGGGAGGGAATCTGGATCTACGTTGGTGTGACGGGCTCACAGAGCTGCCTAAAGAGCTCACCGTCGCTGGGAAACTGAATCTAGAGAATTGCACAGGACTCACGAGGCTGCCTGAGGGACTCCGTGTGAATGTGTATTTGTTTCTCTATGGTTGCTCAGGGATCAAGAAGCTTCCTGGGGGCCTCAGTGTGAATGGGGACCTGGATCTAGGTCATTGTCCAGGGATCAAGGATCTTCCTGAAGATCTTCAGGTGGAAGGAAGCATATATTATAATTCAGGGACAGGATTCTTTGGCCATATGCAAGAGCCCGGTGTGATCCCTGATCATCTGAAGAACAAATTGGAAAAATATGGTAGATGAAATTCCAAAATAGAAACTGAATATGAGAAAGATAAAGGTAAAAAAAGAAACGAGGGTGAACCTTCAATTGTGTTCCCAAGAGGCTTTAGATTCATTTGGGTATCTCAGCGCCCTCAGGGTGGATGGGTACCTTAATCTCGCTTATTGCGCGGGGGCCACGAGGATTCCCGAGGGGCTCAAGGTGAATGGGGATCTGAATCTTAATGGTTGTGTAGGGATCACAAGTCTGCCTGATGGATTCAGGGTTGGAGGGGATCTGATTCTGTATAAATGTTCAGGGTTCGCGGAGCTGCCTGATGATCTCACTGTTGCAGGGGAATTGTTTCTATGGGGTTGTACAGGGATCACAAGTCTGCCTGACGATCTCCATGTGGCAGGAAACATACTTTATGATTCAAAGACAGGATTCTTTGGCCATGTGCACGAGCCTGGTGTGATACCCGGTAACCTGAAGAACAAATTGAAAGAAATATAAGAGATTCCAAAATAGAAACTGAATATGATGACGATAAATGTAAAAGAAGAAACTAGGGTGATACTTTATGAGTGTTCTCAGAAAGCTTTGGATTCATTTGGATCACTCAGCCGGATGAGAGTGGGTGGGTTTCTGAGTTTCTATGGTTGCACAAAGCTCAAAAAGCTGCCCGATGGCCTCAGGGTACGAGGGGGTTTACAAATTACGTGGTGTGTAGGACTCACGAGGCTGCCCGATGGACTCATTGTCGCAGGTGGGTTGAATCTCGGGGCTTGCGAAGAACTCACAAGTATCCCTCAAGATCTCCAGGTGGGCGGCACCATCCTCCATGATCAAGGAACGGGGTTCTATGGCCACGAGAATGAGCCTGGTGTGATACCCGAGATGCTGAAGGATAAGTTAAGTATCGCATGGTTATCATGGATATCATAGTAGAGATAAGATTCCAAAATAGAAACTGAATATGATAGAAATAAATGTAAGAAAAAAATACACGAGGGTGGACCTTAGTGAGTGTTCCCAAGAGGCTTTGGATTCATTTGGGTCCATTGAGACCCTCAAGGTGAATGGGGATCTGAGTCTTCGTGGTTGCTCAGGGCTCACAAGGCTGCCTGATGGCTCCACTGTGGGAGGCGGTTTGTATATTAGTGGTTGCACAGGACTCATAAAGCTGCCTGATGGCCTCACCGTGGGAGGGCTTCTGAACCTCAGAAATTGCACAGGGATCACAAGACTTCCTGAAGATCTTCAGGTGGGTGGAATGATCTGGTATAGTCTAAAAACAGGGTTCTTTGGTCATAAGTATGATCCTGGCGTGATACCCGATAGGCTGAAACACAAGTTGGAAAACCGGTGGTAATAAGGTCGTAAAATAAAAACTGAATATGATAGAAATAAATATAAAAGAACATACTCATGTGAACTTCCAGCGGTGTTCTAGGGAATCACTGGACTACTTGGGATCCCTTTATGGCTTCAAGGTGAATGGGGAATTGGTTCTTAATGGTTGTGGAAAACTTACAAAGCTTCCAAATAGTCTTATTGTACGTGGGAACTTGGATCTTGTGGATTGTGATAATTTAAAAAAGCTTCCCGATGATCTGAAGGTTGGGGGTACTTTATATCTAATGCGCTCTATGCTAAAAAATCTGCCCGACAATCTCGAGATAGGAGAAGATCTTAGTATTTGGGGATCTATAGAACTTTCATCACTTCCTAGTAGTCTTACTATAGGATCGGATTTTTATTTAGGTAGTTGTTTTAAGCTTAAAAAACTGCCCGATGATCTTCATGTGGGCGGATACATTTACTATGATTCAAACACAGGATTCTCAGGTCATGTGCATGAGCCCGGTGTGATCCCTGACCACCTGAAGCACAAGTTGAAGAAATGGGATTGATTCCAAAATAGAAACAGAATATGAGAAAGAAGAAGATAAAGATACAAGAGAAAACAATAGTGGACCTTATGAAGTGTTCCCAAGAGGCTTTGGATTCATTTGGGTCCATTGAGGTTGTCAAGGTGAATGGGGATTTGAATCTCTATTATTGCACAGGGATCACGAAGCTGCCTGATGGACTCAGGGTGGCACTGAGGTTAAGTATTAAATATTGCACAGGGCTTACAGAGCTGCCTGATGATCTCAAGGTGGGGGTGAATATGGATATACAAGGTTGCACAGGGCTCACGAAGCTTCCTGGGGGCCTAAGGGTAGGAGGTTATCTGAATCTGCATGGTTGCGCAGGACTCACGGAGCTGCCTGATGATCTTCAGGTGGGTGGGATGATCTGGTATAATTCAGAAACAGGGTTCCATGGCCATGAGGATGAACCTGGGGTAATTCCTGATCACCTGAAGGACATGTTGTTGTGGTAGTTAGGATTCCAAAATAGAAAAAGAATATGATGACGATAAAGGTAAAAGAAAAAACATTGGTGGACTTTGATGGGTGTTCACAGAATGCACTCGACTCCTTAGTTTCACTTGGATCCCTCAAGATTTCAGGAAATGTGTTCCTCAATTATTGCACAAAGCTCACGAAGCTGCCTGATGGTCTCATTGTAGGAGGTCATTTGGATCTATGGATGTGCACGAGCCTCACGAAGCTGCCCGATGAATTCAGGGTGAATGGGGATTTGAATCTGTATGGTTGCTCAGGGCTCATGAAGCTGCCTGATGACCTCAATGTTGCAGGGGATTTGAATCTTTGTGGATGCAAAGGAATCCAGAGCCTGCCTGTTGGTCTCAATGTGAATGGAAACATATGCTACGATTCAGAGACGGGATTCCATTGGTTTGAGGGTGATCCAGGAGTTATACCAGATCATCTAAGAAACAAGTTGAAGTTTATTTCATAGATTCCAAAATATAAACTGAATATGACAAAGAAGAAGATGAAGATAGAGGTAATAGAAGAAACGAAGGTGAAACTTAGTGAGTGTTCCCAACATGCGTTGGATTCCTTGGCGTCACTTGGATCCCTCAAGATTTTAGGTAATATGTCTCTCAATTATTGCACAGGACTCACAGGGCTCCCTGATGAACTCAAGGTGGCTGGAGATTTGAATCTATGGGATTGTACGAGCCTCATGAATCTATCCGATGACATGAAGATCAAAGGGGATTTAAATCTATGGTCTTGCACAGGACTCACAGGGCTCCCTGGTGGACTAGCGGTGATCGGAGATTTGACTCTATATGGATGCAAAGGAATCAAGAGCCTGCCGGATGACCTTCAAGTAAGTCGCATATTCTGTGATGCAAAGACGGGGTTCTCTGGCCATGAGCATGAGCCCGGCGTGATCCCTGAGAGTCTGAAGCACAAGTTACGTTAAAGAGATTCCAAAATAGAAACAGAATATGATAACAATAGAAATAAGAAAAGAAACGACAGTGAACCTTAGAGGGTGTTCTCAAGAAGCACTTGATTCCCTGGGAACGCTTGACGCCCTCAAGGTGAATGGGGATTTGAGTCTATGGCGTTGCACAGGAATCACAAAGCTGCCTGGGGGCCTCAGGGTGAATGGGGATTTGAGTCTATGGGGTTGCACAGGAATCACAAAGCTGCCTGGGGGCCTCAGGGTGAATGGGGATTTGAGTCTATCGGGTTGCACAGGAATCACAAAGCTGCCTGGGGGCCTCAGGGTGAATGGGGATTTGAGTCTATCGGGTTGCACAGGAATCACAAAGCTGCCTGAAGATCTTCAGGTGGAAGGAGTCATATATTATAATTCAAAGACGGGGTTCTATGGCTATGAGCATGTGCCTGGTGTGATCCCTGATCATCTGAAGAACAAGTTGAATAAATGGTAGAGAAGATTATAAAATAGAACCTAGATATGATGACGATAAAGATAGAAGAAAAAACAAAGGTGGACTTCACATGTTGTTCTCAGGAAGCTTTAGATTCCTTGTCGTTCCTCGATGGGCTCAAGGTGAATGGGTATTTAAATCTCTTTGATTGCTGGAGACTTGAGAAACTCCCTCAGGGTTTTGAGGTGTCGGGTGGTTTGCAAATTGCATGGTGTAGGGGAATCACAAGGTTGCCTAATGGACTCAAGGTGGGCGGGTGGCTGGGCATCAGACATTGCCCGAAAATTACTGTGCTTCCTGAAGATCTCCAGGTGGGTGAAACAATTAACTATAATGGAGCGACGGGGTTCTATGGCTATGAGCATGTGCCTGGTGTGATCCCTGATCATCTGAAGAACAAGTTGAATAAATGGTAGAGAAGATTATAAAATATAAATTGAATATGAGAAAAAGGAAGATAAAGATAGGAGATTTTACATTCGTGGATATTAGGTCCTGTTCTCAGAAGGCAATGGAATCCATAACATCATTGGACAATAAGTTAAGGATCAAGGGATATTGGTGGTTTAACAATCTCACGAGAATTCCTGAAGGACTTAGAATTGACGAAGATCTGGATCTCTATGAGTTCGGATTCAAAGAGCTGCCTTCTGGCATAAAGGTTGCGGGAAGTTTGTCTCTTTCTGATTCAACAGAACTCGCTGGACTCCCTGATGACCTCAAAGTGGGAAAGAATTTGTATTTAGGCGGATGCAAAGGACTCTTGTCTCTTCCTGCGAGTCTTCAAGTAGGAAGATATATTTACTATGATACACGAACAGGATTCTATGATCATATTCGTGAATCTGGTGCCATCCCTGTAGGCCTCAGGCGTAAATTGAAGAAGTATTAATGGGATTTCAAAATGCAAACTGGATATGAAAAAAAAGCTATAGAAATACAAGTAGGGGAAGTAGGGACCGTAAAACTCAATGGCTGCTCCGGGTGTGCATTAGACAGTATTATGTCTCTTTCACGTCTAAATGTCAGAGGACACTTGATTCTATGGGATTGCTCAAACATCAATAAGCTTCCTGATTGCCTAAATGTGGTTTGGGATCTATGTCTCCAAAGTTGCGAAAACCTCACTAAGCTTCCCGACGATCTCAAGGTAGGAAGGAATTTGTATATTTACGGATGCATAAAGCTCAAGAAGCTGCCCGAGAGCCTTCAAGTTGGGGATCTTATTTTATACAACGTCTTCACTGGATTCAGAAGAAGTGACCCAGGAATCCCCTTTCACTTACTCGATAAAATAACAGATGTTGGCAAAAAATAAACACTGGTCATGAAACATCAGATAAAGACACAAGAAATATCAGTCATTAATCTTAGGGAATGTTCTCAAAAGGCACTGTATTCCATAAAATACATGCATGGTTCGTTCAATGCGCAGGGTTGGTTGATCCTCTCGGGTTGCATAGTACTTGATGGGCTTCCCGATACACTCAAAATAGCGGAGCGTTTGAATCTCCATGGTTGCACAGGGCTCAAGAGCCTGCCTGATGGTCTCAAGATCGGAGGGAATTTGCACCTTAATCGGTGCACTGGACTCATTAGTTTGCCCGATGGACTCACCGTGGGAGGGAATTTGTATCTCAATGACTGCACAGGGCTTAAGAGTTTACCTAATGGCCTCAGTATTGCAGGGGATTTGAATCTCTCGGGATGTGCAAACATTAAAACGTTACAGAAAGATCTACGTGTAGGAGGATATATCAAATATGATGAATCAACAGGATTCTATGATCATATATATGAACCAGGGGTGGTTGAATACTTAATGAACGGCGGTAGATTCCAGAAAGTGATGAGATACGATATAAACTGAGCACGATGACAAAGATACATATACGCAAAGTAACAGAAGTGAAACTCGTTCAATGTTCACAGCGTGCGCTGAACTCTATAATGTTTCTTGATGGTAAGTTAAAAATCAAAGGACATTTGAATCTACGATGGTGTAGGGGAATCCCAAAACTCCCAGATGAACTCATGGTTGAAGGTAGTGTTGGGCTCGATCATTCGTATACAGTCAAAATACTTCCTATTGGGCTCAGGATTGGAGGCAGTCTGTGGATCCGCGGTAGCATGATATCATCACTTCCTGATGATTTGCAAGTTGGAGATAAAATATACTATAGTTACAGAAAGGGATCACAGAAGGATGAAAGATTTTTTAGGGAGATTCCAAGTCACCTCATAAATAAACTATATGGCATTGAAACGTGATTCGAATATAAACAATCCATGATAACAATAAAGATAGAAGAAGAAACTTTAGTCAATTTTCAGAAATGTACACAAGCTGCATTAGACTCCATTTTAGTGCTTGATGACAAGATAAGGGTCAAAGGATGCTTGAGTTTCTGGGGATGCACTGGAATTACGACGATTCCTCGCGGAATTATCGTATCGGAGGAACTGAATTTATGGTATTGTAAGAATCTTGTAACACTTCCTTCTGGGATTGGGGTTGGATTAGATTTACATCTAGGTGCCTGTGAACTTCTCCTGTCGCTTCCCGAAGATCTGAGAGTGGGAGGCAGGATTCGATATAATTACAGAACCGGTTTATCCGGCCATGAGCATGAACGCGGTGTGATACCAAATAACTTACGGAAAAAAATGATTAAATCAGTATATTGGTGAAAAATAAAATTAAACACTATGATTGAGATAAAGGTAAAAGAATCAGCGGTTGTAAAATTTATCTGGTGCTCTGATGATGCACTTAAATCTATAGAAGGACTAAGGAGGTTGACGGTTTATGGAAGATTGGACTTATATCAATCTAAAATAAAAAGGATTCCTGACAATACTATGGTTGAAGGAATTCTATCAATAGATTATTGCAGAAAAATAGAGAATCTTCCTACTGGACTAGTGGTCGGAGGTAACCTAGAACTACAGGAATCTACTCATATACGGAACTTGCCAGAGGACTTATTAGTAGGAGGGAACATGAACCTCATGGGTTGTAGCTTAATTAAATCCCTTCCAAAAGGTCTGCGTTTCTCTGGAATTATCTTTTGTGATTCTTCCACCGGGTTCTCAGATGAAACAATATGGGGAAGAAATTGGAGGCACCATATTCCAGACCATCTTAAAGATAAATGCTGGAAATAATTAAATTATGATAAAATACCTTTAAAAATAAAACATTGAAACAGAAATAAAGTGTACAATATGAAGCAGTGTATACAAAAGACACCTGACTATATTGCCTTCTTTTACTTTATTCAATAAACTTTTTGAAAAAAAATGAAAGACAATTACGATTTTGATACGCGCGTTAACTTAAGCAACTGCCCTTTACGAGTGATAGACAATCTTCCTATAGGGATGAAAATAAAAGGAATTCTCAATATAGTTGGAATTAAAAAGGATTTCTCCCTTCCTGAAGGATTATGTGTATCTTGGCTCATGCAGTTAATAGGGGCAGTGAAACTAAAAAGCCTTCCACGCGATATGAAGATAGGCGGATGGATCAATCTACTTGATTGTCAATCACTACTCGATTTACCTGATGATATCTTTATATGTGGTGGAGTGTGGTATAATAAAGAAACTGGATTTATCGCAGCAGGACAAGACATACATGAACTAGAGGAGCGCTTTAGGGCAGAATTTAACATGTTTAACTCCAGCACTATAACACGATGAATATATCACAAATATGTACAGTAGATTTCAGCAAGTGTGATCAAAAGGTGTTTGATAGTATGAAGACAAATTCATGCATAAAAGCACTAACAATAATCAGTCGGAATCCTAGAATCAATAAGCTTCCCGATGGATTGCATATTGGTGGTTACGTTGATATTAGCCGATGCAAAGGAATCGAGGACCTCCCCGGGGGGTCTGAGAGTTCTACACGGCATAATGATGATAGAGACTCGAATAAAAGAGATTCATTCTGATGTGGTTGTTCTCGGCGAAATCGATCTACATGGAAGCCAAAGATTTAACAAAATCCCTGAGAACTTTACGGTATACGATGATTTATGTTTATCTGGAATCCCAATCAGTAATCTCCCAAAAGGATTACATGTACTAGGTAATCTGTTTGTTCGTAACTGTGAATTTCTCAAGGATCTTCCCGATGATTTACGTGTATCTGGTACAATCTATTATTCAGAGAAGACGGGGTTCTACAGAGATAAACGTAAATTTAATAAATTAATTAAACGGTTAAATCTTCGGATTCCCCCTGACTCCGATTTATACTCAATACAGTTATGGAAGAAAAAGCAAGAATAGATATAGGCGCATGTAGTTTACGCGCACTCCGGAGTCTACCCCATGGGATGTGTGTCTGCGGTGCGTTGATATCCAAAACCCGGGTTGACCCTATGTTTCTGCCTGAACAACTAAGGGCGTTGAAGCTTGACTTATACAATTGTCAAGGGGGTGTTGAGGTTTCCCATGGGACATGTATTGCAGACGGTATGTTTCTGGAAAAATGTAGGATATCAAAATTACCCACGGGTCTAATTGTAGGTGACTTAATATATGTATCCAACTGCAAAGATCTAATGGATCTACCCAAAGATATGTTGTTGTCATTGGATGGTAGAGTATATTACAATAATCACACAGGGTTTGCTGGTAATAAAGAGAAACTAGAGGAGTTGCAAGAAAGGTTCCCTGGACAAATAAAAACCTTGTTTTGAAAGTAAGAATTAATTGAGTGTTCAGATAAAAACAAATTTTTTGAATAGTGTTGTGTGTGAAGAACTTTTTCTCTTTGGCGTTACATCAGGTTTTTTTTTGAAGTGGATCGATTCCGTCGTCTTCGCAAAATTCATCTTCTTGAAAGATTTGTACAACTATGTTAATGGTGATTTTGTGCCTTACAGGGGGGAGCTCCACAATTTGAATATTATCACAGCGAAAGTGAAAGATGGGCTATTTCTCACAAGAAGTATGGATGAACTTCCTAAAAATGCCAAAGTCTTAGACGACAAGAATCACAATAGTTAATAAAAGAATATGATATGAGTAAAAATAAACTTTCAAATAGTAATCCAAAAAACGACAAGGCAGTTGTCATGTTTAAGAAAGGAAATTTGAGGTTTCCCAATGGAATCAAGGTCAATGGAATGTTGACGATACATATTGCTGCAAATATCGAGATCACAGGTGATATTGTCTGCGATTATCTGAACCTAAATTCTCTATTTTCTGCCATGCCTCTTATCGTGAGTACGAGATTCATATGCAAAACTGCATCACTGCGTACTGTTGTGCTTCCTAGTGAATCTTTTCAAGATTGGATTCATAATGTGATATTCGTAGAAAAAATCACACTTCATTACTATATGCACCATGCAGTTACTACAGCTATAGAATCTTCACAGGAAGAAGAAAATTATTCGTACCTCGATAAACTAGGATTTAAAACAGATTTTGATACATACAATCATCTGATAATCAGAAGGAAAGGGGATGCATGATGAAATATCAGGAGTTCAAAACAAACATAAATGATGCTAATTTTCTTCCCTTTTCAGGTGTTAGCAAGATAACTATAAGGGATCTTTCGAAGATATCTGTGAAGAATCACATAAGAGTCCGAGGGGTGATGTCTTTGGCCACAAAGGTTGATATGAATTCTGATCTCACACACACATTCCCTCATGGGTTCTCGTGTGAAACACTAGAGTTTGCTAGAGGACTTGTATCAACAATTTTAAACAGTACTGGATTGATTGGGCCCTCGTTCAAGTTTCTTGAGCTGAACGTATTTCTTTTTTTTATGCCTTTACACGCAGCGAGAGACATCATCAAGTCTCATGATGAATGTCTACGGGTATACTGCAAAACGGACTTAAGCAATAGTGACAAGGATCTCAAAGGAACTGGTTTAAAATATTTACCTGTTGCAAAAAGTAATACGCCCAGAGAACTATACTGGACTATAGTGAGTCGAAAGTAAAAGGCTACGTAAGATCTATGAGATTTTGCAAGTTCACATAAGAATATATAAAAGAAGAGAAATGATGTAGAGTTATGATAGATGAACTTAAAATAAAAACAATCACAGAAATAAAATTGCAACGCTGCGAAGGACCAGTAACGAATAATCTCCCAAGGGGCATGAGAGTGGACGGCAATTTAATATTTGATTATAATCCGGATCTGATTAAAGCGCCAGACGATCTTCTAGTTAATGGGTCCTGTTCATTTAGAGCGTGCGACAATCTTAAACACGTGTCAGAGAATTTAATCGTCAAAGACTCATTATTGATCCAATACTGCCAAAATATTACTGAATTGCCAAAAGGGATGATTGTATACCGCCTATTTCTTAGTGCGAACAAGAATCTAAACAAAATTGCAGAAGATATATCAGTCAGGTTATTATCCATGCGGGGGTGCGTCAATATCAATAAACTTCCTAAAGCATTCGCCGGAAGGAGTATGGTATTCCTTGATATAAAGAATTCTGCTATTGATGAAATACCAGATGGAATGAATTTGGAATTGCTCAACATAGAAGGATGCCGGTCTATCCAAGATCTTCCTCAGAGTCTGACTGTCATCGATGAAGTAGTGTATAATGCTGACACCGGATTTGCATCTGACAAGAAAAAAATCAAAGAGCTCAAACAAAGGTTTAGGATGAGGTTTGCGCGAAATAGAAGGTGGAGATGATGAAGACCGTAAAAATAAATAAATAAAATCATCAAAATGCTGAAAAATATAGCCATTTTCACAACAGTGGAGATCGACAGAAATACTGTGATAAGGGATGGGTCAAAAATAAAAGGCAATCTTCGTATAGGGTATAGGTCAAAAACTTTACTAAATCTACCAGTAGGACTTAGAGTAAAAGGCGACATAAATTTATACTATGAGCAGGATTTAGTTTCGCTTCCAGAAGGACTTGTAGTATTACATGATATTGATCTACGAGGTTGTATGGAATTGAAATACATACCTACAGATGCAATCATAGGCGGCGAGATACACTATGACGGTAACACATATGAAAAAACTGTAGATGTATTGAAGAAACGATTTAAAGGTAAGGTGATCTATGATAATGATTGATTCTCACTTCTTACTGAAGAAGTAGTGAACGTCCTGGGTTTCGTTGTATACGAAGAATATCGCAGCTTCATCGATGGGTATGTCCATCCCTAAATGCTTGGATATGTAGTAAAATTTCGCCCTTCCGTTTATAGAGTTCTTTGGGAGATTTGATTCCCCTACGAATTTCATAAATTCTTCTCTTGTTATCTCAGTGGAGTCTCCTACGTCCCCTTCGTCGGGATTACCTACCTTTTGTGCCATGCTAGTAGCATCCGTAAATATGTCGCACACGGGCATTCTATTACCTGATTCCATATTGACGTCAATGCAGCTTCCTATGTATTTGGCGCCTTCGTTGATTTTTATGCTTTCTACTACTCCCTGCACTGGAGGTACGCCAAGAGATGAATGAAAGGCTTGTGAGTCTTTCTTGTATCCTTCTTGAGTTTCATCTGTGACGTCCTGTGTGTACTGCCATGACCACGTCAATTCGCTAGGGGTTTCGAAACCATAGAAACTGAGAACTTCTTTCTGTTTTTCTGACTCATTCTTCCCATTCCAGTTGTGGCCTATACAGATGAATCCAGCATTTTTCCCCTCTATGGGATTCGCTCCGCCGAGGGTCGTGTGCATGTTTTGCATCCACGTCAGCCTCTCTATGAGTTTCTGGTATTCTGCGTTTGCTGAACCCCATCGTATGCTAGCAAAAAATATGACTGCGTCTGATTCAAATATTTCACGGCTGATTCTCCAAAGCTCGTCCTTATTATCATTCACACTCGCCCAACATCTATGGAGCCCTGATGGATTTTTCTTCTTGTCCTTTAGGATGGCATCTTTCACTCCACATGTATTTCCGGATGCATGACTAACATTTCCTTCACACGGGAGGATGTTAAGCCGTGGAACATCTATCCATGAAGTGGGGTGAAGAACCTGGCTCTTTATATGTAGCGCAAGTAGTGTCGACCTGGGAACCTCAGGAGAATGGCCTCCGAGGTCATACCCTGTGTTGTAGGGATACCTTGTACTCGTGGTGAGGAACAGCGTTTTTTTGCTATTGTTATTCAAAAAATCCACTGTCATCTGAACAGGGTTGGAGCTAGAGTAGTCTAACGATACATCTGAGTTTCCTATGTAGGGCACGTTACTTTGTTTTTTTTTTTAATTGAATTCCGCAACTTTCCACTTATCCGGGGCGGATTCTATCTTCTCTGTTGATATCCTGATTCCCGATTCGTTGAGTGAATCCATGTCATCATTGACTTTGAAGTGACTTGTGAATTCTTCGCACACAACTTCATTGGGTACATGTTCAGTGGAATCATGTAGCCATGTCACTCCGAGGGAACACATGATTCTATCCACTGATTCATTTTTGAACTTAACATCTAGATTCCCTAGAACCTTGAGTTCAGAGCACCCAGGATCATTCTTCAGAACAACAAGTGTCTCGTATTCACTTCCTAAACCTAACTTATGTAAGAAGAACCTTGACATACATCCATTTCGGTGTTACAATTCTGGTATAATATACACAATTCTTTCTAACGGATGAAATTTTTTTTATCAAAAATTGAACAAACGTTTCATCACAGAATCTCAGGTATATATACACCTATCGGATGGTTTAATAAAAAATGCAATCGGAATTCACACCCCGGGAGCGGAGAAAAAAAGTAACAACATGGAATTTTTGGGCGTTTCGAACATAATAAGCATGATAGAAAAGATAGGAGTACTCCAGACGATCTTCGTCACTATTGTGATGACATGTATCTATCTGCTATCACGTCACTGGTTAAAACGCATAGACTCAAACTATGAGAAGATAAAAAAAGATAACGAGATCCTCCAGGATAAGATAACAGCGCTAAAGACTGAACACGAGGATAAGATGTCATCGATAGAGGCCGAGATAAAGAAGAAACTCGACCAGAGGACAAACTTCATGAAGAACCACCCATTTTTCTCAACCATGGATTATCTTGTGGATGTGAAAATACCCGGGATATACTACCGATCACAGTTCAAGAAGATTGTGTTCACCGATATACTTGTTAACATGGTATCGAGCGCCAATGAAGTTTTCAAAAATTTCGTCTTCGATTCGAAGAATTACGAAACCGGAGCGATAGAATTCAGGAACAATATAACCACGTCCATGAAGAACATGCACCAGTCATTCGCTGCCGCATGTAACAAGGACGCGGTACCTGCTATTGTCATGGAATCTTTCAGCGCGTGGGTGGCGCCTCTGACGCGTTTTGTGTTCTCTGCGACAGAGAGTATATGCGACAGCAAAATGTATGAAACTAACATAGATAAGATAAACACGATACTGAGCATCAATCTTGCAGTCTATGACGAGATGGTTTCTAATATAGAGGTGTATTTAGACGAGATAAATGGCGATTTCAACGGACTCACATACAAAGGAATCGTGTGTGAAGAAGAGCACCACCATCATCCTTAGATGTCGTCGGCTCCTGCGAAGTCTGATGGCTTTTCTTCCCGTAGGCGCTTCTTTATCTCCTCAAAATTCATGTCGTCTAGCTTTTCTTCCTTCTTCTTTTCGTCGAAGTCCTTGCTAACGAGCATGAGGGTTTTTCCATTCGGAGATTTTGTTATATCCTCGAATGATACGCGCATTCCTTTGAGTCTTCCTTTTTTCTTATTTGCTATAAGAGACAGTTCAAGATCTGCCAAAGTTAGCTTTTTGTTTCCCTTTGTTCCAACCGGAATGCCATCTAATGTGAGGACCACTTCTCGCAGCGGGGATCCTTCTACCTTCTTTTTTATACCAAGGGACCTAAGGGGCATGAAATCACCATCTCTTAGTTTTGCGTAAAACACCGATGAGTTATCGGATGGAACTATCCGGTATTTTGATGCATTGTTCTTCACCCATGAACTAAGTTCTTCTTGGCGTATGATGAGGTTCTGCCCTTCTGATATGAGCTTTACGATTATTCTTCCTGACGTGTAAAACCATGGGCATGATTCGAACACAGCAGGATTTTTTGAATCATTGTTACACGCAACATTGAGCCTTGTCATGAATGTTCTGAAGCTCCGGCTGACTTCATCATCAGACTCACAGAAAGATTCGTAGTAACTGTCTATGTAATTATTCTTTCCTGTATTCCAGGACTTAATTGGATTATCATCGGAGCCATACTTACTCTGTCCCATGCACATGTTCCATGCATCGTATATCACCATCATCATGGTATTGAATACAGAGAAGTATGATGCACTAATGGGATCATCACCAAAAATCCCCACAAAGTCTTTGTTCAAGTACGGTGATATCCACGATAGAAGCACATCATCTTCGATCTCTTCTATATCCCCGTATGCTATGTATTTCCAAGCGCCACTAACTATATCCCATACGATGTAGTCGATTGCCAACACAGCTACGGCAGGAAGGGCTTCATTGACAGAGGACTCATTCACCTTTTTTTTGAAGAGAGCGGATACCTTTTTGAACAGCCCATCTAATGAATTAGAGGCGCTCGGTATCACTTTTTTTCCGATCTTCAGGAGATCTTTTCCCACCTGAGCTGCCGCGATGGCCTGAGTGGGATCCGAACGAACGACCCCTGACACTGTGAGATTTGCTAGATCGTCGTCATTCTTTATGTAATCAATGAGAACTGATTTAGCACTGCTTGCATCTGGCCATCTGTACCACTCCTCTATAACGGAGCACAATACATCTGCGTATGTTCCTTCCTTTTTCTGCTGGATGAATTCGTGTAGTTTAATGCTAAGGTTCGTGTTTCCGATTATATCCTCGGCCTTTGCTTCAATGCCATATAGCTGCTTGTAACTACTTGCGATGGTTGATTTCACGAAGTCGGGAGAGTCTGATTTTCTTTTAGTCCAGCCCTTTAGTATTTTTTTGGCATTGACGTACTTATTTGGATTCCTCGACGGGCGCACATCGGGCATATTACGATAAGCCTCGATGATTTTTGCCATGTACTTTGACTTGGGCTTCATCTCGGTTAGTTCATCTACCTCATTTACAATATTCCATTTTTTAAAGTCTTTGATCATGAGCTTAGTTTTTTGAACATAGAATATGTCGAGAACGTCATAGCATTAAGTTTCATAAGCGATTCCATAAATGTGGAATCAAAGTCTTTGAATAGTGAGTACGACTCATACGGGGCTTCTGCTGTCTTCTTACCAGAGGCGATACGCTCTATATTTTGTATAGTTGTCGTGTAGTATGCCCCAGATATCTGAGATGAAATGTCTCCCAATTCTGTGAATAGGGATGTGCTAGGCACATTCTTTGATGCCCTTCTGCAGAAACTAAGAACGCCTTCGAGTGCATCCTTTGTGAGATCTTTGTCGAAATCAGAAGAGTTATTTGTCAAACATGCAGTATCTATCCCTCGGTCTTCGAGTTTTGAATTAAGTTCAGACCTGTCCGCTAGACCAAAGAGGAATGCCAGTTTTTTCCAATCTTCCTTCACCCCGGAATCCAGTTTTTTATCGCTGTACTCAACATCAGATGAACCGAAAACATTTGTGAGAAACATGCTCGTTCTATCCGATCGAAGAGATTCGAACCATTCTGTTTCAAACCAATCACAGAACTCTTTTGCCTGTTTTTTCATATCATCCAGGGGCACATCTTCTCCGGCTTCCTTTTTGATGATGGCCTCTAATACCAATTTCTTTTCCTGGGTTTTGTTTAGACCCATTCTCGGCAGATTCTCCAGGACCTGAGAAGATTGACACAAGAAATTCTTCTTTTGTGCAATATCGGCGAAGAAATTGAAGCAGTGCTTTAGAAGAATCCTCTGTGAAGAATACGCTAAAAATTCTTTGGTTGTGCACCCAGATTTTGAGAGCTGCGATAGCCTTGGAAACGAAAATTCAACTCCATGGTCTCTTATCCACGTGCTCGCATTAACCTCTGCAATATTTTTTTCCATGAATTGTGTTTATAGTTTATCGGCCAAATATAGAATCACGACGCTACTTTTCCATCAGCGCATTGTAGAGCTTTATCGGGATTATCAACCTCGATGAGCCGTCTGTCCTCAGGGCCTTGAGTAATCTAGGGTATTTTGTTTTGGAGTACCCATTTGAATTACCCCAGTAAATTATCTGGGTTCGTATCTGGCGAACGAGAAACTTTATATCTTTTTTAGATTCTATCTGCGTCATCAGAGAATCATATTGAGATTTTCCTATCTGATTCTCTGACAGCAACTTGCTTATTATTGAAGCCATTGTACTGCTGGAGTAGTGTATGTAATACACGTCAACTCCTTCGTATACGTCTTTTCTTACATCAGGATCCTGTGCTTCTTCTTGGTCTGTTATTTTTTCCTGGCCTTTTTCAGCTTCGGCTGATCCAGAAGAACCATCTGGCATCTGAATCATCTTTGCCATTCCTAACTGGTCGTAGACCCACGCACACATTCCTATGACAACCAACGATTGGAATAGATAGAATAGGTCTGTTGTGAGAAGAACGCTGGACCATGTTTTACTGGATTCCGCCTTTTCCCTCAATTCGAGAGTTTTCTTTATTGCTATGCTGCATACGTAGTTGATCGCAGATAGACCACTCGTCATTGAAGGTATGGGAGCCACTAGACCTGCATCAACGACAAATCCCTCAAAAGCGTCCTCGGGAGATGGGGATATTCCCGTTTTTATCGATAATGGTTTGTACTCATTCGAGCTGAGCCATTTCACGTGATCATCGTCATCAGCTATGTTTTTAAAGAGCCAAGATACTGCACGCTTCCAGCTTTTTTCCGAAAAGTACGTCGTCAACATGCTCACTGCTTGCTTTAACGCAGAACTCCCTGGTTGTTTCTGTATGTCTATATGAGCAGATCCTTTATAGAGATCAATTCCTAGATTTCCCCCTGATAAGAATTCATCCATCTTTAAAAAATAGTCCGCGACAGTCTCTCGTTCTGATTTAAGGTCCTCGAGGTTCTTTTTGCTGAACCAAGTTCCTTTCATCTTTGACCTAGCAGTACTGCGTTCCTCTGAGGTAAGCATCGTTGCAGCGATCGTTCCATTCTTTACGTTATTCCATGTTTCCTTGGCGAATGTGTTCACCACTTTTGCAGCAAACACAGAAAGTATATCGTCTTCCTTCAGCAGTGGGGTGTATGCATTTCCAGATGTGGGAAAGTCATTTTTCATGAGATCAAAGTCCCACATCCAGTCGGAAACTTTCACCTGATTCATTTTCTTCCCCTCGAGGTTTATACCCTCTCCCTTCTTTTCATACAGCACGCCTCCAGTAAACAGATCACCGACCTCTTTGTTCTGGAACCGTACTTCTGGTAAAAACTCGTCTATTTTCTTAAGATTGTTCATACGTCTATATATTTCTATCCAATTCATTCATGACCCATTCGAGAAGAACTGGTATCTCATTTATCTTCGGGGATTCGCTCTTTAGATTGGCTACAACTTTTATATTTTTCCATGCGTTCACTGTTTCGGTGTCCATCACTCCGTTTGGAACAACACTAGAAACTCCTTCTAACAGAATCTCCGCCTGTTGAAGAAGAGACTGCAATCTTGTTACATTTTCATGTGAAACGTTCTCAATTCCTTCATTGGCTTTCTTTGGAATTAGCATTGAACAAGTTTCATTCATCATGCACAGTGCCATTATATCTCGCATGACAGAAAAATAGTGCCCATTAGTTCCGTACTTATCTATGAGGGATCCTTTTTCAGGAGAGCGCCCTTTGATAGTGCTTGTCACCTCATCAACGTAATCACCAAAAATAGAATTAAGTATTTTTGATTGTCCTATTTTTTCATATCCAGAAGGGGTTCCTGCGATAAACGACATCGCCTTGATACAGTTGCCCAATTGGCCACTTCCAAATAAAGAGGCTGATAGGTATTTTCCTGACTGAAATGGACTGTTGCTCGATGGAATAGAAGCAAGGCACGTGAACAACCAATCGCACCATAGTGCAAAATCACTAGCAGAACTTTTATTAGACTGGATTGTCTGCATTTCTTCATTGAATTTTTCGAGGTTCTTTAGCTGTACGTCCTTTCCCTCATCCGACTGCATAAAACGATAAACATCAGTCTTTACTCTTCCTGATTCAACTGTGTTTTTAAATGATGAAAACATACCACAGAACACGGAAGCGCCGTTTAATGCAGCTGCAGCATCCCCGGAATCACCGCGGAGGTTTTCGGTGTAGAATAGATTCTTAACGCCCTTGTCCGATAAAGACAATTTATGGTTACCGAAACGAATAGGTGAACCATTTTCATAAAAATCAGACAGTCCTTCCTTTCCTTTTTCTGATACTTTAACAAAAACACTGTACAGATCCTTTGATTTGTTCAGCTCAGTCAACATGGAAAACATCCCATCTTGGTTGCTGATCAAACTATCCCGATAGTATGAAAAGTATGTTATAGGCTTACTTATGAACGCATCTTGTGTGTTTGCCGCTATATCTGCGATTGTTTTTTCTGTCCCCGATTCTGAATATTTAACATCAGTCGGGAGAGCTTCCTGTTTGAACCCTGGTATGCTATCCGAAGATGTGGTCGTGCTGAATGAATTAAGGTCTATGTATTTGTTTATACTATCACTAACGCCAGCTGTAGCGCTTCCTCTAGCGTTTGATGCTACATTCTCAGGAGTCTCTCCTTTTGAGAAAAATTCACGCCTCATCCATTCGCCAACCGCAAACAGAAAAATACTAGCTGTTACCCATTTAGACACTTTGTATAACTTCTTCGCCTTTGCCAATACATTAAGATTCTTCTTAGGACCTTTCACGTCGCCAGAAGATTCAATGGAATCTGTTGCATCATTCTGAAGCTCCTTGCCTGCATCATCCACCAATCCTTCGGCCTTTTTGTTTAGCTCGTCTCTTAGTTCACTTCTTGAACTTGTTCCCATGCTAGATGCGTCACTTATAGCATTGTCCACATTCTGTAATATCTCCTGGGGCTCATCATTTTTCAATGAATTGACTATATCAGCAACAACTTCATCTGCTGGTTTTACTGCTTTTGACGCTTTAGCTGAAAGCTTACCTACATTCTTCTTCCATCTGTTTCCATCCTTTATCAAACCGTTCACGGCTGATATCTCAGTGTCATAATCCTTGAGTTTGCTCGAGGCTGCTATCAAATAATCATCCATCGAATTCTTCGCCTTCAAGAGAGCGTTCTTCGTCTCTCCTTTAGGCCAATCGATAAAATCAGTGAAGTCCTCTATTCTTTTATGTGTATCCTGTAATTTTTCTACCTGTTTTCCGAATTTTTCAAAATTCTTTATGGCATCATCCAACTCCTGTTTACTCATGGTGTTGTATGCCTTTTTGAAATCATCGACGAGGTCATTCGCATTTTTCTTCAGATTGATGCGAACCTCCAACGGGAGTTCTTTGAATTCTTTCTGCGACAATTTCTCGAATGCTTCTCGTATCTCTGGGGTGAAATTCTTCCATTCCTTTTCAGTGAATTTGAAGAGGTTGGAAACATACTTAGGTATGTTTTTTAATAACCCTGAGCCAGTGGCTTCATCTATAGATTGGTTTTTATTTTCTTCCCACTGATTAAAATTCTTTATCATGACAGATTTATTTTACTTTTTAGATGGAGCACCTTTCTTTGACTGCTTTTCATTACCAGCAACCGGTTTATCCAAATTTTGTGAAATAGAAGAGCCCTTTAATTTTTTGGACAAAACTGATTCCAACTCATCCTTTAGACTCGAAACGAGTTCTTTCCATTCACCCTCCTCAATGTCCTGCTTTCCGTTCGCATCCTCGATTCGATTCGTCAACTCCTCGTTGCGTATCATTTTATGAGAATTATTGATGAACGCCCTCAAACCGTACTTTAATGTCTCCAGCAAAAACGGGGTTACGAGTTCTCCGAAGTTCATTAGTCTGTAAGACTCCTTGAGCTTCGGGTCTTTGGAAACATTTATGATATACCAAGACAAAACATTATCGTATTTTTTATACATCTCTTGTATTGTAGCTGCGTCATTGTGTATAGATTCTCCTGATGGAGAGAACACTATCTTTCCGTGACATAGTATACACGCAAAGGACTTACCTTGCTTCTGTATGTAGTTTATCCAATCGGCTGTGTTCTTGATCTCAACGGTGTTATCACCAACTGTGATGACGATCTTCTTCTGATCGCCTTCCAGCTTGTTTATCACTTCTTTTTCCGGAAACCATTTCTGCACAACTCCGTCCATAACAGCCGACTTCAATTCTCCCATGGCGGTCCATACTGACTTTCCATTTTTGATCACGTCATACACAGGTTTTGCCAGATTATATGCAAGTCCTATTGTTACGTCATTTCCAAATTCCAACGTCTTCAGGAGCGCATCTTTAGCCCCGAGTTCTGATACTGTATTTGTGGAAGATTTTACGTCGTATGAAGCAACATTTCTTGCAGCATACTTTATCGGCATGCTGAGATCAACACCAGAAGAACTCTTCAATTCTGATTCAGGCTCCGTCGTGGGTTCAAAAAACCACGAATTTAATTTCTCGACAGTTTTTCCAACATCTGAAGTCCCGAATATGTCCATGAACCCTGTGAGGTTGAGTATGTTAACTATGGTTTTTTTATCGTTTGAACTAAGATCATCATAGCTCTGGGCGAATGCGTTCGATTCCTTGTCGGTTAACATTACAGAACCTTTGAAGTTTTCAATACTCATCTGAGTGAAGTAATTGACCTTCTTGGACATTCTTTCCATCATGTCGTTGAGATCATACACGATGTTCTTTATCTCCTGTATGTTAGGATTATCCGATGTTTTTAGCGTTTCGTAGAACGCCATGTTGTTTATAAAATGTAATCCGCCATCCTTTTCGTTTGAATCAAGAAACTGAGTGTATTTCCTGGTCTTGATGTCGACCGCCTTTGCAGCCTTTCCGATGCTCTCATCTATTTCAGCAAGGGATTTTATCGCAAGTATGATCTTCACAAACGGTTTCCATTTCGATCCAATAAGCCATGACATGCCAAAAGACTCTAACATGGAATCATCGATTCCTTCTGCAAGTTCATTTAGTATATCATCTGCTATTGGCGAGGATTTTGAAAGGAACGATGGAACAGGAAAAAGATCATACTTCTTGGAATTTTCTCCTGAGAATTTTTCAACGTCGAAATCAAACGTTCCATCTTCTTTAATAAACTGTGAAAAGAGTCCAACAGACAATGCTTGTTGGTTCTTGAGCTCATCTGATTGGGCTGCTATTTTCAGCGAATCGAACACTGCGTCGACTGCTTTTGCAATATCTGAATCCGCTTTTTCAGCATCAAATTCAACAGTGAACCTGCTGCTTATAGGATATTCGGTGAACATGCTTATGTTCTTGTTCGCAAACGCCTCGATGAAATCACGCCTGGACTCTTTAGTAGATACCACATCAGAGGCTCGCTGGTCAACGAGGAACATCTTCATGCATGATTTGTAGATATTCTTGAGGCCCTCAATGATGTCTTCCTGTGCTGATTCGTTCCTTCTTAGTATCTTCTTTGCATTTTCGATTCCTTTGGAATTCTTTACTCTAAGGTCAATTTGCGAAGAAAGAGCCTTTATGAAAACCTGGTAGTATATGTAGATGAAAAATGTTTCAACATACTCATCATAATATAGCTCTCCTTTTGACTTTCCGTCTTTTACGTAACTCTTTTCACCGAATGCTTGAATTTTTTTAGCATTGTCCAATCCAATTCCAAAAGGACTCGTCGGACCCGTGCTAAAAAGATCCTTGAATTTACCGTATGAAAAATTGCTATCATTGAAGAATCTTTCGATCTTACTGTACATGTCCTGAATGGAATCAGCTTTCACGAAAGACGAGAGCTTTTCTGGTTTTGCGTTATCCCCTTTTCTGGTTATATCGCGATCGATCGTTTCGAGTAAATGTTGAATTTTCATCTATTATTGGTCTTGTTGTTTTCGTGCAACATGAATATCACTATTCGGCTGCTTCTTCCTCGGTTGCTCCACCTTCTTGCGGGCTCTCTTCAGGTGTCTCTGTTTCCTCTGGTGCCTCTTCGGTTTCGGGTTCGGATGTAACTTCTTCTGAAGCTGATACTGTTTCGCTGGATTCTTCTGTTCCTTCTGACTGAGATTCTTCCGATTCCGCCGTAGCTTTCTCAAGCAGGGACTTATTCTCTTTCAGCTCAGTCTCTGTGAAGTCCAGGAATTGTTCCACAAGCCAATCAACAGAGAAGAACGCTTTGTCGTTCTGATCCTTGAAGTCTCTGAGTTTTGTGATGTGGTCTATCTCCTTCTGGAGTATCTCCATCTTCTTCGCTTTTTCGAAGAGGTTATCGCTGTTGAACTTTATTCCTATGCTACTCTTGAGGATGATGTCATCCTTTAATTCAGGGTACTTTAGAAGGAACATTGTCCATACAGGCTTCCATATTATCTCCTGGAATCCAGATCTCAGACGGTTTATGAACTTGGCAAATCGTATCTCGTCTCTCTCGGCACCATCCGCGTTAAACGTTATTGTGCCGCTACCACCATCTTGATTGAACCGGCTGAATGGTACGTTAGATTCCTGTCTCATCTTGTCCCTGAAGTACTTCAGCGCGTCCATGTTTGAAAGATCAGGACCACCATTTTCAACGGCATCTATCGACACCTGTTCTCCGCCTTTGTTTGGGAATATGTAGTTCTTGTAGAATGGAATGTTCGGCCTTCCTTGAACAGAAAGCTCACCACTATCGTTATCGAGGTACAGGTCTTCCCTGTATATCGCGGCGAACTGACTGAGGCTTTGAACCCATCTCTGAGGACTCTTTGTGCCCACCGGAACAACCATCTTCATTCGCCACTGGGAGTTCATTATGTTCCATATCACTCTCGAGTTCTCGAGAACTCGCAGAAGGTTGAAACTCCTTACAAGTGGTTCTATGTACGATATAGGACCCACTCCAGTTCTGGCGTAGGATATGTATATGATCTGTGAATCGTACAGCATTCTCTCCTGCGAGAGGTTTCCTGCATATTGGACCCACACCTTCTTCTTTTGGCCGCCTTCGTCTATTATATCGGGCCTAAGACTCGATGGGTCAAGTTCCTTAAAGCCTATGATCTTTTTACCCATTTGATCGAATACCATCTCGAATGCGAGGGCTCCTTCTATCAGGAACTGACGGAAGAATGCGAAAGCCTGGTGATCTTCATTGAAACGAAACGCAGCATATACGTGATTGAATATTTCTTCAAGGTTAGATTTTATCTCTTCTGCCTTATCATCGCTGACGACGCTGGTTATTCCTTTGGTGTCTATATAGCAGAACCTGTTCTTGTTGTCGTAAACGATGCTCTCGTCTGCTATGATATTGATGATAAAGTTCACTTCTCCGTTACGGCTGAACTTCCTGAGCATTTCTCGCTTTCCGATGTAGTCCTTATCGAAATACGTGACATACTTTTTAGGCCCGATGTCCTGCATCGCAAGCGCGTACTGGAGTTCAGTCTGTGTGAGCAGATCCGCCCCGGCAACACTAGCTAAGGTCGATTCAGTGGATCCTATCGCCATGGATTGCTTTACCACCATGTCATCATAGGACATTCCGAGATTCGAGATCTTTCTCAGTGTCGTTGCAAGTCGGGCGACGACGCCACTCTGTTTTCTATCAAAAAATCCTGCCATCTATTCTCCTAGTTTTGGTGCTGTATATATCTTTTTGAGCGCAGTTGAAAATGAAAAAATCCAATTAACGCTAAAAATCGCAATGGATCAAGTGCTTCCAGTGTCTGTAGTCTATGCATCTCAGGGTGTTCCTGAGTATCAGACGATTGTCATATTTCCTTATCCTAGGGTTAATGTTCGCTGAACCGAATAGGAATTTTCTGGTGCCTTCCTCATGCAGAGGCAATGCCCTCTGTTCTGGTACATTTTTGTGCAAAAATTCCATATTTTCTTGCAGTATGAACCCGAACATCGTTAAAATTGCTTTAAACAATCTGGCGCGTTCTCCTGGATCGATGCTCTTTATTTCAAACCCGTAATCAGTAAAAACATCATTGACGGCGAGTCCGTTCATGACACAGAAGATTGTATGCCTCGTGGCCTTATTATCCTTCTGTGAAACGAACGTGTATATTTTACCTGGAACCATTCCAAGCCCTGATGATATCATCATGTCATCGGTTGTGTCCTTGAATGAATCCCGCCAGGATACATAATATTTGTTGGATATAAAATCCAATGCATCTTTCGATGATATGATATCGTCCCCGAGAATTGAAGGCCCTCTTCGGTACACATCATCGATGTTTCCTATTATGTTCGATGGTTCTATCATAGGCCAAGATTCTCCTCTGTCCAAACTTTAAATTCAAACCCTATAGACTTTGCATACAATTCTGCTGCCTCCCACTTGGCCCTATTTGTTACGTATGTCTCCAGATGTTGTCTGTATCTTTCCATGGTCTTGAAAGAACCTGGATTCTTCATCTCAAACAGAGTCTGGTTTTTAGGTTTTATCTCGACGAGAAAATTCTTGATGGTCCCATCCGGATCTGAGAACTTATAGTAAAAATCAACAAAGTAACGATGCGTCTTCCCATCGATCGGGGAAACGTATGGTATTGCTATGGGCTCACTCGACCAGGATATTACAGATTCGTTCGTATCACACATTATCATAAAGATCCTCTCCCAGGAGGAACGATATATTATGTTTGATATATTCCCAGTGTATTTATGGGGGTTCGACGGAATGAAATATCCCTGCTTGAATGTTGAGTTTGGATTTGGTGCAAGTTCTTTTATGCTTTTCATGATCTAGTGAATATATAAAAAGCATCACACAATAAACTTGAAAGGAAGAGAATGAAGGATGCTTTACGCATGCTTAACAGCGAAACACCTGGGTTTGGTGAGAGAAAAGAAAAAACCCATTCAACGTACAGAATGGATGACCAGGTTAGAGAAATGGCAGATCTTGTTATCGTCATTCGTTCATTGATGTTTGGAAATCGTGCAGAAACTTACACGAAACTGTACGCGAACCTAGTAAAAGAAGAACTATACCGACTAAAGAACCATGAACGGTTCGCAGAGGTGATAGAATCCACCATAAATAAAGATAACGAGAATAAGGAAAGTAACTAGATGTTACTAATACCATCCGACTCGTTTATGTTTATGATGCGAATGTTTTGCGTCTTTCCATGGAGCTTCTTCCAGCCTTTAGCAAGACCATTCTTTGCTATTTGTGTATAATACGCAAATGCGTTGCTTGACATGTTAGGATCGAACCCCCTCCAATATCGAAGAAGATCCTCGATTGCAAATGCTATGCAATCCTTTCTATCCTCTTCATATTTGAACTTCAGCGCCTTTGATAGCTCATTTGGTATTACTATGAGCATCTCTAATGCTAACGGTGTTAATTCCCCATCCCTTTTTGAGATTATTATCTCTTGGAATAATTTCTTTTGATCTATGTATTTTGCCATAACAAATTATATCATTTTAAGTATAGTTTGTTAACTATTCAGATATTGTCTTTATTATCGAGGCAAGTTCATAGTATAGTGTGTTCAACCTATCTGTTTCTATCTCCATCCTGTCTAAATCCTGAGTGATGAGTCCTATGGAATGCAGTATCTCTTTTAATTGATCAACTGACGTCAATAGATCGAGCTTTTTACTTTCCCGTTCTTGGGTCTCCTTCGCCTTCATCATAACTCCCTGATAGTCAACATCATCGTAATTAAGTTGACCTTCAAGAAACATGTCGATTGATGTTATGTTTTTCATAAGCAGTGTATGTAATTTTAAAGGGGACTTTTAAGAAGTAATCATTTCCATATAAAAAACCCCCTACACTGAGAAGTTATAGGGGGTGTAGATTAATTACTCATTCAGTCAGAGTTATTCTTCTTCTATCATTCCGGATCCAGAGCCTTCTAGATCTTCATTTTCTTCTTCGCCATATTCATCGTCGTCATCGACATCTTCTGCAGCCTCTGTACCAAAATCAGAGATTTCTTCGCCTTCGTCGTTCATTGTTTCATCGCCTTCGCTGTAGTTCTCATATGCTCCATCATACTCATCATATTCCTCATCATCATATGAAAATGGTTGGACTGTATCTTCTATTTCAATTTCATCATCATTGATATCGTCGAGGCTCTTATAACCATAATCGTCACCCTCTTCTGCTTCTTCGCGCTCCATTTCGTCATAATTAAATTCCTGATCTTCTACGCTAGTGTCATCATCATACATTGTGTGGTTAGGTTCCGTTTCGTGCCCATCATAAAACACTATGGATTCTTCCATTTCTCCTTCTTCGTCGAACGGGCGTTCTTCGAGGGGTGTACCAAACTCATCTTCTTCAGCAGCAAAATCTTCAGCATACTCTTCGGTTTCACTGTCCATTCCATACTCATCCTCAGAAGGATATAGTTCTTCATCTTCCTCGGGAGAATAATCACCGAATCCTCTTTGTACCCTTTCTTCGAAGTTCTCCTCGTCTGTATCATATACTGTTCCAAAGTCTGGGTGCTTCATGACAGCAGAAGGGTCATTGTACAGTCCTTCAACCTCTTCAGGGGATACTTCTTCAACCTCGTCAAATTCTGTTTCCATGAAGGATTCTTTCAACTTCTTTGCACCTTTCATGCTCTTTGTGTCAAGAGGAGTGGCCTTCGAACCCTTTATTGCGTCTATCGCAGCTTCAGCTGAAGCTACTCTGCTCTTCTTAACAACGGGGTCCAAGATGCTTATCTCGTTTCCGTTGCAACGGCAAGTGCTGCCATTTTCCAGCATTACGGTGAATTGCTTGTTAACTCCATCTACTGAAAGAACTGTTCCGTTTCCCTTTTTTCCCACCTTCACTTTATCGCCTACTGCGGGAATGGGAACAAAACTCATCATTTCGTTCAGCTTCAACTGTGCGGAGTTATACGTCTTCTTCAGGATATTCAATTCGGAATCGAGTGATTTGAACAGCATCTGTATGTGCTTGTTTTCGTTCACTGCTTCGTCACTTTCCATTGCAGCTTTAACCTTCCTGTGTTCCCTTTCGATTTTAACCAGGTTCTCAAATATTTTTGAGATGACATCCTTTTGTTTTTGGATTCCGGCTTCTTCTTTCGTGAGAACTTCGGAGAATGCTTCAGAAATGTCATACGATAATTTTTCCATGACAAAATTCCTCAGCTTCCTTGCTGATATAAAATCAAGGCACCTTGATTCATTCATTGCACCGTTTCGGAAATTGACCAAATAATTTTTGCCTTTCACGATGTTGATGCGAACGCCTTCGAATATGTTTGACTTTATAGTCTTTGCGAAATCGATGTCCATCAATTTCTGTGCATGGAGGTTGAGAGTCAGTGCGTCGTAGAGGTTCTTTACCTGCGAACGATCCACGATAGATGCCATGTTAACTCTGTGTGTCAACTGATCACGGCTGATCTTCTCTTCATTCACATATATGCTACCGTCATCTGTGAGGCGGATTGTCGTGCTGCCCATCGGTACCATGATAGAATCTTCGAGTATGTACGCGCCTGTCCTTGACATTGCACCGTGTATTTCAACGAGATCACTACATTCCTTCAAGGCCTCAGATTCTTTAACATACGAGAAAGACTGACCTTCTTTGCGGTATATGACACCGTCTAAGAGGAAGTAATCGCATTTTTCATTTATCTTAACAAATCCTATCGCCGATTTTATCGAACATTTGGAATCATTCGACAGAGGGTTAAAGTTTCCATTCTCGTTCTCGAGCATTCGAAGTCCATTTGCGAGCCTATTGATAGTGGAATCGAATTTGTATTTATCGAGTTCCTGTATAATCATCTTCCTTGAACCAGATGAAAGATCATACACATAGTTATCTAACTTCTCAAGCAGCGGTTTGTATATGATTCGATTTTTTGATGCACTTATGATATCAGCATGCTTTTTAACGAGGATTTCTTCCCTGAGGCCAGAAATCTTCGATTCAAGCAGGTCGTACTCCCTTTTGATTACGGGGTCCCACAATAGATTCTTAAGACTGTTCATGTAGTTCTCTGCTATGATATAATCCGCAGATTGACCACTGACATTCCTAAATTGTCCTATGGGGTTCCTCAAGTGAGGGTATTTAGATATAGAGCTCTCCTGGAGTATACGATTAACAGACTCGGATATTCCCATGTCTTTTAATGTCGATATCCTCTTCTCATTCGCTATAAATGACCTCACAGCGATGTCTGAAGTATACGGTTCCAACTTTTCAATCGAAATGATTGAAAGATTGTGATCGGGAATGTTATCGGCCATTTCGAGGAGCGATTCACATATCCTCCTCACGGCGCTCTTTACCGTTTTGTTCGAAAGGACTGCCAACCTGAGTTTAGCTGTATTCATGTGCTAAAATTTTTTTTGGATGATCTATATATCAAATTTTGTGTAAAAGTAATAGCATTAATTGCGTATTATCTTCGTTGAATCCGATTCTTTGAATATTCGAAGGTTTAATTCCATGAAATCTGTCTTCGGTATATTCGTCCAGAATTCTAATGCGACGTCATTAAAGTCGTCATCTGAAGAGTATTGTGCTATGATGATATCCTGGTCAAAGAATTTTGCATTTCCAGATACATGTTCAACGTCGATTATCACATAGTTCACAGTGCCAGAAGGATTCAATTCATATGCTACTTTCTTCGTGTGGAATGTCGCAGAGCCACCAATGCTCATATTGCGCAATGAAATCTTCTTATCGAACCTTTCTTCTTTAATGTATGCAGAAAGAAACCATTCAGATAGATCGTTTTGATTGAAATCCTGGCCTGAGATATATATCTGTGTTATCTGGTTTAATGTATTCGCCTGTAAAAGCGATGACTCTTCTTCTGGGACTCCTGGAACTTCTATAGAGAAACACAGAGCACCTTGTGTGATTTCCCCCTCTCCTCCTGCTATATACTTGAACGTTTGGAAAGGATTGTTCGAACCGTTTATGTCGATCCTGAATTTTGTGATGTCATTGTATACTGCATCACTTAGATCATTGCTGTCCACAACCGGAACTGTGATCGTGTTTCCTGACTTTGAAACCGGATCGCTGATTATAAGATAGAACTCATCTCCCGATTCGTTGGATACCTTTATCCTCTGGCCTACTGTGAAATTTGACGTCGGATAGAAGCCGTCGAACACCAGTTTCATAGACCCTGATGTTGCACTCGTATTGGAAGAAAGAACGGGATTTGCATTACTTACCTGCTTTTTTGATTTCGACATCTCGATGCTTGATGCAAATGTCTGCATCGTGTTTCCTTTAAAGAACTCCGTCGTGAGATCGAGCACAGGCATATATGTCTCCACTTCGACAGAGAAATCCATTTTTATCCTTTGATCGCCCCCGACGTCATAGTTGAAGTTCTTTTCTCCTGGTATCGGAGCCGGAAACATAGCCCTTGCAGGTATCCTGAAGGTTTTATACCTGAAACTGAAAGGGACACTTTTGAAAAACTGGGAAAAAGCAACCTCGAATATCCTGAAATAATCTAAGATTATGTCAGCATACATCTTAACCTGAAATGTTACCCTCAGGGGCACGGCAAACCCTCTCGCTGAAAACGTCTTCATCTGGCCATCTACCAGCTTCTGGTATTCCATGCGAACGAAATTATTGGTCAATGCATCTTCTGCCACACTGACTGATGCCATATTCACCACTCCTCTAGGTATGGGGTCGAAGTTTCCATCAGCAAAATCGAATTTACAGTTATCGAAATTGATGAAGTTATCCTGTATAAATCTCCCGTCTCCGACTATTGAGTAGTAAAATGGAACAGAATAAGTTCGAGTCTCTGTAGGAGATACAACCACATCGTATTTTATCCTATCGTTGAGAGTGTTTATGAATGCGATGATCAGAGATCGCAGAAAAACATCATCTGTGTTTGTCTTAAAGTTAAATGGCAGCATATGTTTATATATCAATTTACGGGCTCTAGTTCTATTGAACTGAAACCATTTGCCTTTTTCGTTCTGAGGATGTAATCGAATTCCTCATGTGGAAGCTGTGCATGGTTCACAACTATCGTGTTTAGCCTCATATCCCTCGTTATCTTTCCTAGTATTCTGATGACATGGTAGACGTTTCCCTGATCAACGGATGAAAAGACCTCATCGAGGAACAATATGTTAAGCTCAGGGAACCTCATCTTCATCAGTTTTATGAGGCCGACGAGAACTATTATGTCGAGCTTCTTTGTCTCGCCTGTCGAGAGAGTTTTGGGTGATATCTCTTCTCCGAGGTGAAAAAGTTTTGCCTCAAATTCTTCGTCGAATGATGCAGCATACTCCGACCCCATTTCAGTCGATAGATCTGATATGTACGTGTTTAATACAGGCAGGAGGTTTCGTATTGCCATGGTCTTTATTCCACCATCTCCTAGTATAGAATCAAGGACTCTTATGTATGAGGATTTTGATTCTGCTTTTGTCCGTATTTCTTGCTTCTCTTCAAGAAGGGCTTCTGATTCTTCTATGAGTTTGGCTATGACCCCAACATCTTCATTCTTTGATCCCTGGTTCTCCAGAAAATCTATCTTTGACTTTATCGTCTTTATTGATGATTGAGTGTTGATTCGCCTTTCTCGAATGGATTCGTTGAGTTCCTTAAGTTTATCTATAGATTCATTGACCTCTTTGAGGAGATTCTTTTTATCCAGCATGTTGCTCTTCAGGCTATCTATCTCTGCCAATATGCTTTGTTTTGAACTCTCTCTGAAACTCAGTTCCATTTCACGGCCACATGTTGGGCAGCTGTCTTTTTCAAACAGCGTGAGTTCTTTTTCTTTTATGTCTATAGTGTATTTAGTTTTCCTCACTTCTTCCTCGAGGTTACTCCTCTTTGGCGAGAGATTATTGTAAGATTCTTTCACTTTAGAGTCTTCGATACTTATCTCTTTTGATTCCTCCTCGAGGTGCTGGGCATTTAATGTGAGTCGTTCTATTTCTTCGCTCGCATCCTGTTTCATCTTCTTTTCTATTTCTGCCCTTTTTTCTATGCTCTTCTGTATCGATGATTCTATCCATGTGATTTCTTTGTTGACGGAATCGAGGATGTTCTTAACATCCCTGGAATCAGCCTTCAACAATTCGCGCATCTGGTTTATTATATCCAAAGAAAAAAGACGGTCTATGATCGCCCGTTTATCTGAAGGCGTCATGTCTATAAAACTCTTAAAGTCATTTATGTTCAGGCTTATGAGGTTGTCGAAAACATAGAAGGGCATTTTGAATATCTCGTCCTCGAGGTACTTCTGGATGTTTGCCTTTCCAGCCTCTCCGATGACTGCGCCGTCAACTGTGACTTCAAATGTATTCGGGGATATGCCTCTTTCTATTACCACGTTTCGCTGTGACGCTTCTAACTCTATCCTCACCCATGCATTTTTGTTCTTTCGATTCGCCAGGTCCTTCAAACTCTTGTTTGTGACCTTTCCATAGAGTGCGAATGTTATGCAGTTCAAAAAACTTGATTTACCAGTTGCATTGTCTCCTGTGAGCATGAAAAATCCAGGATTGTTCTCGAAATCAATCCTCTGTACCTTGTTGCCGTAGGAAGATATGTTCCTCCATGCTATCCTCTTTATCCTCATTTTCCTGTGCTCCTCTGGGAAATTGCTCTTGTGTAGAGATCCTGTAAGTGGTTCTTGAGTTTATTTTTAACTTTGACGTTGTACCTGTCCATTGAATTTATCATTTCTTCGCTGAGTTTCATAACATCCATCGGAGAATTATCATGCGAACTCACGGATTCTACTGGCTCCTCTTCTGTTTTCTTCTTGCCCACAGGAAAGAGGCTCCTCGCACAGCCTTCGAATATCCTCACAAATTCCTGATATGGGAAATCTGGATACTTATAGAAATCAACTACGACATCGACGAAATTATTTTTCACTAGATTTTCTATTTCATAGATGGGCATATCCAACAGGGAATCCATCTCAACTTTAAGGAACTCCGGGCAGTTCCTGTTCTTTATGAACTCATACTCAAGGGTTTCGGTATCGATGATCCAGAAACCTTTTTCGTTTCCAACATCAGACCTTGTCATTGAATAAGGAGGTCCGACGAATATCACGTTTCCGTTTTTCTGTCTGTGGTGTATGTGTCCCGAGAAAACTAGTTTGAACTTTGAGAAATCTTCTGCTATGCACCCTTCTTCTATCTTCCTCCATGGATTAAAGTCTGCGCCCTTCATGTCAGTGTGTGCGAAGAGCACTTCTGCTTTCTGTGATGCCAATAAGTCCATTGCAGACCTCTCAGAATCGTGGCGGTTTTTGTCGTCTCCGTATCTCCATGGCATCAGACCAAATATTCGATTTCCGTACTTCTGCGTACACGGCTCTCGAAAAACCCGTATGTTCTCTATCAGTCCTAGCGTGGGTTCGACTGAGTTGATGTCATTCGTATTCCTATCGTGGCAGTCGTGGTTTCCTAGTATTATGTCTATTGGCGCTATCTTGGATAGTTCCTCAAATTTCCTGGGAACTGAATCCAGGACCTTCATATGGATAGACTGCCGGGAATCAAAAACATCGCCAAGGTGTATTATCCTGTCGCCGTTATTCATCCTCTTCTTAACTTCTCTTTTGAACCAGTCGAGGGTTGAAAGCTGAATCTCCAACCACTCCTGCGAACAGTTCCTGACTCCAAAGTGTGTATCACTGATAATGAATAGTTTCATCAGAATAACTTTTTAATGTTCATTTTTGATAAAATACGGTATTCGCTGTCGAGTTCACTGAGTATCTTCTCCTTGTGCGTTAGGCTGAGCTTTTTGAACATGTTCTCATAGCTACAACCAAGGTATTCACAGGATCCTATCATCATCTCCACAATAGTGTATGTGGAATCTTTTGCCTTTACATTTTCCACGATGAAGCAGAAGAAATCGTTTAATTTTGCTTTTGGGAACTTCCGTTTCACCTGGAGCTTTAGGCTGTACTTGCTATCGTGTGTTATTTCTTCTATGATATGGAGAAGGTTGGTCAATCGTGCATACTTCTCATTGTCATAGTATTCATTCAAATAATCATCGGCGTATTCATTACTGATCTTCATATCGCGCACGTGGAAATGTTCGTGCTCTATCTGGCCAGTGTTGAAACTGTTATCCAGTATTTTGTCCCCTGTTCTTCTCATGCTGTATGTGTTTTTTTATTGAGCGGGTTCTAATGTCTCTCTTATCATCATCTTTGGGTACTCTACCAAGAATTTTTTCCTCATGCCAGAGTCTTCTGAATTCCTAAGTGCGAGTGATTTAAGGACGTATTCTCCCTCTGCTTTCATGAGATCACTCTGTATGATTCCATATAGAGTATCTACAGTTGAAGCGAGACCCATGGATTCAGATATATCGGTCATGCTCATATCAGTCGAACCCACATTAGTCCTGTTTATCTGTGTTGCTGATGCTATAGCCCAGTTATTTCGAAGAGCCATAGCTCGAACATCTTCTGATATCTGCTTAACCTTTATATAGAGGTTCTCCGTGTTAGGGTTCCTCCAGTTCTTCATTATGTTAAGATAATCTATAACGATGAGATCAAATTTTATGCCTTTGGTCTCTTCCTTTTTTCTGATAAACGATTCTATGTCATTAGCAGACGCAGTCGACGTTGGATAAGACTTTATGTACAATGCACCGAACGGATTGTAACCATCGCCGTAATCTATAACCTTACGTATATTCTTCTTCAGCCACAAGGAATCCTTTTCGATGAGTTTTTTGGAATACTCACCAGTGGAAACACCCATGAGATTGGAAGATATCCTTTGGAGGTACTGGTAATCAAGGAGCTCAAGCGTTATGATCATCACATTCTTCCCTGTTCTTACTGCATTCGCAGCTAGATTAAGGAGCCACACAGACTTACCAGATTTTTGTGCACCCATGAGAACATTGAGTGTTCCGGGTATCCAACCTCCCCCCATGGTCTGATCTATGAAATTATATCCCGTGGAGAACGATTTCATTGTTATAGACCTATGGTTCTCGGGATCAGAGAAGTCCAAACAGTCATCGTTTGCGAGATCTATACTAGCGCCATCTCGTATGATATTGACAACACGATCCGCAACATCCTTTGCATTCTGTGCCGTTACCTTCTGGCCTTTCATGAATGTGAAAGCATCGAATAGAGTTGTGTTCAATGCTCTCCAGGATATCCAGCCTTCGAGTGTCTGCTGGAGCCAATCTTCATCGTAACCGCTGTTGTTCTCTATTAGGCTATCAATGTAATCGACCGACAATACATCCTCTAGCTTGTTGGTCTGAACAAGGTGCTTGAGCTGCCTTTTCTCCGGAGAATGTTTGTATTTTTCAAAGAACCTCCTGCTGAGCTCGTATGCTTTACGTATCTCCGGTGTCTCAAAGTATTCATCCTTTACCGATTCAAAGTACTTGTAATCAGCAAGAATCTGGTTGAGTATTATCTTTTCCGTCTGCACATCGCCGTTCATAGGTATGGACTCCGAAGGAATTGTATGGTTCTTTTTGTTTTTGTTGTTGTCACTTCAGCGTACCCTTCTTTGCCACACCACTCGATGAATTTATTCCTCCATGATTCTTCCGTCGGATGCTTGAATGCATATGACAACGAGTGCTCACTTATAGAATCGCTTTCCTTCTCTTTCAAAAAAACAAGAAGGTCGTACAGTGCATCGTTAAATGACTTGTACTCGTCATTTTTATGATGTAATTTTAATGTAAGGCAAAGTGGAACTTTCTTCTCATCAAATAATATCTTCGTCATACAGCTCTTCCTCGATGTGACTTAAATCCTCTGTTATTTCTGTTATGTTAGGGAGTTCAAATAACGGACGAATTATTTTAGAATCAAGTTCCCTTAGTATTTCTTCCGTGAAGACTTCTTTTCTGAATATTTGGCTCGATTTAATGTTTTCTCCTAAGTGACGAACTGCGTACGTTTTAGGATTTGCTGAATCGTCTGGAACGTAAATGAATTCGCCAGTAGGAACGCTGTCGTATACCGGTTTACCCCTTTTGACGACTTGTACTCCGTTTTCATCAAGAACCGGGACCATGTCTATTTTTTCTTCTAGTTTACCGGGCCCTATTCCAATGCTTTCCCACGACACATATTTCTCGAGTCCAACGTATGGATTCATTCCTGTCAAGAATGATATATGGAATTTGACTGGTATAGTCTTCGTGAACCTGCTCTTTTTCAATTTAGAGGTAACAACAATACCCGTTCCCGTCATCCCTTGTTTTTCTGCTTCCTTGTTGTTCTCCTTTAGTTTTGCCTTTTGGAGCATCAGAATCATAGAAGCTGCATATTCTGGTCCACCTCCGCCACTCATCCTCTGGGAGGGAACATACGAACCTATTTCTGCGTAGCTGTGGTTTGTGAAGACGAGCGGTATCTTGAGTTCGGCGAGATCTGTTGTTATGATCCTGAAAAGGCTCCTGAGACCGGCCTGGCGAGTCATGTCTTTCTTCTCGCTACCGGAGACCGCGTCATCCCTCTCTTTATCTGTTCCAAGATTTCCGAGTGAGTCTATCACCATGAGAATTTTCGGGAGTTCAAATCCTTTGTTCTTTTTTTCCTTCATCTCTATGTAGAGATTCGAACATATCTTCTTTAATGCTGTTATCGTTTTAACGGGCTCGTGCCTGAACCTGTTCAGATCAACACCAAATTTTCCACACACATCCCTATCGACTGCTGCTTCAGTGTCACAATAGATCACGGCGTAGCCCATCTTCTGGGCCTCTCTTGCTATGTTAAGACACAGAAATGTTTTTCCCGTGCCACTCTCTCCTGAAAGAGCAACACTTCTTGTGTTTGGTATTCCGCCAAAAAGTGAACCTGTCATCTGTGCATTTACCATGTAATTACCGGTTGGTATATGCTCATCTATGATGCTAAACTTACTATCTGCTATTATTGAACCCAGGTCGTTCACCTTCGACATGGTCTTCGAAAGGTCCTCGAACGAAAATACTTTGCTCATGGTTGATCCTCTGATATTTTAAAAAAGTCTCTTTGTTGTTATCAAATTCCCAGGAACCGGGGGAAACCCAAGAACCTCGAGAACTCTGTTCATGGGAGCTATGATGGTTTTTTCAAACTGTATGTCGAAATTCATTTTAGGCGCAAATTCGTATGGGTATGAACTCGTATGGTACGCAAATACAACATCCTCTTCTTGGCAGTGGTAGTATTTCACCTTGTTCCCTGATTTTATCATCTCGTACTTCGATTTACATTTTTTGTTACTATTGAGGAGGTAGTTATAGTAACCCGCTGCTCTTAGGTGTATCGGACATTGTTTTCTAACGGAAAAATCCCCAGAAGATGGTATATCATTCGCTATGTACTTGTCGTAATCATTTATGGTTTTCGTCATCGATATTCTTTCTATCGGTTGAACCATAAATTCAGACTTCGCATCTTTTAACATTCTAACAAATTCGGAATACTTTAGATCCTTCTTTTGTTTGAATATGTGTTTCATGAATGTCACCATCTTCTCTCTGACGAACACAGGAGTAGAACCCTGTATCATCTCAACGCCCTTGGGTTTTATTTTAGAAAGACTCTCTATGTTTATACCAGGGTCTTTCCACACAGGATTTAGGATGTATTTCTTCTTTGCTATGAATATCGCAGACTCGGATATCATCTCCATTTCAAAATTCTGAAGATTCTTCGTGCCGAACTTCTTCGCGTACTGATCAAAACAGTTGTCAAGGAAATCCTTCAACCGTAGTTCATAGAGTGAAAGTATGAATTTCTTGGGATCATCTTTCCAATCACAGCTCTTAAGAACCTGGTCGAAGCTCACATAAGCACTATCCGTATCGTTGTATATCGTGCACTCGCTCACAATCTGGTGCACATTTGATGTTATGCCGAGAGCCTCATGGAGCTGAGTGTCATTATGCCAATGCTTGTTGAAGTATATGTTTATGTACCTATCAGCATTCTTTATTATGTCCTGCCCCTGGAGTGTTATCGATTCCGCTATATCAGTGCTATACATAATAAAATAGACACTTCCATATGCACCATAGATGGAATTGATGAGGAGTTTTATGGATTGTTCCTGATTCGTCCTTTGCATTTTTATTGCCTCCAGACGATTTATCTCCTCTTGTATTTCTCCGGAGCTCTTACCCCGCCATTGGTCGAGGTCAAAATTTATGGAATCAATCTTCATTCTCGGCAGCTCCAATTATGGACGTCGTTTCGCTTCCATCTTGGATCAATGTTGCCACTATCTTATCTTCGTAGATTCCCAGGCTGATGTCACTTGAATCACCTATGTACTGTAAACAATTCTTCTTTATTCTTACGTTGTTGCTTAGTTTGCCTTTTACTTCTGCTTCTAGGCGGTATTCATACATCGGAGTGAATACAACAACATTTTCTAGATCACCGTCAAATTTCAGGCTTATGGTCTCTTCGCTGTCCGCATCAAACAATGAATAAATTTTCGACAACACTGATTTTGATATGTTTATGCTTGCTCCGTTAACGGCAGACTTTATAACCCGCTCGTATATTTCATCAGACATGCTTGTCACATAGTCCAGCTCTGTGCACTTGTTCGAAAGCGTGAGTGATGTTGTCACAAATTTTACGTCCCTGCATACGTAAAAATTATTGGTCTCTTCGCACAGGAACTGCACCTCAATCTCGCCTTCTCCGAGTATGTCTATGTTCTTGATAACTCGTTGAATGCTGAAGAAAGGAACTTTGATTATCTTGCCATCCCTGTCATCTTCCATTGTGCAGAAACCATCAAATTCCATCTTGCTGCGTTTGATGAAACCTCTATCGGGCGTGTGTGTTTTTGAAACAATGCATTCCTCGTGGACTTCAAGAAGAAGAGATGTGTTAACTTTTTTGAATCTGTCCAGGAATTCTTTCAGCATGCCGATCTTGTCTGTGTACATGCTAAACTTTTTGAGTTTTGCCATATTAGCTCCTAATATATTTTGGTTTAGAGTTATACATAAGATTCTTCTTCTTGTTCATCGTCATTTGCAAATATTTCTATGCCGTTCTCTTCTGAAACTTCAAACAATTGTTCAGCGGGTTTTATCTTCTTTCCCCTTAACTCGAAGGTCATACTGTTCACAGTTTTTTGCTGAGCTTTGAGGTCCCTTCTGATCTCATCGAGTAGTATTCTCTGGGATTTGATCGCATCCTCGGTCTTCTTTATTTCATCTGTGCTGAGCACCCTCATTTTAAGGGAATCAAGGCGATCATGTGTTCTTTTTTCATGTACCTTTAAGTGTTCCTCGATCTCAGACTGTGTTCTCTTTTTAAACATTAAAAACTTCATGTACTCGAGTTTTGCACACAGGAATTTCAGTTCTTCTGATTCTTCTTGAAGATTCCACGTCAGATTATCGAGCATGACCTTTTGATTATACTCGCTGAAATCAAGGAGGTAGTCCTCGACCCTCTCGTATTCTACTATGCCTCGGTCCTTTACAAAAATTATGGACTCGTGTACTATCATCTTGGTTGATTTCACTACTGCGTCACAGACACGGTTCCACGAATCATTGGTCTCCGACTTTGATATGCTTATAGTTACATCCACATCGCTTGCGCTATTATTCTGAAAATCAAACGATGTTTCAGTGAGAACAGAGTTCAATTTTTTAAGGAAAGCATCAAACCTCATCATCGGCGGTATAGAGGTCACGTGTATCTTTCTCTTTTTGTCATCAACATCGACGACGCCTTCGATTATCCAGGTTCTATCATCTCCGTGCTTCTTTACCTTTCCATTAAATCCGTTGAAACTAGGTGGCACACTCTTTCTCTTTCCGTGCATGAAATCTGTTATATCTTCGAGCTTCCTTGGAAGTATCGTTGTCTTATAACCGACTGCAATTCCCATTGCGCCGGAGCACAGGCCGAATGGAGTGTCAACAATGAGATTGTCGAACACGCCGTCCTCGTTCTTTTTATTGAGGTGATAGTACCTGTTAGTTATTTCCCTCATCTTTGGATTTATCTTTACCGAAGTATACCTTGCGCTCGCTGCGTTATGGGAAACAGGACAGCCAAAGAATCCGTCACCTACCATAACGGGTTCCGCGCAGTTAAACGGCCTGGCTAACTTGTTTATCGTGGAAACTAAACTAGCATCTCCTGAGTGATATCCGGATGCTATTGCATTTCCTACGACTGTCAGCGTTTTCGTGAAAGACGACGGACAATTATCTATGAGGATCCTCTGACCATTTGTGAGAGAATCATACCAGTTTGGTATTCCTCGTGATTCTATGACGTACAATGCATAGGATCTGTATCCTACGTCTATCTGCCTTTTGATTGTTAGATCAGCCATGGTATATGTGATTACTTATTTACGGAAGGTTGTGTTTGAAGCCAATCTTTTCTCCTCTGTGCAGAAGGCCCGAATGCTATGTCCAGGAAACGCAAAGATTGTGAGTCTTCTCTGAACTTTTTCAGTTCCATGTTATTGAATATCCATTCCCAGTCTTTTGTGTCGTTGCTCCCAAGACCTTTTAGATACCTAACATTCTTAGGTTTTTTTGATGCCGAAGACGAGTACTTCTTGAATTCCTCTATGCTGTAGAAATATTTGCGATCCTTTCTTCCTTCTATTTCACAAGACATGAGCGGTTTCACGAGGGTGGAAAGCTTACCTTCTTTTATGATGTAGGGAAACCAGCGATAAAAGAGATTCACTAGCAGTGATGTTATGTGCTCCCCATCACAATTTTTTGCAAGAATTCTCACTCCGTCACAATCTATTATAAATGTATGATTTTCATCAACTGTAATGTCATACAGTTCCTGTTCTCCTTCTGTTATCTCGATTGAATCGACTCGAACCAGTGTGTATTTAGATAAATCTATATCCATGTTATTAGATGATTAGTGTTGTTTTATTTTTCTTGAGGAATTCTATGTGTTTATTTAATTCATCTACTGTTAGATTATACGAAGATGATTCCCATATTATGAGAACTGAACAATTCAATACGGATAAAATTTGATTTATCCTTTCTTTGTCCTTATTCCAAATTTCAAACACACTCTTTTTTATGCTCTTGTGTATGAAAAATTCATCTTTAAAAGACTTTGGGTTTGCATGCCAGTAATCCCCGTAAAATTCTATAGCTATATTGAAATCTCTAAGATAATAGTCTAATTTCGTTACCTTTGTAACATACTTTCCTTTTTGATTTATTTTTATTTGAACTGGAAATTCTGAATCAACTGATAGATGTAACTCATGTAATTTATTCAGAACATTTTCGTCAGATATCTTTGATTTTGTAGTTCCCAGCGATCTCTTCTTTAATTTATCAATATACTCTTTCCATTTATTTTCACCTTCTATTTCCCCATATTTTTGTAAATAAAAATTCTTTGTCCCAGCTTTCGATATCTTTTCACAGCGTTCATTATATTTCGCAGTTCCTACTTCTATTCCATATCTAGCGATATAATCATTTAAATTAGTTTTAGATGGCTTATTTTTTCTATTCTCAATCTTCTTATTTAAAACAGAAATAATCTGATCTTCTGTTAAATCCTTGTTTTTTCTTTTTACTGTAACATAGTTAATTCCCTTTAATTTAACAGATTCTTCCATGCTAATTTTATATTTGTATGAAAGATATTCTACCCTAGATCCTATATGTTCATAAATTTTTGGATTATATGGTTCATTCAAAATCTTTAAAGTGGCTTTATTTTTGCATTCTATCGTATTACATATGAATCCGTTGGAATAATTTACCTCAAATGTTTTATTTAAATGATCCACAATAAACGTTTCTTCTGCTAATTTTTCTCCGCATGAACATAGACTTCTTTCGTGTGTATCGCTAGTAACATCCGTGTAATATTTTTTTACGTAGTCGTGTAAAAGAATACCGTGTACTCTTTTTACATGGGAACCAACGTAACTATTGTTGGCTGTTAGGATTTTATCGCATAACATACATTGGCATTTTTCTTTTTCATTTGTCATCCGTCGTAGTTTTTTTTCTATATACTACGACGGAATTCAGATTTATTTAGAAATCATGAAAAAATCGGTTTCTAACAAATCTTTTGCTTTGACTTCAATTACAACCCCATCCCTAACCACTAGCCATTTATGATTTTCTGAGCATGTGACTGTTTTTCCATAAATCCTTATTTTCACTAATTTATCTTCAATGCGTGATACTGTGTTAACGACTCTATTGAATGTTCCATCATGTGTGAGGACCATTTCCCCTAATTGTATATCAGAGATTGACTTTAAACCATTTTGTGTAACTATTTTAGTATCGCCTGATAAACAATCCGAATCTGTCGCTATTATTAAGTCCTTGAAATCACAAGTCTTATCCTCGAAATCAAGACCTAATATATTTATGAGATCCATCACTTCTTTGTTCGATGTCAGATCTGATATGGACTGCACATTCTTTACTTTACCCCGGAGCGCATACACTGCATCGCCGTCTTTATCCCTGCGCTGTGCAAGGGATCCCGCTGCAGATAAACCTTCACATATGAATATCCTATTCTTTTTCTTCCCTGGAGGAAAGTACTTCTCGCTAAATTTTATGGAGTTGTCTCTTTTTGCGGATCGTATCTTCTTGAGTTCCCCTTTGTGTTGATACTCATCTATCGCTTTACGTATTGATGCCTCAACATCGCTTCCCTTGAACTCTCGTTTTAACTTATTTATGAGGGGCTCAACGAACGCCAAGAGCTCATTTCTTACTGTAACAAACCTCGTCTTATTTTGATCACCGAAGCGCATCAACGCAGGAGGCACATTCAATGTTATCACTGTTTCATAGAATTGATGTGCCATGTCATAGCCTAGGATTTCATTCAACGCTTCCGTCACAACAGTTTCGTGTACTTGCCTCTGGCCGGTGCTCGATGCCTGTGTTCCATTTATGAACGATGTACGTATACCACCCTGGAATTTTTTATACACGCACACAGCCCCTATTTTCGTCGTGACGGTTATACGATCTTCTGGGAAGAAATCAACTGGGAGTTGTAAAGGTTTTTCATCCCACTCGACGATAAATTCAACATTTTTCAGAATAGGATCAAAACTAAGTATCCATTTCCTGAACGCCATCTGTGTTGTGATGTAGTTTTTATCCCATTTGCACCCTGAAAACGTGCTCTTCCTTGGGATAAACGTTATCTTTGTTCCAGTTGTTCCTGACTTATTAGGTGTTATTCGGTGCCCTGTGCTTTTGAAGTTATTCCATGTTTGGCAATACATCTGTTTTCCGTCGCAGGTTTCCACACTGAACTCATCCGATAGCATGTTGGTCAGAGATATTCCCATTCCATTTGTACCAACAATGTTCTCGTCTATCGAATCATTGTTGAAATTACTTCCTGCTCTTAACATGCAGAGCGCAGTCTCCACCATCGTCATCTTTGATTTTGGGTGAATCTTTGCTGCATTTTTGAAACCGCCTCCGGAGTCCGAGACTGAAACAGAGTTATTTTTTGAGTTAAAGTGCACCCTGATGGTTATTCCTTTCCCCCCTTGGCGCTTGGCTTCATCGAATGCGTTGTCTATAGCCTCGTTCAGTATCTTATACATTCCAACAGAAATGGTCTTCTGTTCCTCATATATAAGATCATCCCTCAGTATTGGTATTCTTTCCTCCGATGGCTGAACAGAACCAACGTATATCGTTGGTTTTCTCAGAACGTGTTCAAAATCGGAAAGTACCTCAATGTCTTTGTTTGCTGCCATCTATCACAATAGATAATGTGTAACACGTCAAATATATACAGGAAACCATCGAATGTTATCAATAGTTGAATTTTAAACGCATAGTATGCGAAATCATCGAATGGTTTCTTGGATTCAGGTGCGTTTAATTTCAATCAGATTGAACCACGCCCCATCTGGATGCATGTATTCGGATGCATCTAGCCGCCATCTGGCGAAAAGATGCAAATTTATGAATGCATCTTGAATCAGAAAAACTTAAAAAAACAAAATTCGTTAATGCCAACGTCAAATATTTGGGTAAATGGTACACAAGTTTACCCAATGGGTAACCAGGACATAGGAAATTTAGGCATGCAGGGCATGCAAGGTTTACAGGGTAGCCCTGGAGGAGGTGGAGGATTCCAAGGTCTACAGGGATTGCAGGGAATACGTGGATTCCAGGGTAGACAGGGTTCATCTGGATCCGGTTTCCAGGGATTCCAGGGGGCTTCTGCGAGCGGTTTACAGGGAAACCAAGGAATCCAAGGTCCCGCAGGAGGCGGTGGCGGCGGCTATCAGGGCCTTCAGGGTTTACAAGGCAATCAGGGAAATCAAGGTCCTATTGGCAATACCGGATCCGGTACTCAAGGCATCCAGGGTTTACAGGGAATTCAAGGTTTGCAAGGAAATCAGGGGAACCAAGGATTTCAGGGAATACAAGGTGCCACAGGCGCAGGGTCACAAGGCATTCAAGGTCTACAGGGCTTACAGGGAAATCAAGGAAATCAAGGCAGCCAAGGCGCTACAGGGGCGGGAACCCAAGGTATTCAGGGATTACAAGGAAATCAGGGTAACCAAGGTCCTGCTGGTGGAAGTGGAAACGGAACACAAGGATTCCAAGGTCTTCAAGGTCTTCAGGGATTACAGGGATTGCAGGGAAATCAAGGTAGCCAGGGTAACCAAGGTGCTACAGGAGCTGGAACCCAGGGTATCCAAGGTCTTCAGGGATTGCAAGGTCTCCAAGGTCTTCAGGGATTGCAGGGATTGCAGGGTCTTCAGGGAACTCAAGGTGCTATTGGTGCTACAGGTATAGGAACTCAAGGTCTTCAAGGATTACAAGGAGTTCAAGGCCTCCAAGGTCTTCAAGGATTGCAAGGCAATCAAGGTAACCAGGGTAATCAGGGTGCTACAGGTGCTGGTGTTCAAGGTCTTCAGGGACTGCAAGGAAATCAAGGTAACCAAGGTCCTGCTGGTGGAAGTGGAAACGGAACACAAGGATTCCAAGGTCTTCAAGGTCTTCAGGGATTACAGGGTCTTCAGGGCATTCAAGGTGACCAAGGTAACCAAGGTAATCAGGGTGCTACAGGTGCTGGTGTTCAAGGTCTTCAGGGCTTTCAAGGTAACCAAGGTGTTGCAGGTTCATCTGGAACCCAAGGTCTTCAAGGATTGCAGGGTCTTCAGGGTCTTCAGGGTCTTCAAGGATTGCAGGGTCTGCAAGGTAACCAAGGTAACCAAGGTGTTGCAGGTTCATCTGGAACCCAGGGTCTTCAGGGATTGCAAGGTCTTCAGGGCATTCAAGGTAACCAAGGTAACCAAGGTGTTGCAGGTTCATCTGGAACCCAAGGTCTTCAGGGATTGCAAGGTCTTCAAGGATTACAAGGTCTTCAAGGTCTTCAAGGATTGCAGGGTCTGCAAGGTAACCAAGGTAACCAAGGTAACCAAGGTAACCAAGGTAACCAAGGTGTTGCAGGTTCATCTGGAACCCAGGGTCTTCAGGGATTGCAAGGTCTTCAGGGCATTCAAGGTAACCAAGGTAACCAAGGTGTTGCAGGTTCATCTGGAACCCAGGGTCTTCAGGGTCTTCAGGGTCTTCAGGGTAACCAAGGTGTCGCCGGTTCATCTGGAACCCAAGGTCTTCAGGGATTGCAAGGTCTTCAAGGATTACAAGGTCTTCAAGGATTGCAAGGAAATCAAGGAAACCAGGGACCTATAGGAACAGGAACTCAAGGTCTTCAAGGTCTTCAAGGATTGCAAGGAAATCAAGGAAACCAGGGACCTATAGGAACAGGAACTCAAGGTCTTCAAGGTCTTCAAGGATTGCAAGGAAATCAAGGAAACCAGGGATTTCAGGGTATGCAAGGTCCTGGTGGTTCTGGTATATTCCCAAGTAATTATATTGTTCAAGGTAAATTAAATGCGGATCAAACAATATCAAGTGGTAGTGATGCTATAATTCAATTTGTAGATGATTTTGATCCACAGAACTGGTATGATGCATCAACATATAAATTTACTCCAACAATTGAAGGTTATTATATAATAGATGCAGGGGTGTGGTTTGCAGATCCAGGTTCAACTAATGCTCAAATGAATCTGCAAGGAAGGAAGAACGCTAATACATTTGCAATAGCACAAGAACCCAATAATAGTTCAGGTACTGGTCAAAGTCTTGGATTTACAAAGATAATTTACTTAAATGGAACAACAGATTACATTGATTTCACAGTTTATCAAAGTACAGGAGTCAACAGAAATATCCAACAAGGTTCAAATGGATCTGGAACATGGTTTTCTGCTGCATTAATACCGGCAGGGGGAACACAGGGAAATCAGGGAAACCAAGGTCTTCAGGGATTGCAGGGAACTCAAGGAACTCAGGGGGTTCAGGGAACTCAAGGTCTTCAAGGTCTTCAAGGTCTTCAAGGACTTCAGGGATTGCAGGGAACTCAAGGTCTTCAAGGTCTTCAGGGATTGCAGGGAACTCAGGGGGTTCAGGGAACTCAGGGTCTTCAGGGTCTTCAAGGTCTTCAAGGTCTTCAGGGATTGCAGGGAACTCAAGGAACTCAGGGGGTTCAGGGAACTCAGGGGGTTCAGGGAACTCAAGGAACCCAAGGTCTTCAGGGTCTTCAGGGTCTTCAGGGTCTTCAGGGTCTTCAAGGTCTTCAGGGATTGCAGGGAACTCAGGGGGTTCAGGGAACTCAAGGAACCCAAGGTCTTCAGGGTCTTCAGGGTCTTCAGGGTCTTCAAGGTCTTCAGGGATTGCAGGGAACTCAGGGGGTTCAGGGAACTCAGGGGGTTCAGGGAACTCAGGGTCTTCAGGGTCTTCAGGGTCTTCAGGGATTGCAGGGAACTCAGGGGGTTCAGGGAACTCAGGGGGTTCAGGGAACTCAGGGTCTTCAGGGTCTTCAGGGTCTTCAAGGTCTTCAGGGATTGCAGGGAACTCAGGGGGTTCAGGGAACTCAAGGAACCCAAGGTCTTCAGGGTCTTCAGGGTCTTCAAGGTCTTCAGGGATTGCAGGGAACTCAAGGAACTCAAGGAACTCAAGGAACTCAAGGAACCCAAGGTCTTCAGGGTCTTCAGGGTCTTCAGGGTCTCCAAGGTCTTCAGGGTCTTCAGGGATTGCAGGGAACTCAGGGGGTTCAGGGAACTCAGGGGGTTCAGGGAACTCAGGGTCTTCAGGGTCTTCAAGGTCTTCAGGGATTGCAGGGAACTCAGGGGGTTCAGGGAACCCAAGGTCTTCAGGGTCTTCAAGGTCTTCAGGGATTGCAGGGAACTCAAGGAACTCAAGGAACTCAAGGAACTCAGGGTCTTCAGGGTCTTCAGGGTCTTCAGGGTCTTCAAGGTCTTCAGGGATTGCAGGGAACTCAAGGAACTCAAGGAACTCAAGGAACTCAAGGAACCCAAGGTCTTCAGGGTCTTCAAGGTCTTCAGGGATTGCAGGGAACTCAAGGAACTCAAGGAACTCAAGGAACTCAAGGAACTCAGGGTCTTCAGGGTCTTCAGGGTCTTCAGGGTCTTCAAGGTCTTCAGGGATTGCAGGGAACTCAAGGAACTCAAGGAACCCAAGGTCTTCAGGGTCTTCAGGGTCTTCAGGGTCTTCAAGGTCTTCAGGGATTGCAGGGAACTCAAGGAACTCAAGGAACTCAAGGTCTTCAGGGA